CCGAATCAATCGCGAAGGTCATCGGTTCCGCAAGAAAACCTGCACCGTCCATTCCGCCAATTCTCTTGTTGTGCGAGATAATGAATCGTCCAGGCCTATCCGCAATAGCGCTTACGAGTGCCGTTATCACCAAACTCGAAGCAAAAGAATTCAAAACGGGTGCAGGTGATTGTGGAATGGAGAATATGAATAATAAATTTATCAAAATAATGGCTGAAGAAACAATTAAACATATACAGGAATACGGACGTGCCGATAATGTTGTGGAATCAAAAGCCCTGTCGTTCCAGGCGATAGGAGCCAATGCGGGAGGTCCGGTTCAATTGTCAATGTATAATACATCTTTGGCTGAATTCGGAGGAATACCAAGGTAATATGATAGATAATATAAATTTGGCGACAAAAGCCGAAATACAAAAGGAACTCGAAACACTCGAAACACAGTTTAGCGAAAAAAACAAGGAACTTCGTGAAAGTTTTGACAAATGGAAAGAATATGTGCAGAATATGGACAATGAAATGCGCACTTTATCTGAATATTATAATACACTCAAAAAAGAAATTGACAAAAGGGAAGGGAAATCTAAATAATGATTCGAGATGCTTTAAATGATTACAATTTCGCATTATGTGATGTTGAGTGGGATGCAACTTACGATAAAAGTGAAGGATACAGAATAAAGGTAAGAATACCCGGTATTGATGATCCGAGCACTAAAACCGAACAACTCCCATACTGTTGGCCACTTATCCCAAAACTTCTTATCATGAATCCCAAAAAAGGAGAGAAAGTTTTGGTCTTTTTTCAAAAACACTCACCGGAATCCTTCCGAACTTTCGTCGGCCCTGTGATGATGCAGGACTATATGTTAAATTATGCTCCCGGTTCAACACCCGACGGACGTACAATGTTTGACACAAACACTCTGTCGCGCCCGGATCAAGTGACTGAAGGTCAAAAAACCACCGAAAAACTAATGGGGCCGTTTGAAGCGCCATCGAGAAACCCAAACAACCAAGGAACAATCCCACCAAATAACGCAATCGTATTAAGGGGTAGGGCAAATACGGATATTATACTGAAGGAAGATGAAACCCAAATCCGTTGCGGGTATAAAGTTAATCCATACGAGCAGGACACCAAATTAAAACTCAACTACAATTCAGTTGATCCTGGGTACATTCAATTGAGATACAAAAAGTCCAAAGACGAAAAGAATGAAGAATTCAAAAGTAGTATCAATATCGTTGCTGATAGAATTAACCTCCTGTCATATGATTCCCCGTCATACATCGAAAAATTAGGCGAAAAAGAATTAGTTGACGATAAACGCCTTGAAGAAATTTTTCAAAAAGCACACCCATTACCATATGGTGATGAACTTATCGCATTCCTCAAGGAATTTGTAAGGGTATTCAAAGAGCATAGCCATCCATTCCACCAAGAACCGCCTTGTTTAAGTACGGCAAACGAAGATGCAATTTCAGGAGACCTCAATAATATGCTTTCAAAATCAATCAGAATAAACTAATCAATATGTATGAAACAAACAATAAAGCTAACAGAAAGTGAACTTAAAAGTATTATAAAAGATGCAGTAAACGAAATAATTTCTGAGCGAAAAGCATTAAATGAAAATTTATTCGGCGGACAAGATTTATATTTTTACATAAATGGAAAAGATGTCACGTCAGAAATACATATGCGCCCAAAGTGCAGAATGAGTGTCATAGAACGGTCATACGATAAAACCAAGTTTACATTTGGTCGTGGTGATGGAGGTCCAGGTAATATATTTTACCCAGAAAAAATCCAACATGACCTTAATGGTAATATGCATGTTCATCTCAAGCCAATTACAACCCAAGCCTAATCACTTGGGTTTTAAAATATTTATAAAATATATATCATATTAGACAATGTTAGTAACACACACTTTTTTGGATAAGTCAAACACAATAATCGAAGGCAGTCTTGCCAATACTGGCTTAAACCCAATCATATCCCTTTATTATGGTAACATCCATACAAGGGCACTTATCCATTTCGACACAAACAACCTAAAGTCACTTGTCGAAGATAAAACATACCCTGACATACCAAAATTAAAACATGTGCTTAAATTTTGGAATGTATCCGACATTAACCTCCCGAAAATTAATTGCCCATTTCCGGATCAAAACAGAACGGCAGTTCGTGAACGTGCCACATCATTCGACCTTATACTATTTCTTATCCCGCAAGATTGGGATGCCGGACGCGGATTTGATTTTAGCCCAACACCAGACCTCGAAGGGAAGACCGCCTATTCGGAATACGGCTCAAATTGGTATTATAGCAATACAACCACACGATGGAAAACCCCCGGTATATTTGTGGATGGGAAAACCGAAATTGTCGGAAGGCAACACTTTGATTTCGGTAATGAACAGTTTGAAATTGATATTACAAACACGGTCAATGCCTTTATTGACGGAACACTCCCAAACTATGGCCTTGGCATTTCATTTGCCCCGGAATATGAACTCATCACAGACCCCGTTTCACAATATGTGGGATTCTTCGGAAACAGGACAAACACATTTTTTGAACCATACCTTGAAACAACATACGACGACACGATAAAAGACGATAGGGTGAATTTCTTCCTTGACAAACCGAACAGGCTATATTTTTACGCCAATATAGGCGGTAACAACATCAACTTGGATGAAGTCCCCACCTGTACAGTAAAAGGCTCCCATATGCCCGTAAAACAGGCCACGAAAGGTGTGTATTACATTGACATCACTATACCGTCAGCAATGACAAGCCCAAACACTATGATATACGATACTTGGGGTAACATCAAATATAACGGAAACACTTATCCTGATGTGGAGTTATCGGCCACAACAAAGTCAAACTCGAACTACATGTCATTCGGTCTCCCGTTTGACACGGAGAAACAGCCCAAATTCAAGCCATCCATAAGCGGAATAAACAACAAAGAAGACATTAAACAGGGTGACATAAGGAAGGTTAATGTGGAATGCAAGATAAACTACACAACAAACCAAATAGTCCCAACGAATTCCATCCAATACAGGCTATATGTTAAAACCGCCGACAGGCAAATCGATGTCATTACTTGGACCGAATGCGACGTAGTCTACAATTCAGCCTGTTTTTATATCGACACAAGACAACTACTTCCGCAAACATATTATGTGGATATCAAAGTCAAATACGACAGAGAAGAAATTATCAATGGCAATTTGCTGTCATTTAATATAGTCAACGACGGAAGAATACCTCAATAAATTTACAAGAACCATTATCTGATTATGGGAACGACCATTTGGAATTTCGTAAAAAACATAGCCAAAGAAATACCCGTCCGTGCATGGATGGAAATTATCGTAGGACTATCCCTTATGATAGGCATAATAATCTTTGCAAGCAAATACCAATCCACGAAGGAACAATTAGAACATTCAGAGAATAACAATGCAGCCTATCAACAACAGTTAGAAAGTGCACAGAACAACCTTATACAATATCAGTTCACTATTGAGCAACTGAATTATTTCAATGATTCCGTGTCAAATAAACTGAAACAATCAATCAAAGAATCAGGAATCAAAGATAAAAAAATAAAGGAATTACAATACATGATTGCGCATTACGAACATGCTGACACAATAAGACTTACCGATACAATATTCTGCGAACCTGAATTCATATTCGACACAACCATAGGCGACAAATGGATGAATACAGACCTGCATCTCGAATATCCATCGACAATCGGCATAAAACAGAACGTGACAACGGAACGCACGGTTATCATTCATGCAGAAAAAGAAACTATTGAACCACCATCGAAATGCTTCCTAATAAGGTTTTTCCAGAAAAAACACACGGTTGTGCGTGTACACATAGACGAATCCAATCCAAATTTAAAATATCAACAAAACACCTTTATCCAAACATTCGAAAATTAACGATGATTGTTTATTATTAACATTCAGACTATTTATAGTTAATTATGGCTGAAAAAACACATAGAACAGACTACGAGAAATACATACGTGAGTTGGCTGAATTCATGGATGTCAATGGCTGTAAACTTCGGCCATTCCCAAAGTACAGAATCAGTAACGAAAACCAAAATCCGTTACTCGGTAAAACCGCCTATTACGACCCGGAAACCAAAACGGTTACATGCTATGTCAATAATCGTTTACTGAAGGATGTAATGCGTTCAATATCGCACGAAAACGTCCATCACCACCAAAACCTCGAAGGCAGACTTACAGGATATAACGGTGATACACTTGGACAGGATTCAAAACTCGATGAACTTGAATCAGAGGCATACCTTACCGGAAATATACTTTTCAGAAAATGGACTGAAACCAAAAGAAAGTCAGAAAAACCGGAGAAAACTTTTACGAAACACATGAAGAAAAAGATAGCGATAAACGAATCAAACGATGTTTTTAGTTTCGGGAAATACAAAGGCTACCGAATATCGGAGATTATCCTCAAGAATCCGGAGTACTGCCTATGGCTTTACAAAAACCTCGACAACAACCCGTTCACTGAGAAGCAAACGGCACTCCTTGATTCGGTCTATTTTCAAAAGTATGCAGTTTTCCCAATAAAATCAAGATTGACACCAAAATACATAAAACTCAACGGCAAACCCGTTTCACAAATGGATAGTGATGAATTGCAGACCGTTTACAATAATGAGGACAACGAGTTGAAATGGTTAGTAAGACAAGAACATAAAAACCGTGGTTGGGTAAAAGCAAAAGGCGGATTCCTAAAAGGTGCACCCGCATTCCAAAGCGACGATGTTGGAGATGAAGCGTGGAAACTTAACGAACAGGAAATAAAAGATGCTCTTCATGAAATAATCAACGAAATGCTCCAAAAACAATGAATCTCAAGGAAACCATAAAGCAACTGGTACGTGAATCCATTATGGAATCAGTACAGACTAAGATAGATAATTTCGATAGAATCGAGAAATACCTTGAATTCAAGAATCCGGATGATGATTTTTATTTTGTTCAAATCATCAAACGCAGGAAAGACAACATGCATGATGATAAACGTGAAGGGAACTATAGAAATGGAAGTTGGTATCTTGGGAGTTATAGGATTACATCCGCACAGCAACTCATGCAGCTCAAACCGGAAATAATCGACATCTGTGAAAAAAACAACGCACGTGCATATATGTGCATTAACGCACGTTCACGGAAACAAACGGATGAACGGGTGAAATTCATCAAAACTACAAAACCATGGGCCGAGCATGTTGAAGACCGTGTGGCCGGTGAAGCAAAAGACGGGCCTAATTGGAAGGGGCAAAGACTTCGTCTTGTAATAGACATCGACACCAATGACAAACATGTTTGGGATGAGGTGCACTATATTCTTAATATGTGCAAAATAAGTATATTAGATGAATATGAAACACCAAGTGGTGGCCTACATATTATTATACCTAATAAGGAAGAACGCAACTTTGAATACGCAAAAATACTATTCAGAAAATTCGATAATTTCCGAGATGTAGGAAGAAATGCATTGGTTCACCCAAATCCGGATGCAAAAATGATACTTTATTCAAATACACAAACAACAGGATATTAAGAAATAATTGATATAGACTGAAATAAAATGGCAAAGAAAATAGTAAAACTTAACGAATCTGAACTCAAAGACATTATCAAGGAGGTTATTCTTGAAATGGCACCGGCCGGTCTCTCCGAATTTTCATCCGACGACGATGACTATGATCCGTTTGCAAAATACGGAATCGGTGACATTAATGACATTACTAAAGGTAATGAATATCACGGAGAAACTGATAAGGACGCATTCAACCAGGAAGACCCTGACGATGTAGAGGCAAAAATTGACGCTGATGTCAACAATAGTGCGGATAGAAACATAGACCCCGACGATGAGCCTGAAACGTGGGATGACACTTCTATCACAGATGAACCCGAAGGGACAATAACCCCGTTATCAACACCAACAGAAGAACCCGAGGAACAACATCAAGAAGGTGATGTCATATATTATGAAAACACGCCAATTGAATTCAAGGATGGCAAATACCATATGACAATTGAAGACGGTTTTGACATGGGCGACTCAAAATGCCCCCGCATCGATGTTGTCGGAAGCAGTCTAAAAGCCGTCAAAAACGAATATGACAATCTTTGGGACAACTACTACTACAAGGACCATGCGCAGTATGTGAAGGATATGCAGGAAAAAGGCAAGGCCCAATATGATTTCAGCGGCGTTGGCTCAATGGATGCTTCACAAATCAATCTCGAAGAACTTCCCATCATTGTAAATTTGGATTAATTTACACACCTATCAATTTATATACAAAGGCGTTGCCAATTCAGGTGACGCTTTTTCTTTTTGCACCATGGCAAATATCCTTTGAATTGTAGTATATTTATCATCAGAATTGAACGGCGGACGTTTATTAGCATATAAACTTTAACCCGTTATGGTTGAAATAAATTATTAAATTTTAAAAACTTCATGGAGAAATATACAAAAGAGGAAATCGAAAATTTCCTTCATGGCACCAATCCAATGGAACACATCATCAAATTTGAATGTGGATACAATGATGATGAAGTTACTGTCTATTATAGGGATGAAAATGGTATTAAAAGAAAAGCAAAAGACCCATTCCATCCATTCTGTTGGTGCAAAACAGATGCGGCACAAAGACTTTACGGAGGAAACCGAACGCTAATTAAAACCAAATTAGCGGAATACGGCATTTCATGTGAAAACACGAGAACGAAAAAGGACGATGGCACGGAACCCGAACGAATGAAAAATGGATTCAGAATATTATTCCGAGCGAATAGAAAAATGTCCTTTTCCCGTTTTATGGAATTCTTCGAAAAAGGAGACGTCCCAATATATCCAAAACCAAAACATCCGGAAGCCAGACGTGAAAATTTTGTTGTATCGAAACCCATTGAACAACATATGATGGCAACCGGCAAACGCCAATTTAAAGGATATAAAAGTTATGACGACCTGTTGAGATTTATTTTCGACTTGGAAACCGAGGGCCTTGACCCTAAAGTACACGCGATATCCCAAATTGGTTGCTGGACTAATAAAGGCTACAAAAAAATCATTAAGGTTGTCGGAGAAGGCGATGAAAGGAAACATAACGAAATTGAAGCAATTCGTCAGTTTTTCGAAATAATAAAAGAAATAGACCCCGATGTAATTTCAGGCCACAACATAGAAAACTTCGACTTTTATTTCATAGATGTCCGATTACAGGAATTAGTTGGTATGGATATGTATGAATTTACCAAGGGTATCATAGAAGGTGGAGTAAGGAAACTCAAAAAACGCTCCGTTCTTAAACTCGGCGGTGAAACCGAGTATTTCTACCCAACAGTAATGCCGGGCGTACATATAACAGACTCCCTTTTCGCTGTTAGAAGAAACCAAGCACAAAACTCTGAAATTGAAAAAGCGGACCTTAAATATATCACAAGGTACAGCAAACTTAACAAAGAAAACCGCGTTTATGTTCCCGGTAAAGTTATCAATACAGTTTGGTCCGATACACGTGAACGCTATGCATTCAATGATGAAGACGGTGATTGGTATATCTATGACCAGAATAAAAAAAACAATCAAGAATTCAAAAAAGGATTCGAGGATGGCAAATTCTTCCTATATACAAGAAACTATATCGCAGACGGTTATAAACTTGTTTCGGGAACATATATTGTTGAACGCTACCTCCTCGACGACTTGTATGAAGCAGATCGCGTCGAATTTAAATTCAACAGCACAAACTACTTCCTGTCAACAATCCTGCCCGTTTCCTATGACAAAGTCTACACCATGGGAACCGCCGCAATTTGGAAAAATATTATGCTTGGATGGAGTTATAAACAACGATTGGCCATCCCTGCCACAATTCAACCAAAAAGTTTTACGGGTGGTTTGTCACGTACCATGACAACCGGTATGCTTGCAACGGGTCTCGGTTCTGACTTGGAAGAAAAAGAATTTGGGTATAAATCTAATAGGATTGATCCGAGAAAAATTCTAAAAATTGACCTCAATTCGTTGTATCCAAGTACAATTCTAACATGGGCTATCAAATCAGAAGTCGACATTACAGATGCATTACCAATGTTCCTTAATTATGTTCTTACTGAACGAGAATACAACAAAGGCCTTAAAAAAGATTTTGGTAAAAAAGCAGAAAAAGAAAAAGAATATTTGGATACCTTGAAGAAGGGGACAAAAGAATACAACGAAGCATACATTAAATACGAGGAATATATGTCCTTGCATCTATTTTATGATTCACAACAGTTGCTCCTCAAACTTGTTGGTAACTCATACTTCGGAAGTTTCGGTGCATGTAGAAACATTTTCTATTGGTCAGACCTTAAAGCAGCTGAGAAAATTACCTGCATTGGCCGAATGGTGTTTAGATTGCTTTGTTATCATTTTAACAACCTGCACAGACTTAAACCAACATGGATGAAATGAACAAATATACACCAACATTAAAATTTCCATCAACTAATAAAAGATATTAAAAATGGCTAAAATTTTAGAGGATACTCCAATATTCGGAGAAGATTACAGATATCTTCCGGTCGTAGGCGACACTGATGGCGTTAACTTCCTGTCTGCCAAGAAGTTACGTTATACAGAAGAACACCCGTACTACTGTACTGGATTTGGTAGAAATGGTAAAGTAGGTAAACCTTATACTGGAAATGAAGCTGACGTTCAAGAATTTGAGGATTTATACCTTGTACCAAACATACCGGGCGGTTACAATAAAATGGGTGTGGACATAGATGAGGTCATTCCAGGCAACTTCCTAATGCGCAGAAAATTGTATGCTGACCTTCTTGATGACGGTAAAATCAAACGTGTTGGAAATTCAATTAAAAGCAGAAGTATGGCACTCTATCAGAAGAAATTCATTCTGAATGGTCTGAAACTCCTTCTCTACGGACATGGAAAGGAGTTCATTGATTCTTACTATGACTATATTGAGAAAATCTTCAATTTCAAAATTCCATTGAAGGACATTGCTTCCGTTGGCAAGATAAAAATGTCTTTGGATGAATATAAGGAAAAGTGCAAGGAAACAACCGCCGCAGGTTCCAAAAAGGCAAGACAAGCGTGGTATGAACTTGCAATCAAAGAAGGTTTAAAAGTGAATATGGGTGACTCTATATACTACATCAACACCGGTAAGAAAAAGAGTGATGCAGACGTACAGAGAGTAACAAAGTATTTTATCAAACAGTCAGATTTGTTCTCTGAAAACGGCGAGGTGGATGTAACAAAAGAATATACCCGCGAATTGAACAAGATTAAAAAACTGTTCAAGGAAAACCCAAATAATGAGACAATTCAAAAGTACATAAGACCCAATGGTAAATTGGTTAATTTGTCCGATTACGTTAATATGGCTCACCCTGAAGCCGAAGAACGTGACATACTTAATTTCAACTGTATTCTCGTACCTAACGACCTTATTGAAGATGATGAAGACCATTTCTGTGATGAAAATTTCGAGTATAACGTTGAAAAGTATATAGACATGTTAAATAAACGTATCCTTAATCTGACCGTTTGTTTTGACAGAAGCATGCGAGAAAAATTAGATGAAAAAGGGAAAAAAGTCAGCAATATTCTAATAACCAATCCGGCAGATAGGAAAGAATTCACCGAAGAGCAATGTCAACTTATATACGGACAACCACTTAACGAATCGGATCAGGATAAACTTGAAGACGTTATGATGCCTGAGGACAAGGAAATTAAATTCTGGTTATCCATCAACGAACGCCCGCCTTATGTTGATGAATGTGGGCTTGATTGGGACGAGATAACAAAAGACTATCTAAAACGTCAAGAAATACTCCAACAAGAGGGTATCAGGGATGAGGTGGAGAAATATAACAACTTCCTCGAAAACTCGCTTACAAAAGCCATGTACGACGATTTCATAGACGATGGTGAAATTCCCGCCGAACTCTCATCCTTCCTGGAAATGGAAACCAACGGAATGAATTTCATCTCCAAAAAATACAACGTTGTAATAGGTTCACTTATGGATATCATTGATATGGACTTCTCTTTACGGAATAATGGCGATGACGAAGAATAAACAAAAAAGCACCCTCAATTCGAAGGTGCTTTTTATTTTCTACCGTACCATCCATTTCAACGGTGTTCCACTTCTCGCTTTCTTGATGTTCTCAACCATTTCTGCCTCACGCTCCATTATTGCTTGCGGCGATAATTTTTCAAGGCGTTCCTTTAATTCTGTTGTGGCAGCATCTTTCTCCCTTTGCCCTAATTGTATAAACATCTGATAATCAAGGGTTACAGGCGAACTTATCATATTGATTGAACCTGAGAATTTACCACGAGTCAATCCGAGTGTTTCCGCAACTTCTCCAAGGAATAATCTGGTGACAGTTGCCTTGGCAGCATCATTTAACAAGCCGAATGACCTGCCATCCAATTTAACCTGATCAGGTGACAATATTGTTTCGTTGTTGTCATCAAGGCATTCATCTACATTATCACCGTTGACATCGTAATAGGTATACCAACAATAACATTCATGCAACCTGCCAAATCCACCCATTTGTTCAAACCTGCCACCCGGAACATTTGTCAAATGAATAAGATGTGTTCCATCAGGACCGGCTGTTACTTTATATGTCAAATCACATCCGAGGAATTTATTCTTCTCCTTCATATTTGTACTTGCCAGTGCAACGTCGTAGAGAGGCATTGCATAGAATGGCGCCCAAAGTCCATATAAACCGGGCATTCCGGCGAATGCACCAGCTGCGGCTCCACCCATTTGAGCATATGCACCACCGCCAAAACCATAAGCACCACCATAATATGTCGCCAACAACGCGGCATCGGTGGTTGAATTGGTGAAATGAAGTACTTTATTTATCTGCCTACCGGCCGGCACAACATAAACCTGTTGGCCTGGAACAATTTTGAAAAAATCCTTCTTTAACTCCCACTTGGTTCCGTGTTGCTGCAACCCAACAAGATGCGAAAAATAATCAGAATAATCGCGGCTCATATCAAGAGTACGCACGGAGAAAGCAAACGCAAGGTCACTGTTGGTCATTTGCTTGCCATAGAAATTGGACCAATTCCCGTCAATAATGAAATTAAGTGTTAGTTCGTTATAACGCGCCATAGCAATATCGAGGCATGCACACATTGCCTCATCGGTTACTTCAACGCTACGTATTCCCCCTCCGAGTTTCAAACGGATGGTTTCAAATAAATTTTGTATTTCTTGAGTTATTTTAATCACTTTTATTTTTTCTACTTCATTATTTAAAATTTTAAGGAATTCACCTTCATTAATATAAATAGTGTCAAAGTAGTCTGTTGGAATATTACATCTCTTTTGCAACTAAAAATAATTTTCTTCTTTTGAAAAATATTTTCAAAAATAGTATATTTATTTAAAAATAATAAAAATAAATTTTTAAAAAATGGACACTTTCACAACAGAAGGCAAAGAAGCGATGAAAATAATACCTTACGATGAAAAAATAAAAGACAAGACCCTTAAAAACGAGATAACAAAAAGATGGCGGAATCTCGGTTTATTGGATGGCATACAGCCAAATTCGAAAACCGAAAAACTCATAATTGAGATGTATGAACGTATGGCAATATACCTTTTATCTGAAGGCAAAACAAACATTTGCTTTAATACAATGATATTTCCATTCATAAGATTACTGTATACAGGTGAAAAATGCACGGGTAAAAAAATAAACTTTATAGTGAAACCAGAAGAACTAATTCAAACCCTGTCATCTATTACAATGGACATAATCAAACCAATATTTGAAAAGAATGTCCCGAAATCTGCATTCAACAGACTTCAGTCATTATTCAATTTAATTGAATATAAAAATCTGAATAAAAAAACTTTACTTGTTTTGGAAGAAAATGATTTGCTTTTGTCACCAGAAGAAAAATCTTTACTTACTGCACTTTTACCGAACCAATCTATGACACAATTTGATTTTGAAGCAGAAATTTTGGCTTTGGTGAATGCATCTTGTGTATTTGTTTTAAAAGAAGCGAAAAAGCAAAGAAAAACAAATAAACAATAACCGGTATTTTAATGCAATACACATTAGAAAACATAATACAAAAATTTATATCCGTACATGGAAACAAATACGACTACTCCAAGATGGTATATGTTTCCTATCACGAGAAAGTCTGTGTTATATGTCCTGAACACGGTGAATTTTGGATAACTCCGGCACATCATATTCGAGGACAAGGTTGTCCTGTATGTGCAGGTACTAAACGTTCAAACACGGAGGAATTCCTCGAAAAACTAAATAAAATACACGGTAATAAATATATCACAGATAAAGTCGTTTATGTAAACAACAAAACAAAAGTAACCTTAATCTGCCCCGTACACGGCGAATTTTCTGCAACACCGCATAACTTATTGAAAGGTAGGGGATGTCCTGAATGTGCAAAAACAAAACGCGTCGAAACATGGAGGAAAACGAATAACAAGCCAAAAAAAGAAACAGTAAAAAAACCCGAAAAAACGAAATATGACAGAGGCTTGGAATTCGAGAAAAAAGCAATAGAAATACACAAGGGAAAATACATATACCACCCCGATGAATACATCAATTCCACAACAAAAACGCGAATAACATGCCCGGAACATGGCGATTTTTATCAAACACCCGGAAATCATCTTCATGGAAAAGGATGCCCTATATGTGCAAATATTGCAAGAAAGAACGGTCGTTTAAGGCAACGCGAGGATGTAATTGCCGATTTTAGAAAAGTACATGGAGACAAATATGATTACTCAAAATTCGAATATGTGGATGCACATACACCGTCCATAATCATTTGTCCGATACATGGTGAGTTTAAACAGACATCTAACGATCATCTAACTGGTAGAGGATGTCCGTCTTGTGCCGGATGCAAAAAAGTAACTATAGAAGATTTTAAGAATCGATGCAATGCTCTATATGATTCTTTTTATGACTATAGCCTTATTGAGGACTTCGATAACATAAAGGCAAAAGTTACCATCATATGTCCGAAACACGGAAAATTTGAAACCACAGTAGGAAACCATCTTGCAGGCCATGCCTGTCCTTCGTGTTCAAATAACAACTCAAATGCAGAAAATGAACTGTTTGAACATCTTATGACAATGAACGACAGGGTAGTAAAACACAACAGGGAGATATTGGGCGGAAAAGAATTGGATATATACATTCCTTCAGAAAACCTTGCAATTGAGTATTGTGGTTTATTATGGCATTCAGAAAAATATCGCCCAAATAAATTTTATCATTTTAATAAACTGAACGCATGCAACAAACAAGGTGTCAAACTTATAACAATATTTGAAGACGAATGGCTCAGCAAAAAAGAAATAGTTTTGGAAAAATTAAAACACCAACTACACCTGTCAGAAAATAAAATTATTTCCGGTGCAAGAAATTGCCTTATTACCCACATTAAAACAGATATAGCAATGGAATTCCTAAACAAGTACCATATTCAAGGATTCGGTTCAGGTACTGTTTATTATGGGGCTTATAATAAAAAGGATAATCAATTGGTTGGTGTCATGGCATTCCGACTTGACCATGGGAAATGGGAATTGACCAGATTCGCAACAAATTACCATTACATATGCCCGGGACTTGGTAGTAAAATGTTTCAAACATTCATAAAAGAATATAATCCTGCTTATGTCAAATCATTCGCAGACAGAAGATGGACTGTTAATATTGATGACAATTTGTATACGAAATTAGGGTTTACACTTGAATCAATCGGAAAACCTGACTATTCCTATGTTTACAAAAAACAACGATTGCATAAGTTTAATTTCAGAAAACAAATCCTACATAAAAAATATAACCTTCCCCTGTCAATGACGGAGAAGGAAATGTGTGATGAGATAGGGGCATACAGAATATGGAACTGTGGACTTCTCAAATATGTATGGCAAAACAAAGCACAGTCTTAATGATTATGCTTTGTTTTTTTATTTTCTTTTCCTCAGATTGTTAGTATGTCAACAGACAATACTGCGGCTGAACAGTCAATTCAATTGTGGCAATGTCATCACTGTCATAAGCAAGATCACCAAATTTTACGTCGGTAATCTGACAGTTCTTCAAAATCCACTGTGACACAGAAGTTCCGGTCGGGTCCAACATTTCTATCACAAGGTCACGTTTGTACGCGACCGCATATCCCATTCTTCCGGTAGCACTTTCGGCATGCAAACGCACCCATTCCATAACAGCCTGTGAAGCAGATGGACCAATTGGGTCACGAAGCGAAATAGTGATGGTTTCCCATTTGTAACGACCTGCGACATAGGTTGAAGTGTTCATAAACGGGATTTCTGTATTGCCAATGGTAATTGACGGCCTTGAAGTATTGCTGACCCACCATTCCTGTATACCGAGGTCCGAAGGAAAACGCATGATAAAGCGATTTTTCCTCAAAGGTTCATATTCCACGGGCATTCTAATTAATAAATCTGACATATTTATATATGTATTTATGTATTATTTTATTATTAAATAGTATATTTGCTTTGTTAATAATAAATAGTGTCAAGAATAAAATTGTAAATATAGGGTAATATGAAATACACAACAGAAACATTTATTTTATCTGCCAGGAAAATACATGGTGATAAATATGATTACAGTAAAGTGGAATATATTGACTCAACCACACCGGTGTGTATAATTTGCCCAATACACGGTGAGTTTTGGCAAACACCGGTTGCACATTTACGTGGAAACGGTTGTAGAGAATGTGGCAAAAAGAAACAGGGAAAACGTTATACATGTGAGGATTATAAAGAGCGTGCCAAAAAAGTGCACAACGGAAAATACATCTATGATGAAGCCACATCCGATGATTGTGACACGTTAAATATCATAATATGCCCAATTCACGGCAGATTCCAACAAAATTGGAATGCACATATTAACAGTAAACAGGGATGTCCGAAATGCCATGGTATTGGAAGAACATTGGAAGAAATCAAACACGATTTATCTGTTGCTGACGGTGGCCGGTATAAATGTCTCGAAACCGAATTAAAAAAGATGAATGATAAATGGCTGTTTTGGTGTGATATACATGGGGAATTCAAACAATCAGCAACAAAACATCTGCGGGGACAAGGTTGTCCAAAATGTACAAAAAGTGCTGATAAGACAATGACATTCGAGATGTTCAAAGAGAAGGCTTACGCTCTGCATAATCATGAATATGAATATCCTGAACAAGAAATACATGGTTATAAGGGTAGTATACGTGCAATATGCAAAATCCATGGAGAATTTGAACAATTGGCGGTTAATCACTTGCAGGGATGCGGATGCCCCAAATGTGCAAACAATAATTCGGAGCAAGAAGAAGAACTCGTAAATTTCATACGCAGTGAAGGATTTCTGTTGTTCAATAGAAAGAATCGTAAGATAATAAGCCCATATGAATTGGATTTGTATTTTCCGGATAAGAAAATCGCAATAGAATATAATGGTATACGGTGGCATTCAGAGAAATTCAGGGAGGATAAAAACTACCACCTTATGAAAACCGAAATGTGTGAAGAAAAAGATGTCAAATTAATTCATATATTCGAAGATGAATGGATAACTAAACGAGAAATTGTAGAATCACGTTTACGCAACATTTTCGGCGTAACACCAAACCGTATCTATGCCAGACAATGTGATATAAGGGAGGTTTCTTATAAAGAAAGTAAATTGTTTTTGGATAAATGTCATATTCAAGGAAACTGTGTATCCAAATATCGTTATGGACTTTATTACAACAACGAATTGGTTAGTATAATGACATTCGGGAAACCCAGAAAAAATCTTAACGGCCGGCAAACTGAAGGCACTTATGAAATGCTTCGCTTTTGCAACAAATTAAATACGACTGTCGTCGGTGGGGCAAGCAAATTACTAAAGCGTTTCATTAAAGACATTAATCCAAATGAAGTAATAAGTTATTCAGACAGGAGGTGGGGAACTGGTGATATGTACAAACAACTTGGATTTACGTTGGATCACACAACCAAACCGAGTTATTTTTACGTAGTCAAAGGTAAACGTGAAAACAGATTCGCATACAGGAAGGATATTCTTGTCAGGGAATACGGTTGCCCCGAAGATATGTCGGAACACGAATTCATGCAATCAAAGGGATGGTACAGGATATATGACTGCGGAACAAAGGTTTGGAAAATGCGCATTAATCCATATTTATCTTAAACAACATTCATATGAAATTGTTTTTTGAACAAGAACGCAAAATACCGAAACTTACAACAATCGAGTGCCTAAATATGCTTGAGGAGGAAAGACATCGCACGGATTTCCTTGATGCTTTAAAAGATGAAATATACCAATTCATCTTGGATAAAATTAGACAAATGATGGCTGTGAATTCTTACAGCCACTCAGTAGTTTTTAGTTCAAACACTCGATATTTTGATCAACTTATCATTAAAATCGATTTAAACAAAAAACCAGATTTCTCAAACCCAAGGCAAAATGGCGGACAGTATTATAGTGAAGAAAAAATGACCAACGGGAAGTTATATTTACCTAAACTTGATTTAATAGTCGGTATCGGTTTGAATGGTGAAATCGCAGACAAGTGGTTGAGAATTATTGTAGACCACGAAATAAACCACTTATATGATGATTGGCAGTGGCAATCAACCGGTCATGAACCGTTGACAAACGAAACACAATGGAATCACGGTGATGGGTTATTCATTCAACAAAACCTCGGAAACAAAGCAGACCCGTTGATAATGTCCATTGCATGGTCTGTATATGCTTCGTTATGGACAGAATCCAATTCATACGTCAATCAGGCGTTCAAGGAGTTTGAACATGTCAAGATGAAACCCGCAAACGTACATAAAAAGATAAAGTCAACAACATCCTATAGAAACTTTTCCAAACAACTGATAGACATGAAATGGTATGCCTCTCAGGAAAAAGAGGAAGACTTAAAACGAAAAGTGTTATATCTGTTCAAAAAATATGGGAAATTGTCGGTACCTAAACCGAAAAACGAAAGTAATTACAAAGACAGGCTTATCAAATGGTCGGAAGGAATATACAACAAATTCATGAAATGCTACTGCGGAATAGCAAATCTGTACTTGGATAGAAACTTCAACAAATTTATTAAATAGCATAACACCCTCCTAAATGGAAGGTGTTTCCTTTCTCCAAACATACTTAAACAGTCCACAGTCCCAAATTCTATCATAACCCAAGGCTTTGGTCATTTCACTTTCCGTTAGTCTTTTGTCGAAACCATATTTTTTTGATAACACTTTTTTATTCAAGGACATCTTATGTATGCGTTTATTACCACCACCTTTATGCAAGTAATATTTGTAATCCGGTCTAAGTGTTTCCTCAAGTTTGAAACCAAGTTTAGTGTAGATATTATCAGTTCCTGATACAGTCCATCTACGATCCGCGAACGAAAATACTTCTTCCGGATTAATATCTTTAATAAATTTTGCAAATAGTTTACCGCCAACACCACAACAAACGTAATGGTAATCTGTCGCAAACCTAGTTAGTTCCCATCCACTATTTTTTATACTACCGTTCTTGAATACCATAACCCCAACTAAAATATCGTTATAAAAACACCCGTAAAATAATGTACCCCTAGATTGTCCCTGTATGTGGTATTTGTCAAGAAACTCGTCTGATTCATATTTGTATATTTCACGCACTATAGTATTTCTTCCATATACTTTTGGTTTGTTTTCATCAATGCCAATAATATGTGAAAGTTTATTTAATACGAGTTCCTTATTGGATAAGTATTCGTCATCACAAATCTGGACAAGTTTAACACCTTGTTCGTTACACAGCCTTAATTTGGTTATGTGATAGTTTCTGTCTTTACCGCCAAACCCTTCAGTATGCCAAACATTACCGTTGTACTCAATAGCAATCTTTTTGTTTGGTATGTAAATATCCAATTCCTTTCCATTTAATATTTTTCTGTCCTTAATCGCTTCAATCCCACGTTCACTAAGATATTGAAGAATTTCCTTTTCTGCATTTGAAGTGAACCTGTCTTTTCCTTTCTCGGATAATTCAATGTTCACTTTTCTTGCTATTTCCACAAATTTATCGTGTGTTGTTTTAGACATTATATTTTCGTCACCATATTTTTCTATATATTCATTTTTTGTAATACCATGTATTTTAAGATGGCTATTACCTACTTTAGTTAATTTTTTCCCACATATTTTACATATTACAAAATTTTCTTCATTTTCATCCATCTGTAGATTTAACACCGGATTTATTAATTTAAAATATTCTTTATCTTCGGGATGCTCTTTAAGGTAATGTTCTTTATTTATATTATGTGTTCTTCTAAGGTGTTGCTCAAATGCCCCACTTTTATTCTCCATATCAGATGTACACCATTCACAATATGGGCATTTTTTCGTTTTTGCATCTTCCTCTTTTTCATAAACCAACCATTGTTCCCACCAATAGTTTCCGGTTTCCATATAATATTTTCGCCTATCATATAGACTCGGTGTTTCAATTGCATATACATCTTTAATATACGTTGTCAATACTCCGGCCAAATTATTGATGTCGGTACTTTTAAAATTTGTTTGTGGGTCAATTACAACATAATGGAATCCATCCCCATTTACATACTTCTTTTTTTTCGGATCAGATACAATATAAGTAATTTTATCACATTGCCCACCACGCTTTTTAATTTCAACGTTATTCCCCAAAAGAATATCTTTTATTTTCTTCTTGCCAACATGATATTTTAATGCAATCATTTCAACACCTGCATTTGTTTCAGTGTATTCTTTGCATATTAATTCTTCGTCTAAAATTCTTTTCATTATATTTATTTTTTTTTCTTTTTGTAAATATACTATTTATTTTTCAAAACAATCCATTCGTTTTTGTTCTTTTGTATTTTTTTTCTTGAAACAATCCGTTCAATTTTGTTCTAAATATAAATATTACATAAACAAAAAGAGGCGAAGTCTTTAAACTCGCCTCTTGAAGAGTACTTATAACTAATTGATAATTAGCGAAGTTCGTTTGGATTCCAATGTACAAGACCATCAACGCGGACGGCTCCGTAGAACTTGTTGTTAACAAGTTTCTTTGCATACCTTGTGCAAATGCCTTTTACGGGTGCAAAGTTGAATGGGTTGTACATAGTTGGGGTAAGAGCCAGCGGGATGTACGGTGCATAGATGTAACCGGTGTCAAGCAAGCTCGTACCGTGGTGTCCCATGATAAGGCTCCAGTGAGGTGCATATGGGTCAACGATGACCTGATAACGACCCTGGAGGCTACCAATCTTCTCGATACCCATATTGTACTGGTCGCTCTCGGCGCTAGCGTCGGTCACGTGGAAGTACTCAAGGTCATTAAGGACGGCGCTGATTTCGGCAGAAACAACGATGAAGTTGGCACCACCGCGAAGCGTTGATTTCTGAATCTGAGCACTGATTTGGTTGATCTTGGTCATAAGAGTCTGGTTCCAATCCTTCTGAGTGTAAACTGTTGAAGTAGTTCCAAGACGCTGCCAACCATTGTAGTCCCAACGGGCCTGCCAAGGAGCGGCTTTACGGATATCACGGAGGATTTCACGGTCGATCTCAGCGGCAATCTGCTCTGAAAGGATTGCAGTAAGTTCGGCTTCAGCGTCAATGTTATGGAAAGCGCTGACGTCCTGAGCCAGTTCAGGAGACCATGTGGCACGGAGTTTACGTTCCTCGACTGAAACGGTAACTGAAGTAAGCTGGAAGCTGACCTCACCCATTTCGGTTTCAAGTTCAAGACTGTCATACTGAGCCCAAGCAATGTTGAAAACATTGGTGCTAAGTTTATCGCTACCAGTAGCATACTTAGGATCGATACCAATGTAACCATTTACAGTTTTACCCTGTTTCTTGCAAGGTTTGGTAAGGTCGAGTTCGATGAGCATCTCGCCATTACCGGTGCAAATGTCGTTGTAATGGACAATAGCCTCACCGTATTTCTGAGTAACTACACGGAAAGGAACACTTTCGCCGGCTTTAAAAGAAGCATAATCATCACCACCTTCGATATCGTTCTGACCGTTGTAGATAACCTTCAATGAAGCGAGGAAAGCCTCGGTGTCCATTTCATTGCCATCAGGGCCAGTAAGACGACCTGCATTGTAATTACTGAAACCGGTAACTTTAAGCATAAGGCTTGAAAGCGAACCGTCAGCGGCATTTATGGCGTAATCGTCACCAGAAGCAACCTCAGCGGTAACACCGGTAGGAAGAATCTTAACAACCGTAGAATTACCAACTTTAATGGTTACTTTACCCTTACTGTTGTCAAACAGGAAGTCGTTGTAGAAGAGGTCATAAAGACTTTTCTTCATATACTGGGTAACATCGGGAATTTGATAAACACGTGCACCACCTGCGGCGGTAACAGCAGCCTTATAAGTATCATATACAGTCGTTGTGGCATTACCTTCGAAAGTATATTTACCTGCATTGGTCATGTTAACAACCTCATCAGGGAGATAGTAACGATTCTCAACATCACCATCTTTACGGTCAGTACGCTCATAACCCATAAGGCCACGATGTTCACCGGTACCGGCAATACGGTTTTCATCGGTAATGCGGGTAAAATCAACATCCCAATCACGTTCGCTGGTGACAGGTTTGATGAAGAACAACTTACCGATAGGAAGGTTCATAGCCTGAACCGACACGATGTCGTTGGCAAGAAGTTTGCTGAAGACACGGCGGATAAGGGGGAACACGACGGTCTCGAAAGAGCCGCTGTTGTCGGAAGCGGTGGCTTCGTAGATAAGGTGTTTAGCCTGGTTCTCGTAAAGGGTGGCAACGGTCTCTTTGATGTGTCCGTCAAGACCCTCGACAAGGCCGAGTTTATCCCAACGATTCTGGATATCCTCGCGAATTTTCTTTTGGGCGTTAAGTTCGATAGAACCAACTTTTCCGCTTGTGAGTAAATCTCTCATTGTATTTTTTCTATTTTTCTTTCTTATTGTTAATTAATAAATATTGCCTTAAATCAAAAACTTATGAAAATTATCGTCTAATCTTGTTCAAACGCTTCATAAAGTCAAGTGTCTCATTCAAATCCTCTGACTTATAAATCTGAGTTTCAGCGGCTTTAGTAGTTTTGCTTTCATTCAACTGTTCGTTGATAAGTTTTGTGCCGTTGTTGACTGAGTGTGCGCTTTTGAGCTCACGTGAGATAGTTTCATAGAGTGCGTTGCTCTCGTTGACTGTCTTCACGTTGTTGAAGCGTGTAAGGATGTCGATTTTCTCATTCCTTGTGGTTGAGTTCTCGGTTACGAGGTTGATGACCTTTGCGAGACTTGCGTTGATGACCACCGCCTCGTTGATTTTCTCGCGGAGTTCGTTTGCAATCTTCTTGAGTTCCTTGTTTTCCTCAAGGATAGCATTAGCCTTGCGAATCATGTTTGCGAGTTCCTGGTCTTTGCTCTCGTTGACTTTGCCGTTAGGTTCGTTGCCTGTGTACTCGCCTTCGCGTGAAATGACATGTGAACCGTAGGTTGTGTGGTCTTCAGAACTTTTCGGGGTCTTGTGCATGCCGCGTTCGTTGGCTTTGCCGAAACGTGACTGTTCGTCCATTGTTGACGGATCCGGATTTGAGGCATTGATGTCGACATCGATGGGGTCTTCGTTGAGTTCTATCTCCACCATGCAATTCTTGCCGCATTCGTTGTTGCATTCGTTCTCGCCCTCGTTGACTTTCTTGTTGTATGGGCTCATATTGCCCTTATTGCCAACCCAAGGCTTTTCGGTTCCTGTAGGAACTGCCTTATCCTCCCAACTGTTGACGTTCTTGCCGGGTTCATTGTTACCGGGGGTTGTCATAGCGGTTTTGTTCTGATAATTGTCGGTGTAGCCGAGATTCTCTTCGTTCATTACGGGTTCTCCTGTTTCGGTTGATGATTCTTCTGCGACTGAACTGTTATCGTTATCAGTTATGCTTCCTTCGATATCGATGATATATTCCTTTTCGGTTTCATCGTCGCTCAAGGTAATGCTGCCGTTGGAATTCTTTATAACACGTACACTATCCTCAGGTCCCATAACTTTAAGGACTTTAATGACGTTCTCGCTGTCCATTCCTGTCAGGTCATATTCGCCGTTTTCGCCCTTGAACTGATCAAGACTCTTCCACATATCATCTTCTTCGGTGTTATCGTCGGTGACATTGTCTGTTACAGTATCGTCGGTGTCTTCTTCACCTTGAGGTGCAGTTTCGTCTTCGATTGCTGTGATGTCATCCGTCTTTTCGCCGCTTTCCGTATCAGTATCTGTATCGGCACTGATTTCTGAAGTAGTAGTGTCGTCTGTAGGGTTATCGGTGCTGACCTCTTCTACATCGAAGGAAGTTTCATCCTTCTCTTTGTCATCTTCTTCGTTAAGAATACCCCTCAAACTATCTTTGACGGTATCTTCTAAAAGCGAACGGAGTGAATCCTTCGTGTTAGCCTTTAGTTGCTCTGAAAGAGCGTCTTTATCCGCCACAAGGTTTTTGATATATTGGCTTCTGATGTTTTTTGACATTTCTATTGAAACTATTATTCCTTATTTTAATTAATAAATATCGTGCAAAATGAAATATTGATTTAAATATCAGGACTAAGCGGTATAAACCGACAATGTGCATGGGTTTTCGGTTGTGGAATCTTCTCCTCTATTAAGTATTTTATAGGAGGCGTCGCAAGATTCTCCGTTGTTCACAAGCCTTTGGTAATCATCACGATTTACTGTAATGGCAACAGAAGAACGACCCACTAAACCCGATAAGACAAGAGTGTTTTCGTCATATGAGGCAGAATCGTCCTTAATGTCAAGAAGGTATCCGCCTGTCCTTGTTTGGATGACAAATTCTTTTTTGTCCATATCTTCAAGGGCTTCACGTATTAATGATTTGAAATACGACTTGATTTGGTTTTCGTTGACTTCACCGTACTTATTGACTTTGTATGTGCTATCAGTGTACTGGGTATCATCGAAATCAGCCGGAAACCAATCCTGCGCTGCCTTGCCTGTCTCTCTGTTTGTGCTTCTTTCCGTCTGTCCGTACCATCTTTTAACCGGTTCATCGTTTTGTTGGGCGTTCAACGCATTGCCTCTTCCTGTATATTGGTAGAGAGCGTTACGGTTCGAATCCGGAAACATAGTCGGGTCATCCGAGTATTGGGTGCTTCGCGGGTCATATTTTTTGAACATGGCATCATGGTCACGCCAAGCTTCATCATTATCCATGGCGATTTGTTCCGGATTATCGTAATGTTCATCGCCGGGTTCATCGTGAAGTGGGTGTCTAAACCAATATTCATCTTGACCATAGCCACTATCCTCGTACACTTCGTCCTTATATCCATCAATATCCGGTTCGTTATAATCCATATCGGGCTCACAATTGGCCAACCATGTGTCAAATTCATCTGATATTACCTGACGAAGGTGCTCGTTTGGAATTGCGTTAATATCACTACGCACTGCTTCCACATCGCCTTCATCAGGAACATTATATATTTCATCGGGGGTATAATATCCGTCACCACCACTGCTTTCCGCATTAAATGAAATGGAATAACTTGGCTGCATATACTGCCCTAGTTCTTCCGATTCTTCTTCGGTAATGTCAGAATTCAAACCAGGTTCAAATACACAGGTGCCACTCATGCCATAGTCACCAAGGTATGATTCGTATATCTGTTGTTTTATAATTTCTTTCAACTCATTCAAGTTTATATGTATCCGTTGCTTTGTCATTATCCTATAATTTTTTTAAATGCTTTATTAATTGCTTCATCGATGCTGCTACCATAAAAAGCATCATCAATGTCATCCAACGAACGTTGGCCGTTAACCCATTTGTTTTTCATTTTGCCCGCCGATTTAATCTGTCTATCAGTCCAATTTTTTTTATTATTCCTGATATCCATGGCAGCATCTTTCTCTTTATCAATATTGTTTTTTGATGTTGTCGCAAATTTTCCGTATACAGAAGGAGCAATACCTTTATCATTGAATTGATCCCAACTATAATCTATTTCATCTTGTTTATTGTCACCGCTATTATATACTTCTCCCCATCCCTCAATTGATTTTGGATTTTGATTGGGGTTGTCAAGACTCCCTTCAGGGTCAATATAATCATCGGGAATATTTTTATTCCAACGCCCACTGAAGTTATCTGTATCATAATATAACTCTGTTTCTTTTATAATTTGGCGAATCATTTCCTTTAATGATGCTTCATTTAAACGTATTTGCTGCTTTGCCATTACCTTATTATTTTTTGAAATTAATACATCAACCACATCGTTTATGAGTGACTGTGTGAACTCATATTCACCACCACCATATTGATCCGGATTTGAAGACAATATTCTGAGCCCGTAGTAAATATCCTCATCGCGTTCATCAAAAACGTCGAACAAATTTTCACTCACCCAAATATGTGCTTCGTTCTCGTCTACTGGTTCATCTCCATTGTACTCTATAAAAGCATCTGCTAATTTGTTTACGAGATAAACATATCTCTCCTGTAAGTTTCCGAAATTATTCCTATATTCCATAATAATCCTTTATCCCCAAAGTGATACGAGTTTTTTCGCATTCTCAAGGGTTTCGTTTATTTTTTCCTTATTTTCTTTGTCTTCTTTCTTGTTCTCAATGAAAGGTTGAAGTTTTGCTGCATTCATTGTTATCCATGCGTTTGGGGTTGACGGCGTTGCCACTATGTCCCAACCGATAAGTTCAAGTGAATCGTCGACAACGAGTGCACCAAGTTTCTGAACAACATTACCAAGTGCCCTAGAAGAAACGCCTATCTGTATACCATCAAGTATAAGGTTCGCTGCAAGGTCTCCGCTTGTGGAACATACCCCATACCTTCTATATCCGGGTGAAAGATGAAGTTCAAGTTCACCCAATAGAGTATGACCTTCCCAACGTAGATTCAGGATTTTATGTGCTACGTCATGAAGTGATAAATTCGAAAAATCCGGATGGTCCAGAGCTCCTATTGCAGTGTTTCCGAAGCCGTTGATGCATTCATTGATATATCGTTCGACTTCTCTTTTAAGGATTGCTTCAGGGTAAATTCGACCGTTGGCGTTTTTGATTCCGTATTTTTGCAAAACACCGCTTACAATGAAATGGTCTGGGATTACAAATTTATCGTGATGATTTATATCTTCCTTTATCTGTTGGATTACGTCGGGATTTCCCTTAATTCCACCGTCACGTTCAATAAGCAATCCGTAACCTGTTTGTCCTGCTTTAATCTCTTTTATATATTGTTTATCTATTACTTTGTTTGCCATTTTATATAACGCGTATACATACTGTGTGTTAACAATAAATATGGTGCATAAAAGAAAAAAAAAGCGAACTGTTTAAGGTTCGCTTTGTTTTGGTCACGGATTAACTACAACCACTGAAATTCTTTTGATTTCAGGTGCATATTTATTTTGTCCGATACTGACAAAAACACCATCAGGATTGGTTGCGGCTTTCTTTAGTGCGTTTTCAAGAGCATTGGTATCAACATTCTTTGGTGAATCAAGTTCGTATCTTATGCCTGTTTCACCAGTACTTCTGTTTTCAACATCTCGATAACCTGATATGGACAATCCGAATTGGCGCAAGACATCATTCATTGCAGTGAAAGAAATTGTTTCAGAATAGTCATCTGCGCTGTTTTCGGCATCGAAGTATTCTTTTAAGACTTTGCTTATTGTTTCGTTTAAATTCCTGTTCAATGGTTTAAGATTTTCCTCCTTGAACCATTCGCGCCTTGGGAGTGTTGTATGTATGCAGAAATACATCCAGCAATTTTCGGGAGCATTCCACTCTGAATTCGCAATAATGGCGGGTTGGCCATTCGCCCCAAAAGAACTATCGGCAGCACCATAATCAACAGCGACCAAATCACCCTGCTTGAATTTAGGCTGTGGCTGTTCCTCGGCGTCCATTTCCAGTATTGATTCTTTTATAATCTGTTTGAGTTCTTTTTCCGTCAATTGTATTTTTTGTTTCATATTCAACTTTAGTTTATGATAAATAGTCAGCAAACCTCAAATTGAAATGTTTCCATTATCCTAAAAAGGCTCTCGGACAGCGTATTCGACAATTTTTTCATATCGTCTGCATAATCATCAAAATCTTTTACAGTATTTGGCCTGACAAGCACTTCATATTTCAAATTGCTTTTTTTACCGAACGTGATGTTATTTTCGGAAACATCGCATGAATATATAAAGTTTCTGGAATAATTTTCAGTGGTTTTGAAGTAATTTTCTATGCATTCATCAAATTGCTTTTTAACTCCCTTGATATCATGACTATAGTTGTTTTTTTTATGCAACGGTTTTACCTTTGCCTTCACATTAAGATATAGGACTTTCGGGTTATCTTTGTCAAATGTCCCGTATTTGGTTTTGAATATGTTGCTTGTTGTGATATTCACTTCCTTTTGGATGGTTTTCTTTTTGTCATCGACCATAAAACTGATTTTTTCTATATTAAATATACTACAAAAACCACAATTTTAACATAAATTATGTTAAAAAAAAAAACGACTCCCCAAAAGAAGAAGGAAGCCGCCATATGTTTATCAAAAACACGCCCTTATCAGGAAAGAATGGTTTCTTTGAGTGATATCATATCGGCAATAACACCAAGTGCGCTATTTTTGTCGAAGATTTTGCTGTTCACCGTTTCATATATCTGTTTCCATCCCTCTTTGTCGGTTCCTTCGGATTCGTTGATTTTCTTCTGCAAATCACTCAAAAGGTTTTCTTTAATTATCATGAAACGTTTTTCAGCCTTTTTTGGGGAACTTGCAATTTCCTCAACTAGACGTTTCTCATCATCGTTGAGTTCCCTGTTGTATTTTTCGGCAATTTGTCTAACCCCTTCATCCTGTAGTCTATCGATATCGACATTCGCTTTTGTATGGGTATTGTTACGTTCGACATTCTCGCGAAGCATATCCTTAACATCAATATATTCCTTCATATTGGAAATGCTCGGAGTATTGAGAAGAGTGAACTCCACGGCTTCATACAAAGACAAGGTTTCATCGTCAATGTCAATATTTTCATCCAAACCGCACTCTTTTACGACTTTGATAAGTGATGAATTGGCTTCAGTGATTTTGTTATTATCATAACGTTTGATAACCGAAACCGCCTCATTGACATATTTTTCGGGGTCTTTTACGTTGGATGGGTGGGTAAATGTGTCATACACTTTGAATTCATACATTAATATCGGGTTGTTTTTGACTGCATTTACAAGTTTACCGATTTTTTTCCTGCCCTCTGTTGTTTCATATAGTTTGTTACTATTCTCTTCAATGATGTGATAGATAATGCCGAAATTACGGTTTTCTCCGTACATTGCCCTTTCAATACCTTCTTCAGTCGACAATTCTTCTTTTGCGGCATCAAAGAAATGATTTGCTTGTTCCCTGCTATGTTCAGCAAGGTCGAATTTACCTTCTTCATATTGTTTAAGAGCTTCAGCCATAAGCACCATACCCTTCTGTAAATTATCCTGTTTATCCATTTGTATTCTTTTTCCTAATAAATAGTTTATTTTAGACTTCTGCGTTCTTCCATGTATGCATCAAGATGTTTCGACATTTCGTCAAGTTCTTCATTTACAAAAAATGATTTGTTAAACAAGGGAATATTCTCTATCATTTCTTCCTCCTGTTTTTTCTTTTCATTCAGTTTATCAAGAAGCATATTGCTATATTTCTTGCTTTTTGCGAGAATATCTTCTTGTATGGCCCGTTTCCTTTGGTTAAGTCTCTTTAATTTCCTGTTCATAACTGCTTCGGCAAGGACTTGCATATCACCGCCCTCTCCACCGTTATCAGGCGCTTCACCTCCTGCCGCTTCATCTGCGGCCTGGTCTAATCCCATATCACCTTCACTGCCTTCAACATCCTCACCTTCGGGTGCTGCGCCCATATCCATGTCACCGCCAAAGGCAGCGGCACCACCGCCACCTCCCATACCACCGGCCATTTCATCATTCTCTCCATCACCCGTTCCCTGATCACTATAGTCGGCGCCGGGTTCACCATAAACATTATCAACATTGTCAAACAATCCTGTACGTTTAATGATTTGTGCGGTTTTTTGGAGTTCAGCGGCAAGTGCTGTTTCAAGCCTCAGTTCCTCAAGATTATCCGAAATTTCCTTTTCACTCCATCCAAGAATTTCCTTCCAAGCACGTATACAAGAATAGAGAGGAATACCATTTCCGCCGTCTGTAATAGCGTCTTTTGCGGTTGTGATTTTTTTTGCAAGATTCTCAATCTCCAGCATTTCAGCTTGAGAACTTGGATTGTTCATTGTAAGGGTGAAATTTGTCAAGTCATCAGTGAAACCGAGAATAGCAAGATGGATAATACAAACCTTGTTAAGTTCAAGCAAAAGCATTTGCTGCACCCTGTTTACCGTACGCATGAAACGAACATCCATAAGTGACAGGTTTTTACCGTCACCGGCTGTTTCTTCAAAATTAAGAAATGCCTTTGGAATCCTAAGTGCAATGAGTATCTTGTTCAAGACATATTTGATATCATCGAGAGCTGTAAGGTTCTGTGCTGCTTGGAGGGTTTCAATTGGATTAGGTTCATTCGGGTCACGAACGGGTATAAAAAAATCTTCTGTGTTACAGTTACTTACAAAACATCCGGACATTCTATTGTTTTTATTCTGTTCAATGCCAAGTCCAAGTAGAGCAAAATTATGCCTATCCTCTTCGCCATTTAAACCAACCACTGTCATACAGTAGACATCGTCACCCTCAACCAATTCAATCTTTACAATTTTATGGTTCTTTTGCATTGCAGTAAAATACTCACTTGTATTCTTGAATCCCAGAGACACAATACGTCTGGTTACAGTGTCAACGTCGATATTGTATGTTTCATCCAGATTATTTATAGTTCTTATATACTCAATCATGGAATCATTGAGATATTTCGTCATTTCTGAAACCGAATTTACATTATGTCTTTCAACTTGAGTTCGCATCGCCGTATAAACGTTATCATCAAAAGAAACATAGACTCTACGGGAAGCTGCGTTAAACTTACGCATATTTTCGGATTTCTTTGCTTCACCACGTTCTTTGAAGAACTCATGATACTTGGGATCCTTAAACGTCTCTTTGAGAGATCTGGAAATCTTATCTTTTATCTCTTGGGGAAAGCCATGCTCAGCATAATATTTCCTTCTCCCATCTGAGAGTTTCTTGATAATACCTTGACGTTTCTTTTCATCTTCCCACATGTTTCGCGCCATTTCGCCATGCATTTTATGATGCTCATGGAAGTTACACCACAATAGATTGTCAGGTGTATTATCCATTTTATTGAAATTCTTGTAATGCACGGTATTGATTGTTTTATCTGAGATAGGCTTAGGGTTTTCATCAGCAATCAAGCGATGAGTCCAATCAAACTTACCGGTGTTTGGATTGAATACAGTTTCGTATTTTCTATCTTTATACAAAGACTTAAATTCTGTGTAGAATGGCATAACACTTTCACCAACAGAAACTTGATCAGCTCTTTTCTTTGAACCATCTCGCATTACAAACTCATGTTCAGGGGCAAGAAGAATATATCCACCATCATCCAATGTAACTTTTACCATCTGTTTGGCTGTATAGTTCTTTCCACACCATACAACTTTACCAGGAACAACTTGCTGAGTCCTGTCTTGTATTGAATAAACATAGTTTGTCTTTCCGTTTTCATACTCCTTGGCGAGATCTTCAATTGTAATGATACGTCCATCAAGTAATGGAATTGGCGTACCTTTCCATACCGGCATCAGATTCTTACGTAGATCAAGTTGACCGGTCAAAGGGTCAATAATTGGCGTACGTTTGAATTCATTTGCCACATCCTCTACATATGCCTGTACATCATCTTCATCGATGGAAGCGACATTTACTTTGAACACCCTGCGTTCAACCGCACGTTCAAGGCGGTACATAAGCATTGCATCCTCCATCATAGAAAGCATTCGGAAATGCCTACGTGCCTTGTTAAAAAAACTACACCCATATGGAAGACATTGAGAATCATATAGTAAGCGAAAATGACTTATTTGCCAGTTCCAATATGGTGTAAATTCATTTTGTCCAACCCAAACAAAGCGGGTCGCACCTTCTTTATCAAGGTCTATATTGTTCGGGTTTTGAAAATAAGTGTAGTATGGATTATCGGAAGTCATGTTTTCATAACGTTCGACTTCGTATACCGGCAGTTGCCGCCAACCGCGAACACCGTTGTTTAAATCTATGTCATGTAACATGTAACAGTTGCCATATTTAACACCTGCCCTTGCAATCATTGGAAGTGTCATGTTAATTTGCAGGCGGTTGTAGAGAAGATCCTCAAGGATTGCCTTAATACGCTCTGACCTTGAAAAAACGTTGACCATGCGAAGTTTGTTGCCTGACGGCATTGCGCATGCTTCTTCTGCCAAAATATCAGCCGCAGCGCCAAATTCAGGAAACCCATCCATCAAGTCTGCATCCCTAAACATCATCTTAACGTCGGCGATATTCATATATTGTTCATTGGAAATTTGTATATTCGCTTTTCGCCATTTCCAATTCAGCAATTTGTTTTGGCGCAACTCCAATGATTTCATGTCATATTCAGCCTTATCCTTTGTAGCGAATATGACATTGGGGTTATCTATTTTATATGTATTGACATTCCTACGCGTGTAATCAGCCGAAATTGCGGTGTCGGTTCCGAAAAATTTATTCATGCGTTGGAAAAACGTCGGTCTGCTGTTTGCCATAATTTATATGTTTATCTATAAATATAATGATTAGCCACCAGGAACTCAACTTATTTCTTCTTTGGCTTGAATCCGCCAAGCATAACCAAAGCCCTGAATTTCTGTTCGTCTCTTCGTTGTTTCTGATAACTTGAATAGATTGGCAGTCGTTTTTTTGCTGTAAGGTCAACTTCCTCTTTGAGTTTATATCTATCATCACCCCTACCTTTTATTGAATTGGAAGATTTCCAACTATGGAGTATTTTTCTATCTTTCTCTGCGTCCCGTAGTTTTTTGAACATATAGAATTTCATGACAAATAGACCCATTGCAAGACAGGTAAGACTATCATCATGGAAACCTTTCATATGATCCGGACGCCCATTCTTCCATACCCAAGTGTCAAGTTCGTTGATTACACGTAAACTTCGTATTCTCAAATTATTGTAATATAACTCACTTCTGAAGTTATCAAGCATTTGTGCCCTGACGGCATTTGTTCTAAATCCGGGAAGTTTACCGGTATCATCGTTATCATATCGTTTTAAAGGATCGTTAACTGTATAATTTCTCAAACCGGTTTCGTCGTAATAAAGATTGGGGTATTTCATTGCCATAAGAGGAATGACAACCGCATCACCATAGCCTCCTATACACTCGACGACTATCAATGCGTTATTGTATATCCTACCATATTTGTCTGCTATAACCGCGATTTCGTCCCCAAGACGTTTTCCGCTATATTCAAGTACTTGATTAAAATAAGGCGTTCCGTGTTCGTCTATTGCATCACAATCGACTATCTGTAACGACGTATTATCATCGCTTGAACCGGAGGAAGGGTCTATTGAAAGTATATATCGGTGTCCCGGTTGCGGATCCTCCCATATCCAAGTCTCAGGAACCAGCGGGTCTCTTAATTCCCATGTATCGTCAATTTGGATTACATTCTGACTTCTCTGCATTTCGATGGTTTCCTGTGGAACAACGTTATCAGCAGAACCAAGGAAACTAACTTCAATCTCTTGTGCAATTTTCTGCTTGTCATTAAGAGCACCCTTGCATGCTTTTACATACCATGGGCTCGTAGGTTTCCACCCATCACTTTCTAACTTTCTCCATTTTTCTTCATTGTATTCTATATTACCTAATTTATCTTTTACGGGTTCAACAATTGTTTCTTCTGCACCGGTTTCTTCATTTTTTTTAGTCCATTTAAGAAAACGGTTATACCGAATATCCTGAAACCATTTGAATTCAACCGGAAAATAGTTATTTTCATGTGAAAGTGCTTGCGAATAACTCTTATAGTATAATTGATCTTTGCCGTTCGGAGTCGACACCATAATTGTCCTGTACCCTCTCACGGAAGACTGTGCCATACGTGCAGCTTGGTAGGCCATTGTATCATCGAAGAAGGCTGCCTCGTCACAAAGCAAAACCGAAACGGCTGAAATACCACGGGCTGCATCCGGATTTGACGAACGTGCGTAAGCATGACACCCATTGAAAAGTTCGAATTCGCCACGGTTTTTCTTTACATAAATCGATTTAAGATTTTTTGGGTTTTTTGGATCCGGATCATAGTAATCGGACCCCCAAAACCATCTTGGCACTTGATCAAGAAAATCAGTTATTTTTACAATGATTTCTTCCGCAAGTGGTTTTCTTGCTGCAATACATAATATAGTTTCTGGCGATTCGGGATTTGCAAATACACACTGTCCAGTAATCCATGCTGAAGATACAGTTGTAATACCTGCTTGTCTATGTTTAATTGCAATCACTTCATTATGCGTTGACAACGCATTTAAAAATGCTTTCTGCCTTGGAAAAAGCAAAAACTGATGCCTAATACCAGCATCGGCATCATAAGTTGACAGGAATTTTTCGATGAATTTTATTCTTGATTTATCTTTATAGCATTCAGCATATATTTGCGCAAAAGGATGTGCCATGTAAAATTGATTAAGTTAAACTATTGACAGCCGAACTGATGTCGGAGAAGTTTTCACTCCAACTGCGTTTCCACCATCAACTGGTTCAACTGAATCTGAATTCATTAATTCATCAAGGGTTTCTGATACGATTGCCCTTATGTCGGCCTCAGTTAGTTTTATTATTTTTTGTTCATACATAGTGTCGAAATTTATAATTTCCGGTGTTTCGTTCTCTATTCCTAGCTGCTGTAACACAGCAAACCATCTATCCATTGGACAAGCATACCCCCTTATTTTGTCACCTCTGGTTACCGAAAAGTGCTTCCTTAATTCCGGGCTCGATATCTCGTATACAGTGAGGCTTGATGGGGCAAATTTTCTGGCAATTCCCTTGTATCTTACAATCATTTTCTCCAATGTTGTTCTGGTTGCAAGAAACATTAGATTATTCTGTCCTTCTGCCATATATTCGGCATAACAGAGGCAAATTGGCTTTTCGAGTTTCTTTGCAATATCATTAGCATATTGTGTTTCACTTTCTTCTTGCTGTGTAACATATTGGGTTATGTTAAAACCATATCTGTTAATCATTGCAGCCATTGGAAGGAATAATTCACTTCCATGCGCATCATACTTACTGTTTTTCTTCCAACCTATGGCAGTTCTAATGATATAGTGTTCAGGGTGATTGTAATAGTCATATATATGTATCATTTCATGCAGAAGAGTATTCAATTTATGTTTCTCATCTACATCGAATGCATTTGAAACCCTGATAACATAATCAGTAAATTCAATATTATCTTCGGTATAATTAATATTGCAACTTGCGTCACCACGTTGTCCCATTGTCTTTGATATCTTAAATGTAACTGGCGGCATTTTACCTTCGAAGAAGTCGCGTGAATATTTTGCGTAATTGTCCTGTAACCATTTTAAGTCAACCAACATACTCCAATAGTGTTTTTAATACCCGAATGGACGTTCACCGGACAGTTCATCCTCTGTAAAGAAACCGTCCTCAATAGGGTAATTGTCATTATTTTTCGCAATGTAATCATTAAAGTCTTCCTCCTCTTTTTGTTCAATAATTCTTGCACAAATGTCGCTTATCATGACTTTGCCTTTTTTGGTTCCAACAAAGACTTCTTGTAACAGTTCATTGAACACTGAAATCGGTAGAGAGGATAGTTCCATGAAAAAGAAGTTAAGACCAATTTCACTCTTGTTCTCGACCGAATCACTCACCTTCTCCCATAACGGGACACCCAATCTGCTATCCCAAATTTCAGCCAGTTTGTAATCGGCTTTTTTCATGACATAGTAGGCTTTCTCTTTATTGTCCGGCAGCCCTTGGAGTATCGAAACCTCCAACACCCCCTTTATTGCGTTTTGCAGGAGTATCGGGAATAATGTACCTTCGGCTTTAATTTCCAACATATCAGGGGCTGATTTCATAGTAACGCGTACGCTTCCACCACTATCATTGCCTTTTTTGAAATTCGTTTCATCCAATGCGTACATAAGATACTGACTGTATTTTATAATCTTTGCATACAGCGACGGTAACGATGGATTTATTTGGAAAAGAGCCTTTACATAATTTGATATGTCATACGCAATACTCTCCGAAGCCCCCTCGATAAGTGCATTTAGCATACGTCTTTTATAGATTTCGGCACCAAGGTTCTTCATGTCACTAATGTCATCAAACGTAAAATCGTCACTATCTTCGGGTAGCAGACGATAACCGGTAGTATCCACCTTGTCAGTTAGATTGATTTCGATTTTGATAGTATCTTCCGGAATTTTAAACATGTTTGAAACAAAGTCCGAACAAAGTTTTTGTAATGCACTCTTACATTTTTGTTCTTCGTTTTGGCATTCCGTGACAGTTTCATTCAATTCCTTCACTACCTCACTGACGCTTTTCCCTTCAACCGGTTTCTTTATCTCGTTATAGTAATCGGTCAGTAATTTTTCCATATACCCATCACTTGGTGGCAATGCCGGACTATCACCCAATGATGTCTCTCTTGCACGAATGTTATTGCTAATATGTTTCGGAAGTTCACTCATTTTTAGATTCCAAAAATTTCTTTAACTGACATAATTTCAGAATTTTCACGAAGTTTTTTCAGGCGATTTTCCTTAAGTTCTTTTTTTGTGATTAGTCTTGATTCTGCCAAAGGATTGTAACTGGTACTGCCGTTATTAGTGTTTTTGCCGAAATTAGTGACTTCAATGGTGTCGGCATTTGTAGTTTTAATGGCATTATTTACCTCAGATCCCACATTTGGATTCCCGTTTCCATCGACAACGGTTTTGGTTTTTGGCTGACCTTGCGGAAGGACGCCTTCTTCGATTGCTTTTTTATACTGCTCTTCTGTTAATATAAAGTTTGCCATAAATTAAAGTCATTTTTAAATAAATACTGTCCAATCAATAAGAAAAAACGGATGGGTGTAGTTAACCTGCATCCGTTTTTTTTTTTTGGAATAAAAAAGCAATTATGCCTTGAAGACTTTTCCAACCCAAGGACGCTTATGATATGAATTCCTATTTGGAACAGTGTCATTGCAACCTTCATTATCGTTTTTTATGAATTCCTCATAACGGCTTGTAATCGCTTGACGACGTGAAGCATTTTCGTTCATAGGGGGTTGCTGCTCCATACTTGGGTCAGCCATTGCTTGCTGTTCCATTGGTTCTTGTTGCACGCCTGGCTCAGCGCCTTCCTGTCCATCTTCCCCAGGTGTCTCATCAGTCTTAATCTTGTCCAAAATATCCTGTGTGTCTTCAGGGGTAAGACCCTCAATACATTGTTTCACAATCATTCCGGCAACGTATTTGTTAAGATCAGCATCGGGTTGTGGGAGCCCTTCGTTATATTTACGAAGACTCTGACTTAATTTGCCCGTTAATTGCTGAATATATCTTTTAGGGTCACTCTCCTCATCAGCATCAACACCGGCATCAAAATCAGCATCAAATTGATTTGCGTCTCCATCCATTGGAGTCATTCCCATATCGGGAGCCATATTTGGGTCAGTGTTTTCGGCATCCATACCGCCCATCATAGGTGAAGCCCCCCCATCGATTATTGTATCTGGCATGGCAGGGGCTTCCGGGGCTCCTGTATTAGGAACCTTTAAGACTTTACGTTCACTTAGTTCACTTTTTTTTTAAGCTTGCTAATAACCGCATCAGTCAACATGTCGACAACCTTTTCACTGAAAGGGTCTCCGCTATGACCAATTTGGGTTCCGAAAGGCTTATTTCCTTTTGTGGAATCGTCATTCCAATCACGTCCCCATTTGTCGATTTCTGTATTGGCAGGAGTTTCAAAAGGAACTTTTTGATATGCAGGATGCTTACCGAACACATCGAGTTTATCTTCGTTTACCTTTGTTGCACCCTCAAATTCATCGGTCAACATAGTAGCGTTATCGTCAGTTGGAAGCCCATCAGGACCCTGTATGGTTTTCTCTTTCAAATCTTCTTTACCGGTATTTTTGTCAAACGGAGCGGTATCACCAACGTTTGCTGTATGCTGATTCATGTTATTACCACCCATTGCAATTGATTCCTCGTTCATTTCCTGATTGCTTTCTTGGTTTGAAAGTTTTTCGGTATATGGGGCGGTGTCACCAATTTCAGTACCTTTTGAAGTATCCATATAATCAAGCGATTTGCTCCAAGCAAGAACTTGCTCTTCGGTGATTTTAACAACACGTTTGCCTTCATTCATTTTAACACCCTTATCATTCTTGTGTGAAGCACCTTTCTCTATTGCGACAGACTTGCCCTCAGACTCAACCTCACCAACTTTCTTACTGTAAGTGTTATCAGCAGTCTTGGGGTCAGTGTGCTCGTTGCCTTTAATTTCCTCTTTATATTCACCTTTTTCCTTGTAAGTAGTGTCCGCCTTCTTCGGGTCGGTAGTTGTTTCCTTCATATTGTTAACCTTTTCTGTTGAATCGGGTTTTTGTGTATAAGGATCCCCACCTTCATCAGTAACATTTCTCGGATCACCAATCTGAAGGGCTTTTTCGGCCTTGTTCTCTGACAGAATATAATCAACATTATTGCTGATTTGGCGAAAGCGTTCAAGTTCAGCACGCATTTCACGTGTTTCATTAATTTGCCACTCAGCACTTTCAACCGGTTTGAACTGCTCACTAAGAACCGCTTTATCCTTACCTATAGATTCGTTGATGGATTTCATCTTAAGGTCAAATTGTTTAGAAGCGATGGTGTATGTGGGATATTCATACTGTTTCTTGTTCATAAAGCCGCCAATGTAATCATAGTCCTCGGCGAGAACCTCAGTATCTTTTTTAGGGGCTACTTTAATATAGAATTTATTGCATTCTTTAACAATACCGTAAGTTTTTCCGTCAGCGGCAGTCTGATGATATTCGACAATCGACTGACCATTTTTCTTTGAACTCTCATTGATACCATACTTCATAAGTTGCTGCATCCTTTCGAGGTCATTACTGAAATTGTTTGCCATATTGTAATATTACTTCTTATTTTCCTTTATTTTAATTATAAATATCAGTCAATTCCGTTTCTGTAAATATCATCCTGTTTTAAAAGTTCATCTGATGCGTTTTTCATTATCGACAACGGAGGGGTGTAATCCGGTTTCCTTTCAGGTATGTCAGGCAGAGGTCGCATCCCAAAATTGCCATTTTCTTTCGGTTGCATTCCTAACATCCTCCGAACCATATCCGGCCTATCCAGCACATACTCAATATCTTCTATCCTATAACACCCGGGCTGTTTTTGAATGAAGTTTAACAAACGCATGATATTATGGAGTTGCGCTGTTTGTAAATTCTCTATGCCCGTACGTTCCCTGAACTTTTTTAAATACGAATTAAGATAGCGTGTGCCATAAATGGGCATGATTCCTTCAAGTTGGGATTCGTTGACAATTACGGTGTGTTTCGATTCAGATATATTGCCACGGACACCTAATTTTTGCATAACCGGTGCAATATAGTCCTTATATACCATAGGATATTTTTTCATTCTATTATTGAATGTGTGAAATATTTCCGGTACAAATCGCATCTGACGCCTGCACATTTCAATATCCTTGAGGTTTATTTCCACACTGAGATTGTCATCATACTCCAAAAAACTTGTTTTAACCAATTCGCAGTTAAATGAAGTAAACGGTATGAATTCGGTAAATGTGTAGTCGGCCACGCTTTGTTGTATCAACTTATCACCCAATAATGTTTTCGGAAATTCAAATTTGAAGGTGAAATTGTAATTGTATTGTTTCTCTGACAGCCACACAGCTTTAGGCCCACCTTCAGAACATACTCTTGGAGTAAAACCGCCATTTTCAAGATTATATTCGAGTTTGTCCGTCATTACACCATGGTACAGTGTAATTGTTTCATTATCAACGGATTCTTGTATAAGTTTATATTGATTTTCATTTACCGTCACTGTTTTAGGAATATATTTTTCTGCATTTTCTTCACAAGACCATGCCCATTCTTTTTTATTGATGTCCTCAACAGGAAGCCAAATGAATTTATCATTTTCTTCATCACCTTCACCCGGTGCAAAATCCTTTGTATACTTCTCCTTTATGATGAGGCGGTAGTTATTACCCCATCTATGCCCATCCATGAATTTTATTTTGTTATAATAGGCTTTAAAATCCACACCTGACTCTTCTAGACATTCACGGATTGCACCATTAACCATGTCTTCTCCCCTATGGAGATGTCCCATCGGTGGATTCCATTTGCCACCCTCTTCATCACCCTCTCTATTAGATCTTTTTGCACAAAGAATATGCCATGTTCCGTTAGGCTTATCAAGAGCATAAACATACAAAGCGGCTGCGTTTTTATTGTCTTTACCGGTTACTGCCTCATCAAGTTCATGGAGAAATCCTAATTCCTTACCCATTTTAATTTGGTCATAACGTTCTTTCCCTTCATCATATGGCTGGTCAATGAGTAATTCAACCCAATGTTTTAGTTTTTTAAGATATTTCTTTTCCTTTTTTTTACCGTCTTTCCAACCTTCAATCCATACATCATCATCGAGAAGATCAATGCAATTATTAAGTAACTTCTTGATATCAATGCCTTCTTTTTCTAAATTGTAAGGACTCCATTCTGCCGCAGACCATATAAGGTACATAATTTTATTGATGAGTTGAAATATCTCCTCCAAAAAAATATAACGTTCCGATGTTAATGATTCATGCTTTTCCGTTTCCGTCTTGCCATTCACATCAGTTGACGCGAGTATATTAATTTGCTTTTTAGGAGTGGCGTCTTTTTCTAAAGCCTTTTTGTATTTTTCATTTAGTTCTTTAACCAAAGGTGTTATGTTTTCCTCAGCCAATTCATGCAAATCATCAAGGACATAATCATTTTGCAATGGAAGATGCCCCCAGTATCCTTCGTTTAGTGACATACTGCGGTCATAGTTGTAATTAACGATATCCCAAATTTTTTTGATGTAACCTTCAGCGCGTAAAATTTTCCATATGATATTGCCGCTTGACATTTCCTTCGCTTTGCTCTTAAGTCCTTCTTTACGCATACCCTTGAGTTTATTGAAAATGGAAACCATTTTATTTGATAGGGTCTCGATTTTTTTTGCGTCTCTCTCTTTTTTTATTCGCCTGTCAAGGTCATCAATCTTGTCTATGTATGTTTCTGCTGTACTCTCAACGTATTCTTTATTCAATTTTGCGTCTGATAAATCTTTCGGCTCAGACACCCAATCGTTTTTTTCAAGAGAATAAACCCCGCTTGCTACAGCCGGAGCGTTTCTATCCTCAACAGACAATTCCACATTGAAGCCATATATTTTCAATCCATCATGTGAACCATTCCATTCTTCCTTTTTTGCATCAAAATAACTTTTGACAAAATCGGTTTTTTTATACACTTTACTGAAATCCATTATAATATGGATATCCACGTCGGAGAATTTAGTCCAATTGTAATTGGCGATGGAACCGGTTAAAACAATATCATCAGGCTTCACCCAACGTATGTTTAATGTTTTTACAAAATCATCGGCAATATCTAAAAGCCGCATACGAACCTTCGAATTCAATTTATTGTCAACCCAAAATTTTGGGTTAAGTTCATCTTTTGGCTCGAAGGGTTCAACAGAAACCTCTTCTTGAAGTCCGTTATTTTCCGTGTTTATAGTGAAATTTTCGCTTAAATTATCCATTTTCTTATATCCCTGAAACCCCTTCATCGGTATCGGTTTATTTAAGTAATGAAATTCACCGCTTCTCGAAACATATATTCCATCACTCCATTCTTTACCGGTTGTTGAACAATTGAATCCATCATGTTTACCAATACCGGTGATTTTCATCCATCCTTTTACAAACCCGTCGTGGCATATATAACACCTATCACCCGGATGCACATCTTTGGGAAGCGTAGGTAAACGAAAGTTCATTTCTTCACTCCCATCCTTTACTTTTTCCAATTCTTTCTCGTAATCCGACCATTTTATAGACTTCGGTAGTGTTATACAAATATTTGCCATTGAGGTTCTTTTATTATAAATATAAAGGTTTATAATTCAAAAAACCACACTACGCGAAGGGGGTGGCGAATCATTCGTGCAACTTCCCCGCACTCGGTGTGTGGTCTTATGTTAATTAAATATCACGCTATTTCCATAGTTGTGACATAATTTAATTTTTTATAACATATATTGCATCAACTATCCACAATTTCAGCCCGTTCCGGATATACTTTATTCTCTCCTTTGCTTGTAACCGTTATCAGATGATAATTGTGGTGCTGATTGAAAAAAAAACATACTGGAGTGAGGGAAATTAAAAAAAAAAATAGTATATTTAGAAAAGATAAGGAAGATGATTACCATCCCACCGCTATCAAATAACAGGGCATAAAGCCTGTGGAAAATTATTAAGAAAAATACAATATAATGGAACAAAATATTTTACACTACAATTCCGTAATTGAGAGTGCCGATAAATATAACGGCAAGCAAGTAAGTAATTTAATTGACAAGGGGTCAATATTCCAAATGATTAAAAAGGGTTATAGATTTGATGACGAAGTCCTGAAATTAAGCAATATTACAAAAACCGTACGCGACCGTCACACCGAACTAGTCGTTGTTGATCATGAAAAAGATACAAAGAAGTATAAAAAAGACACTGCAACTCTAAAAGAAATCATTAAAGAAATTAATACGCTTGAGTATGATAATTATACCGAAATTCCTGATCTAAATAATAGCGATAATGATGAAGCGGACTATGCACCAGAGGTATAAGGCAGTCATTGGGTTTTGTGGAAGACTGAACAGTGGCAAATCAATACTATCCAAGGCAATGGCGGAGAAATACAATACTGAAATCATAACCGTTGCAAGTTCACTGAAACGTCTTATTTGTGGTATGAGGCCGAATACCTTTACCAGTGTCGATGAATTGAATCATCTTAAACGAATGGGTTATAGATTATGCGATGATATTACCGGAAATGATATACAATTCATTTCACAGGAAACAAAAGTACCATATGACTTTGTCCGTGAAAAATGTACGGAGAAAGGCAATTGGGATGATGTTAGGGATATCATGCAGTTCATTGGCACAGAAATTATCAGAAAATTCAACCCCAATTGGCATGTTGAAAAACTAAAGGAAAACATAATGAAATCGACAGCAGAGTACATCTGTGTAGATGATGTTAGGTTTCCGAATGAACGTGAGGCAATTGAAATGATTGGTGGAGAATGCTTTTTTATGGTAAGACCCCAATCTGAGGTTATTTCAAACCATTCTTCAGAAACCTCCATAAGGTGGCAGGATTTTGATGCGTCACATGTCATCATTAATGAATCCTCGGAGGAAACCCTAACGGATAGTTTTACAGAATTGTTTAATGAAGCCTTTCATTCAAGTTACGATTGCCCCATATTGTTAAGTGGAAATGATTATTACACGAAGCACAAGACTAAATTTGGGATGGTGCGTGATGAACTGGTTGACGAGATACTTGAACAAAATAAAGACAAAGAACTCTTCAGAAAATATGGAATTATATCATATTATACAAGCAATTTTGAAAAACGCGTCAAATTCAGCCAAAACATAGTTGGAAGCAGCATGGGCATCGACTATTGCAGAAACAGATTCGTGTTTTATAATCCATTAATTTATGAGAACTTGAAATTCTATTTAGAATAGAAAAAGGCGTCTATTTGGCGCCTTCTTTTATTGTATTGACTGATAATACACCTTCCTTGGAAATCCTCCCACTAATCCAATCATTAATGATTTGGCGATAAAATTTCTTTCTGTCAGAATCATTCTTTATTTTTTTCTGAAAAACAGTGTCAATTTTATCGGTAAGAACATCAATGCTGATTGTCTGTAATGGTTCGCCGTCCATACTCAACATCTGAATTGCATATGGCTGTATAACTTCCCCATCAGCATTAATATCATCATATTTAATAGGTCTGAAATGTTTCTTAAGGTATTTTACAATTGTTTTAACTAGTTCATTGTTTACAATAAGCGCTTCCTGAAGCGCCGTTTCATAAATCTCCTTATACTGTTCCTCAGTTAAATATATTGTCTTTTTTCCCATACTTTATCTTTCTTTATAAATATCAGTATATGTGAAGGTATATCCTTTTTTCACATTGTTATCCAACAGAAAATCCGTTAATTTATCCTCAAGTTGGCGTTGTATTTCACGAAGTATAGGGCGGGCCCCATATTCACTTTCCTTTTTCACCTCATTGAAAATACTATCAACAAGTTTTCCCTTCTTAATTGAATCATCAAAATCATAGCCCATTCTTTTCACACGATTCTCAACCTTTCCGATTTCAATCTTGATAATATCATGTAAATTATCATCAGTTAGTTTGTTAAAAAAAACAATTTCATCAATGCGATTGATAAACTCAGGAGGAAGTTTTTTCTTAATAACCTTCATTATAATATCGTTGTTTTGTGTCTCTTCCTTTCGTTCGCCGAATCCAATCGGCGGCTTCTGCTCATTCGCTTCCCTCGTTCCAATATTGGAGGTCATAATAATGATAACATTCCTAAAATCAACAGTGATACCTTTATTGTCAGTAAGTCTACCCTCATCAAACACTTGCAGGAACATATTGAAAATTTCCTCGTTGGCTTTCTCAATTTCATCCAACAAAAGTACACAGTGATTGTTTTTCTTGATTGCCTCAGTCAACAAACCACCCTCTTCATATCCAACATAACCGGCACTCGAACCAATTAATTTATTTGCACTTATTTTATCGGCATACTCGCTCATATCAAGCCGAACCATGCTTTTTTCGTCACCAAATACCTCTTCACTTAACTTCTTTGCCAAATAAGTTTTTCCACAACCGGAAGTACCAACCGCCAAAAACACACAAGGACTGTCAGGATTGCCTAATCCGACCCGTTGTCGTCTTACTGCACGACAAATTGTTTTAATTGCCTCGTCTTGGCCGATTACTTTAGATGAAATAATTTTATCAATGTTTTTTAACCTATCACGTTCACTAGTACTGACGTTTCCAACCGGGATATTTGTTTTCTCCGAAACAGTTTTATAAAGCGACTCCATTGTTACCGGAATTGCTTTTCTATTGAGATTAGATTCTTTCTCGTATTTGTTTATTTCACTTTGTTTTTCAATCTGTTTTCTACATAATTCATCATATAAATCATATGATTTACTCGTGCCTTTGAATTCATCAATCTGCCCGTTAATTTCGTCAAGTTCGGCTTTCAACTGATAGAGTTTCTTGTCTTTTCCGTGTTTGATTAGTTCATTCGCCGCTGAACCATCCAAAATATCCGTTACTGTGTAGATATTGCTTCCACCAAGAAAACGCTCAGACAATTCAATAGCTTTGTCTATCACTTCAGCAGTGTATTTTACATTATGGAACTTTTCGTATTTTTGTGAAACTTTAGTGATAATTTTAGCAAGTTCATCACCCTTCTTATCCTCCAGTGTGATTTTCTCGAATCTACGCGACAATGATTTGTTTCCGTTAATGTATTTGGAATACCCATCGTGCGTTGTCGTAGCAATGAACATGATGTTCTTGTTGTTTAATATATCTTCAAGCAGGACATCGGTTGACACCTCACTGAATTTGCTATTTGGTGATAATATCGATTGAATGTCATCAAGGAAAAATATGTAGCGCCCGCTTTTTTTTGCGGCCTCGATTATACCTTGGTACTTCGACTCAAATCCACCGCGAAACCCGGTTCCGGATAAGAGTGACATGAAATCCATACGCATCAATCGTTTATTTGTAAAATATTTTGGAACATTACCCTCGCTTATTAAGTTGGCAATGTGTTGAACAGTACACGTCTTTCCGCTACCGGAATCACCCACAAGAATAACATTATTCCTGTCTCTTTTAAGAAGCGCCGTAAATATCTTGTTTATCACTTCATCATTCCCAATTGCTTCATCAAGTTTTCCCTCGTCAGCCATTTTGCTAATGTTGATTAGGTTTTTCTCGACTTCGGTATTGTCATAGTTCTGCTTTTGTGGGGAGAGTTTCTTCTTTGGTTCTTCAAGTTCTTTCTTTATACGTTTTGCTTCTTTTGGCTTCTCAATAGTCATTACTTCCTCAACCCGTGGTTTGTTTTCCCTCAATTCAGATGAAGTTACGCCGAATTTATTGAAAAATTTGGCCGTATCTTTGTCGTTGTTTATCATTGAAATGAGAAAATTACACGAATCTATGATTTCACCACCGCATTCGGTGAGACATGTGTCATAAATGCTATCATATTTCGGATCAGAGAGACTTCCGTTATTTCCGCACCACGACAACTCACTGTGACATGCATCCTCAATTGCTTCAATATTTTCACTTATCAATATCTTCTCCAATGCTTTGTAAGCCGTGCATGTTTTATTGCACATTATGGAGTATATGTAGTATCGTGTGTTGATAACAGACGTGGGAAAACGCCCGATAAGTTCCTTTTTTATATAATTGAATACGGCCTTCGCTTCATTCGTAAACGTATATTTATCAGCCATGTTTTTCTCGAATTCTTTATATCATAATATAATAAAAGGAATGGTAAAAATCAAATCAAAAATAGTATATTTGCATTGAAATATTACATAATATGGTAACATATAACAAATACGTAAACAAAGTAGACCATACATGGTATGACAGCAGTAACCTTGTCTATACAGCCTGTTATGACAACGAAGGTGATAAGAAAGTACTGAAGGTGGTCTTTAAAGGGGGCAGGACTTATATCTATAAAGATGTGTCCGCAAATGACTATCTTATGTTTTCCAAAGGGGCGGAATCAAATGGTGAACAATTCAACCGCCATATTGTTAAAAACTACAAAGGAGTAAGGCTTACTGACACAAACCTTGACAAACTCGAGGAATTGAAAAAATCCTTTATGGATGAGAATAAGGAGATAGAAGAAGCCCTTACTAATTTATCCTATCATATGGAGATTAATGAAAAAACCGGTGAATTCAGGCTTAAACTGAACGATAAAACAATTTACGAAGGCATCGAAGGTCAAGTTTCTATTGTAAACTTGTTCAGTTCCATGCACCTCCTTTATTCAGTATCAGAACTGAACGAACCACTTGGAACAGCAGATGATTTCGAAAAGGAGGAATTGGTATAACGGTTTGATAGACATTAATTAAATGAAAAATACATTAGAAGAACTCTATCTTAAGGCAAAAGATACCTATTACAATGACCAGCCTATCATGACTGACAGTGAATTCGACGAACTTGAACAAAAACTAAAATCCGAAGGGTCAAGTGTTGTTGGTATTGTCGGCAGTTGGGATAGGAAGGCAAAAATCAAACACCCATCCCCAATGCGTTCCCTTGAAAAGATACAGGCTAATAAAACAACCGGTGAAGCACCCGTAGCCGAATTCAAGAAATGGATGTTTGATGCAATGGATAAGTGTGGAGAATACGCCGTATCCGTTGAAGTAGGTCAGAAACTTGATGGTAATGCAGTTAACCTTGTCTATGAAAACGGATCACTTATACACGCATTATCCCGTGGCGACGGAGAATATGGAAGGGATTACCTATCCAAAATCGATTTGAAGCAAATTCCACAACGCATACCAATCACCAATAGCATCGTCGAAATACGTTGTGAGGCTGTTATTGCAAAGGATACGTTCGCAAAAAAATACGCAGATAAATTCAGTAACGAACGCAATTATGTGGCCGGTGTACTTAATTCAGACGATTATACAACAGAACAACGTTCTGAAATCGACCTAGTACCGGTTGAGTATCACCAAGTTGTTGAAGGTAACGTTATTTATCATAACATCATAGAAATTAAGGATTGGGGATTTAAACACTACAATGAACTATTTCAAACATACACCGCATTTGCTCACTGCGAAAATGGCTTCGAACATCTGTTTAATACTTTGTTCTCCCAATATGAGGATTTCAAATACGAGGAAAGCAAATACCGTGTTGACGGAATGGTATTCAAACTTGCCGCTGATTACAGGGATGCGCTCGGTGAGGTGGCACATCATCCACTTTGGGCTATCGCTGTTAAATTCAAACCAGAAGATTGTGTAACCGAAGTGGTTGGTTTTGAAATGAATATGGGTAAGACGGGTACATTTACACCTGTTGCACTACTTAAACCGGTTAATCTTGATGGGTCCATCGTATCCAAAGCAAGTGCATATAACTACTCGTTTATTCAGAATAATAATCTCAATATTGGTTCAATAGTGTCACTTGTCAAATCAGGTGATATTATCCCGCAAATTGTCAACGTTGTTGCACCAAGCGAAGAGCCATACGATATCATTGGTAATTTTAACTGCTCGTATTGCGGAAGCAATTTGGTAGTCATAAACGGTAAACACATACAATGCCCAAACGATGATTGTTTCGGTAAACGCTTACAGAAATTCATTAACGGATTGTCAGCATTGAAACTTTATGGACTTGGTCCGTCTATGATGGAGGAACTATATGCTAGTCTTGAATACGAAACTTATTCATACCTGACAACCCCAATTTCTCAAATAAGTCAGGATTTGTCAGCAAACGACTTAACGTCTAAGGTTTGGGACAATTTCCTCGAAGAACTGTCAAAAATAAAAGAAATAACCATTGAACAGATTATTGCGCTCTGTTCTTACGATGGAATATCCAATGACGGAAAAACGATTAAAGAAATTGGTAAAAAATTATCCGGTTGCACTTATGATTTTACCGGTCTTGAAAAAGCGGTTGTTGATGGTTGGGATGAAGGTGACAAAAAATTCAACCATATTATGGAAATTGTAAAAGCAGTCGAAGAGAACGGTATTAAAGTAATCTTTCATGAGGAACAGGCATGTAGATTACTGAAACTCACATTAACAGGTTCACCTAAACAATTTGGTTATGCGACAAAAGCTGAATACATCGAGGAACTTAAACAAAAGGGATATGCAATCGAAGAAGTTTCAATTAAAGCCTGTGACTACCTTATTACAGACGATATCAATAGCAACAGTTCTAAAATGCAAAATGCCAAAAAACTTGGTAAAACAATAAAAACATACGGAGAAGAAATATGTTAAATTTTATTATACTCTATTTCTCCAACCTCGTGTTGGACTACCCACTTCAAGGTTCATTCCTTGCTGAATGGAAACAGAAAAACAACTACATACTTTTTGTCCATTGTGCAATTTGGGGATTAGGGCTTTCAATTGTCTTAATACCACTCGGCCTTTTTGCTTGGTGGAAGGTAATTATGCTGGTGGCCGGACATTTTGTAATTGACTATTGGAAATGCCGTCGACTTTATAAAAAATGGCCGCTTTCTAATAAAACTGCTACAATAATCGAATGTGATGGTTCAGCCAAAAGAATAACCGACGAAAGAGTACCGTATATCAGTGACATTCAATCACTTTATATTGACCAATTTCTACACGTTATTCAAATATTACTTTGCCTTATTTAAAAAATATGCCAAAAAAAGTGGATTTCGGTTTTACACCGTCCAAATATCAAGAGGAATTTTTTGAGTTTGTACAACATGGTACAGGGAATGCGGTAGTGAAAGCAAAAGCCGGTTCGGGTAAAACAGCAACAATGGTTGCTGCAATGAAACTTATCCCCAAATCAAGACGCTGCTTAATGATAGCGTTTAATAAATCTATTGTCGAAGAATTAACAGGAAAACTATCCGGGTATCAAAATTGTGAAGTAAAAACCGTGCATAGTTTGGGGTTTGATATGATTAGGCGTAATTTTGAAATCACTCCTCAAGTGGATGAATATAAGTACAGAAATTTCATAAAAAGCAATATTTGTGAACTATCACAACTGGAGTGTGAAGGTCTTGACAGGAATATCCTTGAGGAATATGTGGAAAATGTCTGTCAATTGATTAATTTCTCTCGTTCGAATCTTTGCCAGAAAGTATCTGAAATACAATCCATCGCAGAAAAATATGATATACCGTACCATCACGATGAATGTGAAGTGACTCTGAAATGTTTGAAGTGGGGCAAGAAAAACACAAATTCAATTGACTATGGTGACATGGTTTGGCTACCATATGAACTAGGTCTTTCCCCAAAAGGCTTGCAGTATGATTGGGTATTCTTCGACGAGGCTCAGGACGCTTCAAAAGCATACGTGGATTTATTTCTTCGCACCTTTAAAAGAGGAACTCGCTTTACTGCTGTCGGTGATGATTTTCAACGAATCAATCTTTTTGCCGGAAGTTCATCGGATGCATTTGACTATCTAATGGGCTACCCAAACACACATGTTTTCGAATTACCTATCTGTTACCGATGTGATAAAAAAATCATTGAACTTTCACAAACACTTGTACCCGACATACAATACAGGGAAAACGCTCCCGATGGGCTTATACTTGAAGACTGTCACCTTGATGAGGTCAAAGATGGAGACATGGTTCTATGCCGTTCAAAAGCACCTTTATTAAGACTATATACAAGGTTGATAAAAAAAGGTGTGAATTGCTACATAAAAGGAAAAGACATCGGAACAAACCTCATTCAACTTATTGAATCAGAAGAAACTAATGTTATTGGCCGTGAAATGATTACAGATGGCCTATTTATACGTCTTTATGCTCGTCTTATTGACGTTCGTAATAATATGATGGCAAGGCATAATCTTGATATATGGGATGCTTCGTTGTCAAACCCTGTTATGGAGTTATATGATATGATTAATGTTATCATAACTCTATCTGAAGGTTGCAAAACAACTATCGAAATTATTTCAAAGATAGAGAAAATATTCCAAGATGAAGGAAAGGGTGTATGCCTTTCAACCATCCATAAGGCAAAGGGTCTTGAGTCGGATAATGTTTTCATTATATGTAGAAGCACCATGCCCCCAAAACGAGCAAAGAAGGATTGGGAAAAATTACAGGAGGAAAATTTAATATATGTTGCCTACACCAGAGCTAAACACAAACTCGGATTTATTTCTGAAATTGAAGTTCCGCCGGCCGGTTCATCCCTTAATGATGATGATATTGTAAATGATATTGCATTCATTGAAAAGCAGGTGTGCAGGGTACTTGGAATACCATTGACAGAAGATAACTCTTCCGCGAATTTTGCGAAATTCAGGCTCAAAGCCGCAACGGAAATTGAGGATAGACATGCCAACGACAATGTGGTCTATATAAATAAAAACGAGGCTCCTGAAGAAGAAACCTCGCTTGATGAGTTATTAGCGTCTTTGGATTAGTTAATTTTCACATATACTTTTGGGGTAAGAGATTCATTTGTACTTGCGTCAATAAGTTCCATGAAATCCGTGGTCACTTCAGTACTATTAACGTAAAATACGCGGTCAGTCCAACCGGCCACACTGTTTTCGACAACCTTAATGTAGGTTTTATTGTCATCAGCAAAAAGTACTTTAGCCTTACCGGTTCCATAGACGGTCGTTTGATCTTCTGCATACGATGTAAAATCATAGGTTTTGTTAACCATAACCATACCCTCTTTACTACCGTAAATAATTTCACCCGGTTCCATACCGATTACTGAAGCAACCTGCGGAACGGTAGCCTTATCAACGTTGGTGAAGAAACTCTCAAGCATGCTACCGGTGAAAACACCCTTAGAAACTTCGTTATAAGTAGCATCTTTCTGTGTCGGAATAGTATCTACTCCGATCATTTTATCGGGATTCTCTTCATAATTCTCCCATGCAAAAATTTGATTATTAATCATAATATTTCTTTGTTTTCTTTTTTGTTATTCTTACTATATAAATATTATCCAAAATATCTTTTCCTCACAGAGACTATTTATAAACAAAATAACGCCAAAAAAAAAGACGAATAATATGAAACAAAGTTATACACTCAACGAAAGTGAACTTCGCAATCTCATCAATGAATGTGTCCAAGAAGTTCTTAACGAGGAAGAAAATGAGGGACTTGGTAAAAATATGCGTGCCGCATGGTCAGCATTTAAAGGCAATCAAACCAAAGGAGCCGAGGGTAATGCTTTCCAAAAATCAACGCAAACCATCAGCAACAAGTTTAACGCCGCAAAAGAGAATTTCCGCAATCAGAACCAATATGATAAAATCGGTAAAATCAGACAAGAATTGCAAGAGTTGGTTTCAAACGGCAGCATTAATGGGGATATTACAGTCAATGAGTTGCTATCCAATTTCGGAGGTCTTTCCGGAATGCGCAGAAACATAACGAATACCATGAAACAGAACGGCGGTCAACGCATTAAATAGTTTTTTTTGAGACCATATAATAGGAAAAATTTAACATGGCCGATCCTTCGACCATGTTATTTTTTCTCCATGCCAAAACATCCTCACATGCTCATTATGCATAATGTTGATACGCAACATGTTTATGGTAAAGAAGAGGCCATGCTGGAAACACGGACAGAATCCAAGTATGGTAAAAACATAGAAATGTATGAGTTCATGCAATAAAACTTGACGTATGGAACATTCATCCCAATCAACCCTTGAATTGAAGGTGATGGTCGCCGCTTTGGCGCCGTTTCTCCTATTCTTGTATTCAATGGCAGCAACAGCCGGAATATAATCACACGGATCTGTTGAGTCTTCAAACTTGCATTCACCCAGTTTATTTCCGAAATATTTGGCATTGAATTCATTGTAAAGGCCAACTATATCGAAAGTCTTTTTTATTTTTTTAATGTTCCACATAGTTCCGCATCCGTTGTTTTTCGCAACAAGACTAAGATAACAATTTTATGCTTTTGCAAGCGTTACCGGAATAATAATTATTGTTAAAAACATAAAACAATATGGACAAAGAAATTTTAACCAACGAACTCATTGAAAAATCAATTGAGGAAATTATGGCTCGTAAGGGCTACGCCTATTTCAAAAAAGGCAACTACAATCTAAACCTGATCGGCATACGCTCTGACCAAGGAAATAAGGTGACTAACAAATTTGATGATTTCCTCCTTGTTCTGTATTATGTGGACGGTGTACTCCACAAAAAAATATACAGCATTACAACAGAGCCCGGTTTATATTATATGAAAAACAAACTGGGCAATCCAAAAGGAACTGCCATTCTTGTACCGAACCAATATCGCGCCACTTGGATGATAGCAAAACATAACGGAAAATACAATGCGCTTTGCCAACGCAAACCTGTTTCAGTATACAGGGACGGAAATAAGGATATGGTTTACAATCTTGAACCAAAAACAATCGATACCGGATTGTTCGGTATCAATATCCATCGCTCAAACCCATACACCACAACAACCAATATTAACGATTTCTCCGCAGGTTGCCAGGTGTTCGCATCACCAAAAGATTTCAAGGAATTCATGGAACTGTGCGAAAAACAGCGCACATTATATGGTAACACATTTACATATACGCTTCTCGATGAGAAGGATTTGAACCTTTAATCAAAATATATTTCATCATCTAATGCACTCACAGAAAATGAGTGCATTTTGTTTTGCACTTTTTGGTTTTTTAATAGTATATTTGCACTAAAGAAAAAAATCATATTATGGATATTAAAAATTTTAAGTGCATTGGTGGAATAATAGGCGACATCATAGGAAAACCATTTGAATTCCGTCCAACCAAGGAAAAGAACTTCATATACTGTAAAATTGTAGAAAAACCAACTGACGATTCCGTTATGACCGTGGCCAATATGGATTGGCTTGCCAACGGACGGGATTTGATTGAAGCGATGCGCGATTGGGGTGTGAACTATCCAGTAGGATATGGCCCGACATTCAAGAAATGGCTTTATAATCCTGAAATGGGTCAATATGGCTCATTTGGAAACGGTTCAGGGATGCGTGTATCGCCTGTTGGCTGGTGGTTCGACACAATTGAGGAAACACTTAAATACGCAGAAAAAAGTGCAGAACCCACCCATAATCACCCTGAAGGTATTAAAGGCGCAAAATGTATTGCAGGTTGTATATGGATGGCAAGGAATGGAAAAAGCAAAGATGAAATCAAACAATTCTGTATTGATCTCGGATACGATATGGAGCGCAAACTTGACGATATCCGCCCATCATATAAATTCGAGGTATCCTGCCAAAAGTCTGTCCCTGAATCTGTATTATGCTTCCTCGAGGCTGATTCTTATGAACAGACAATTCGAAACGCCATTACAATGGGAGGAGATGCCGATACAATGGCTTGTATGGCCGGAGCAATTGCAGAGGCAAACGGATATAAAATACCAGACAATTTTATTTTGCGTTTGTATAGATGCGATGAACGTATGCTTAAGATGATAGAGAGTTTTAATACAAAATTAAAAGAAAGATGGAACAAAACGAACTAGAGAAAAACATAAGGATATTTGCGTCAATTCACAATGTACCATATGAACAATGTAGACCAATCCCCAAGTCTGAGCTGAAAAACGGAATAACCTACCAAGGAAATTGTAGGAACACAGATGAAGCAATTTGGGATGTCGATGCATTCATATATACACGACACAAGTTCGGAACGAGCTACATGGAAACAATAAACCATTACGAGGATGACGATGGCTACGATGTTTTCGTACCGATAGAAATAATAAAAGGCAATAAAAAAGAATAAAAGCATGTATCACGACAGAGAATTGAAAAAAAAGAAAAGAATCGGAAATGTAGCCGCCTCACCAATGAATGGTGATGATAGATATGCCTACGAAATCCTATTCTACTACCCTAATCCATACTATGGTCATGAAAAGGATTACATTAAAGTGGAAGGTATGGACTATTACCATTACCCAGATAATCCATACTGTCGAGTACATTCCGGCTGTTTTAAAAATCCGGAAAGTTGCTACGTCCTCGCATTCATAACAAACGCGGAAGAGCCTGATGTGGTATCAGTCGGTCTACGCCCTTGGGAATTGTCGGGGAGCGACGATATCGCATTCAGAGAAATCCTCAAATATTGTTTCGAGTACGAATATGCTAACGATGATGAAGGCTAAATGCCAAAGATATTATACAAAACCGCTCCGATAATGGGTTTAACATAAATTACAAATCCAGTTTACTTTTTTATGTGAGTAGTTATTATCTTTGGCATGTTGAAAAAAGACATGAGTAACTATACTATCAATTTAAACAGAACAGACACAACATACAGAAACGAGTCGTTGGAAGCATGGATACGAAGTATCCGTGGCTATAAGATATTGTCCGCAAGCGAGGAGGAACAGATAATTCAAAAGGCGCAGAATGGGGACAGCGAAGCCCTCAACACAATTATCAAATCCAACCAACGTTTCCTCTTGTCGGCAGCCCGTGCATATTCAAGAGACGCCAATGAAATACTCGACCTTATCTCCGAGGGAAACCTCGCACTGCTACGCGCCGTAAAAAACTACAACCCATCCTATGGAATAAAGTTCATTTCATATGCGGCGTGGTGGATTAAGGGCTATATGTCGGAATATTTCAAAACTAACAGCCTCATAAGGCATAGAATGAGTAAGGATGTTGAGCAATTCATCAAAAACACAAAGGAAAACTTCAGAAAGGAAAACGGGTTTGACATGCCTGACCATCTGTTACGCGAGCTCGCCAAGGACGAATTCGAGAGAGACTTCAAACGGAGCGGCTCTTATTTGAAACAATCCACCGTTTATTTTGACGACGACATAACTCCCGAGGACTTTGACGGCGATTCCCTGATAGAGAAATTGACGTGTGTTGAAAACGACGCCTTGCCTGCTTTCCACAAGCAAGAACTCCTAACAGCCGCCACAAAGCTCGTCGACAAGATGTGCCAAAACCAAATTGAACGTGACGTGATTATACACGGATACGGACTGTTCGACGAACCACAATTGTCCGACTATGAAATCAGCCAAAAACACAATATAACCGAAAAACAAGTCTCGTATGTCAGAAGAAAGGTCATTAGGCGTATGATATCATATGTAAACGGCGAAAAATTAATAGTAAGACAATCAAAACTCCAAAAACCAGATGTTGAATAAAGAAGAAATAGTGGGCACTGTCCTGGAAATCGCATACACAAACCCGGCATACACAATCCTCGTCAAAACGTATGCACAAAACGGCAACAAAGACGTGTATGCTTCCGATTACTTCATCCGTGAAGTCAATGAAATTATCACACCAAGCATATGGAAAGTTAAAATCGAAACGCTCAGTGACGTCGTCGAAGGGAAATGGAAGGTGACAGGCTCCCGATCGTTCGAGTCTAACGGATAAACGGCCAAACCAACATTCCCACAATGGCATATCCTACCTTGTAATACCATTTCTGTGGATAGTCAATGTCCACATCTTGCGTACGCTCTCTCTGATACCCTATTTTGTATAGGAAATTGTGCGTCGACCATTCAAGACACATTCCACAAATGCCCCTTGCCTTGAACAAAAACGAGCCGGGATTCTCTATACGTATATCTTTCAACACTTCACGAAAATCTCTGCCCGGTATCTGATATGAATCGACAATGTGAAGATTGGTTGTTGTCAAACTGTATTGGACTACGTGACCCATGAGTGAAATAACTTATACCCATAAATATCTCCATAGCCGTACCCAAAATAAAAACAAAATATTGCATTTCTATAATGAAACAAGGAAAATATAGAATAATTGAAGGCGACTGCATCGAAGGCATGCGGAAACTCGCCGAAGAAGGCGTAAAGGTAAACCTGACGGTTACAAGCCCGCCCTACGACAATTTGAGATCGTACCAAAACACTCTTGTTTGGAATTTTGACAAATTCAAACGAGTGGCCGACCTTCTATATCAAATAACAGAAGATGAAGGAATCGTCGTATGGGTCGTGTCTGACCAGACAAAAAACGGAAACAAAACATTAACCTCTTTCAGACAGGCCCTCTATTTCCAGGAAATAGGATTTAATTTCTATGACAACATCATATACGAGAAAAACAGTTCATCCTTCCCACAGTCAAAAACCTCACTAAGATACTCGGATGTGTACGAATACTGCTTCATCCTGACCAAAGGCAAAATACGCAAGGACATTCACCTCCTTTGTGACAAACCAAACAAATGGGCCGGCCACACCAATTGGGGCAAACTCAATTCATACAACGAGGATGGAATGGTGAACGCCAAAAAGGATTTCATTAACCCCGTACCCGAATTCTCCAAACGCAACAATATTTGGAAATACGCCACTGCCGTCGAAAAAGACAAAAACAAGCATCCCGCCAAAATGCCAGAAAAACTCGCTATAGACCACGTACTATCATGGTCGAATGAAGGAGATATGGTATTCGACCCGTTTATGGGAAGTGGAACCACAGGAAAGGCCGCAATGTCAAACAACAGGAATTTCATCGGAATAGAAATAGTACCTGAATACGTACAAATATCCAAAGACAGATTCAAAAAATATGATTACAAAGAAATACTTTGAAACAATACTTCCGGGTAATGAACCAATCATTACACTCTCATACAACAATGCTAATGGAGAATTCAACATGGGAAACCATGTCCGACTATATACCGGATACCAAAACGATGCTTATGACGACGATTTCCCGGGTTTCCTCGTCAATATAAACGATTATCATTTCAAAACCTTTGAATTGATTAAAGAAATATTTCCGGATGTAACACAGGTGGTAATGGCTTGCCCAATATTTTATAGAGATAATATACAATACATAAAAAAAGAAACGGAAGTTGAAGGTTATAAATTATTTCCGTGCGCCGACGGTGAGTACTCCGAATATGTCAGAGAAGACGATTTCATCTACCTATTCAGAACCTATACAAACCCATACAGGTTCCACCTCCAACGATGTATGGACTACACTATCCTCATTGACGAAACCGACGATGAAACAAATCTATCTGACAGATATGATGACAATGAAAAACCACTCTTTGCTCCGGTAAAATCATATTACCAACTTACAACCGAGGAATATAAACAACGGAAAAAAGAAAATTCCATTTACAGACTCAATAAAGAAATACTCCGTATCTTCGACGCCTATCATATGAACGCCATTGAATCCAACTACTACATCGGATACGACGATTCAGAAAATTTCGTATGGTGCGAAATGGAGGATGACAGATATGACTTCAACGACGCACAACTCAAAATCCATTACGGAGAAAAATTTTACCTATTCAAATTAAATAAATTATGGACCGACCATGGTCTCGATAAATCATACTACTTTCTTAAATTCACCACAGACAAACACGAGGCAGAAGAACTATACAACAAACCACTCGAATACTTCATCCCTTACATCTCAATAGACGCAGACGGCGAACCATTCACAGACGCATACCACGGAATTGAAAACATCAATTCAGATGATTGGAAATGCGAATATGAATTAACAGAATGTAAAGTCGGAGAAGGGATTGTGGAAGAAATAAAAAACCAAAGGAAAACAATGACAATAAAAGAAGCGGGCTATTAAAACCCGCTTTTTCCGTTTTTATCTGCCACTATTTGAATATGCATTGGCCATACACAATATCTGATGCTCACCATCCGGCAGTTTTTCATTAAGCGCATCAACCACTAATCTAAGTGTTGCCCCGGAATTAACATCCTCGTCGTATATTAGGAATTTACCTTTCCTGAACCTACCCTGCAATACACCGTTGGTCATATTACGGTCAGCAATAACATATAAGCCCTGAAGGTAATTACGCAGCCTTTTGTCAATTGACGTAATTTTGAAATATTTCTCCTTGTAATCAGGCACAAAACCTTCACCTAATTTGTTTATATACATTTTCAACGTATCTGTAAATCGATAATGCGCCTGAAGATATTCCTTATATAACCTCCCACTTTCTTTCCCCATACCGGAAAAATTCATAATGTTTTTCCACATCTCATCCACATCTTTCTTGCTTATCCTGCCAGACTCACTCTTATATGTAATAACCTTTGTTATGTATTGTATGTATTCATCCTTGCCCAATTCCTGCAACGCCGTCCCATACGATATCCTGCAAAGGACCTTTATAATTTGATCAATGGATAACTTGTCCGCCATCCTACCCCTCTTGGGGACTGCACCCTCCTTGCTAGGAATGGTTAAAAAATAACGTTCGTTCCTCTTCACAAAATCTTGAATCGGTTTGCATACAAGATAGTTGATTTCATTAAACGCCATGTTCTTAACGGCACCCTCCAATTGCCTTATATCGGAATCAGATAACCCTTTGCTTTTTAAAACCGATATATCACTCCCATCCTTCAGTTTAACATTGATAACATTCCTTTCAAAAAAATCTTTCACATATTCACACCCTATTTTATTAGATAAATTAACACAAAAATATTCATTAAATCTCGATGAACTTGGGGCGGAAACAATATAATCCGGATGATATCCCACTTCCTTTAATACATTAGCACCATATACAACCGATTTATCCAAAAATTGGTTAACTGAAGTATAACCGCCATCAGGATACTGTTGCTTAAAATGGCCGTCCTTGACTCCGGACAAAGAAAAATTTTGCGCTATGTCAGGCACAACACCATTATCATATGTAACATTTATCTTGTCTAATCTCTTTTGACCAACCGAATTATCACCGGTAATATCATCAGTCTTACTATTCGCCCTCAGTTTTCCATGCTTCAACGCATCAGAAAAATTAAAATCTTTCATACTAAACAACGTAATACATTTAACATTGGTTCCGGGAACATTCAACACATTATACCTGAACATCCTCCCATCACCCTTCGAAGCACGCTCGACTTTATTCGCATATATATCGTTGTCCATAGATGTACGCTCCAATGTTTTTTCACAATAAGCCAATAACTCTTCATCATTCAAGGTATTAATTGCTTTGTTTAAAGCCGTTAGTGTGGCTTTCCCAATGTTAGGATTCGGTTTGAATACACCTTTCCTGCCACCTTTTACCCAATCAATCAACCTACGATATGTGTCAACCTGAGCGGTACTCGTCTTCTTGAACTCAATTAGATTTTTCTCATGAGCTGAATTTTTACCATACAAAATATCATTTTTATCACCGAAAACCCTCGTGTCTACACCCAATTTCCTGTTCGTGTTCTTGTTTATATTAGGATCAGCATCAATTGACAAGGACACACCATCACCGGTGTTGCCCCACACAGCACCATACTCACACAATACATCCATCGCCTCAGTGTATGCCTTTATCTGCTCCTCAGTTAATACTATTGTCCTCATCCTCTATTTTATTATTATATAATATATAAATATAAACCTACACAAGACGCCCTTCCCTCAAATTATATATCACGCTGCCATATGTCGTATTGTCCATATCAGGATTCCCTCTCACATCAACACCCTCAAACCCGAATGATTTCAGCAATTCGGTCGATATGCTGTTCCGGTCAGAACTACCCCTAAACTCACTGTTGTAATATTTCGCATAATCCTTCAATAACTCAATTGCCCTATCATATACCTTTTCACGATATAATATAATATCACGCATATTATCCACCTTCGAACCAAACAACACCGAAGCAATAATATGGCATTTCTTCAATAACATCTCCTTGTCCACATCCCCATTCTCAACCATCATCCTGAACGCATCATTATTTATGTACTTCAATGCAGAATGGAACATCATCCCTAACTCACCGTCGTTTATCCGAACTAAATTATACCCGTCAAAACTCACTTTATGCTTGGGACGCCCTCTATACCCGTCACCTTGCAACTTGTCTTCCGAAGAACAGAAATAAGTACCCGTACCAAAATGACCGGTTCCACGCCCACCATATGACATTACACTAAACGGTTCACTTTTCCCTAAATCCCCAGCATGCCATCCAAAATTCTCCATTATGACCTCACGTATAAGGTCCCTCAAATCAGATTCCTCCAGCTTTATTATTTGCTTCATGAATTAATACCTTTTTATAATAACTATCCTACATAAAAACATACCGGAAAAATAATTTTCCGGATTTTTTTTTTCAATGGGGTATGCCTAAAACACCCTACCCCCTCCGGATTTTTTTATAAATATCAATGGTAAAAATTATTTTTTTTACAGACGTCGCCGGTGAAAAGTTACTTCCGGAAATTTTTTATTTTTTTTTTGAACGTCGCCGACGGAACCGTCCCCATATATGACAACGAATGAAGGCAGGGGGTATGCGAGGGGATACGTAGCCACCCCTTACGTAGGGAGGGGGTCGGGTAGGGGTTGTACGCCCCTATGTTTCACGTGAAACAATCTGTTTAACGCACTCCTGTGAGGATATGGAGTTCGTGTGTGTTTTTCGGCACATACACCTTCAAACCTTCGGCAAACGCTTGAGCTTGTTTTTTAGCCTTTTCAGCCGTTCCGAGGGGTGCTGCCGCATAACTGTGGCGCAGTTCAAACCAACGCTCATCGGGGGCGGTGTTCAGTGCCAAACCTTTGATTTCCGCGTATCGGTTCAGTGCGTCATACTTGTTTTCGGCTTCAAGCGTCAACAATGCTTGACCGTTTCCGCCTAATCCTATTGAGATGATTTCGTATTGCATATCATTGGTATTTCATTTCAACATTACAAAGATACGTAATTGTATTGGATTAGGCAAGTTTTTAACACAATTAGTTTTCGTTCCGCATTGCAATTCAATAAATCAACATACTTATACGGATATTGTATGTTTTGACGTGTGTTTCAATGGGGTCGTTTGCCTTTATGCCGAAACTTATTAGTTTGGTTGTATGTTCAGAAATAAGGTCTGATGCAGGGATTTTATTATACTTGAACTCTATCTGTACCAATTCTTTTGCCATATCGTATATGTTTTGGTGTTCATTTTCCTATTTCGGAGACGCGAAAGTCAATATTATAAATCGGGTCCCAAACGCTTATTTCGTTGTATTGTTTTCTAAGGCGTTCCGCGTCAGCGGTGTCAAGTCCTTCCAAGAAAATGTGTGTTTCAACTTGCTTGTTTCGCTTTTTCAGGCATTCTTCTTTTGTCTGTGCAATATCGGTGACCATAACGTTGTTCGGTTCATCGTAAGGGATCATCAACGCTGCAAATTTGTATGTATTCATAATGTTCTCGTTTTTATTTGTTCAACATTACAAAGATACGTAATTGTATTGGATTAGGCAAGTTTTTAACACTTGTCAAGAATTGGTTTTTTGTTCCTCAATAAAGGCCAAAATTCTCCCCATAAGCACAGAAACGTCATTTGTTGCCGTTTTTCCCATTACGGCTTGAATGTCTTTGAGTGCTTTGCAATAACCCGCCATATATGCGTTTGAGAGCATATCTTTGGCGTTTTTGGTTTGTTCGTTTGCGTATCGGTTTGCTTTTCGTTCTACTTTTGTCGGTGCCATAATTAACCTTGTTTATTTGATTTCAACAATACAAAGATAAGTAATTATTCTAAACTGGGCAATTTTTTAACATTTGTTTACCATTCTCTGTCAAAGTCAGGGTCGTCACCATAGTTGCCTTCGTATGCGTCCAATTGGTCTTCAAGCGATACGGTACAAGCGTGTTCGTCCCAACTCCCGTCCCAACTTGGGTCGTTCACATAGTTTCTGAAATCGGGGTTTGTTGCCAATTCATATAATGCCCTATTGTGTTCCCTCTCTGCTGCGGTGAAACCTAATCCCAAAAGCCTCTCATAGCGTTCGGGGTGTTTTTGGTTGTATTTGCGTTGATAGTTCGGGTCTTTGTGTCTGTCGCCTTTGGCATTCCAATATGTGTTTTTGCAGTGACTGCAACAAAACGCTTGTTGCCACTGTTTTTTCGCAAAACGGGAACCGCATACAGGGCAAGCCAATTCTGCCCCTACTTTGGCTGCTTTATTCTCTTTATATTGTTCGCTGCGTTTGCTCATAGTATTGTATTTGTTCAACGATATGAAGATAATAAAAAGATACGGAAACCGAAACAATTTAACATAGTTTAACGCGAATGTTAAAAAGTGTTAAAAAATTGGCGGTGTGGGAAAAATTGGTTATCTTACCCTTGTTGAAAGGGGATGGAATAGGTGGAGTATGCCCGTTTTTTAAATGTTAATAAATGTTAAAAATTGGGCTATGTCAGATATATTAGGTATCTTTGCAGTGTTGAATTAAGAGAGATACTAACCAATTAAACATATACGAAAATGAATAACGATGCAATTACAACCATCAGCGAAATGAAAAAAGGCGTGTTCGGTGTCCAAGTTGTCACCTTCACTGAACCGCGTATGCGTAAAACCAACAACCCTTATCTGGGTCGTGTCCGCAAGGTTGCAAACTATACGCATATTGCATTAGGCACTGACTACAAACGGACGGTTGAGAACCGTATGGAGAAACTCGGCATTGAGGGTGGCTATGAAGTTGAGAAGGCAAAGGGAATGCACCGCTACAACGATTTCTTTATGCAGAGCGACAAGGACGAAAACCAATTCTACCTCAACATCATCTTTGACAGAAGTGAGGAAAGCCACGTTGAGCGTTACTATATGGTAGACGGACGATTGGCAACGAAAGAGGAGGAGAACGAAATAAAGGGTTTTGAGTACGAGAGAAAAGAGTGCGAAAAGCAGAACAATGCAGGATTGAGTGGGCGAGAGGAAGTGAAAATCATCCGCCCGAAACTGCAAAACGTCATCAAGATTGTCTTGGGGGCAAGGGTAATTGGAGAATAAAAAGGAAATTTGTTAATTCACTCTAACTTATAACTTACTCACCGCTGCGTTGTGAAACGTGGCGGTTTTTTTATTTTATTGTGGCATAAAGACACGATTGTGTCTGCTTTTTCCGTTTCAACACCGGTAAGATAACAAAAAGTTTTGGCTCCGGCAAATTTTTAACATTTGTTTTTGGTATGTTAAAATATCTTAAAAGTTTGGGTATATTGGACTTATTACGTATCTTTGTGCTGTTGAATTAAGATGAAACAAATAAGACTTGATTAGTATGAAAGAAGTGGAAATACAACTATTGATTAAAGACCTTTGTGCAAGGCTACCCTATGGAGTTAAATGCTTAGTGAATTTCGATGATGGAACTAATGACATTATGACACTCCAAACTGGTTTACCGAACGGTTTTGGTAACTGGGATTTTTATAACGAAAATTGTTCCGGGTGTTCAAATAATTTCAAGCCTTACCTCCGTCCGATTTCTTCTATGACTGTGGAAGAAGACTGTGAGTTCTGTCGCCTGTTTAAATGCGATAGTGTTAATGCAATGTATGGATACATTAACTGGGCGGTTGGAGGCAGTTGTGATTACGATGATTTTGATATTGAATTTTCAAAATTGGCAAAAATCATTGATTGGCTAAACGCCCATCATTTTGACTACCGTGGTTTGATTGAAAAGGGTTTGGCTCTTGAAGCACCAGAAGGAATGTATAAATAAGATTAACGCTAAATGTTAAAAGTTTTGCTATTTCAGAATAAATTGGTATCTTTGTGGTGTTGAATTAAAAGCAGACTGATATGACAAAAGATGATATGCAGAAACGCCTCAAAGAACAACACCGTATGTGCAGAGAACGAATTGCAATGGGGCGTTACGCGGATAGAGAGCAAAAGGCGTATTATAGTGGGATGTGTGATGCGCTGCGGATTGCCTTATCCGAAATAGGGGAGTTATCAATGGAAAGCAAAGGAATATATAAAATAACCGCAAGTGCTGACGGTAGAAGTCAGATTAAAATGGAACTTACGGAAAGTCAATATGATTTTTTGTGTGACGTTTTCAACAAAATGAACGATAAACGTGAAAGTTACGGACCCGTATTATCAATCGACAAGATTGGAGAATAAGCGACTTGGAACGTAAATTAAGAAGTTAGTTCTCTTTTCATAAGTTATATTCTTTAATTGGTTGCCGTTCGGTACTTTGTGTGCCGAGCGGTTTTTTATTTGTTAAAAATTTGGCCAGTTCAAAAAAATTGGTTATCTTACCAATGTTGAAGGGGAGATAACGGGCAGATTGTACTTGTTCCGCAAATCTTAAAAAATGTTAAAAAATTATCCATTTTAAAACAATTACTTATCTTTGAGTGTTGAAACAAGAAAAAATAAAAAATGGAAAAAGTAACTGCATATAAATCATACAATGGTCGCTTGTTTGAAAGCGAGGAAAAATGCCTTGCTTATGAGAATAAAATGAAAAAATATCCAAAGGTGAAGGAGAGCGTGGAATATGGAGAGCAGTACGATATAAACCTTATGAAAGAAATCACTTTCAATAAAGTGGAGAAACATACCATAATAACGCAAAATTCGCCGAGTGGGTTAAAGAAAATGGAGATATTTTATCTTATAGATAAAAAGTATAAACTCCACGATGATTTTAACACACTGGATGGCGAACTGATGCACGATATTATGATACCTCGCGAAAGAAAGCCTTATTTGCCTGATGCAAAGGGTCATTGTTATGATGATGGCAGCAAACCAAGTGAGTATTATGCCCCAATGAATGTTTGCCGAATATTGGCGAGGAAACTTTTGTATGGCATTGAAGTTGAACAAGCGATAAAGCAATGTATTGCAGAATTTAAAGAGTTTGCTCCAAAACAAAATGAGTTATTGGGGTGTGAAGTTATTGATGGGAAACATTGGGTTATTGAAAACAAACGATGGCATAGTGGTGTAACAAAACCAAACCGATTGCATATTGAACTTGTATCTTAAAAACTGTTAAAAAATTGTACGAACCGGATATTATTCGTACATTAGGCACATTCAACAATAAAGGTTATGCAAATATCTAATAGTTCAAAAAAGCGTTGTTATGCAAAATTCGATTACAAGGGAGTAAGAAAAGTGGTTGAGTTTTGTTCAAGGTTGCTTGAAGATTTTGGGACAGAACCTGTAATATCGGAATACATCTATGACCACGATGATGCACTGACATACAATGTTTTTCTTTTCCTAATAAGGGAGAATTGCAAAGACGGAAAGACACTGAAAGAAATAGAGAAGTTTACATATATAACAAACCAAAACAAATTAAAGGCAAGCGAGAACTTCCACGACATACACTATAAGACATTCAAGGAACGTAGGCGTGAGAGAAGAAAAATGAAATGTTAAAAATTTGCTCATTACAAAATAATTACCTATCTTTGCAGCGTTGAAAATTAAACCAATCATCAAATGAACAAAAGAGAATTTAGCAGCAGGATTGTTGCAGACATCAAGGAGCAAATACAAAACCTCACCAACCCCATTAATGTTCTTACTATGGCGGTTATTGATTTCGGTAAACCGATTATTTGCTGTAATGCAAATTGTTTCTACCCAACGCCGGATAGTACGTGGCTTGCGTTTGAGTTGTACTTTGACCCAAAAGCGGATATCAAGGGTGGTTTAATGGTTGTCGAATACAGTACAATCGACTTTAGTATGGCTGTTTGCCCCATTGAAATGTACACCCACACAAGGTTTTCTTATAAAACCCTTGCCGAAAAAAACGCAGTGATTGAGAAATTTGTCACGCATTTTATGAATGCAATGAATATTGACTATTTCCAAATGCGTAGGGAAATGACCGCTGAGTTGTACAAAACCTTAATTGCCGATATGCCGAAAGAGGTCGGATGCGAGGTGTTTGACGATTATGACATTCAACATCTGATTGAGGACTGCCGCTCGTTCTGTCCTGACGAGACCTGACGCAATCGTTATCATTTTCATTGGTTGGCGGATTTGCAGAAATGCAAGTCCGCTTTTTTATGTTAAAATTTTGCTGAAGTCAAATCTTTTTGTTATCTTACTCGTGTTGAGAGAGGGATAGAATAGGTAGGTGCATTATTGTCTGCAAATGTTAAAAAATGTTAAAATTTCTACACTTTGGCATAATTTCACTATCTTTGCAGTGTTGAATTAAAAGAGAAACAAGCAATAAAACATATACAATATGAAACACGAGATTTTCGGTATCAAGACCAATTCGGACAATAATAAATTCGAGGACAAGTTCGATATCATTTATGGTGACTGTGGTGCATTCTTTGAAAGCAAAGATGTGTTCCATCACGAGGACGACATTTCGTTCGACTACAAATATTGTGTTGAGGTGGTTGACCTTGATGATTTTTGCGGAGAGGAAAAATACGGCATTGAGTTGGCGGTTGTCCCGATGTTCAATTCACTTTGCGAGAAACGGAAAAAGAGCATATTGGATTGTTCGTTTGTGTGCGAGGATGAGATAACCACAGCGGACATTCACCAAGAGGGTACTTCAATAACGATTGGGTATACCGATGTTCCGAACGAGGGAAAGCCTTGGAATGAGTGCGAGGGCGTTGCCAAGGCACTTGCCGCAATTGCCAATGTGTTTGAAACCATTGACGCAATGCGTGGTTTCTATTTCGATAGGGCGGTGAACCAAGTCGGCACAACTGGTTGGGACTTGATAGATAGTTTTATTAATGGGAACGACTGGGTTAAAGCCACACTCGACCGACACAAAGAATAAGACACGATTGTGTCTTGTTTCCCTAACAAATGTTAAAAATTTGCGCGTTCCAATCAAATTGCATATCTTTGCAATGTTGAAAATTTAAGTCAAACAATATGAAAAAAACCATCAGTTTTGGTAAAATTGCCTATCAAGGCAAAAATAAGGTAAATAAAGTCACCGTAGATTTGGAGTTGAGAGATACAGAAGACGGGCCGGAATTTGCGGCAAGTTGTTCTGTATGGAACTCAAGGAATACTGACATTATTACCGGCGGGCAGTGCCTTGATAGCGTGTTACCGTATATGGCATCAAACCCCCTCTTTGTCGAAATTTTTGAACTGTGGGAAAAACATCACCTCAACGGTATGAATCCGGGCACACCGGAACAGATGAGGTGCATAGAGGAACACAAGGATGAAATTGTTGAGAGTGACGGGTGGTATCACAAGGAACTCAATCTCCTCAAAAAATACGGTTTGGATGTGGTTGAATGGCAAGGAAAACCATATAAATATGGAAGTGGATGGATATATAGGGAAATTCCCGAACCCGACCTTTCAAGGATAAAGGAAATCATCCAATCCTAACAAATGTTAAAAATTTGTGTAGGCTAAAACAAATTGGTATCTTTGCCACGTTGAACCAATAAAAATAAACCGATATGGATAGAAAAGAATTTGACGAATTTATCAATGCCGTGGACGTTGTCTGTGGAGAGTGTATAGAGCGTTCTGAAACCACCTGCGATAATTGCCCAGTGCGTAAAAGTGTAGATTACTATAACGCTAATAAAAAGTAAGGGAGGGTTATACTATGGCAAACGGAAAAATCAAGGCATACAAAGTTGTCGTACCGATAACGAGTTACGTTGTGTGGGTTGAGTGTGCGGAGAGCAAGGAAAAAGCGATTGAAAATGTGGAGAGAGATATTGTAATGCGTATTGGACGTGGTTGGGGAGAGGAGCAGATAGACGAACACTTAAAATTGGGTAAACCTTACATTCAAAAAGACTAACAAATGTTAAAAATTTGGCCAGACCAATTAAATTAACTATCTTTGCCACGTTGAAACAAGCAAAACCGATATTATGGAAAAATTCTACGTCATAAGCAGAGAATATGTTTGCAATGGCATAACTTTCAACCGCACACATTGGAATATTAAAGATTTGGAGAAAGCAAACCGAGTATTCGATGAGGAATTGGTGAAACTCAAAAAAGAGAACTCCGATATGCTTGCAGACAACGAAAACTATGTTACCCAAAAGGGCAATCGTAAAGGCAATCGTTATTTTGAATGCCATTACAAATACCAACCACAATTAAGCAATTTTTCTATCGAAATGCACACCGAAAAAATTGAATAATATGGCACAATTCAAATATGAAGTGACTATTGAGGTTGAGAAACCTTATGAAAACGATACCGATAAATTCCTCAAAGATTTGGCGTATGTTGCATTGGACACGTCACTTAAACGTGGAAGAAGTATTCACATTCAAAACTACTCCATAAAAGACCTCAACAAAAAGTGTTAAAAATTTGCACACGTCAAAAGAATTAAGTATCTTTGCCACGTTGAATTAAAAAAGCGACCCTATCACCAAGTAATTAACAAATGGCGGTATTCCGCTCTAAAAAGTCAGTAGTATGAGAACACGTGACCGACCCTAATAGGTAATAGTATAAGTGAAAATTTGTAATCCTAAATTTATAATGAAACCCTAAAATCGCCCAAATATGCACCACAATAAGGACACCACCAAGTAAAGGTTTAAATCCCATAAAGTATAGTATCGTATTATGTGTAGTGACAGTATTAACCCCTAAAACATTAAAGTTATGAAGAAGTAAAGAGAATATATTACAGATAAGATATAACAAAACAAAGCGCCCGCCCCCGACAAGAGGGTGCACGCAATAAAACCGACACCGAGTTGAAATGATAGATACTCCGTGTCGGTTGTCTTTTTCCCCTTTCAACATAGGTAAGATAACAAAAATTTCCGATACCGGCAAGTTTTTAACATTTAATAATGCTTATTTTGAGGAAATGTTAAAAATTTGCTTAATCTAATTCCTTTAAGTATCTTTACAGTGTTGAATTAAAAAGAGCAAAAACCACAAATATTACAAACAATGACGTTACCAAAAACCTTGTTTGAGGATTATATCAAATTAGATAGAATACTGCAAAGCAAAACGTTTGCAGAGATTAAAAAGCATTTCAGCAAACCGAATAAGTACGCATCCATTATTCGTTCAGTAGATGGTGAATATTCGTACATTGACCTTAATTACCTTTCAATTTGCGTAACAATACAAGAGGACAAATATAGCGGTATGGGGTTTATCGTTGGGAACGTGGAATACTATGAAACAAAATAAATGTTAAAAATTTGCGTATTCCAATTCTTTTGGGTATCTTTGCATCGTTGAATTAAAAGAAACACAAACATCAAAAATAAGTAAAAATGGAAACAATGAAGACTTTCGAGTGTCTTGATTTTGACGAACTCTTAAAAATGAAAGTGGGTGAAACAGCAACGTGGAACGGCTACCTTTTCCGTGGTTTCTACTACGAGGACGAGTATTGCATCGAACCCGACATACTCGGTGGTGTTGATGTGTACAAAGATGGTGAGTTCATCTGTGCAATCCATAACGAGGATGAATTCGAGGAGTTTGAGCAAACCGCGTAAGTCACACCATAAATCACTTTGAAATATGAACACATTAAAGCAAGCACTGATTGCCAATGGCGGCTTGGAAAAACTCAACAAGGCAATGAAACTCATCAACGAGGAAAGCGAGATTGCTGACCGTGGCGAGTTTTGCAGTCAAACCGATGCCGAGTATCTGCACCACGGAAACCAACTCTTAAAGGAGTTTAACGAATTATTGACCGAGGTTCTTAACAAATGTTAAAATTTTGGTCAATTTAAGTATTTTACGTATCTTTGCAGTATTGAAACTAATTAAACGGATTACTATGTCAAAAGAAGAAGAAAAGGAACTTATCAAAGCACGGTTCAATCATTATTACGACAACTGTGATGATTGGGGTATGGGTGATATTGAACTCCAACTACGTCTTGACTTCTGTTCCCCCAAGACTATGAGCCGTTATGAGTGTTATGCTTACATTAGTGAACTGACAAACCAATGATGAAAACATAGCAAATGTTAAAATTTTGGCCAGTTAAACTATTTTATGTATCTTTGTGGTGTTGAATTAAAAACAATATACCAATGAATGCTGACACGAAATTAGAAGACTACACCCAAGCCGAGTTGAGAATATTGGGTTGGTGCAAAGACCTTGCTTGCTCACAAGGCTTTTACGGCAGACTTTATAAGAACTTGCGAGAAGACCGCGAGTGGTTGCAGCACCTTGCCGAGCAGAACTTCGGAGACAGTTTGGACTTTATCCTCTATGTTGAACAATAAAAACCATATCACTATGCGTATAATGAAACACAATGACGAGATAATCAAATCCGTCCCATCTTTCAAGCACTACAACAATGTTCTGTCGGAGATTGTTTCCGAGGACTATAAGGAAATCAAAGGTCACGGGCTTGAAAAATCGCTTTTCTGCGGAGAGTTCACCGCCAAAATCTACATTGGCCAACAGATTGTGGGAACCTACAAGTTCGACTGCAAGCATTTCCGCAACTTTATGCAGTTGGATAGACTGACACCAAAACTGACCAAAATCAAGTAATTTTTTTTGTCATAATGTACGGACTGACCGAGATTGGTTGGTCCGTTTTTATTTTGTCTATTATCAAATGTTAAAAAATTGGCTGATTCAAAAAAATTGGTTATCTTACCCTTGTTAAAAGGGGGATAAAAAATATATGTTTCACGTGAAACATTCAAACCATTCAAATGTTAATAAATGTTAAAATCTTGGCCATTCAAAAAGTTATACTTATCTTTGCAGTGTTGAATAAAAAAAGAACAGAGTTATGAAAATATACTTTAAAAACCCTTACGATTTAAAACAGATTAAGTCAAAAACCATAAACGAAAACTCGAAAAGATTTCGCAGAATGGGGGATGATGTTACATTTACATTCACCGCTTGTGGTGGTGCCACGTTTTACTATGAGCGCAGGGACGGGGTAGACAGCCTTGCAACAAGTGAATATCCCGAGGATTGCTATGATTGGAGCCCCGTCGAAATCGTTAAAGTTTCTTAAAAATTTGCTTTCCCCAATCCCTTTAAGTATCTTTAAAGTGTTGAAACAAAAACAATATATCTATGAAAACTTGGGAATTTACCATCGAGAAATTGAACGGGGAGTATGTCTGCTCCGAGAGTGTAAAGGCTGAAACCTATCAGGAAGCTTACTCCACTGTGGCAAGAAAATATCGTGGTTACGTAATCAGTTAAAGATAAACAATATGAAAAAACTATACGTTGTACATAGTAACGAGGTGCTGCCCTACGACACCACAGAGAACAAAATCGTATTGGTGACGGATGACTTCAATAAAGCGTCGGAGGCTTATAACAAAAGCATTGAGAAATGGAAAAAAGAACGCACAGGCTCGGAAAATTATAAAATTGAGACCTGCACCACGAAGTTCAGTGATTCCGAAGTCGAAACCTTTTTCTCCGCCTTTATGGACGGAGATTACAACAACGACCACTACGATGTAATCATCAGTGAAGTTGAACCGATTATGTCTTGACAAATGTTAAAAAATTGCCCAATCAAAAAATTTTAGGTATCTTTACCACGTTGAATAAATAAAAAAACATTAAATAATATGAACGAACAGAAACACGCCGCTGAAATGACCGATGAACTCGATTTCATCCACGGGCAAGAAATTTATGAACCCTCAAAACACAATGACTAATGAAAAACATCATTAACGCAATGCAGAACCTTATCTATGGCGATTTCCGCCTTGTTCTGTCCGAAAAACAGTTGAAAAACATTAAAACCCTATAAGTTATGCAGATAGACCGAAACAAAGCAATCCGCAATATCAATGACGAAATTGCAGGTGCTTCACACGAAATCATTAACGCCCTCTTGGAACACTTTGCGTACTCCATTGCCGACATTGGAAGTTGGGATGAACTGACTGAGGCCGAGAAGAAAATTATGCCCAAAGAGATTTTCAACAAATTGGCTTTCGGCGAAGCATCAGAGGGTTTTCAAGCAGGTACGTTTGTTTATAGGGAGTTGATTTCCGGCAGTAAATGGGTTTCTATCCACAAGTGTATTGACAAATCAAATCCGCACGGGGATGTTATCTCGTTTGCTGACGTTACGATTGAAACCGCCAACCCTTTTATTGAGGTCACAACCGGAAGTCTTTGCTCCACTGGCGAAATTGTAAACGAACGCGTTGCCACAGAGGAAGAGAAAAATCTGGCAATAGAAAAACTCAAAAGCAGGGGTTACACTTGGGATGCAGAGAAACTTAAGGTTGTTCGATTGGATTGAATAAACATATAACGTTATGTGCATTATAGACGAAAAAAAAAACAAAAACGAAGTCCTTAAAAAGGTTATTGAAACAAGCCAGATGATGCTGAAAAACGCCCCAAACCACATAAAGTACCGAGTAATCGGCATTGATTGGGATTGTGACGGTGACCCTTCCGACTACAATCTGCCTGCCGAAACCGTTATTGAATGCGACAACGAGGATGCGGTTATGGACGAACTTTCCGCCAAATATGGCTGGTGCATTGACGCTGTGGAGGAAATCATTCCCATTTCTTAACAAGTGTTAAAAATTTGCGTATTCCAATTCTTTTGGGTATCTTTGCATCGTTGAACAATTAAAAACGCAAAAAAATGAATATCGACAAGTACATTGAGAACATCACCCAAACCACGGAAGGCTTTTGCTTCAAGGATAATGCTGCTTTTGAGAACGATTTCGATAAAGTCTGCTATATCCCCGAAGGTTCAATGGAAAGACTGATAGAAATGCAGGGCAAGGGAGAAGACAAAACCGACCTTGAACTTATTGAGAATGGGGACGCTTACACCCGTAACTCCCTGCGGCAACTCCTATTGGAGTATATGCAGGACTATTATCCACACTATCGCCTTGAAGACGTTGTGGAGAACAAAATTGATGACTGCCTTTTTCAAATCTGTGATTGGCGGTATCCCGAAACAATCCTTGATGAAGGCAGTTTCGAGGAAGACTTTGAGCCATCGGACGATATGGATGATTGAGGAGGTTGTAATACTTTTGTGTTTCATATATTTTCCCATACAGTTGCAAGACAGTATGGGTTTTTTTATTTCCCTTCAACACAGGTAAGATAACAAAAATTCCGGTTATGGGCAAACTTTTAACAAAATTTAAAAATACTTCTAATAAATGTTAAAATTTTGTTGGTGTTGTTTTATTTACGTATCTTTACAGTGTTGAAATGAAAAAAACAATAGGATATGGTTAAGAAACAAAACATCACATCTTTCACCCACAAGATTAACGGTGAAAATTATACAATCGATTGTTGGGCTACAAATACCAGAAACGGTTTCTGCCATCACGCGTCAATCTATCTTAACGGGGTTGAATACAAAGCCCGTGTTTCCTACCTCAACCGCACTTGGGAATGTTTCAAGTATGAAACCGTTATGGAACGGCTGATTGACAGAGTTCCCGACTATCTTCGTCCCGAGTTCAAAAAGTGGTTTATTGACTTTGAGGAAGCCAAATGCAAGGGTGAATGTGGCAAGTTCCTTGACGAGTTCAAGGCTGCACACGATGCACTCTCTCCCGAGCAGAAACAATGGTTTGCTGACCATACGCCTACGCTCGAAACGCAGGAGCAAGCCGACATTGTTCTCGGTGCAATGAAAATGGCTCCCATCTTTGAACTTTTAAAAATGTAAAAATATGAAAGAGATTTATATACTTGCCAAGCCAGAAGAAGTCCCCAAGGTTGAAAACATTATTAACGATGAACTGAAGGGGATTGCAAATATAAAAATCGTTACTGACATCAACGAAATCCCCGAAGAGTATCGGAAAAATCTTGAAATTGTAAGTCTTGATGAACAAAAAAACAGCAAACAATCGAATGCCGATTTCAATACACTGACTTATCATAGAATGCCGGTGTCCATACCCACGATTGAAGAGTTGACACAAGGAGCAAAAACGGAATTCCAGAAGTTATCAAGTTTTGACCGTAAGGAGAAAAATCAAGCCCGTAAGAAACTTGAGCATCAAGCATTAAAATATCATAACAGGCATTATAAAAAATAGAGGGCAAATAAGACACGATTGTGTCCTAACAAATGTTAAAAATTTGTGCAATCCAAAACATTTAGGTATCTTTACCACGTTGAACAATAAAAAAGATATATTATGAAAAAAGTTGCTAAATTGATATGGATTGAGTTCGGTGTTCGCGTTATTGTGGACGAAAATGCCACCAATGAGCAAATATTTGAGTGTGCTATCCAAAAGATTGCCACAGATGGTCTCAAAAACCATATATGTATGGATGATATAATTGATATTAGGGACGATACCGAATGCCCCTATGAGCCTAATGGACACGATTTTGACTATGACACGGCTGAACACTTACTGACGCAGCATCTTCGCGCTTGCTTTCCAATGACATCTGAAATGGAAGAGTGCGACGAGGAACCCAATTGGGATTGCATTGGCGGTATGCAACTGTGCTATGACGAGCGTAACGAGGAAATCCGCACGGGTAATTGGGACTTTTGGAGTGAATTGCCCCTTGACGTAAGGCAATACGTCTTAAAGAAATTTATGGCAAAAGCATAAGGAAGTATCTGTTGGTAATCTAACTTGCCATCACTGCAAATGTTAAAAAATTGCCCAATCAAAAATTTTTAAGTATCTTTGCATCGTTGAACAATAAAAGAGATAACATTATGAAAAAAGCACTTGTTTTATGTTTCTACGTGGACTGCGAGGACTACGACCTTGATACGCTCGAATGTTCGAGTGACGATGTCCGCTATGGTCTTGCAAAAGACGGGGTTGAAAAAGGCACTGCCGACATCTACACCCTTGACGATTTTTGCCAAGACATCAACTATGGTGAGGACTGCTTTTTAAACTACTACACGTTCCCAATCTATGTTGAGGAAGAGGAATACAATAAGTGGGCTAAATAATCTTTTTAAAAAAAGTATATTATGAAAACCAAAGAGGAATACAAGAAAATTATCAAAGACGGTTATGAACTTCAATCCAAAGCACGGCTTGAATTATGCAAACTGCTGGGCGAACACGGGCCGGTTGAGTTCGATTGGGAAAATGTCGGTGCACCGAGCATTGCATCAACTCACTTCGAGGGTGATTTGGCTGACTGCTACGTTACCAAACTTTGGGCAAGGGGTCTATACGTTTATGCTGACCTGCACGCCTATTATCTTGGTGAGGACGCGGAAAATGTGGACCTTGTGCACGATGAGTGCAACATTGATTACTTTGATTTGCTTGATTGGGTCGTTGCAAAGGTGTTGTAAACAGTCCATAAGCGCAGATACAACAAAAATATAAAAACGCAAACACTCTATAACCGCTGCAAAAAAATTGTGGCGGTTTTTTTTTGTTTCCTGCTTGTAAAAATTTTCACTTTTGGAGTATATTTAATATATAAAGCGAGAACAAATAATGAACAAACGATTTGGTGAAACAACGAGCCTTTGCAATCGGCTTGACTGTAAGGACAAAAGGCACTGCATCCATTTTCTTGCAATGTTGGAACATCGAAATGGGAATTATCTCAACGAATGTGACAAAATACTGCTCGACATACCAATTCCGCAATATGGTACAGATTGTATTTTCTCTTCAAGGGACGGGCATTGCTACAAGTTTCACCGAGACATTTGTCAAATGGAATGTAATAATTGTGAAGAATATGTGGAACGCACCTATGATAAACAAACTGATTAGATATACTTTCAACGGGATTAACCGTTACACAGAGTATGCGGATATGTTTAACAATCTTATCCTTAATCTCTATGTTTGTTTATTGTGTTTAAATTGATTTAGTATGCTCTTATCGATTGTACTTATTGTTGTGAACCGTCTGGCCTTTGGTTGGACGGTTTTTTATTTGTTAAAAATTTGGTCGGTTCAGAAAAAATTGTTATCTTACCGATGTTGAAACGGAAAACATATACACCAAATGTTTCACGTGAAACATATGTTAAGAAATGTTAAAAATTTTACCAGAACAAAGCAATTAAGTATCTTTGCATCGTTGAATTAAGATGAAGCAAATTATGGGCAAAAATGAAAAAAAAGAAAATTACGTTCTCGTAACCACCGATAGCACCCAATTTGAATATACCGACTATCTCGAATACTGCGAGGACAACAGTATTGAACCCGAACCCGATGGCAGCGCCGGATATTATGATTGGTGTGCTGACGAGGCGCAAATCAACTATGATTGCGATATGGACAATCTAATGCACTCCAAACTGAAAGACAAAACCTTCATCCTTGAAGGAACATTAGGTCTGTGGTGGGGTCGTCCGACAATCAAGCCCGTTGTCATTAAGGGTATTATTCCAGCAATCAAACGTTGTTTCGGACGTGACATCAACGACATTGAGGTTGAATTGAACACTAAAGACGGTTTTATCCATATCCAATCACACCACCACGACGGCACCAACTGTTTCACCCTTAAAATGCTCAACAAGAACGGCGAGAAATGGGCGCAGAACGCCATTGATAAAGGCGAGGATATTGAGCCGAATAACAGATGGTGGACTAAAATCAATTCAATCAGCAATATTTTTTAAAATGAATGCCCCAACGATTAAACGCAACGCAAATAACGAATTGCGACAGCTTTCAATTGAAGACCTTAAGTCGGTTTTTGAAAATATGATGAACACATCAAGTCCCAATATCTTTTGGGATTTCTTCAACCACGTCTATGGTTTACAGCCAGAAGTTGCGTATGAGTATCTTATATCAAAGTTGCTGAACGACTGCCACGAAAAAGAGATACTTGAAGAAACGCAGGACTATCTATAAGACACGATTGTGTCCTAAATACGCAAAACGATATGAATAAAGCACAAGAAAAATTAATCGAATGGGCCGATAAATTCAAAAAGGCTCTAATAGTCAGCGATGTCGTTGACGTAATGGATGAAATTGTCGAATATATGGAAGAAACACGAGAAAAGTCCGTGTCTGATGCTGTGCGTTTTGCAGTCACCTTTTTTGAAGGTGTGGCTTGTGGCGAACAGTCCAAAATGCCAGATGGGGAGGTTTCGTTTTTTGTCCTCTTTCACGACACCACCATCAATATGTTTGCATCAAGGCACGGCTATGCACAAGTATATTAACCAATCCTTAATAAATGTTAAAAAATTGCCCAATCCAATTCTTTTAGGTATCTTTGCAACGTTGAATTAAAAATCAGACAATATGGAGAAGACAGAACCCACATTCAATCCAGAGATTTGGAAAGACGAATACTTTAATGAGGAACTTGCCGAGCATTGTCCTCATTGTGACGAGGAAGTTGAGGTGTTCCATTCCATTCTCAAACAAGGTTTCAAATACATCTGTCCGAACTGCGGAATGCCAGACCATTTCTGTTCCCTTTGCGCACACGCCGAGGACAACCCCGAACATTACTGCGATTGGAACAAGGAGAATGGAGAGTGTTGGAGAGATAGACAATGGAGAGAGTTCCACAATGCCAAAAGAAAAACCGAGGACATCACCATTGATGAAATGATGGACCGTGACATCTACTATGTGGAGATTGACTACAAGAGCGACAAGGTAATCAACGTGCAGCGTTTCTATTTTGACGAGGAAAACATTATGCGTACCGAATACTGTGGGGTGCGTTTGCCAATCCCTTGCACACGCAAGCAGTTCGAGGATGCAATTTTTGAGAGCAAGCAAAATTCAGGCCCAGTGTCGCTTGACCGTGCTGAGGCAATGAAAGAATTGGAGAATGAACTATGCGGTTTGAAAAGACTGTGCGTTGACGATGTGGACGAGTATACTCCACTTGGGAAATACATTGACTTAATTAACAGATAATAAAAAAAAGAAAAATAAAATGGACAAGAAGAACAGTTTTATCTACAACGAGAACCCCAATCTTGGACGTATGCTTATGGTTGAGGGCGAGAACGGCACGACCGAAATCCACAAGATTAAGGAAGACAAAGTTACTACTTTCACGCTTAATGTGCCTTGGTGGGATTTGGACGGACTGAACCGCGAGGTGAAGAAGAACGAGAAGGCCATCCAAAAAGCCTTGAACACCCATCTTATCAACGGTATCTATGGTAAAATCGATGCACTTGTCGAGGATTATAAGAGCCTTGACGCTGCCGAGCAAGCAAAAGTGCGAGCGCTGCTGCACGACCACTTCAATTGTTAGCAAATGTTAATTTTTTGCCCAATCCAATTCTTTTAGGTATCTTTGCCTTGTTGAATTAAAAATAGGAGAACAAACTATGATTACTAAAAGCACCGCAAACGAATTGCTGAATATTCTTTCCAATGCACGAAAGACCATCAAATCCGAGTACGAAAAAATAAACAAGAAGTTCACCGAACTGCTGCAAGAACACGGAGAATTCGAGCCCACAGACTATACAATAACATATACGGGCTGCGAGTTCCCAAGTGAGTGCAAAATCGAAAAGTGCTACTGCTCGCCAGAAACAAACCGAATAATGTGCGCACTGCGGGATATTGAGTGTGGGGTGAATTTCAATGTCCCCATCACCGACCTTGAACAGTATGAGCCTTACGGTCAACACATCCTTAACCTCTATGGGCAGGCAATCTATCACTTTACCGAAAAATAACGCCAAAAAAGAAAATTACATACTTTTTTAGTAAATATTTGTTTTTTCATAGGATAATAATTTTTTGAAGTTTGCCGTTACGTTGCGAAACGTAACGGTTTTTTATTTGTTAAAAATTTGACTGGTTCAAAAAAATTAGTTATCTTACCGATGTTGAAAACGGAGAACATAGATGGAATGTTTCACGTGAAACATATGTTAAGAAATGTTAAAAAATTGAGTAACCCAAAACTTTTAAGTATCTTTGCCTTGTTGAATTAAAAAACGCAAAATTATGTCAGACACTTTGCATGTTCTTAAAAAGCGTGTCATTGAATACGCAAGCACCGGTTTCTTTCACGGTAGTTATGGCACGAATGAACTCCACCAAGTTCTTAATGCCCTGGACGTTGAATACACAAACGAAACCTTTTGCCCCGAATACGAGCGGGATTTTGAAATAAAACGCGACAGCCTTACAGATGCGATTGGTGAGCTGCGTAAAATAGAGAAAGGCGAGGAGCCCACCGATGTGGACGTTGAATATCTTTCCGATGCCCTTGACAATGCAAACATAACGTTACCGGAACTTATTGATTGCTTTAATTTCCTTTTGAAAACGTCAGACCAAACCAACGACTACATTTACGTTTCATTTTTCTAAATCAGACAATATGGAATATTACATTACTTCAATTGATTTCATCAATGTGGATGATGTTGATGAGAGAGAGGTTATCGTCACCTTGGACAACGGAACGGAAGTGCATATTTGTGCTTGCTATGAGAGTTGGCAGCAATATAACGGCACAACCCCCGAACTTGCAACAACGGTTGATGTTGCCGACTGCGTAAATGAATGGCTACACGGTATTGGCGATATTCCTGCCGAAGTCTATGACTATATCAACGACCCGGAAGATTGATTGGGATAATTGTTAAGAAACGTTAAAAATTTGCCGGTGCCAGATATATTACGTATCTTTGCAGTGTTGAATTAAAAAAGAGACAATATGAGTTATACAATTCTTTACAGAAGTATGTTCGCCAAAGTAGGTGAGGACAAATACATTCCAATGGTTGAAGTCGGGGACAACAATCTCTATGAGGGCTTTGGCAAGTATGAGCGTCGCGTTCGTAATTGGCAAAGTTGGCGTGTTCCTGGGTATGGGCACAAACTTGTCCTGTCCAAAAAGGAAATTATTGAAGGCATCGATGAACTGATAAATGTTGCCGTCAGAAAACACCTCAACAAGCCTGCTCGTCAATGGGATGTCGTTCCTTCAGGTCCGTATTGGACATACCAAGACATATACAAGAATTACGGTTGGCTTACCGCCATTGCCATTGCAGGGAAAGAGACCACGGGCACAACTGCACGTATGGTTCGGAATTTCTTTATGCGCGGATTTGACCAAGCAATCGACATTCAAGCGGAATTTCAATTCGGAATGTACCCGATACGTCTCTGCTACTATGTGGACGGCAACAAACGAATTGAATATTACTACACTCTCAACCAAATGATAGCCGATTTTGAGAAACGCGATGGCACGGAATGCTGGGTGGAATATTTCGGCGGCATAGAAAAAATGTGGGATGACCACAGGAAAAGACGCATCAAATAAGACACGATTGTGTCCTTAAAACAGATTAATTATGTGGAACAATATTTTAACAATAAATGGTTACACTTTGTGTGACGTTAAACAAAATGAACATATCCCAGACAAGTCATTCCATCTATCCGCCCAAAAAAACGGTAAAGCAAAACTGTCTGTTCACGACCACGGTTTGAAATATCCTTATTTGATTGAACGGTTTATGACCATTGAGGATGGCGAAAAAAGATTGAACGATTTAGTCGGTGCAAATTCTTATGTACGGATAGAGGAATACGACAGCCGTATAGAGAAAAGCAACACTTGGACCACAATTATCTATTTGGAATGCTATCTGCACGAAGACGATGATACCCATTATAAAGGCTATGGCTCTATGCAGTTACAACGTGACGAAAACGGAAAAGGTAAGGTGGTGTGCTACGACAACCAATGTACATTAAATTCCTATCCAAATTCGGAAGTCTTTGATAGCGTTGATATTGCCAAAGAAAAATTCGAAGAAATACGTAACCGAGGGAAATATGCCAAATTTGAACGTTTGGTCTAATAACAAATGTTAAAAATTTGCCAGTATCAAATTAATCAGGTATCTTTGCAGTGTTGAATTAAAAAACAGATAATATGAAACACAAATTCGATAGTAAAAACGATGTCCCTCAATATGCCGTCGTAAAAAACGTCTATAAGGACGAAATAGAAGTCATTGAACTGAGTGACGAACTGCGCGAGGCAATTTATGAGGAATTTAAAGATGAGCCGTATGTAGACTATGATGAGGTGGCTGAATTTGCAGACCTTGACGCCTCGCAAGTCATATTCGGTGACAAAATCATCAATAAAAGGAAGTAAAACGAATACGTTTGGAATTAGGATGATTGTTAGCAAATGTTAAAAATTTGCCGGTGCCAAAACAATTAAGTATCTTTGCATCGTTGAACAATTAAAACAGACAATATTATGAAAAACCCAATCGAAAAAATTAAAGTCCGCAACTGCGACAGTCTTGTAAACCCCTGCGACACTGTCAAAAACCAATTCATCATCACCGTCAGCACGAAAAAAGGGCACAAAGAGATTTTCCAATCTTATAAACGTGTTATCGCGGTCATTGACGAAAACCGTCAAGTATATCTCGACAGACGTTTTTGGGATTTCTCCACCACCACGGGCAAGTACCGCAATCAGTTCCTTGGTGAGAAAATCGCGGAAACCCGTAAGAAAATCGAGAGTGGTGAATACAAACTTGCAGACCTTAACTAAAAGTAAATAAAAAGATGATTAGAATAACAATCGAAACAGAAGACGGTTTCAGTGCCGAAAGTCTTCGCCAACTCGCAAATGAACTTGAAAGCAGTGACTTGCTCGACCTCGCCTATGAGGACGCAAAACCCGAAATACATTGCGGTGATAAATACACCGCTGCAATAGAGTACACAGAATGTGAAACCGTTACATTAATGTCATAAAACAAACCGAGATATGCAATATAGAGTGGAACTTGTATTAACTTACAACGGAAGTATGACCGTTGAGGCAAAAAACGTAAGAGAAGCCGTTGAAAAAGCCCAAAACGCGTTAAATCCGGAAACACTAAAGCCTTTTCCCGACAATGTGGAAATCCCAAACGGAAGTTTTCAATTCGGAGAAGCCACTGCGGATTACGCATACGAAGAAAAATAAATCAATCAATAAAAAAATAGGAGGAAAAACATTATGCAGAAAAACATAGCCTGTCCAATGGACATCATCAACACCGACAAGAACACCACCGACATCAAGGCAATGGTTGCCGACTACGCATCCGTCAAACTCGGCGGAAAACTGAACCTCGCACAGTTCAAGCCCGTAAAAGCAAAGGCTATACAGCATCAGAATGTGTGCAAGTCCATTGAGGATTTCCACGCAAACCATCCCGAAATGCCCCTTTATGCTGTTCTTTCCTGCGGCATCTCCGCAGGTGCCTACAAGCACAGCGAGTTCCACAAGGGCTACAAGGAGTTCAACGCGGAACAGTGCGAAACAGTCTACCAAATGGCAAACGCCTACAACAAGGCAATGAACATCAAGGGCAAACCATCGGACGTTGTCTACCGCATCGCAACCAAGTTCTACAAGACCGTCAGCCACGACATCAAGGAGTTTGAGGCACGCCTCGCAATCGCAAAGCAAATGGACGGAAAGCGCGGCCATTTCAATGAGCAGTGCGCCAACCTCGGAATGTAAGAGAAAACTTCGCGATGCACGAAAGCCGCCCGGGGACAATCCCGGGCGGTTATATTTTTCCCCTTTCAACAAGGGTAAGATAACAAAAAAATCCGGTATACGCAAAAAATTAACATTTGCCGAGCCAAACCTTAACAAATGTTAAAAAATTGTTTATATCAATTAATTTAAATATCTTTGCATTGTTGAATTAAAATATATTATTAAACTATGTACACATCAGACGATTTTAATACAGAGAACGCACCGAAAGAGATGGTACAGTATGTAATCGACAATGTTGATGACTTCGAGCCTCGTTACCAACACGCTCTGTCAATCATCGGACGCGACAGATGCCCGTTGAGAATGGCTAATCTTTGCTTATATGCGGAAATTGAGGATATGATAAAAGAATGGTGTGAAGAAGACAACTGGCTTAACGAAAACAGTCGAAATCCTGACGATTACGACATCGAAGAAATATTTGGATAAACAGAATTTACAAACGAAAATCAAATATCTTGAACAGCGTAATCAAAAGACAAGTGTTAAAAAATTATCCAATTCATTTATTTTAGGTATCTTTATGGTGTTGAATTAAAAATCAGACAATATGAAAAATCACTTTGAGTATTGCGATGACAACTTAGCCATTATGCCCGGCTTTTACGAAAGCATCTTATTCTCGTCCGATACGCTTTATGAGGAAAACCGTCAAATTGAAGAAAATTGCAAGGATAACGGGGAGGAATTTGTTGAACACGACATCAACGATTTCACCGCATTCCAGAATGCCGTATGTGAACGCATTACGGACAACCTCATAGCCCCTATGCTTATGGAGGATGAAAATCTCTGTGATAGTGTAAAATTCAAAGAGGTGAACAGCCCGGCATACTATAACTTCACCACGGACAAAATCGTTCTCGACCTCAATATCGACATTGATTATCTCAAGAACCTCATCCGTTCCGACAAGGAAATGTATGACGGTTTCAACAAATACCTCAAGGAAAAATATAGTTCACGCAGTGGATTTATAAGTTTTGTGGAGAATGAAATCGAGGCTTATTTTAAGGCCGACGATTATCAGGACGTGATGGTGGACTACTATCTCCTTACCAAAATCTACGATGACAAGGACGTGGTGAGAGCTGCCGAAGAGGATAGCGATTACCCCCATTATTCCTATCAGATGATGGAAATCGCCTCCGAATGTGTCTACAACTTTATGGAACCCATAGAAAACAATTAAAACTATGCACACAAAAACGCAACTCCGCAGACTGAAAAAAACAACGCTTTTGGATATGCTTCGTGAGGCATACCCGTGGAAAAGCACCTCTTGGTATGAATGCTTTTCAAAAGAAGAAATTATCGGCAAACTAATCGAGGAGGAAAAAACGTGGACAGAATAGAACGCAAAATATTCAACGACGCATTGGCGGCATTCCAAGAGAGGTATCCCAAACGCAATATCAATATGGAGACAGAATACGGCAACGAAATTGTCTATGTGGATGGCAAGCCAAAATTCTGCATTACCGGGCATAACTTGCTCCATAGCCTCAACAGGCTCTGTGAGTCCATAGAGGATGAACTGAGGTAACAGGACACAATCGTGTCTTAACAAATGTTAAAATTTTGTCTAATATAAAATTTTTAGGTATCTTTACCCTGTTGAACAATAAAAAACAGCACAATATGGAAAGCAATCTGACCAAAGAGCAAATCGCGAAACACATCGAATTATCGCAGGAACTGTGTATAGAGAAATCCGCTATTGACCTCAAGGCATTACAGGGTATAGTGGAAATTCTCAAAACCTGCAAGAACAACAGACTCGGTTTCTCTGACAAAGAGGATGACGATGAAAACTTTTCCATCAATGTCCCCAATGAAAACGGAGAAGTCTGTAACTACCTTGTTGATGATGTCGAACTGATAGGAAAAAATGTTATCATACTTCGCGCCGAAGGCAAAGACTTCCAGCTATGGGAAACCGACAAGTCCGCAACAGAACTCTACTCTTATATTGTAGATGAAATCGAATTCGACTTTAACAATAACCAAAAATAAATTTCTTAAATATGGCTGACAATTTCATGCAGAGCGTTATGAACGCAATCGAGGGTAAGTCAAACAACTCTATGTTCGCTCCCACCAAGGGGCTCGGTTTTCACCAATTTGACGGGAATACCCCAATCAATGATGTCCTACAAGAAATCGGTGCCAATTTCACCGTCAGAAAAGACCATCTCGTCCGTCTTCCAGAAGATTTGTTTCATCGTTTTTTGAATGGAGAAAATATAAAAATAGACCTTAAGTACCTCATCAACACACATTGTGCCACCGTTCGCGAGGAGGATGATGAGACTATCTCCCTTGTTGGAAATGATTACGGCATCATTCAAAACACAGCCGGTTTTGAACTTATGGACTTGGTGACTAACAGCAGTGTCACCGGCGTACCTATGAGTGTGGTTTCCGCAGGTATGGTACATAACTTCGAACCCTATGTCCAGGTCAAAATGGGTGACGGTGTACGTCTCGACGGAGATAATTCTGAAACCGATTTCTATTGCTTTTTCCATAACTCCCATGATGGTGGAAGCGCCATGAAACTTACCTTCAGCACAATCCGTGTTGTCTGTATGAATACCTTTATGGCGAATATGCGTTCGCAGGGCCTGACCTACAAACACACAAAGAATGTTGGTGAACGCATGGACCTGAGCAATCCTGAAATCCAACGGAGCGTTATTGCGAAAGTCCGTGAACTTCATATCCTTAAGGATGAATACATCAACCGTATGAATTTATTTAGACTTGCCAAAGTGACTGACCATGACATCGACGTGTATGTTGCCAACCTTTTCCTCGATAAGGAGGAGATGCGTAATGTGGCGAAGCAGCACGACTACAAATGGGAGACCATCGACACCGATGACATCAGCCAACGTATGAAAAACCTTATCTACTCCTTCAAGGACACCTTGGAAAGCGGAGTTGGACAGGACACCAACAGAGGTACAAAGAAGTGGCTTTTCGACGGCACAACAAATTTCCTCTCCAACACATTGAACTATGGCAGTTCAAAGGACAGCGAATACACTCGTGCAACTAAGCGTTTTGATGCACTTATGGCCGGAAAATCTAATGAGAGGATGGAGAAGGCGTATGCACTGCTCTCCGTCTGAAGCTGAAAATCTATGGGGAGGGTGAACCCATCCCTCCCCATGAAAGACACGAATGTGTCTGAATCAAACATAATTCTGAAGTTTAAATTAAATGATATGAAAAAATTATTTATTCTGCTGTTCGCAGCAATGTTGTTTACATCATGCAACCTCTCCACAGTGGAAAAACAGCCACGCCTCGATGAATCCTCCATGTTCGTCATCATAGAGAAAACCGGAGCATGGGTTGTCGTTTATCACAAGGAAACAAAGGTAATGTACGCGGTGGCCTCCGGTTCATACAATGTGGGTACATTCACCCTCTTGGTGGACAGGGAAGGAAAACCTCTCCTCTATAAAGGAAATTAAGTAAAACAAAACAATTATGTTCAAATTGCTCAGAAAAATCATCACGCTTATCATTGTCTTGGCAATCGCCGCCATTGTGTTTATGCTTACGAGCTGTGCACACCGGACTTGCCCTGCCTATCGCGGAAGCATCGCCCAGAACACCACGGGCTATTTCATGCAGCGATAATCCACTTCCTGTCTTGGGGTTTTACGCGGACTGACCTATTGGCCGGCCCGCTTTTCTTTTTATTATTAAACAATAATACACTGACTATACTACCTCCCCTTCAACACGGGTAAGATAACCAATTTTTCTCATATGCACAAATTTTTAACATAAGCCGGAAACTTAATTAATATAACATACCGGTTTTTAACAATTATTATTAATCCGGCATTACATACTTCAATTCTTTTATTTATCTTTGCAATGTTGAAAAAAGATATAAAATATGGCTTTGAACGCAAATGATTTATTCAATCTTATGATGTCCGTTGAAATAAAGACGGAACAAGAGGAAAAACGAACGGGAAAACCACTTAAGATAACCCGTCGCGAAATAGTAAACGATTACAAAAAACTAAAGAAAAAAGGTATATTATGATTAACGTAGAATACTATATGAACGACGGTGCAAATTGGCAAGCCCAAGCCGTCCTCGCCTATATCCGTTCCCTCACTTTCAGAGTGAGGGAAGCAACCCATAATCTAATCACCGAACCAGAAATCGAAGTGGGGAGATATGAGAATTGCAGGGAGCAGGGATATGTGTTCAGACTCAGAATCGGAGGTGAAATCCTAATGAATTATGCCGTCTACGAGCATCGTAATTCCGACGAACTTATCGTCCTCAAATCCGACAGAAACACGATGAACACCCCTTCAGTCGACGAAATGTGGAATGGAAGGAAATCCAAATACGACTATGACAAAGATTTTGGTTGCGGCCAAATAATCGATTGCGGTGAATATATCCTCGACGATATGGAAAACCTCGTCAGAGACTTTGTCCAAAAACGCCCGTCATATATCAAGGAAAACAACTAAAATGAGGCAATTCAAGTTTATACCGTCATACTACAAGTGGCACCTTATGGATGCCGAAACAGGAACACTCCTTCATGTAATGGATGACCCCACTGATTGGATATACACCGATGACGGACATTCCATTGACTATGACACCATAAAGGAGGAATGCTTCAACCAACTCGACCTCGCCGATGACACATATGCAATGAACGAGGAATTCAATGGGCTTCTTCTGACACCGGAACAGACTCTTTCCAAGGAGGAAATGGAAGAGGCATCCATACTCATGGCAGATACACTTTACGACACCTACTGCGAATTGGATGACATGTAATTCATAAATCAAAAAACACCTTCATTATGTATATTAAGACAAGTATTAATAGCGAACCTATCGAAGTGGATTCAATCTATCTATCCGCCACCAAAATGGAAAATAACTCCGACACAATGTACTCCCTACTCGAAACCCCCGAAGGGGAAATCAAACTCATCAAGTACGGGAAATCAAGACTCTCAATCCAACCTCAATCGAACAACTCAATCGAAATCAACTGATATGGAAGGAAAAGACGAAAACATCTACGTATTTATCTGTGCCAAGTCCAATTACTTCGGTAGTACGTTTGAATATAGTGATACATATGCCATCGGCAAGAACGACAATTGGGACGATGTAATAGACCGCATTACCGAGGAGATGAACGAAAGTTTCGAGGAGTACCTTGACGGGCTCAATCCGCTCCCTCGTGCAGGAATCGTTTCCATGAACGAGATATCCAAGGAATTGTATGACCGCCTTCACCAAGATAATTCAATAAAAGTCAACTGACATATGCTAAACCATCTGAACCATACGTGTTTCTATGGAGGCGGTGTAGGCATCGACCTGTCAAAACTACATGAAATGAAATCAAAAGAAACCCCAATGCAAATAACAAAGGAACTCCTCCAAAAATACAATATCCTCGAAGAAAACGAGGAAATGTACTATATGAAGGGAATATCCAAACGAATGTTCGCCATGTGGCCCCTTGAAGACAACACCAAATGGATGTATACCTATACCCTCGAAACACCGGATGAATCTATCGACATCTCCTCAACCATCAAAACAGAAGACGAACTCATTACAGCACTCAAATTCTGCAAATTGATTTAGTCTACACCAACCACCAAGGCATTCCAAGAAGACTCCCGTTTCGGAATGCCCGAAGGCACAGAAAACAAAAAAAAAAAACAGTATCACCAAAAACATAATATAAATGGAAACATCCTTAAACCAATTCATTGAACTCCTTGTCAAATTCAGGGACGACAACCCCGGCAGCGGTGACAAACCCGTTATGATAGAAAATATCGACGCACCCGGAATAATTGACGAAATGGCATACTTCCAACCGAACGGAATCGAAAAAATCGTCTCGTTCAACGGGGAATTGGAAGCAATATCAATCGGCGCGGGCGAAGTCTGACACCACATCCCCCATAAAGACACGATTGTGTCTAAATAACACACTTTAACATGCCGGCATTACACCCCAAACAAAATAAACAGTATCTTTGCAATATTGAAGGAAATAAACTTCCTTAAAAGGGAAGAAAACTTCCTTATATCTATGTGTAGATAAACCATTGAAGACATGCATAGAAATTACGTTATCACGGACCTGCACATTCCATATGACATATTGCAGGATAAACGGTTCACATTGGAGGAAAAATTCCTTATGGCAATAGAAACACAATATCCCAAAATCCTCAGAGAGGATATCGCCTCCATTATGAATATAACCATACGGCAGGTAAGCAACCACAGAAACTCAATCAACAAAAAATTAAAAGGGGAAATAAATTTCCCTAAAGAGGAACAAAATTTCCCTAAAAGGGAAGAAAACTTCCTTAATGATGAAGAGTCGATAAAAGAGGAAGAAAACTTCCTTAAAAGGGAAGAAAACTTCCTTAAAAGGGAAGAAAACTTCCCTAAAACGAACGCTGACACTAATGGCAGTAAACCCTCACGTGGGGAGAAACGCAAGGCTTGGGTACACTATCAAAACCTGATAAACGGGCTTAAAACATATGAGGAATATGAAAGCAGCGTTATCGAACTCTCCAAACTCAAGACAGAAACACTCCTTACACAAAACCAAATCGAAACCCTTAGAAAAATGCTAAGCCAAAAATTGCAGAAATTGAAAAATTAATAGTATATTTGAAATATCAAAAACAAACAAATCATATGAATAGCAAAGAAACGAATTTGGCAAGCATCACCGGCACGGCCGAAAACGATGCACTCCCCAAACCGGAAACCATAGAACATTCCTCGGATGATCTGTGGAACTACTACAATTTGGTCAACGCCACCGAACCCCAACACAAAAAACGTACCGGCACAAACCAAACCCCGGCCAAAAAACACGAACGCAAAAAGCACAAGGCAAGAAGAACACAACGAGCATCACGCAAAACAAACCGCAAGTAACATGATACAATTACCCATCTTTATCACACTTACCGGCCGGCAAACCGGCGCAAAAGTCCGTCTCAACATCAACAACATAACCAAATACCGCCAAGACGACAACGGCGGCACACTCTTATTCACCAACAAGTCCGACACACAAGCCTATATGTGCGCCAGGGAAAAACCCGACAATGTCGATGTGCTTATCACTGACGCCGTAAAACAAATCATAGAATCCGCAAAACCACAACCCTATTCCCTTAAGCCATAAAAGACACGAATGTGTCTAATTTATTGTATATTAATATATTATGGCAATGTTTCACGTGAAACAATAAAATGGCGGGTTAGTTTCCGGTGAATGTTTTGCCGGAATTTTTTTTCCGGATATGGAGAAGGGAGAAACGGGACAATTTCTTTCTGTGATATTTGGTTAGAGATTAAGACCTTTCTGAAATGTAGCCGCTCGTAACCCTCTGATATTCAATCCTTGCAAAAACGCCCAAAATTTGCCAAATCTTGCCTAAAATTTCCACTGTTGTGTAACTAATTAGAAATCCACGTGATACGCAAAAATATTTTTAAATGTATTTATCAATAAAATAATTCGGGTAGTGTTTTAGTGGTGGGGTTTTTATGTTTGGGGGCATTATCCGTAAGGAGAGAAAGGGAAAATATTGTAAAATGGCAAAGAAAAGCAGAAGGTGTGGCAGGGTGTCTTATTGGACTGAGGCACGTGTACGGGCGGAGGCTCGGAGGTACAAGACGTTAAAGGATTTTTACAAGTCGGAAGAGGCGGCGTACCGCAAGGCGAAGCGTAATGGGTGGCTTGAGTCGTACACGTGGTTAGAGGGGATGCGTCGTGACAATTGGACTGAGGAGAGTGTGTTGGAGGAGGCGAAGAAATACTGTTGCAGTGAGGAGTTTTATGAGAAATGTCAGAGTGGGTGGAGGTATGCGAAGAGGACGGGTGCTTATGGGAAGATAACTTGGTTTATAAAGTTCACGCCGGAGTTTCGCAAGTGGATGGGTGAGTTGAGGGGGTCCATATACAGGCTATTGACTACTGTCGGGTTGTCTGCCACGAAGGAGTGGTTGTTTGTGGAGTCAGGGAAGGCTGATGTGTACACTGCTGATCAGTGCAAGTTGCTTAGGCGGTGGTCGGAGATTGTGACGGAGAATTGGGCTGCGTGGAAGAAGTTCAAGTGGTATTTGTATGATGACATGGATTACAGGAAGAGACGGAAGAGGGGTGACAAGGAGGAGGACATGGATGACGGGTTACATATCAAGAAGTGAAATAAAACAAATAATAAAAACATTATGGAAATCAAGTGTAATTTAAATGAACTTTGTTCATGGGACAAGAGGCCGTACCTTGTCATTGTGGACAGGAGTAATGGAAAAGAAATGAAGTCGTACGGTGATTTTTGTGGAACTGGCATTAATGGTGCCGGTACTGAAGGTAGTGTTACATTACTGTTTAAAACTGCGGATAACGAGTCTGGGGTGAAGATGGTGAATGTATACAGTGATGGCAGGTGGAGTATTGATTCGATGATGAGGAATCGTCCTGTTCCGGATTGTTTTGAGGTGATTGAGGTGGGTGTTGTTGAGCGATACACTTCAGAAGAGAAAGAGAAGCGTGATATTATGGCAAAAATTCACAGGAAGCTGTCTGAGAGGTGTGATAAGTATCTTCATTATAATAATCCGGTGAATCTCGATTTGGAGTCTATTGGCAGGTCTGTAGATATGGAGTATTTCACAAAGGATTGCTTTGGTATAGATGATATTATAAACTATCAAACTGAACATGTGTGCATGAGCGGGTTGTCTGTTCCTGACTTGGAGAAGGTTTATATGGCCATGTAGTTGTGGATGTATTGGTTTGATTAGTGATTTTTAATAATCCGGTATGTTTGCATATCGGATTTTTTTGGTATCTTTGCAGTGTTGAATTAAAAGAAAGTAAATTATGGTAGCACAAGAAGTAAGATTTCACGAATGTCGTTACACTTATTCACATTCAAAGCATAATGTGTTAATTTATGTTTGCCAGCCCGAACACTATTATGATGACTGGGTTGAGGATGGGGGTATTTTAGTTATTGAATATCGTCCTGAGAAAAGCGAGAAAGAGCGATATTATGTGCTTCATGAACTGCATATTAATGAGGGTAGCGGACGCATTGACCATATAAACTTTAAAGAAGTTTGTGGCCATGATTGTAGTCGTTTTGCAATACCTGTAGAGAAAAAATAAAATAGATTGATATGGAACTTTCGAATGACAAATTCACAACGGAAGAGATTCTTGAGTTTTTGGGGTATCTTGAAGGCTCTTATATGGTTGGACGTAGTGCGTACCATGGAGGTGCGATAACCTTCATTCCCACTGATAGAATTGGTATGGCCGGATTTTCGTACTTCACGCTTGATCGTAGCAAGGATACAAAGATTATCATTGGCAAGTCGAATACAAGCACTTACAATATGTTTGGTGTTAAGTTCAACAGTTTTAAAGAGGCTGCTGAACGTTTTAATGAGTATGCAAAAAAGCACTATTTAATATGAATGATGTATATAATCTTAGTGATGTTGAGTTTGAAGAGTTTGACAACGCTTCTCTTGAAATCGACGGAATTACATACCGATTATCCAAAGTAACGAAAAGTCCTGATGGATTTGAAGAGAGAGGGCATAATTGTGACATTTGTGCTTTGAATGACAAATGCCGCAGTGTTATACCTAACCTTGATGTATGTGGTACATTCTGTGAAATACTTGATTTAAATGTACAGGAAAAACTTAAACTGTTTTTTAATTGATATATGGGTAGGAGGATCGACCCCACGCGTCATTTGAGGGCGCAGGACAGGATGGTCAAGGCTGAAGAGGAATATTACGAATCCCTTCAGGAATATAACGGGACGTTGGGGGATTATTGTAAATATTGGGAGATTGTCCACAGGACGCATGAATACATAAAATACCATGCCGGTTCATATGAAAGGATGTTCCATGTCAAGTCGAGTGAGATTGGGAAGGATTACGTTACCATAACGGGTGAGAGCATAGAGATAATGGGGGATAAATGTGTGATGAAGGACAATGTAACTTTAACGTTTCCGATGGAGGATGACAGTGAGTTGTTGTCGTGGAGTTATGAGGACAAGAATGGCCTGTACAGTGAATGTGATTGGGTTACGTTTATGATGCGTGCTCTCAAGTGCAAGGAAATTGAACAGCTTTAATTTTTGTTAATTTAACATAGATTGATATGAAAAAGACTTTAATTGTTATTGCCATTGGCATTTTGCTGCTTGCTTGTTGCAGTTGTACTGAAAATCTCCGCACTCGCAGATATGGCGGTACATCCGTGATAGATCTCGAGCCGGGTCAAAAGCTTATGGAGGTTACGTGGAAAGAGGCTTCCCTATGGTATTTGACCGAGCCTATGGAACCAGGGTACGAGCCGAAGAGAAAGGTGTTTCAGGAGGATTCCAGATTCGGGGTAATGGAGGGGAAGGTTGTTTTTGTTGAAAAAAAGTAATCGGTGGTGGCTTGTTTAAGATTTATTAAGAATCCGGTATTATATATATTGGATTCTTTTTGGTATCTTTACGGTGTTGAAAATTAAAAAATACAGACATATGGGTTTTAATGAGATGATGGATAAAGTACGGGCGCTTCATGAAGCCGAGGCGAAAGCATATGAAGCTGGTGTTGCCTTGTCCAGTATGCCTAAGTCGGACATAATGAAACCGTATGTGGGCCGCAAGTTGCGTGTTGGATACCGTTGGTGTGGCAAGGTATTTGTTGTGGAAGGCGTGATGGAATATGCGGACTCTGACATGTTCGGATTAAGAAGCCTGTCATGGATTGGTGATGTGGACGAATTGATTTCAGATAATAAAAAAATCAGTATTGTATATGAAGACCTGGAATCCATTGAGGTTGTTAACGAAATTTCAATTTAATTATATGAAAAAGCTCGTTTATATTTTATTCATGGCTTTGCTATTTGTTTCGTGCGGAAAGGCAGACAGGGTGGAGAGACAGGATTCGGAATACATTTATGTATGGAGGTATGATGGCGGGGATTCGGTTCTGCTTCGGTACAGTCAGCCTGTGTTGAGGGAGTTCAATGTAATGGGTGGTCATCACAAGAATCACCATATCATGGTGGATTTCAAAGGAAACGGTGTCTACGATTGTTGTCCTTTGCCCTATGATGGTTCGGTTGACAGATGTAGCAGTGTGGATATTGCGCAGAGGGCAGGTAACGGCAGGAAACCTGTTGTGGGTATATTCAAGGAGAAGTTCTATCCGCATCATGAATTTGTTTTCATAAGATATAAATAAAATAATAATAAAAGTAGATAATAATATATGGATATACCAAAGACAAGGGAAATGTGTGATGCAGAGAGATTCTGCTATGGATTGGGAATGTTAGCCAGGGAGTGCAACTTAGCCAATGTAAAATACAATGCGTTCGGTGTGTCGCTTTTCCAATTCGAAGACGGGAGTTCCGTTGGTGCGACGACAGCTTACAAGGAAGCTGGTATAATATCGTCCATTCCGCAGGTAAAATTTTAATTTAAATTTAATTATGAAAAAGTTCGTTTATATTTTGTTCATGGCTTTCCTGTTTGTTTCGTGCGGGGAGTCGCACCACCAGGTTACTGGGAGTGTGGATTATTGTTTTGAGGGGGATACAGTTACTTACACAATTCCTTTCCAAACGGATCCTTTCCAAACGGATTATTATTTCAAGAAATCGTGCAAAGACCAGGGCTATAAAGCTGTAATTAGCGTTAGTGAGGACGGTTCTAAACTTGATTTGTATATTCTCGGGTGTACTGGTTATACCAGACAAGGTTACCTTGGTCCCTACAATCTTGTGAATGCCCCAGGGAAGCGGATTGTGTACAGTAATCTGAACTACAAATATACGGTTAAAATAGATTAAGTTATGAGCAGCAAAGGAAAGAAATACAATAAAATGGTAAAACAGCCTAAGGTGCGAGAAATTTGGGATTGTTCGAATCCGTCTGTAAAAGATGGTAGTTTGTGTTGTGACGGAAACTGTTGGGATTGTAAGTACCACTATCTGGTAGAAACCAAAAAAATATTTTAATATGACATATGGAAAAAACTGCTTGAATTTGGTTATATAGATGCTAACAGTTTAAAACAGTTTAATATGAAATTTAGCAAACAAGAGAAAATTCATGAAATTGGAGATGTTTTATAGCATGTGATAATTTTATAATTAAAACAATAAAATAGGATTTGATATGTGTGAGATTACAAACGGAAAGATATATGTGGCTGACAGGGACCTGGTTTGCTACAAGGTGATGATTGAAAAGGGAAACATACTAGAGTCCATATATCGAGAATATGAGTATAAAATCGGTCGGGAGTATTGTATAAATGGTTTTGAAGACAGGTGTCTTGCGGACGATGCCATATACGAAGTGTGGTATAAACCTCCTTCGTTATTCACTGGATGGGAGAAAAAATATACTATATACCCAAACATATATAAGAATGTAATAAGTACAGATTTGCGTTATACTCGTTGTGGCTTCTATTCATACACATACTATGGAAACGGCAGAATGGAATTCGATTCTGAACTAGTTAGTAAGAATTATGAATCAGATAAGTTTAAATGTGCAAGGTGCAGAATCCCTAAAGGCAGCAAGTACATGGTGAGTGACAACGGGGAGGTTTTCGTCAGTGAGAGGATTGTAATTGACGACGCCTGGTCATTGTAGTTTAAATTAAATTATATATAACATATGATTTACAAAGGAAAAAAAATTAAAGACCGTGAATATGTCGGCAAGAGCCAGTCATTGGCAAGCCTGTATGACAATAGTCAGGATTTCACCCTTGAGGATATTGAGGGATGGAAAGAACTCATCATCAAGAAGACCGAGGAATTGAAATCCAAGGGGGTTGATTTCAAGAATCTCACCATTGGCATTACGGGTGACGGATTCCATTATAACCCAAATGGTGCCGATGACGAGCCTTACATGAACATTTATCTTCAGTGGCAGGAGATGGAAACCGATGAAGAGAGGGAGAAGAGGATTGAGCGAAAGAAAAAATCAATTGACGAGGACATTGAGTGTGAAAAACGTAATGAAGAAGCCAAGAAATTGGCTAAACAGAGGGAGATTGAACGTTCCATTGAAACACTCCGCCAGGCTGGATATAGGGTGGTTTAATCAAAAATGGGTAAAGAATTTAATGTTAAATGGTTTAATTATGGAAAAGATTGCTGAAGAAGTAAAAGCGTTGCGTGATGAAATGTACAATAAATGCATGGAGGGCATGAAGTTGTTCATGAAAGAGCACGGTGTACAGAAGAATCGCTTTATCGAGACTCTTTCATTCGACGTTAGTGATTCTGAGATTGAGATTGGTGAATATAGCACCATTGACGAGATAACATATATACCGTCGAAAGACATTCTTGGGTATGTTGTTTACAAGTACGATAACCCCGATGAAGTTTTTATGTGTAGGGAATTCAAGCGTGGTGATATTGATTTAGTATACGAAGTTTTTCATGATTTTTATACATTTTATTGATAACCATAGAATTTGGATTATAGATTACTGTGGGCATGAATATATGTGTGTTAATTTTGGTGGTATAGTACATTTGGAAAGTTGTAGATGTAATAAATAAAGAAGAAGAGACCTGAACTATTGAAAATAGGAAATGAAACTTAAAGAGTTGAAAACGGGTGATGCATTCAGGACAAAACACAATTACAGTTTATCCTGTAGCGTAAAGAAATGTAATTGTTTCAGTGTCATATGCCATTATACCACAAAGTCGGGAAAGGCAATGACCAAAGCATTAGCTCTTAATTACAAGTGTCCTGATATAAAGTATTTTGGCCAGAATATGGACATTGAAAAAATTTAAATAGATTGGTATGGGGAAAAAGGACAGAAATTGTTTGAACTGTGCATTTTGCGATAAGTTCAAGTATTGTAACAGTGATAAAGAGGAGATGATGCGTTGTTGGGAACATCCTGATGTCTGTGACCACGCATTTGTTCAAAGTGTTAGAAAAGGCAAAAACTTTGTTTGCTGTGAGCATAAGACCAGAGAAGAGTATGGCAGGGAGAGATTGGCTGCGGCTGTTTGGTCTTTGAAGAGTGCCAAGGAATCGGTGAATAGCGTAATTGCGGAATATCCCGAATTAAAGGTTAAAGCCGAGACAATATTGGGGAAGAATAAGTGGCATAAGCAGAGTGATGAAGACATATATGATGCGTTTAACGATTGGAGTCTTCATAAGTTCGCATGTATCATGAAGGATGGCACGGTGCAGAGATTCACAGGTATCCTTGATGAGTGTGATGATGGTTCGATAAACAAGCACGTCGACTGTGCCGTGGATGGTTTTGGGTGTGATGATATTGAGTATTGGATTGAGTTTCCTGAAAAAAATTGATTAATATGACACAAGAAGATAAACAGATTTTATTGGTAGATCTTTGTGCAAGGTTGCCTTATGGCGTAATGGTTAAACACAGAAACAGAAACACCCCTGTCAAATGCGACCTCGACTGCCATCCCAATATAGATGATTTGGAAAACACCAAACCCTATCTCCGTCCGATGTCAAGTATGACTGAGGAAGAGAAAAATGAGTTGAGAAACACATTGTGGTTTGGCTATCCATCCGATGATAATGACAAATATTCTCATCGAGGCATTGAAGTAAAGCAATGTTTATATGATGATGAAAAACATTCAACATATGACTTCGATGATTTTATAGTTCTTCAAAACTTTTTGCTGAAAAACCATTTCGACTATCGTGGTTTGATTGAAATGGGCCTTGCACTAGAGGCACCTGAAGGTATGTATAACATTTAATATTGAATAATATGAAAAAGTTACTTATTGTTGGTGATTACAATGACGCAGATTATGTAAAAGATGTTGTCAAAGTTGAAGATTCTGTCTTTGAGAAGTTTCTTCCATTTATGAAGGCAATCAATGAATTTGAACCTTATGTTCGCCGCACTAGTTTTGGCGGTATTTGTGACCATAATTGGATTAGCCAGAGAGAAGACCTTGGAGAAAAGAACATCTATGAAACTTATTCTCAATTCACTCCTGAATATATTGATGAGTTCATTGACATTTTCACAAGTGGTTTATATACGCCGTATGATGACTGTTATTGTCATACAATTGTTGAAATAAGTGATATGGACACTGGTGAAAAGTATGTTAATTGGAATCAATATTTGAAAGCCTGTGAAGCGAGAAATAGTCCTAAAATCAAAGAATATATCAAGAAGAAAAATGAAATTCGTTCTTATAAACGCCCTTCTGATGGGACACCTTTAGATGATATTCCTTTTGGAGAAATGAATGATTATGAGAATGAACTTATTCATAAGTTAGATACACTTTGGAAAGATTATCAATAATATGACACTAGAAGAAAAAGAATTGCTGTTAAAAGACCTTTGTGCAAGAGTACCATACAATACCAGAATAGATGGAGGTGTTGAAGGCTATATAATTTTAGATGCTCTATGGTATGCAATTATTGTGGCTAATATAGAAAGTGGTTTAGAACCGTATTTACCATATCTCCGTCCAATGTCTTCTATGACTGAGGAAGAACACGAAGAATTTTTTGAAAAATGGGGGTTGGATGGCTGGAATATTGATACATTTGATTGGCTCAACTCGCATCACTTTGACTATAGGGGTCTTATCCCAATGAACCTTGCTATCAAAGCGCCCGAGGATATGTATAAATAAAATGACATGAAAGAAAAGAGTGAATATTATGTAAATAGAATTTATTCTCATTCTTACAGTTGTCGCCCAATATTCGGAAAATGGAAAATGCTTATTGAGTTTATCCATTTTCTTAACAATCCGAACTATCTGCTACTTAGCATTGGGAAAATGAATGGTTATGAAGTCGATGAGCATACAGAATTCGACTATGACGAAGATAGTAATAAATTTATATTAAAAACAAAATGACAAAAGAAGAAAGAGAACTATTGCTTAAAGACTTGTGTTCAAGGTTGCCGTATGGGGTAAAATTCGTAAGAGATGCTTGGAACTATGAGTGGGACCAAGAAATGTCTATTGTTGAAACTTTAGAAGACATTGATAAAAATGGCTACATTGAGAATACAAAAGTGTATACCGTTGAAGATATTAAACCCTATCTCCGTTCAATGTCAAGTATGACTGAGGAAGAAAAGAGGGAATATTATAAAACAAAGGATAAAATAGTAGTACAGTGGGACGACTACGGTACACCAATAGGGTATGAGTATACATATACTATTAAAACTTATGATTGGCTTAACGCACATTATTTCGACTACCGTGGATTGATTAAAAAGGGTTTGGCTCTTGAAGCACCTGAAGGAATGTATTAAGAATTAAATTTTTTTAAGAAAAAAGTTTTACCGTGTGCAGGATTTTTTCGGTATCTTTGGGCTGTTGAAATGAAAATCATAATAATATGCCAAATCAAATCAAAAACAACCATCAGATTCTCTACGCAAAGAATTTCTACCGTCATTCAGGCAACCTCATCCATGATATGGAAGTTGTCTGCAATCTTGATTGTCCGAATCGGGACTTCTATTCTCCCAAGTCCATTTTGAACTTTATGCGCGAGCAATTCAACGCCTGGCTCGATGCAACGCCTGAGGTGAAAAAGGAACGTGGGTCTAAGGTCGCTTGGGATGATGATCCAATCACTGCTGAAATTTGGTCTATTTTGATTGCCTACGCAGTCTATATCCCAATGACCTGTATTGGTGACTACATCAAGGAGCTGCCCAACTACAATGTTATGCCGCCGCAGTACAATGTCAAGATGCATTCAATAATGTCTCATGTGTTTAACAGAAGTATGAGTGTGGAACAACTCACCGAAAAGGCCAAGGGAGTTCTCAATATGCCTATGCTTGAAATCATGGACAGGCTTGCTGACTATCTTGTTAGCAGATATAATTTCAAAAAAGCTTCTGCAATCCTTGAAAGATACGGTATTAAGATTACTCCTGAAGACCTCGACAACGAACTGTGGGATGGGTATTCAGACCTGATGAATGCACACATTAAGGAAGTTAACGGTGCAGAGGTTGTAGAGGAAGGCAGTTTCACACTGGTTACCAACCATTTCATTATAAGAGTCGATACTCGCAATAAGCCAAACAACACTAACGAAATCACCGTTGATTTGTGTCCCATCAAGTGGGAAGTTACCAGTGATGATGTAATAACGGAAAACAACTATAGAGAACAGTTTTGTGATATTGCATCCAAGGTGTGTGCCATTGCAAAGGGTGATATGGAGTACATCGCGCGTTCTACCAAGGACATCGATGACGTGTGGAATGAGGCTCCTGAACATATCAAAGATACTATTGAACTTGAAGATGCCATCGAGAGTTCTCCGAAAATCTATCTTGATTATTGGAAAAGTGATGGTGATGAATTCCGTTGTTTTGTTCAACATACCGGTGACAGTCCGATGATGAGTGGTTCCGGCTGTTTTGATACTTACATATTCAACGTTGATGGAAAGATGAAGATTATTCTTGCACACACCACCACATTTGATTGTGCCTGTTTCGAGCACGAATTGCGGAATTGCGGCGGTTGTTTTTTTAATGACAAAAAGGAATAACATGGACGAAAGAGAAAAATGGAATCTTCTGCACGAAATTGTTTGTGCATACATTAACGACCCGAAGATTGAATATCCCAAACGTGAAAGCGCATCCAAGGAGATTATTCCTTATATTGAGCAGTTTGAACCAAAGGGGAATGGAAAAATTGTTCCTGTTTTTGAAGCGAAGGTTTTTAATACTCCATGTGGTTTTAAACCGGGTGATGTTGTTTATTCGTTTGAAAACGATGATGTTTTTCCAGCACTCTTTATCATGCCCGATGATTATAAAGGAGAAATGGATTTCAAGCCTAAATGCTTAATGATTAACAGTGGATGCGGTTTTATTCAATGCGAACCAGAGGTCTTGACGCATGAATCTGGCTATACATATCGTTATGCGACCGACGAAGAGAAAATATTGATTAAAAGATGCAAATATTGAATAGGGAATTTTAAATTGTAAAAAAAAATGAAAAAGACGGATTACAGTTTACTTTTAGGATGGGAGGGACCTTCCGTTAATGACATGCTTGTGGAGTTCGTTGAACGTTATTTGCATAGATTGAGTCTTTCTTGGGATGTTTTTGCCGGAGTCTGTATTGATATCTACGATGTTTCGTTTGACAGGCAACTCATCGAGAAGAAATGCATTTCATTTGGCATCCCATATGTTTTGGTTCAATATATCATATTTGATTCCTATGTGAGTAATTGTTTCGAATGGTTGTTGTTGGATGAGAATGATATACCATTCAAAGGCAGTCTCGAATTGGGTATCACCAAGAAGATAAAGATTATTGCCGACGAATGGTTGGATGATCCGGATAAGATGTACAAGAAACTGTACGAACAATTGAATTAAATGTAAATAAAAATAAAAAATGAAAAAAATAATTAAACTTGAGGGCCGCGTAAAATTTAGTGGCAGTGGAGCTTTCAATTGTGATGGCGAGTTTGCCGGTGATACTGCAAACGTTTACAAGTGGACAAAAAACATTAATAAAAACGTAGTCTACTGTAAGAAAATGCTTGTTGGTGATGGTTTCAAATACAAGATCAGCGCCGAGGCAATCAATCAGGCTGTTTTTGGGAGTTGCACATTCAATCAGTGCACGAAATTCAGAGAAATGTATTTAAGCCATTTGGCTGACCCCTATATTCTTGCAAAGGGCTACCTCTATACTAAGCAAGACGGTGATTCTGCATACGAGGGTCATCGAAAGGGAGGATATGAACTCTTTCCTTTGGTTGCCAATATGGAACCCATTAAACACGTTCCATTTGAAACCAAAACCATGAGTGGTATTAAAAAGACCGATGGCGCCGGTAAAGACAACACGCTCTATGCGGTGGAGAATGTTGGCGAATATACCTATGAAGGCAGGTTCATGTTCTCCATCCCGGATATGCAGATTGTCTACGTTGACGGCGGCCATCAAAAAATGGCTGTTGAATTCAAGAACGATAATGATATGGACTATTATTTCACTTGTTTATCGAAGAATTTCAACACTTCGATTGATAAGACTTGTATTAAACCGTATTACAGGATTGGCAATCATACCGGCAACAAAGAAGTCGATATGGCATTCATGCTGACTGACGATATGATTAACCAACAGGTCAGATATATTCTGTCGCAGTTCATTATGTTTAATGGTGAACGTCATAGCAATGGGTCGATTGATTTCCTTGGCATGGACTTGATCATTCATTACGAGGATAACACGAAGGATGTGCTCGAGAACATTACATTGAAAGATGTGGAGAGCATCAATTTTGAATACAAGAAATTCTATAACGAGGCTTCGCTTGAGGATTACGCGCCTTACAACAACGCATGTTCCGACACAGCCAATAAAAAGGCTAAGAACAATAAAAAGGAAAAATGAATGATTATTGGGTAAGACTAAGGTTTGAGAATGCCAAATTGCCTTATTATGATAAGATAAGGAAGCGTGAATCGGATGAAAACAATGTGGTAACGGAAGATAAACCAAAGAAATCATCTAAACCTAAATCATATAAATTTGATATTGTATATAACAAATACACAGGTGAGAAGGGTATGCGTGATAAATGTTCACCTGATTCAATTTTGTGGTATGATATGAAGGATGTGGACAAGGTGGAGGGGAATATTTTGTATCCCTTCACCCTTCATACCGCATCCAATATGTATGCCGTAATGCTACAGAAAAAACCGGTATCAACGTTTCACGGTCCGGAGGGTGCCAAAAGAAATGCCGATATCGACGAAATGGTTCTTGATGGGTTTGTTGGATTGTATGCCCCGTATTTCCACACATGTAAAACCGGTTTGAAACGACCGAACACCGAAGTTGTTAAGTGGTCTTACGGGCATTTCGCGAATTACCATGCAACAAACAATGATAGCACGATTTCAAATAATTCCATAGACACTGTTTGTTGGGAGCAGTTTGATATGCGATACCTTCGTTGCAATTCAAAGAAACAGGGTGCAATGGATGGTTTGGTTTCGCTTATATCAGAAATAACCGGCCGGAATGCGAGAGAATATGCCACGCTTACGTTTGCAATTTCGGCTGCGATGCAGGTAAACGCTGTCAAGGTGATGGAATATCTGAAAAATGCCAATCTATTGAATTTCGTCAACGGAACAACTTACCGCTCTGAACTCACGGGCCCGTTTATCAAGACGGAGAAGGGTTATCCACAGAAAGTCATAATCCTTAACGGGGAATTCGTATTCAAACTAAACGAGGAATATGTGGAACAATTTATTACCGGCATGCAAACCGCAAGGTTCCTTGAGGGTGGAATTGTTGATGTGCTTAAATGGTCTGAATATGGTGTGGATGATGTGCTGCTACCATATGATTTACTAAGTGAAGATCAGATTGAGAGTTATGGGTATTGCAGTATGCGTTATGTATGCACCGACGTTCCTACGTTCAACAACGAAGTGTTTGACAAACTAAACGAAACAATAAAACATGATAGTTAAAATTATATTCGAAAAGGATGGGGATAGCATCCCGTTCAAGAATCAGCGTGAAGTAAACGGTTTCATCTACAACCACCTGTTTGATAGGGATGAAGGAATCCATTCGAGTTTCAGCCCGTATTCCATTTCAGGGTTGCAGGGCCTTGTAGCATCCAATGATAAGAAATGCCTTGTACCCGTTATGAATCCTTATATCCAAGTTTCAAGTGCTTCGGACGATATCACCAACCGAATTGTTGCTGGGGTTATCAAAAGCATCAATAGTAAAAACAAGGTTTTATTCGGGAGAAGAGTTACACATATAGTGTGCGAGGACGATAGCAAGGTGGGAAAAACGTATGACGTGATTAAGACTTTGTCACCGGTATTGCTTATAAAAGACGGAAGGAAAATAACATACCGTGATGAAGGATGGGAGACAGTGCTTACTGAGCATTGCAAAAGGAAATTATCCAATAATGGTATTCTTGATGAAACTTTCAGAATTGAATTCAATAAACCGGAGAATATTAAAGTTAAAAACATATTCGTTGGTGATGTATTCAATCCTTGCACATCGTTTGTTGCCACGGTTTATGGCAAGCCAAAGACAAGAAAACTTCTTTATAGTCTTGGAATCGGGGGGTCAACCGGAAGCGGTTTCGGCGCTATTGAAGTATTAGAAAGGAAAAATATGACTCAAAAATTCACATTTGGTGGTGTTTAATGCATTTTTTAAATATAAAACTCTTTGTAAGGCACATAAATACAATGCTTTATAAGGAGTGTACTGTTTAATAATACGATTTTTAATTGATTAACAATGCGTAACTAATCACGGAAATGCCGTTAACAACTGTTTAATAATACGATTTTTAATTGATTAACAATAAGAAGGGAGTTGCATAGGGTAAGCGCACCACTGTTTAATAATACGATTTTTAATTGATTAACAATTTTAGTTTATTGAATTTGTTCATTAAGCGAACTGTTTAATAATACGATTTTTAATTGATTAACAATGCGTATGATATAACGCTTATACCGTTAACACTGTTTAATAATACGATTTTTAATTGATTAACAATTTTGAAACGCGCCCCAAATCTTCCCACCGACTGTTTAATAATACGATTTTTAATTGATTAACAATTCTACAGCTTCCACAAGTTCACCGTTATTACTGTTTAATAATACGATTTTTAATTGATTAACAATATACTGCCATTGGCATAACTACCACAGCCTACTGTTTAATAATATAATTTCTATTTGATTAACAATGGGACCAGGCAGTGAACGAAGCAACACGAGACTCTTTAATAATATGATTTTTAATTGATTAACAATCTATGGGATGTCATCATTGCTATCAAGTCAACTCTTTAATAATACAATCTTTATTCAATTAACAATTTTATGGAATCAATGCTTTGTAGGGCATACAACTATTTAATAATATAATTTCCAATTGATTAACAATTACGTACCATTTTACATAGTGATAACAACTACTCTTTAATAATATAATTTTATTTGATTAAAAATTTCAAGCAATATTTCAATTCAAAATAGTATATTTACACCATGAAAGAACTGATAGCAAAAACAAAGCCGGTTATATCGTTTATGGAGCATTCCACAACGGTTGCTGACAACTGCAAATTCCTTGCGGGAAAATATATTACCAATGAAACGTGGCGTAAATGTGCATATACGGTAGGATTGTTCCATGACCTTGGAAAGATAATGAACGAGTTTCAGGCTTATTTGAAAAACGATGAAACACCTGAGGTGCTGCACAATGTTTCAAGTGCCTTGATATTTTGGCTTTACATAAAACCAAAGGCCAATTGTGATTATGCGCAGATGAATTCAGTCAGGTTGATGTATTCCACGGTCATGCGAGTGTTGTTGGGACATCATCCTTATTGCGGGTTGTCGTTCAAGATTGATTCGGCACTTAAAAAAATAAAGACCGAGGAATCTGCAATATTGCCTGTTATACATGAATTGGTTGAAATCAACAATAGGAAGAATCCCGATTTCCAGTTGGAGGTAAATAATATCTCAGAAACTGACACCACCTTTTCAGACGAATGCTTGTATCTGTTTCAGGATGATGTTGCGAAAAGTGATATAAAGGATGTGCCGTATCAAACGCTGTTTGCTTTAATTGCAAAATCGGACCGGGATTACATCATTGACGATACATTTATGGACAATGGTTTGAAACTGCCTGTTACTTTTGGTGTTTCCGACATACAAAAGCCCGACGGATATGATTCATACCGTTTCAATATTCAAAGCGAATATGTGGGAAAAATTGCCAATTCCAATTTTCACATATTCGAAATAAACGAGAATACCGGATTCGGGAAAACCGACATCCTGCTTCGTAGTGTACTTGCCATAGGTAAAAAGGCGATGTTCGTCTGCCCCACAGACAACCTTTGTGATGCGCTTTATGGTTCATTGGCCAATCTTTTAAAAGTGTATAATATTAAGATAACACTAGGTTTATATTATAAAAAAGGAGGAGGTTGGGTTCAAGGATTGAAGGATAATGTTAACAACGATATAATCGTCACAAACATAGATAATTTCTTCAATCCCTTTATAAGGGACAATGACATGAAGGAAATGGCCTTCGAGGTTATGGTCCGTACGGTTGCTTTTGACGAATATCATACATATATGGATAGAAGCGGGTGTAATCGCGCATTCCAATTAATGAATTTGTCAAGGTTAAACTATAATGCAAAAACAATACTTTGCAGCGCAACACCGCAATCGCTCTTGTATAAATCATTTAAAAGGCATGTATACACTGAGCCGAGGCATTATAAAGGTGCGCAGGATAAACGTTATATCTTCCATCAACTCGAGACGTTTGATTTGTCTATGGAGAATAATTCCATCGCAATGGTTAACGGTGTAAAAACGTCCCAAAAACTCTATGACGGTGTTAAAGCCAAAAACACCAAAAATAATACCGTGCTATGCCATAGCAATTACACCACTCATGATATGAATAAGCATATTACCGATATGTATCGCCATTTCTCAAAAAACAGGAATGAAGAAGGTGTGATGGTTTGTACAAACCTGGTAACCACCGGCCATGATATATCAGCGAATAATTTCTATACTGATGCCTATCTTCCGATGCACGAATTCCAACAGGGTTTGGGGCGTGTTAACCGTTGGGGTGGAGAAAAAGTGGCCAACATATACATACTCCCGTTTGACACGAACAAAAAGCTCGGTTTTGACAACTCGGAGTATGCGGCTGTTCGCGCTAAATACAACCACGGTTTGTGTTTACTTGGACGTCGGTTGTTCATGGAGAATGTTGTGTTTGAAAAAGTATATAATGAATCGGAAATAGTTGCCTTGTTCGAAGCGATATACAATGATTCGTCCTATAAAAAAGAATATGAAAAATACAGCGATGAATGCAAAAAAGAATCACAGAAGGTCCTGCACAATATGGTATACCTGTATTCATCAAAGGGCGACGATAACATTAAGCGGATAAGTCAAAGGCAAACTTTAAGAGGAAACCCAAACAACCAACGTTTCATAATTGCTGATAGGATGAAGGAACCAATCATAGCCAATTATTTGGACGAGAATCTGTTTAGGGATGGAGAAACACGGTATATGTATGATTATATAGATAAACACCCGGAACTTCAAGAAAAATACCGTCACAAATCTGCGAGAGGGTACAGAAAAAACAAACAGGGACCAAGATGGTCGAAATTGTTTGATATGTACTGGAGACTTGCTTTGTCAAGCGAAACACCCTTTATAACATGCCTTTATGCCTATGACCCCGAACACGGATTAATGAAAAAATAAAAGCCTTTAACAATTTTTAAGAACCTGGTGGTTTCTCCGTTGGGTTCTTTTTAGTATCTTTGCCTTGTTGAAACAAATAAAACAAATTGAATTATGATTTATAAAGGCAAAGAAATAGACGAAAGTTACCAGATCAATAAATGGAAAGAAGAAAGCATTTACTCAGGTTCAAACCATTACGAATCATTCGAACCCGATGAAATAAAAGAATTCTACCTCAAAGCACTTGCAAAGGAAAAGGAACTTGAGGAAAATAAAATCGAACATAGTCCGGTTCTTATTTCGATTTCAGGTGACACTGAGGGTGATTATTCGGAAGCTTACCTTGAGATTTCGCTTCAATGGAAGGAACGTGAAAGTGAAACTGAACACAACGACCGTATAGCACGTGAGAAGAGACGGATTGACAAAGAAGTTGAAGAGGAGGAGCAGAAACGCATCCGTCAAAAAATAGCGAAGGAAGGGGCACTGAAAGATGCAATTGCCATGATTGAGCAGGTTGGCGGTAAGGTTACGTTCTTTCAATAACTAATGGAGGTGTAACATGGAATCTAAACTGAAATCCGGGAATCCTTGCAAACGTTTCCTTTATCTTGATAAAGACGGCGTTCCCGTATTCAAAGACAAGGTGAAATACAAAACCAAAGCCGAGGCACAAAAGAAGGCTGACGAGTTCAACAAACAGGACAAGGCAATCCACTATGCTGTACCGTATCGCTGCCCTGTATGTGACCAATGGCATATTGGCAGAAGCGTGGTTGAACTGACAAATTATAGAAAAAGGCAACTTCAGAACAATTCATATACAACCGATAGCGAACGCGGTTTATCTGAACTAAGAGAAAAAATAAATAACGCGAGAAAAATAGATTTGTCTAAATTTAAATAATAGATAGAAATGCCCGAGTAGCTCAACTGCACAGAGCAACGGTTTCCATACTGGGTGACTCCAGTGAAAGGTCGTAAGAAATCGAGAATGGAATTGCGAGTGATTGCTATCCATTCACTAAACCGTAGGTTGGGAGTTGGAGTCTCCCCTCGGGTACTAAAATTAAATTAAATACGGCATGACAGAACATATTCTTTTTAAAGACATATCCCATATTCAGGCTATCTGTGAACACATTAACGAGAAGATCAAGATGATGCCCAAAGGTGAGGAGTATAGCGGACTTTTTCGGCGTATATATCCGAGTTGTGAGGTTGATCGCGTCAAACCCAAGTGGTGGCAGAGTTCTTTGATTCATGAATATGATTACAGGGCAACTGAAGATCGTTGGTGCGATCATGACGTAGTCGGAACGATGGAAGACATGATTGAAGAGTGGAATGGACATATCAAGTTTGTCACGGACGCGCACGGCATTCATGCCGTGAAGAAGGCCCATGTCATTCTTCACTTTCTCAACGGTGACAAGAAAACCGTATGGTTTGAGAACGATGATGATATGAATACATATCTCACGGAAACCATACATCGCGTAAATTTTAATGAAATTTTGTTTGTTGATGATGAGATGCAAACTACCAGGATGTTTTGCGATTGAAAAAATCAAATAAATTTTAAAATATTAAAAATGAAGAAGTTTATGTTTATGATGGCCGCTATGATTGTGGCCGGGTTTGCCAACGCGCAGACAATTGTGAATTGGTGTGTCATGGACTCTACCATGGGTAGTATCGATGTCATACATCCAGTAGTCCATTACGACACCGTTGTTGTATATGATACTGTGGGTGATGCAGTCGACACCATTAGCAATGTCGATACTGTGTACAATGACAATCAGTGGTTCCTTGTCGCCGTTCCTGCGGATGGGGTGCTCTTTACCTATTGGATTAACGAGTGGTTTAATTCCGACACCAATGTATGCGACACCGTCTATTCCGATTTCAACCTTATCGACGTTACCGATTGCGGATATGACAGCGTGATGGCTACCGCTTATTTCATGGAGCCCAATTCTATAACCGAGGCCCATATGGAGAATATCAAGGCCTATCCTAATCCTACCACGGGTATTGTTCGTTTCAGTAAACCAATTGACGAATTCTATGTTTATGATGAATGCGGTCGCCCGATTATTAGTGGTTTAAACGCAAAATTTGTTGATTTAACCGGTTTCAACTCAGGTATCTACTTCATTAAGACCAAAAACGGTATTTTAAAGATTGTTAAACGTTAAAACAAATAAAATAAAAATGAACAACAACGAGAATTTTATGCCAAAAGTTATCAAGTGGAGCGTTATCGGCCTTGTCGCGCTGATTCTTATCTTCGGCTCCACGTACACAATTAAATCGACCGAGCGCGGTGTCATTTCCACCTTCGGTAAAATGAACAGTGAGGTTGTCGGCGACGGTCTTCATTTCAAGTGGCCCTTCATCCAGAGCGTGAAGAAGGTAAACATTCAGCAGAAGAAGTTCGACGGTCAGGAGAACAGTTACACACGTGACGTGCAGACTTCCACAGTTGACTACACCATCAACTATGACCTTGTTCGCGAGAATGTCAGTGGTCTTATGCGCAATGTTGGCGAGGACTATCACAACCGTATTGTGGTTCCGTTTATCCGTTCAGCCATGAAAGAAGCTTTCGGTAATTTCGCTGCAACAGAAATCGTCGAGAATCGTGACGATGTCCGTCGTGAGATTGAGAAGATGCTTCGAAACACCCTTGACAGCAACTATTTCATGAACATTCAGTTCCAACTGACGGATATCGATTTCGACGATGATTTCGAGAAGGCCATCAAGGATAAACAGGTTGCTGAGCAGCAAGCACTCAAAGCCAAAAATGTTACCATTCAGGTTGAGGAGAAGGCCAAGCAAACCAGGATTGCTGCCGAGGCTGAAGCAGAGGCCATGCGTATCAAGGCGAATGCCCTTGCACAGAATCAGAAACTTGTTGAATGGCAAGCAGTTACGCAGTGGGATGGTAAACTTCCACAGTATATGATGGGTAATAGTGTCCCATTCATCAATCTTGGCAAATAACTTTTAACAAAGTTTAAGAAACTGGGCGGACTAAGTATCCGCCCTTTTTGTTATCTTTGTGGTGTTGAAAAAATTATCAAAATAAAGGCTGACAAAAGATGAAATATCAGGGAAACAAGCGAAGATACGTAAAGTATATCCTTCCAATAATGCTCGCGGAAAGAAAAGACGCTCAACAGTATTGGGTTGAGCCATTCTGCGGCAGTTGCAGCGTTCTCGAACACGTCAAAGGGTACAGAATGGCAAGCGACAATAACAGATACCTCATTGCCATGTGGAAAGAGTTGTGTCACGACGACCCGGATGTCCCAAGACTCATCATGCGTAATTTCTACAACGACGTCAGAGACAGTTACAACAAAAAAGACGGACGATACCCTGACTACATTATAGGATGGGTCGGATTCATGGGTTCTTTCAATGGAAGGTTTTTCGACGGCGGCTATTCGGGACACGATGTCAAGGGGAGAGACTATATCGGAGAGAATATCAAAAACACGTTGGCTCAGGTGCCATTCCTGCGCGGAACCGAGTTCTATGCAGAAAACTACGATGAATTACTGATACCAAAGGAGTCCATTATCTACTGCGACCCGCCATATAAGAACACAAAGCAGTATGTGACGAGCAAGAATTTCGATTATGGGAGGTTCTATCAGTGGTGTAGGGAGAAGAAGCAAGAGGGGCACACAATATTTGTTTCCGAATACGAAATGCCCGATGATTTCAAATGCATATGGCAGATGGATGTCAAGACCGCACAGAACCCTCACAAAACAAAATTGGCAACCGAAAGGCTTTTCACACTATAAGCAAAACGTAAAACCGAGTTACAACAATTAAAATTGAGTTGTAGTGCCCCAACAGGAGTTTTGGGGAACGCATACTTGCTTGGGGACGCAAATGACTGCAAATATTTTTTTGAATTTTAAAAACAACATTAAATGGAACAAAGAATTAAACGTGTGGTTGATGGTAAAGGTGAATTTAACCCGACAAAAGATTTTTTCTGTTATTTTTTCATGAACACCGTCACCCGTAATAAAGAGTTTATTGATTATATCCGTTCTAGACAGGATAGTAAGTCGTATGATTTTGAAAACGGAACTTTTGACATAAAGTTTACTGTTGACGGCTATGAAATCAACCCTGAACCCTTTTTTGAACTGTTGGAAAACAATTTTAATCGTCTTGTTGAAGAAAAAGCTAACGAGAAATTTAATCAAATGTTTCCCGATGCATTTTCTGAAGACATGGATGAAATGAAGGAGAAAATCGATAATGTTTTTGAAAAAATGCAGGATAGTCTTTCTCAAATAGTCAACGAATACCGTTGTAAAATTCGTAATCGCCGTTAAAAATTGCATAAACTATAAAATTCATATGACAAACGAAGAAAAGGTAGAGTCCATGCTCAAGTTCTTTCATGGGAGCAGAACTTTGGGGGATTTATTACTTGAAATGGCTGAGTGGAAAGACGCACAAATAAAATCAAACATCGAAAAAGCATTCGGTTGCATGATATTCAGACAAGACCATTCATTATCTAACAAAGAACACCAATACATTGACCTTGATATTGTACAAAATATTATAGAATCATTTTTTCACGTAAAACTTGAAGAATATGACAAATGAAGGGAAAACAAGAGAAATGATAAGTATATCCAACACTAATCAGGTATACGATGTTGTAGATTTTAATGCTTTACACGAATCTCTTTACGAAGATTTGATGGAAATGGCTGAATGGAAAGACAAGCAGTTTGAAGGCATGAAAGATGAAATCAAAGTTGACGCAAGAAGGGAATTCGCTTGGGAAATTCATGAGAAAATAGCCAATGGTGCAACGCTTGCCGAGTTAGACAACTACGTATGTGGCATCTGTGATTTTTAATGATTAAATAGCAAATTATGAGCAAAATAGACATAAGAGACCTGCGGGTCGGAAATTGGCTATCGGTACACCATCCGACAATGCCAGCCGAGAACATCCAAATTTCAGCAGATTGGATAAGAACCATAGAACGGATAAATGATGGGCTTATTAAAGAAGATAGTCCATTGTTCCGTATTGTGGAGCCAATCCCCATCACAAGTGATATTTGTGACCAAGTAAATGATGGTCATGTTATCCTGCTGTGGGATGATAAAAAGTATGAAGAAACAGGAGAAAGTTGGTATGAACTTGACATTTGTGATATACCAGACAAAACGGTGTGTATCAATATTCAATATGTTCACCAACTGCAAAACATTCTCCGAGATTTGGGCATTGAAAAAGAAATAACCATCTAAATACAAAATTATGACAGAAAAGCAAAAAGCAAAAGCCTATGACGAGGCTTTTGGAAGAGCAAAAGCACTTTATGCTAAAGGTGCTCCAGATAGTTTACATTTAGAAGAAATGTTTCCTGAACTCAAAGAGAATAAAGATGATAGATTAAGGAATAATATCATTGAGCTTGTTAAACAATCAAGCAGTATTCTCAATCCAATGAACCAAAAATCCATGATTGCTTGGCTCAAAAAGCAAGGCACGAAAGAATCAAAGAAAACGTCCATTTGGAATCATTGGAAAGACGGTATTGCTGGAAACGGGGAAGGCAAACTAATTTACTTGATAAAGAATGGTAATGATTATAGACTTAGTTCAAGCCTTGGATTTGAATGCGATTACATAAAATTATCGGATTTGGATGAATTGATGCTATCAGAAAAGCAGGGTGAGCAGAAGCCTACCGATAAAAAATATACTTTCAATGCTATTCCTCGTTTGCTTAGTATGATACAGCCGACTGACAGAGCAAAAGCATACTGTCAGAAACTTATAGACATTCTCATACAAGAAGGCTATAGTGCTGATGCAAAGATTGTTGGTAACTGTTTGAAACAAATGAATGGCGAAAAGGTTGCTATGGCTACTATGGATGAGCAGAAGCCTGCTGAGTGGAATGAAGAGGATGAGAAAAACTATAATACTATATTGAAAATCATACGAGATTCAGATACACCAGCACAATTAGCCAATAAACTGGCTTTCTGGATTGAATCTCTCAAACCTCAACCAAAACAAGAATGGAGTGAAGAGGATGAGAGAATGATTAATAGCATTATTGAAAATTTAGACGAAGGAGAGTGGCTTGACATCTATCAAGTGGACTGGCTCAAATCCCTCAAAGCACAACCCCATTGGAAGCCCAGTGAGGAGCAGATGAAAGCATTGAATGAGATTATAAATACCCTTGCAGTAAGCAAGCATCCTCACGAAAACGACTATCTTTTCAATATGCTAAACGGATTGCGAAAGAACCTTAAAAAGTTATGACCATGAAATACATTGACGCAGATAAACTGGGAAATTTTCTTACGGAAAGATTCAAAGTATGCCCGATTAACGATGATGAACGTCACGGCCGGCACTGTGCTCTCATTGAAATAGAAAATTTTATAGACTCTCTCCAGCAGGAGCAGCCTTCCCTTCCCTCCAACCTTGAAGAAGCGGCAGAGAATTATTATGAATATGATTGTCCTTATGACGGTGAAGCACGAGTAGTCAATAGAGAGCACGATGTATGGTTTCCTTCACAGGCAATTGAAGATGCTTTCAAAGCAGGAGCAGAATGGATGGCTAAACAACTAAAACAAGAATAATATGACACGTTTAATAAACAAAGGCATTACAAGGATTGTCATTAGTTTTCTTGGTCTTTCTTTCAAATTCCCAAACCCGTTAAACGGTCATGTTAATTTTTTACAGGGATGTTTGTCAAACTATAAAGAAAGGCAATTCTATAAAGAGTTCAAAAATTATTATCCTATTTCTGATTTGATATGTCCATCATATTTCTGTAGTTACTTTGGGCTTTTGCAAATACAAAAACAGTGTATTGTAAACACAAGGGGATTGACAGAAGAAGAATTAAAACGCTTTGAAGTTGTTAGAAATGGGGAAAGTAAGCCAACAAATTTTGGTTTCATTGATAACAAATTAGTATGTTTAGACTATGCTTAAATTATAAAAAAATTATGGTACGATACATTGACAAAGCCGCTGTTGTGGCGGAGATAAATCGGCAACATAAAATTCTCATGCAGACTGATCATACTTATGGTGCCCAGTTTGTACTGGGTTTTCGTCAAGCGTGTAGACAGATAATTGATTTCCTTGACACCCTTGAAGTGAAAGAGGTGGACTTTGAAACAGCGTTTGTTGCATCAAACGACCATTTTGATGAAAAGAACAATTACGGTCGTTGGTCAGAATCTGATTTAAGACAGTTTGCCAAGCACTTCTTTGAACTTGGACTAAAAACAACAAAGGAGGAATAAGTATGCAACACTATACAACAATAGAACAAGGTAAGAAACTAATAGACTTAGGCCTTAATACTGGATGGAAGGGGCGGCATTCCTCAAGATGAATGCGAGGTTATGCGCGACGCAATGAACAAATTTAATTTCGAGTAGTATTGATAATATGGAAAAAGAGGTTAAAATAGTAATCGGGTCTTTATTTGGCGATGAAGGTAAGGGAGTGACAGTGCAATGGCTTTGCAGAGAGGCCATCGAGAAAGGCAAGTCGGTGTGTGTTGTGCGTTATTGTGGGGGGCCTCAGGCTGCGCACACGGTTGTAAACGACGGGGTTGAACACATCTGTTCTTCGTATGGGAGTGGTGTCCTGTTGGGGGTTCCGACGTATTATATCTACGGTTCTCTTTTTGACCCTATCTGTGCATACAATGAATATAAGGTTCTTCAAACAAAGATGGATAGTGTACCGCTTATCAATATTGCGGACTACATCGAATGCATTACCCCATATGATGTGATTTCAAACCGTAATGATGAATCTGCGTTAAAGGACGGGACATGTGGCAAGGGGGTGTGGGCATGCAAGAAACGCCACATGTCAAGCGACTATTTCCTATATACCTTCTCGCAATTTCTGACGTACAAGCACAAGGAGAAACAGTTCCAAAGCGTATGTGATTACTATGGAATGGAGCGCAATCCCGAGCTTGAGAGGATGTATGTTGAGGCCTGCAACGCTAAGTTCTATAAGGTATGGAAAAATCGCCTAATGATGATTGACGAGATTAGGTCACATGACGTGGTTATCTTTGAGGGTACACAAGGATTGCTGCTTGACGCCAAGGACGGCTTTTTCCCGAATGTGACAGCCACACCGGTCGGCCTTGAGAATCCGCTTGAGTTCATGGAGCACTATGAGTTTAATATCAAGCCTGAAGTCTATATGGTTACCCGTACATATCTTACACGGCACGGAAACGGATATATTCCTCAGGCACCGTTAACTTATGATTTATCGGACAAACACGAAACCAATGTATTCAATGAATACCAGGGGAATTTCAAAGTCGGCCAGTTGGAGCGTCGTTTGTTCGAGCGGGCCGTTGACCGCCATAGGTTAGACTATATCGACAAGAAAGGTCTTGCTGATTTCAACCTTGTTGTCACTCATATGGATGTGGCTATTAATCATGGATTTCTGGAAATGTATAACGGATGCTTTACCGAAACCGTTGACCTAACGCAACCATATGGGATGCAGTCAGCAATGACGATGATATCGAGTTGTTTCGACATACATTTCAAGAATTTCTACTACAACGATTCAAACGAATCGAACATCAAATTATTCAAGTAACATGGAAAATAACCGTTTATACCGGTTCGATAAAGAAAACATCGAACTGAAGCCAGTTTCACGAATCAAGCAGTTTTTGTATGACAATGCATTGTACTTGGTCTTGAGTGTGTTCTCCATTGTGCTTATTCTGTGGATTGATGAGAGTCTTAAACAGGATAAAATCATCAGTACTTTGGAGGCACAGATTGAGATACTGACAAGAACCGTTGAAATGGAGGAAGAATCCGACACACTTCATATCCGTATAGCACAGGCAACATTGGAGGGAAAGAAGAATATCCCGTTCAATGACAGTATTGTTTTTGCATATATCGTAAGTTGCAAGGCTTGGTATCCGGACATCATCATGGCACAGTACAAAATCGAATCCACAAGCGGTACATCCGATGTTGCGAAAAATGCGAGGAATTTCTTCGGGATGAGACCTGTATCAGGTAAAAGGAAACATTACACGACCCAACGCCATGGCGATAGCTATTGTGGTTATGCGGTTTATGACAATTGGAAACTTTCCATATTGGACAAAATACTGTGGGAACACTTCCGTTTCAACGAAGTAAAACCGGACAAAGAAACCTACCTCAAGGCACATCTCAATTATGCCGAAGCGGATGAATACTTAAAAGTTGTCAAAAAAGTGGCAGCAAAATATACAACTCATTAATATATAGAAGAAAATGCAAAAAATAGAGGAAACACTTAAACAGAAATGCGAACGACTCCGTTCGGCATCAGACCACAGGCTTGAACCTAACAGTTATATTTGTATAATGGTCGATGGAAAGAATTTCTCAAGGAAAATCAAGAACAAATTCGAAAAACCGTTCGACAAGAAGTTCGTCGAGGCAATGAACGAGACAATGCAATACCTGTGTGCCAATGTACAAGGGTGCAAGTTCGGCTATTGTCAAAGTGACGAGATTTCACTTGTCGTATCCGATATTCCGAAAGACGAAAATTCCGAGGTCACATCATTTTTCGGATACAGATTATGCAAAATTCAGTCTATTGTCGCATCAATGGCCGCAACCAAATTCACCAACATTATGACTGCGAACAGACTCGAGAAGATTCCTGATTCTCTTCCCGGTAACGATATCCTTGATATGGCGATTGATACACTTGAGAATGCTCCGCTGTATGAATTCGACTGCAAGGCATGGAATGTGCCTAACGAGAACGATGCGTATGCTTGGTTCCTATATCGCCAGTTGGACTGCATCCGCAATTCCAAACAACAGGCGGCGCAAACATACCTTCCCCATAAGGAACTAGTGAGCAAACACAGTGATGAACAAGTGCAACTCCTACTTGACAAATGCAATATCAATTGGTATGAATATGATGATGGGTTGAAATTCGGTCGTGTATGCTATAAACAGAAAATTCAATTGGAATCACCTGAATACGGTACGTTTGAACGTAATAAATGGGTGGTATCACCGGCCGGTCAGTTTACGGAAAAAGAGGTAAAAAAGGATTTTCTTAAAAAAATTTCAAACATTTCTTCCGAATAATGGCGGAAATCCAAAAGGATGTAGTATATTTGTGGGGTTAGATGTTTTAAATCAAAATAAGATGGAAGGAAAAAAGTACAAAGAAGTGCCCGTTGATGAGGCGTTAAAGCAACTTGATGAAACTTTTAATATCAAGAATTTCGAAAAAACGGAAGACCAATCCTATAGGATCGGACGTGAATACTATATTCATGAATCGGACTTAAAAGAGGTTGATGCAATGACAAAACTATTTGAGTTTTTCCAAGGAGTGGTTGTCGTTGATGAACATGAAGACTTGCTGTGTGAAATGCCTATGCAGGATTGTCCTGAAGGATATATGATGTTCAAACTTGCATGATATCCGTATTTTGGATATTGATGGGTGTTTGCACCATGAAGTTTTTTTCAAGAAAAACATCCTTGAACAGACCGCCGATCATACCGGCGGTCTTTTAAAGTTTGGCGGCAAACACGGAATAACGGAGGAAGATGCCGACAAAGTAATTCAAATCTTATCCACCTAACTATTTATGGTTATGGCAAAACAGATTATACATTTAAACGAAGATACGTTGAAATCCATCATACGCGAGACGTTGAATGAGATGACGAACGCCGAATTTCAACAAAATGGAGACTCCATTCCAAAATTGGGACATACGGACAGGGCATTTGCCCCTGGTGACATACTATGTAGAATGATGCAAAGAACCGCCGTTGATGCCGATGGAAACAGGATAATCGGAACCGGCGGAAGGGCACAGCAAGTGAGAAACCTTTATTTCAACACAATTAAGAGTATTGAAAATGGCATGCTTGTATTGGATGACGGTTCAAAAGTACCACCTAACCATCCTTCAATCCGTGCAACCGACGCATGGTATCGAGTATTCCAATCAACGGGCCTTCCAGACGGAGTTGGTTTGACTTTCGATTATGAAATGATTGATGGGCAACTTTGGGTTGTTATGGATTTCAGGGGGACTGCTTCCGACCATACAAGAACCCGTTTCAACTATAACGAAGTTAAAAACGCACCTGAAGGCCAACCTATCAAAGGAATAAAAATGGATGCAAATCCGGAATTGGCTAAATCAGGTTTTTGGATTGTTCCTGGTACAACCAAAGTGAATAAGAGCAAGAATCCGCTTGAGGGGCAGGTTGAAATTCCAAGGGAGTTCATCAATTTCCGCATGTTGTCTGGAATGAACAGTGGTGCTGAATTGTTTGATTCATGGAATTTCGACAAGGCAAAAGAGATATGCGAGAAATTCCCGTGGTTGGCCGAGAAGCCTACTGATTGGTCCAAACCGATTATTAAGGGCAACAAGCAATACGCCAATCAGAGAATGAAACAAAGCAAGTGTACACCGAGTACATTCAAGTTTTAAGAAAATTTAAGAAACCGGTATATTGAATATCGGTTTTTTTATGGTATCTTTGCACCGTTGAAACAAAATAACAGATTATGGAACAAGAGAAAAGAATATGCGGAAACTGCATGAGTTGCTGCATCCACCACAAGACAAAGGAAGTGTATCGTACGGAGGAAGAGAAGGACGAAAATGGCCGTGTTTGGATGAGAAGCAGTTTTTTCGACCACTACGAGAATTTCTGCGACACAAATCCTGATCAATACAAGGCTTGGCACGAACGCAATAAGGAAAAAACATATCCTGAATATTCAATCGACTATTGTCCGTGCTATGAACCTCAGGAACACTACAAAAGGCTTAATAATCTCATTGATATGTCAGAGAAAATCCTCGATAATTTGAACAAAAAAGAAGAAAACAAATAAAAATAAGATAGATAATGGTAGATGCAAAAACAGGACGTCAATACGTCGAAGATGAAAATGATGTTTTAACATTTCATTGTGATAACGTTAATTTTCAATACACGCCGAAAAAATTCAAGGAATTATACAACGAATTAAAGCAAAGTATTGAAGAATTCATTGGCATGTCAGTACTTGAATATCAATGGAATTGTTTTGGTGGAGAAAAACTTCCTTCAAAAGATTTTACATCTTTCCATATAAAACCTAATTGTTACGAAGATATTAATCTATATGGCTCTGATGTTGTTACTATGCGCTGTTCTTGGGACACCAATAGTAGATATTTCCACCTTCCATCTGGTTTATTTACGGGAGAAGAAAACATGATGGACACAGCAAAAAAGGTTATCAAATGTGCGTTCCAAGAAACAAACAATAGAATAGACCGTATAGTTAAAACACGAGATGCCGCAATAGAATCACTTAAGAAGTTTAATATTAAAATAAATTAATATGAAAAATCACGAAACTATAAGTCTCTTATTGTCAGACGGTTACAAGCAAACCCATGCGGAACAGTACCCAAAAGGTTTGACTAAACTTTGGTCTTATTTCACCCCTCGCAGAAACCGTATACCTGAGTTGGACAAGATGGTCTTTTTCGGTTTGCAGGGATTCATCAAGAAATACCTTATCGACCATTTCAACGAGAATTTCTTCAGCGTCCCTGAGGATGAAATGATGGAAGAGTACACCCGTGTGGTTGATAGCATGTTCGGCGCGGGTAATTACAACCCTGAAAAAGTACGTGATCTGCATCGCTTAGGTTATCTGCCGCTTGAAATCCGCGCATTACCTGAGGGTTCCGTTGTAAACATGGGTATCCCGTGCATCGAAATTACGAACACGCACCCTGATTTCGCCTGGGTTGTACAGTGGGTGGAGAGCCTTTTGTCGTCTGAACTCTGGAAACCCTGCATCCATGCCACCGTAGGTAATATCTACCGTGATGTTGTTGATGAATGGTACGGTAAAACAGTGGACGATAATGTTCCGCATAGCAAAGCCATTTCCGATTTCGGTTTCCGTGGCATGAGTTCGCTTCAGGAGGCTGAGAAGGCTTCAGCCGCATGGCTTGCTTCATTCAGCGGAACAGCTACTATTCCCGCCGTCAAATACATCGAACACTACTATAACGAGAATAACAGCGAGAATAATTTTGCTACAAACGCTATCAGTACTGAGCACAGTGTTATGGCCGCTGACTTCGCCATTACAGGTGATGAACGGGCAATGGTGAAACGCCTTCTTACAGAAGTATATCCAAATGCTTCATTCTCCATGGTATCAGATACTTACGATTATTGGCGAATGGTGAATGATATTATTCCGTCGCTTAAAGACGAAATCCTTGCCCATAACGGCAAACTGCTTATCCGTCCCGATAGTGGTGATATTATCGATATTTCAGTTAAGACCGTTGAATCGCTTTGGAATATCTTTGGTGGAACCGTCAATACCAAGGGTTATAAAGTCCTTGACCCGCATATTGGTGTGGTTTACGGGGACGGAGTATTACCGAGCATTTCTGCTACCATATATAAACGTTTAATGCTTGAAGGCTTTGCCGCAAATAACATATACTTCGGTGCCGGTTCATTTAGTTTTACGTGTTATAAAGATACTAATAATTGTTTCCATCCATTAACTCGTGACACTTTTTCAATCGCAATTAAAGCAACTGGAGGTATTGTTGATGGGAAATTCTATCCAATTTTTAAAGATCCAAAGACTGATCGTGAATCCGGTTTTTCGTTCAAAAAAAGTCAGCGTGGGTGCTGTGAAGTTTGGAATGACCCTGAAACGGGTATGTTTAAATTTGCTGATGGAATTGACCCAACGGAACGCGAACCTCTTCATGGTGAGGATTCGGCTTACATACTCTACTTCAAAGATGGTAAAATGGTTCAGGAACAATCACTTACCGAAATCCGTAATCGTTTGCATCCAGATTTCTAATTTACTACATATTTATAGTTAAATAAAGTTCAATAAAGTACAATGGCAAGAACCCAAAGGAAATTAAGCGAGGAAACAAAGGAAAAAATGCGTCAAGCCAAACTTGGTGCAAAAAATCATCGTTATGGCAAGAAAATGGATGAAGAGACCAAAAAGAAAATATCGGAATCCATGAAAAAATACTGGGAAAATTTGCCTTATGAAATAGACGAAAATAATTGAGTTAATTTAACATAAATGTGCGAACAATGTAATAAAAACAGAAATTTTGAAGAGAAAAGTAGAAAAGTACACGGGAATAAATATGATTACGGTAATGTAAACTATGTTAACAATCATACTAAGGTTTGTATCATCTGTCCGGAACATGGAGAATTCTGGCAAAGACCTGCTGATCATTTAAAAGGTAAAGGTTGTCCTAATTGTTCTCGTATTGTACAATCATCAAAACGTTCATTATCTAATGATGAATTCATTGAAAAAGCTAAAAAAGTGCATGGAGATAAGTATGACTATTCAAAAGCAAATTATTCTCTAACCAACAAAAAGTTAACTATTATTTGCAAAAAACACGGAGATTTTCTACAAACCCCGAATTCGCATTTAAATGGAAACGGATGCCCAAAATGCGCTTTAGAGAAAACTAGTGAAAGATATGTTTTAACAAAAGAAGAAATAATTAAAAGATGTGTTAAAACACACGGTGGTAAATATAACTATAATAAAGTAACGGAAGCAAAGGCTAAAGATAAAATTATCATAACTTGCCCGATACACGGAGATTTTATACAACAATTAGGGTTACATTTACATGGAAACGGATGTCCAAAATGTGCAGGCACAAACCGATCAAACACCGAAGAATTTATTGAGAAAGCACGTAAAGTACATGGAGACAGATATGATTATTCAAAAACTGATTATGTAAATGTTAAAACTAAAGTTTGTATTATCTGTCCGGAACATGGTGAGTTCTGTCAAACACCTTCGAACCATCTAAAAGGTAAAGGTTGCCCAGATTGTTATGGGAATCGTAAGTTAAGTAAAGAAGAGTTTATGGAAAAGGCGCGAAAAGTCCACGGAGACAGGTATGATTACTCCAAAGTAAAATACATAAACACAGATATACCTGTATGTATTATCTGTCCGGAACACGGAGAATTCTGGCAAACACCATACCATCACACCAAAAGAAAACAGGGCTGTCCTAAGTGTAGACAATCGCAATTAGAAGAAACAACCTCATTATTACTTAATAAACTATTAATTAAATTTATTCATCCTGCCACAAGTAAACATTTACCATGGTTAGAATTGCAACATCTTGACTTTTATTTACCAGAATATAACATTGCAATTGAGTGTCAAGGTGAACAACATTATTTTCCGGTAGATTTTGCCGGCTATGGATATGAATGGGCGTTTAATAGATATAAACATATTATTGAATTAGACGAAAACAAAAAATATAAATGTGAAATAAATAATGTTCCGCTATTTTATATAAAATATAATAGTAAAAGTATTATTAAAGATATTTTAAACATTTTAAAAAAGATAAGAAAAAAATGACAAAAATTGAACGTTACAAAGATTATCTGATAACGTGGATTAGGGAATGGTTTGAAATAAATGGTGATGGGTGTAAAGCGGTTATCGGAATTTCAGCTGGAAAAGATTCGACAGTGGTAGCCGCACTGTGCGTTGAGGCACTTGGCAAAGACCGTGTTATCGGTGTGCTTATGCCTAACGGGGAGCAGAATGACATTACTGACAGTTACGCCGTATGCCGTCATCTTGGAATCAAATACGTTGAGGTAAACATGCAGATGGCGTATTCCAACATCATCATGCAGATGCAGAGCCAGGGAATAAAGGCAAGCGAACAGACCAAGATCAACCTCGGCCCGAGACTCCGTATGTCTACATTATATGCTGTTTCCCAATCAGTGAACGGTCGTGTAATCGGAACATCAAATCTTGATGAATATTTGCTTGGATTCTGCACAAGATGGGGCGATTCTGTAGCCGATGTCGAGCCTATCATCAATATGCATGTTTCGGAGGTTATTGAACTCGGACTTGCATTGGGATTGCCCGAATACCTTGTGAAAAAAACACCTTCAGACGGTCTTACCGGTTCGTCGGATGAAGAAAAATTCGGCTTCACCTATAAGGAATTTGAGGAGTTCTATAATAAAACGTATGGCAATCTCTATCCACCCCATCTATATGAACTTAATGAGAAACAGGAGAAGATGGTAAGCATGTTCCTGAAATCCGGATTCAAGCGTAAGGAAATTCCACATCCAAGTGATTACCCTTGCTTCTATGAGTATACGGATGCCCTGTCTTGCTCGACATGCACAAATTCCAAAGGATGTATCACTTGCACCGACGGTGATCAATATACAGGAGGGGAACAGGATGTCTGACGCTGATTTCTATAGAAACTGTGCCATTGCCGCCATGCAGGGAATACAGGAGGCGAATTCGAAACTCGGAATTGCAATGGATTTCGCTCCGGCGGAACTTGCAATAAAGTCTTTCGATATTGCTGACCGCATGTTAACAGAACTACATCTCAGATTGTCAGAAAAAACATATCTTAGGGAAAATGCCTAACATACACATATTAGCAATATGGCGATAAAAACATGGCAATAATAACATCAATAGAAGCGGCATAACAATGCAAATAATTTTTAGAGAAGATGGTATCGTAAGAAAAATAGTGAATTTAAATGTTTATATACCAACTATAGGCGACACTATTTTAATAAGAACGTACATGAATAATAAAGAGGAGGTGCTAAAATACACAGTGGTCAATAGAGTTATGGATATCGGTCATCTTCGTGGCCAATTGTGGCTACCGGAGGATGTTATATGGCACATCGATATTAAAAAACAGGAGAATGCTTCTGCTATTGATTGAAAAAATCTGAACCGATTATTTATAAAACGATAACATAATAATTCAAATAAATTCAATAACAAAAAAAAATGAAGAAAACAAAAATTATCCTTTGTGCGGCTATGGTAATGTTTGCCATGCTTTTCAGCGCATGCAAGTCCTGTTCAAAGCCGACACCCGAACCAAAGCCCGTTTTTGCAGGCTACAATTTGGACGAGGTCATAACCTCTGACTACAATCGCATTGATGAAAGTGCAAATGTTTTTGTGTTCCGTGAAGTTGATGCATATTTCGATAGCGTTCTGTCCGAAAGCAATTGCAACACAATCAACTATATTGCCACCAAATTCCAATGTGGGGCTTTTGTCAATATGATTTTCCACACGCCCGATACGGCAATGCTTAACAAACTTGTTGACTTTGCCAACGGTATCGAAACAGAGAAGGAGTACACCATTGACACCAACACTCTTGATTATACAATGTGGCTCAGATTTGCTGATGTAATCCTTGAATGCGGGCCTCTTGCCGCACAATATCCTGTCACTTTCGATTCGTGTATGTCCATTATGCAACCGTATCGTGATCAACTTCATACACGTGCAATTACGATACGCTGCCTCATTGAGCCGGGTACGCCTGACAATGGCCTTTATATTTTCGGAACCGGCATTTATGCAGTCAATGCTGTTACGGGCGAAGTCTACAGCAATATCTAATTGCATAACCATAGGAGAAATTTGTATATGGGGATTGTTGAAAAACCCCCATTTTTTAATTTTTTAAGAACCCGGTGTTTATTTCATTGGGTTCTTTTTGGTATCTTTGTGCTGTTGAAAAAATAAAAATCAAAGAATATTAATTTTATTTTTTGAATAATATGTATAAGTTCGTCAAAATAAAAAGAAAAGGCTCCAATGAAGGCACATGGTATTTCAAACCCGAGTCGGAGGAACAGGTTGTCGAACATTTCAATAAAATCTTTGGTGCAGAAATTCGTGATGGTGTTCACGACCATATAGAGCATAGTCACCTCATTGAGGACAAATCAAAACCCGACGGTAATTGGGTGTACACGGAACATCCTATCACACCATGGGCAAAGGCCGTGGAGGTTTGTAGACACATATGGTGTTGCTCTTGGCTTGAGGCGGCAGTACGGTTGGAAAACGAAACCATCAACAACAGAGTCAATGATTTTCGAAAAGGTCACGAAATGTATCTTGACAACGGTGTGGTTGAAACTATGCTGTTAGAGGGTGATGAGATTGTCGATGAGGTCGTCAAGGACAGTCTCGAGTTTCCTATAGAGGAGCAATACCGTCTCGAAGAGGTACGGTATATGCAGTGGGGGAAGATGGACTACTTGGCGTTGGGACTTCCGGGGAGTTGCAAACACTACGGTGGGAATCACTGGTATGCCAAGATAGGCAAACTCGACATAAAGGACAAAGACAACAATATGAAATGGAACACCAAAGCAGAAGCGGAAGCCGCCGCCAAATGGTTCATTGAAAATAAAGTCAGTCGGAAACGTTACAACAATTAAAATTAAATGATAAAAATCAAAGAATATGGAATTTAAGAAATACAGTTCTATTGAGAACAGTTACAGGGAGCCCTTCATCGAAAAGGTACGAGAGTCGCTTAATTTTTTAGGCTGTCCCAATATGCTTTTTTCCGTTTCTGAGAAGGTTGACGGTTGTAATGTCTCGGTTATTACCGACGGTATGTCAATTGTTACCGGCAAGCGTAGTTCCGTCCTCACCGATTCCGACAAATTCTACGGGTTTCAGGAGTTTGCCGACCAGAACCTTAAGGAGAAAGTCATTTCAGTATTCAATAAATTGAAATGCGGTGATAACTCCATTATTTCGGTTCAGGTTTTCGGAGAGTTGTTCGGTGGTGGATATGATGGATACGAGTCTAATGTACCAAAAATTCAGAAGGCTATTCAGTATACCCCGAACCACGAATTCTACGCTTTCGACATCCTTGTGACATATCCGGACAAAACCATGTATCTTGGTGTTGACGAATGTATCGATTTGTTCGAGAAGTACGGCTTCTTCTATAACAAGGAGTTGTTCCGTGGAACGCTTGATGAGTGTCTTGCTTACAATCCCGTGTTCATCAGCACCATTGGGAAGCGTCTTGGTTATCCAAGAATCGAGAATAACTTTGCCGAAGGTGTGGTCATCAAACCCGTTTCCGACCTTCGTTTTGCCAATGGTGAACGAATCATCATCAAGAACAAGAACCCGAAGTTCAATGAGTTTGAGAAATCAGATAAGAAGGCCGATGTCGTGTATTCGGATACATGCAGCAAGCTTGTTTCATGCGTGGGGGACTATGTAACCGAGTCGAGACTTGGCAACGTCATGAGCCATCTTGGTGAACTTGAAATGCCGAAGCAGTTTGGGCTGCTTATCAAGGAGTACTGCGCTGACGTAATTGAGGAATTTGTCAAGGATCACCCTGAGTACAATGAACTGTCGCCTAATGAGCAGAAAGCAGTGAATAAAACAGTGAACAAGTTGTCCGCTGACATTATCAAACGTAAATTTTAGATGATGGAATTGAGTGAAGAACAACTTGAGCGTATGAAACATGCGCTCGGAATGGACAACAAGTCCAATGATGGATATGTATACCACGCATATCGTAACTATTCCGTATACAATGAGCCCCATACTGTTTGGGAGGAATTGTGCTTGCTTGACCTTGCGGAACGAAACAGATACGACGGCGATTTCGTGTACCGAGTTTCGAGGAAAGGCATGCAGGAAGTTGCAAATGCAACAGGCTTGATTATAAGATATACAATAGAGTTCGAACCAAAATGAATAAATTAATATGAGACGATTTTTCCGGGTGATATTGTGCCTTATGTTTTTCTCCTCATGCACAACATATCATCATGTGATTACTGAGGAGGATTTCGGGAATGCCGGTGCTGCCGCGTTGAACTGCGCGGCTGATAGATACACGCTTGACAGCATTGAGTCTTTGTACATACAGGAAGATTTGTATTATAGCAACAGTCCTTTGTATCATGAGGACATATATAGGTTTAACGGTGGGTGTGGATATGCTGTGAAGTACAGGTATGCTGTAACCGACAATGATTTCGGGCATCTTTACATCAAGGAATGCAATTTGGAGTATTGCACTCTTGATAGTTTGACGTGCAGCGAAATTGAGGGCATATATTCCAATTTGCCGAAAAGCGACGTGAGGCATCTAAGCGAAGGCGTATACCTTGGTGGAATTATCGGCATAGCAGTGATTCCTTTCCTTTCCCTTTTGGTTTATTCTGCATTGTGGAATGTTAAATGACGGTAACATGGCGAGATTTATAAAAGAATATAATATCCATCTTTGTGACGTTGTGCGTTTCGAACAAGATGGAATCTATCAAGAAGGCATTGTACAGGACATATCACAACTCCCTGACGTGTTTATAGAAACCTTTGACAATAAAACTGGAGAATACAAACGTTGGAGAAAAGATATTGAGAGGGTCGAATGCATGTATTCAAAATCCGACAATTATGGGATTTGTTCTTGGGTGGAATTTGATGATGATGAAAACGTGGAGTTTGTGCATAAAGGTGATGTTGGTACACCTGAGTTTAGTGAAATTGAATATATTGCCCATAATACCAATAACTTTATTTAAAATTCCGGTATATTCTGCATCGGGATTTTTTTGGTATCTTTGCCATGTTGTAATTGATTAAAAAAAAAATAGGCCATGAAAAAAGATATGAGTTTGTTAGACGAGATAAAACAATGTAACAATTTACATAGAATTCCCAAGGAAATCCATCTTAACAAGGGGGTTCTTTTGGATTTTCGTCTTGTTGATACATTGGACAATCCGGGCCCTGGGGATAAGATATATGATTTCGATGTCTATTTACCTACATACGGCATCAACCTTCAGCGTCCCTACGTGTGGGAACTTGTCCAGCAGCGTGAATTCATTATGTCCATTCTGCTCGAGAAACCTATTGACAGTTTGGTTATTGTGCAGGAAATAAAGGACTACGCCAATCGAGACGACCAGGTCAACCTCGTCATCGACGGAAAGCAGAGGCTTATGACCATACAGAAATTCGTGCATAACGAATTTTCTATCATCATCAACGGTCGTGAAGTGTATTGGAGAGATTTCGACAATAAGTCGCGCATGCACTTCAAATCCAAGGCTAACTTTTTAACGGCCAATGTTTATTATTCATATCCCGATTGCAAGGTGACGGACGAGATGTTGGTGATACTTTTCAATTACTATAATTTTGCTGGAACACCTCAGGCTGAAAAGCATAAGGAGAGGTTACAGTCTTTGATTGAAATAAAGACGGATAACTATAAGAAGGAAAAAGAAATAGAATTATGAAACAAGAAGAAAAAGAACTGTTGTTGAAAGACCTTTGTTCAAGGTTAACTTACGGGATTTTCGTTAAAGAAAATCGTGAGTCTCTTGACGATAGCCCTACTATCTATACGTTCGATTATCATCCGTGTATAGATAATTGTAAACCTTACCTTCGTCCAATGTCAAGTATGACGAATGACGAAATGGTTGAGTTTGACAAAATAAAGGAAAACCCTAGATATATTCCTGATAAAAGTGGAATCAGTTTGCTTATTCCGTCCTATGTTGATTGGCTCAACGAACACTATTTTGACTACCGTGGCTTAATAGAAAAAGGCCTTGCACTTGAAGCACCTGAAGGAATGTATAAATAAATATATATAACATGACACAGAAAGAGAAAGACTTATTACTTAAAGACCTTTGCGCAAGGTTGCCTTATGGAGTGAAATTACATATACCATCATTTTCTGACACTCCTCAGCTACTGCAACAAATTAGTGATTACGAAACTGTAGAAATTAACGATTATACAAGTCCTGTTGGTGTAGGCGAAGTCAAACCCTATCTTCGTCCGATGTCAAGCATGACGGAGGAGGAGAAAATTATCCATCAATCAAAACAAACTATAATATTCGATTTTAAGAACAATAAACTTTATGTTGACAATTATTATAGTTTAGATTATCTTAACTCAATACATGTTGACTACCGTGGCTTAATAGAAAAAGGCCTTGCATTGGAAGCCCCGGAAGATATGTATAAAATTAAAGAATAATGGGAAAAATAGTTACACTTACAAGAGTGGATAAAGACAGGAAAACTTACTTGAATTCTTTTGGACTTATAGATCAAATGGTATTTGTAAGTGTTAGTGATGCACTGTACCACATATTCATTACAAACCCATTAGATTCTACAATTTCTATCAAAAGAACTTCTGATGACTTTGCTTGGATAACAGTTGTGTATTCGAATGAAGAGAACCGATATTATGAACTTCATATTGTAAAACCACTATCGTTTTGTAAAAATGAATAAGATACGAGATATAAAGTTTCCGGACCTTTTGCTTGACAAACAAGATAAATCAGACGAGTATGGTTATCATTGGATTGAAACAAAGTACAAAGACCGTCGTACTCAGACTTGTATCTTGTTGAGAGAAGAGAATGGAAAGGGATATTATCTTCCATTAAATCCCCCATATGAACTATGTAGGGAAGATAACTTTCCAAGAGAGGGACACGGTAATTATATCATACAACATTCCGAACCGGAATATAATGCACTCAAAGAAATTGTTCCGGATAATGTGTTTATGCCTACTTTGGAATATTGCAATTATATTTCCGCAAAGGAATGGTTCAATGTGTTTATCACCATTGTCACAGAGTTTCCGGAGAAGATAGACAATATTGCCAACTTCTCTTTTATGGTTGGTTCCGGAAACAAGTTGTATAGTGCATATTATCTTATATGTCATCCATTCGTGAACATCGTTAAAGATAACAACGGAGTATTGTCATACAAAGATGAAAGAACCTGGGTAGTAAAGGATACACACAGTATTAAAACTTACGGGGGTTATAAAGACCATACCGGCAATGTGTATTTCCACAAAAAAGAATATATGGAGGATTTCTTCGGTGGAAATCTATTACCAATAATTATAATTTAACAAAATATATGGCTCAGGAAGAATTAAATAGTGTATTCAAATACATTGTGAAGAAGTGCGATATGCTTATCAACAATGACAATCATAAAGCAGATGCTTATACACAAGATATTGTAGAAGATATTGCTGAATTATGCAACCATATTCTTGATGGAGACTATGAAAACTTGGTTGAAGTGAAAGAAGCGGACATGGAAGATGAGTGTATGGTAGATAGAGAAATAGCAAGGGAAAAATCTATTTTAGATGAAACAAAGGTGGAATATTTTGCTACCGGAAACCCCACCATTGCTGCATATTCTGAGGACAATCTTAGAAACCAGTTTGACGCAGGTGCCGACTGGATGAAGGAACAAATGATTAGGGCATTTGCTAAAACACTAGAAGTGAAAGAGGCGGATTTTGATAAAGAAATACAAAATCATATTCAGGAATGTTTAGATGTTAAGTTTCCAACTACAAACATTGAACTAATTAAGAAAGATGTTGCATATACAGCAAAAAAATTCTTTGAACTTGGGTTTAAAGCGGCACAGAAAGGAGAATAGATATGCTAACGGCAATAGTGTTCACGGTTCTAATTATCTTGCTGATATATGACGATTATCTTTATAAAAGAGGAAGGCACAAGTACCACGTCATTGTGGGCATCAAGGGCGAAGGCATTGACTCATGGGAAGAGTATAATGTATATTCCAATCAAGATTATATAGCAGATGATAAGGCAAAACGTCTGTATATAAAAGATAATGAAGTGCCTTATGAAGAATTAGAATGTATAACAGAAAAGATAGATTAAATCACACAGAAAGGAGAATAAAATGGACTACAAAGAAAAATATGAACAAGCTCTTGAAAGAGCAAAAGTAATCAATCCAGGAACAGCAGATTATGAAGTTGCCGTTAAAATATTCCCTGAACTCAAAGAGAGTGAGGATGAAAAGATAAGGAAAAGACTTATCAAAATAGCAAAGACTTGGAAAGATGGTGGATATGCTTGTGGAAATGACGATGAAATTGACAACATTCTTGCTTGGCTTGAAAAACAAGGTGTTCTTGCAAATCCACAAGAACAAACAGAACCACTCATATCCGGCTATACTCGTCTTTACCGTCATAATTATAAGACTCCTTGGGGAGCTGAGATTAGTGAGATAAAGCATGGTAATATTGAAAGGTGTGTAGACAATCTCCCTGACCATTATGAATATGATTGCTCGGATCATAAGTACCTCGGTATAGGTACGGTAACAATTGTATCTGTGTCTGATGTAGATAATATCCCAATAAATACAAACGACCCTGTGTATGAAAAGCAGGGTGAGCAAAAACCTGCTGATAAAATAGAACCAAAATTTAAAGTAGGTGATATCATCTCTGATGGATTTTCCCAACTTACTGTTGAGAGTGTCCAAGAGGATTATTACATTGTCACAACTGAGGAAATAGAAAATGACGCCCATATAGTAAATTGGGTCATTTATTTTAAAGAGCAAGATAAATGGAAAACTTGTAAATTATAAAGACTGAAAGGAGAATAAAATGGAAGATTATAAACAAAAATATGACGAGGCTTTTGGAAGGGCAAAAGCGCTTTATGCTAAAGGTGCTCCAGATAGTCTACATTTAGAAGAAATGTTTCCTGAACTCAAAGAGAGTGAGGATGAAATGGTAAGGAAGAAGGTGATTGAAGTTCTTAAACTCAATATTGATGGTGCAGAATCTCAAATGCGAGCATCAAGAGGTATAAATAGAACATTTGAAGTTTATGCTTGCAATAAGGTTATTTCTTTACTTGAAAAGCAAGGTGAACACACTCCCGCTGATAATAAACCAAAGTTCAAGGTCGGTGACTGGATTGTAACGCCAAATAATGAAACAAAACAAATAGAAAAAGTTACTTTTGGTAATTACTATTTTACTGATAAAACTCTCTATAATATTATTGATACGGATAATAATGGTCATCTCTGGACTATCGAAGATGCAAAAGATGGGGATGTTCTTTGCTATAGGAATGATATATTTTTAGTAAAATCCTATGTATTGTTTAATAGAGTAGTCTCTCATTGCACTTATAGTGAAAGGTTTATACCTCATGATATATATTCATTTACAAGAGCAGATTTTATTAAAATTTATCCAGCTACTAAGGAACAGAGAGACTTTTTATTCTCTAAGATTAAAAATGCAGGCTATGAGTGGGATGCTGAGAAGAAAGAGTTGAAAAAGGTTAATACATACTGTCAAGAAAATTGTAAAGGATTTCAAGAAACAGGCAGATGTTTTTGTGATGGAGAATGCAAGGCTAAAAAAGAGCATATTAAACAAAATATTCAAGATAATGACTTTCTCCGAATTGAGCAGAAACCCGCAGAGTGGAGTGAAGAGGATGAGAAGATGCTTGCATCATTCTTACACAAGGTAGAAGTGTGCTGCCTGCTGTCAAACAAAGAGACTGTGTGGATACTCAAAAAGTTAAAATCCCTCAAAGCACAACCCCATTGGAAGCCCAGTGATGAGCATATGAAGGTGCTTAAGCAATGGCTTAATGAACATCGTTATGATGGAAATTTAAGATATATTTATGCCGTAATTAACTCACTCTACGAACAACTAAAATCACTCTGATATGAAATACAAAGTGTACAGAACGATTACTGTCAAAACATTTGATGTTATTGAAAGTAACAAACCATTACGCGAGTTTAAAAAATGGATTGAGGAAGAAAAAGAAAGTCTTGCTGGAGAAATTTCTCGTTTTGGAATAAAAGAATACCACGACCAAGTGGCATATCAATTTGAGGAGACAAAGATAAAAAAATTTGAATAATATGACACAAGAACAAAAACAGATTTTATTGGTAGACCTTTGTGCAAGGTTGCCGTATGGTATAAAATGTTATGAAGCCGGTGTTGAATATACATTCGACGTTATTGGTACTACAAACGATAATAAAGAGTTTGTTTTTTCAGATGGTTACGAAAGAAATTTGGAAAACATCAAACCCTATCTCCGACCAATGTCAAGTATGTCTGAAGAGGAACTAAAAGAATTTAGAGCATGCCATTGTGTATATGAACTGCATCCTGATTTTCAACCAATGATGTGTAATCTTGCAAATGAACTAAATATGTTTGATTGGCTCAACTCGCATCACTTTGACTATCGTGGATTAATTAAAAAGGGTTTGGCTCTTGAAGCAGATGACGATATGTATATTAAGTGATAAATGAAGAGAACATTATTTAGCATATTTTTCCTGCTCATTCCCTTATGTTCGTTTGCGCAGACAGACAATCTGATAGAATGTACTATCCAAGTCAAGGAGAATGATTCCGGTTATGCGATGATAGTCGGAGGTAATGGCTTCATAAGTGCTGATTACTACAAAACACGTATTGATATTGGGCTTAAAGAAACTGTGGATGAAGCAATCAATCGACTAAACAAACTCCATTTCAATGTGAAGGCTACCACAAGTGTAAATGGAAAACAGATAGTGACAATGTCTGCAAAAATTGATCCGCATCTTATGGGATCCGCGTTGAATCAATTTTTAAAGATTGGTGAGGCTTTGGACAGCATATATAATCAAATGGTTCAAATAGACTATAGGAATTAGTTAGCATGGAAAATACACTTAAGCAACTGATGGTTAAACGCAGTGAGTTCGACTACTACAAAGCATCGCTTGATGAAATCAAAAAAGATGTTTCCGATGGGAACCTTGATGAAGCAATTAAGAAAATCGAAAGATTATCCGAATACATTGAGGATGACATCGAATATATGAAACTGTTCGCACAAGATTATCCGTTGGAAGAGATTCGTGAGATTGCCAAGGAATGTCTAGAAAACAAAACCATTCCGTTCATGAACGATGAAGGGATATTCAGTGCTGAGTATGATAATTTCGTTTCACAGGGGCCGGAGGGTGTCTTGTACGACTTGAACAGGGACTTCACCACATCATATACACTGTACAGCCCGAGAACGGTAAATGATATTGGTTGTGCCATTCTAATCACACACCTGATGAACGAGAACAAAGAATTGAAAGAGAAGTTGAAAAATAAAATTGATTAATATGAAAATTATTTATGTCAAGAATTTCCGTAAAGGACTTGCAACAAACAGCAGTTCCACGCATTCACTTATCTACCGTAACGACGGGGAATTGTTTAAAGACCTGAATATTTTCGAGTGCAACTACTATGATCGTTGTACCAATACAGTTGCTGCAACTCGCGAGGCGAAAATAAAGTACGTCCTTGCCGATATCATGTATAACGATGCACTTGTTGAAATCATGAGCGGATTTTATCCTGAAATGAAACAATATTATCCGCTTGTCAAGAAACATTTTGAGAAAGACCATGAATATGATGGTTACAATGAAGGGCTTGGGATGTACTGCCGTGGAAAATTGTATTTCGACGACAACATTAAGGCATCGGTCGATTACCTTCGTAACGTGATTGAGAATCCGGAGATTATCATTGTCGGCGGTTCCGATGAACAGGATTTTGTATATGATACGATTGAAGGGCATGACGAATGTCCTGATCCTGATGGCATAGACCTGTTCGGTAAGTATAAAAACATGGGTGTAACCAAAAACGGCAACTATTGGGTTGGATATGGTGATACCAACGACCGTATTGTGGTAAAAGATAATGACAACGATCATGATTACTATAACCCGACACGTCATTGTTTCGGTGGACGTATGCGTTATATGACCGAAGAAGGAGAGCCTGTTCCTGAATTCCCAGAACTTATTGATATTAAAGTTACTAACAAGTGCAATCACGGATGCCCGCAATGTTTCATGGATTCCAACATGGATGGCAAGCACGCTGACATCAATTTCTTGCATTCGATTATCAATGACTGTGGTGATGCAAACAAAACGAAAAGGCATCGTGTTGAATTCTCCATTGGTGGTGGCAATGTCCTTCTTTACCCTCATCTTGAGGAATTTCTAACATATATTAAGGACAACGGGCATATTGCCAATGTAACAATCAACATCAAGGATTGCGAGGATATAATGAAAAGCCGTAATCTAAAGCGAATATTCAAGGAACTTGTCGACGGTATCGGTGTATCCGTTACATCGATTGAGGATATTCCGGCTTTGGAGAGATTCTACAATATTTTCAAGGAAGATGGTGGAATTAACAGAAAATACATTGTTGCGCACATTATTCCGGAATATCTTGGTGTTGAAAAAACCGTTAAGATATGTAAAGCCATCAATAAGGCAAATATGTACGTTCCCATCCTTATGCTTGGGTACAAGACCAATGGACGTGGGGAGAATTGTAAATGGACGCATTTCACCCGTGATGAACTTGACGAAATATTCAAGGACACCTATTCAATAAGCATTGACACTACATTCGGGAACCGTTATTTCGATTGGATCAAGGATAACTTCTCATACAAGCACACCATTACCCTTAACGAAGGTGAATTCAGTATGTACATCGACGCTGTGGAACAGAAGGTTTACAAGTCTTCATACCAAGTCGATAATCCACATGATATCGATACCGGCTATTGGAGTGGTAACGGCATAAAAGAAGTCTTTGGCCAAATCCGCAAGGAAGGTGGATTCGAAGTGTATGATGCGAAAAAATACAAATACTACAACGCATGAAACACTACGACAGTATAGACAGAATACAGGATGACGGTACGCTTCTCGGAGAGGATGTATGGGCGTTCAACAAGTTGGACGGTCAGAACTTCGCCGTAAAGTACAATCCTCGCAAGAAGATATTTGACTCATTCGGCAGCAGGAAACGAATGGTCGACGAAACCGATGAACAGTTTGGCGATACAGTGCGTTTTTTCAAGGCATCCAAACTACCTGAAACGTTAATCCAATTGGTTTCGGATAATTCAAAGAAAAAAGGCTTGTTTACCGGCGTGGATGAAATCACTTTCTATTTCGAATGGTATGGCGAACACAGTTTCTGTGGGTTTCATGATCCCAACGATGAAATGCATCTATCGCTTATTGATGTTTTTCTCAAGAAGAAAGGCTACATTGAACCGAAACCATACTACGAGATATTTTGCCAAAACGATAATATAGAGACTCCTGAATTGATATACCACGGTACGCTAACCAAAACGTTCGTTGATGAAATATACAACAACGATTGGACGAAGCCTGACTGCAAATATCCGATGGTCAAGGAAGGTGTTGTATGTAGGCGTTCGTCGCTGATGAAGGGACAGCGAATGCCGAAGGTAAAGTTTAAAACAAAGTGGTGGTTGGATCAGCTCCACGCTAAATATTCTCCTGAATTATGGAAAGAAATGGAATAAACGTTCAGGTTATAGTTGAAAACAAAATTGGTGCAAAGAACACATACAACGGCAAAGTCATGCACTTCGGTCCTGATGGCAGTGCCGTTGTCGTCTATACTGAAGGACCCTTGAAAACAATGTTTGCGAACGTACCGTTATGTAATTTACGCGCCATTTTGGATGACAAAGAAACGGATTAACATTTTTTAATAAAAAAATTATAAAAAATCCGATGGCTTTAGGTATCTTTGTCATGTTGAACAAAAACACGCATAAAACATGAAAGGAAAGGAAATTATTAAAAATTTCGGAGACAGATACCAAGTGATTGAGCACGATGGCGGATACATCCTCTATGACAAGGAGAGGAAAAGCAATCGTGCAAACGCACATTATCTCGGGTATTTCTTTGTATCCACTGACGGAAATAAATTCTCTTTCAATGGGGAATATTACGACACGGTAGAAACACTCATCGAGGCCATGGATGCCTATAACTCGACGCTTCCGTTCGACTCCGAGATTTATAATCCGATGTATCGAAAGCATTGCAAGATAGAGATGGGCCTTCATGACTATCTGAAATCATTGGGCTTCTCATATGATTATCACAAAGGATATTGTCTTGCCGATGCATACGGCCAGAACATCTGTGTAATCAATTTTGAAGTAGAAGATGACACCACGAAAGGAAGAGTCTTGAGGTCCATACCGAATTCAGAGAAATGGACTGAGGCTGAGTTTGGTGATTTAGATTCGGCAATCGGTGCGGTAAATAGTATCGTGGCACCTTACTGTGTTATTACCAACGCCGTTATTTCAGGCATGCTAAAAAAACTAACTGATTCCAGGGTGTCGAATATTTGTGACAAATCCTTTGATTTCAAAACGTTCAATGTTTATTCAGAAGACATCAGAAAGAATGCGATTGAATTTATGGAAAAGGAGATTAAAGCCCTTAAGGAATTGGTATGACCGAGCCGTAGTGCAAGGCAAACAACTTTATTTTAGTTTTAAAAAATGATTGCTGATACAACGAACGACAGAACCAAACTCGAGAAGTTTATTTTAAGGTTTACTGATGACGTAATAAGGTCGACAAGATCAGCGTATTTTCGCTTCAAAGGATACATTGTCCGTGTTTCGGACCATATAGGGACAAATTCCTCCGGTTCATTTTCCATCATTCCCGTAGGCAACGATAACTACATTATTCACAAACATACAAGCGGTGCGCTTAGATTGCAGAAATACAGCGAAATAAAGGAATTCATAAAACACGTTGCAGAATATTCTGATCTTATGGCATCAACTCCCATTCCCACCTGGGAACTTGCAAAAAACGAAGCAATCGTAACAGTGGAAAACGAAGTGAATCCGAATTTTATCATGGGCATCAATAAAGGGGCGTTCAGTCCCGGCCAATTGAAAGCCGTTGAAGTTATAGTGGATCAAGTAAAAATTAAAAATAACATAAAATAAGATGGAAAAAGAAGAAACTTTTGAGGATGGTATTAACAACGCCTTGTTTGAGGATTTGGACAAGGAAAGATGGGAGAAATGGGCGACGGAAGAGGAAGCCAAATACAATCAACAAATGATTTGCGGATACAAGGAATTCCTTGAGTTTCTCGCTGAAGAGGAAGTCGCAAACACAAGAAAAATCCTCCAAGCAATAAACGATTGCGACAGAGTTGAATTCATTGGATATGTGGACGGCGAACTGTCGGTTAAGAACAACGAGCTGAAAATAACCGTCGAAGTTCCTGATAGGTGTGGTTTCAATGGCAAGGAAACGGCCAAAATCGAGTGCGACTGGCAACACAGTGACAACTACGGAGTCCATCAACGTTGCGACTTTGAGGATTCCTACTACGGATGGATGATATTCCCCTGTTGGAATTTCAAACGCTTCTATTGTGTCTATTATACTTGTTAACATGGAAGAACGAATATTGCATTTATCGCTCAAGGAAGACTGGTACAAGATGATAGAGAATGGTATAAAGAAGGAAGAGTACCGTCAGATTAAACCGTTCTGGGTAAAACGCATCGGAATGCTTGAGGCCAAAACCAAGGAAATTGAGCAAATACCGCAAGACGAATTGGTCTCCATGATGGAAAAGAAAATGGAGGATGGCTATCTTAATTCATACTACACCCACGTTCAATTTTCATTTGGATACACAAAACGCACCATGCTGTTTGAAATCAATGACATTGGTGTTGGAATTGGCAAGGGATATTGGGGAGCGCCTGCTGATGAGAAGGTCTTTATCATCCATCTTGGAAAAAGGATCGATTAATTTAGCAAAAATTTTTAAGAATTTTTTGAATCAGCCAAAGAGAATTTTATTTATCTTCGCAATGTTGTAAAAATAAATAAAGTGAGATGGAAAAACCAAAGGTTATTGCCACTAGGCCAAATTTTGAATTTTTGGATAACGGTTGCATGAGGCTGACACATGAGAACCACTTCTTCGACTCTTATGTTGATGCTCTTATTGATGCTGTCAAATTTCGTGGAGCCGATTTGGACGACATGATCAAAATGGTTTTTGTTCAGAGAAACAGCACTCTCCGCGACACCCTAATTGAATTGATTAAGAATTATAAATATAAGGATTAAATCATGAAAAAAATTATTTTTCTGACGGCATTTATAATCCTGTCGTTTCTTGCTTCTTTCGCGCAGGATGTAAAAGTCAACACTTGCTATCTTTACATGGACGAAAATAATCGTTTTTCAAGTATGTTTGAAGCGACTAATATTCGCCCAGACGATACGTTGGAATTCATTGAATTCACATTTTTCCTGTTTTCGTCACAAAGCAACCTAAAAGAAAACTATTATCATGTAGTTCCGCTTTATAATAATATGAACCTCGAGCATGTTCCCGGAAACAAGGCCTGTTTTGGGGCATTCACAAATGCCGAATACAATAAGACTATTGAAATTAATAACATATCATGGCGAGACAACGGTTGGTACACCAAAATGGATGATGTCCTTGGAGCAAGGATATTGGAGGTCAGGGTTCGGTACAAGAGTGGTTATGCCACAAAACTAAGCGGCTTCCCGAAAAATTCAAGAGTAAGGAAAGGAAAAGAACATCCACCGTTTTATCTTTAAGAGAAGATGGGCTATTTATAGGCAAATAAGGCTCAAACGTCTACTATTGCCATGGCAAACGAAAATGTCAAAAAACAGTTAAAAGCCGTAAAACGCGAACTTCTCGAGCAGAAGCACCAAACCGAATTGGAAATTATAACCAACAAAAAAGAACTCAGAAGAACCAAACGCAAAATAAAAGAAGTAGACCGTGCGTTGGAGCAAATTTAAATTAATCCATTTAAGACATGACAGCATAATAGAATAAGGAAACTGACATTTTGTCATATTTGTTTCCTTGGCACACTTTTTGTCACATTATATATGTAAAGAAAAATAATAATAACTTAAATTCATAAAAAGATGAAGAATAACGAAACAATTGATTTTACCGACATTCTCGGTACGGCATTTGAACTTCTCGGTTTCAATGCAGCAGATGAAAAAACCTTTAAGGATGATTGCAAGGATAAGGTATGCAAGTGCAAGGACACTATTGCAAAAAAAGTTGAGGAAAAGAAAGAAGATATCAAGAAGGCGTTTCAGCCGCTTGTGAACTTCTCAAACGCTGAGATTCGTGAGCATATCGAAAATGGCAAGTACAGCCTTCAGATAATTGCCACCGGTTACGACGAGACAATGGTCAAGATTCAGGTAAACCCCAACGACGGAACACTTGCAATCTCAAGCGATGTTGATGTCGATGCAGTTTGGTTCATGCCGAGCATCAATATGACCGTAAACCTCCCAAATGGCATCCGTTATAACAGCCTTAAGAAGGATATCAGAAACGGAGTCATCACCATCACCGGTATCGTCGAGGATGTCGCGGAAACCAACACCTTCGCACTCTAAAAGTGACGGTTGGTTAAAAAACAAGAACCCGCTTCCGAAATGGAGGCGGGCTTTTTATTATTGTAATTTGTTTATAAATCCTTTTTAATATTATTGAATAAATCGTCTATATCGGTGTATATTCCATTATCGTAAATATGACTTACGTAACTGTATTTGGCATTATCCTCGGTGGTGAAATAAAACACCTTATATCCGCGTTCTATTGCCAGTTTATATTTACGTTCGTCACGTTCTATATTCTTTTTTACATCAACCGAATATTTAAAGTTAGCTTTAACAAAATGTTGTATACCTTGACACTCAATTAAAATGTTACCAGGGAGAATGAAATCAAAACTTTGTTTACCACGCCCATTCTTCAGCCAATCATCAGTGAACCATCTACTATATTCAATACCATTATTATCCATGTAAACGCGCAACATACGTTCTAAACTACTCTCATTGCACAATGGGCAACCGTGACCAGATAAATGTTTAGCTGGAGTTTGCTTGAAATTACCATGAATAGGGCATGTTATATCACCCGGTGTATGGAAATTTATGTACTCAAAATCATCATATGTATAGACACCACCATGCACAATTTTACCTTCTTCTACAAATTCTTCTTTTGTTTTTCTATTAGTATCGGAACTTCGTTTATAACCGCATATTTTACATCCATACCCTAAAAGGTGGTCACTCGGTTTTTGCCAAAATTCACCATGTATCGGACAAATTATGCAAACAGGTGTATCCATACCTTTAAACGCAACTTTAGAATAGTCATACTTATCACCATGTATTTCGCGTGCTTTATTTATAAACAATTCAAGTGTATATTTTATTTTTTGAAGCGGACCACGTGTCAATAATTTAGTTGGTTGTATTTGGTATCTGTAATTTAATTCTTTATCAGTAATCCATACCGGAGTATGTGCATTTATATATACAATTTCAGAACAATCAAGCCTATCACCATATTTGGTTTTAATTTCATTAATTAAATCTTGGGTGTTTTTAGAGTGTTTGGATTTATTTCGTGATTCCTGTGCGCATACGGGGCAACCGACACCCTGCAAATGTTTACACGCCATAACTTCAAATTCACCATGATATGGGCAAATACCAGTAATATTTAAATGTGCGCCTTTATAAACACCTTTATATTTGTATTTATTATTATGCTTTAAAATAGCCAAATTAAAATATTCTTCATTACTTATTTTAAAAGTTTCTCCGCGTTTAATATTCGCACATTTCGGACACCCCCTACCACATAAATGTGATGAGGGTATTTGCCAAAATTCACCATGTATCGGACAAATTATGCATACTTTAGTATGAGCGTCCACGTATTCAACTTTACTATAGTCGTATTTGTCACCATGTATTTTTCGTGCTTTTTCAAGAAATTCTTCAAATGTTCTTTTTCTACTCATGTCTTTATAATGTTATAATAATAAATATCACCATAAAGATGAAATGAGGTTCATTCAAGTTAAAAGTTATTTTAGGGCTATTTTGATCCTATCACTAAAATCAGGTGCCGGTATTTTTTCATAAGTTCCATCTTCTTTAAGCCATATGATTCTTCTGTCCCCAACTTCATAACCAAGCTGCTGTAAAGCACAAGAATAGGCGCTCAATTGACAAAAATAATGACTGAGAGGCTCGTCGATTAAGTCGTCAAAAGGAGGCTTCATATATTGATGCTTGAGCCTTGTGAAATTATTTGTTAACGATCCGTTCGATTTCCAATCATGTATAGCAAGTTTCCATTTGCCGTCTTTTGCTTTATATGCATGTAGTATATCAAAAGTACCGGCATAACGCTGTGTTATGCCAAATTTGTTGTCTTTGAGTATATAAACTTGGGATTCCGGCATAACCGGCCATAGTTTATTCGGTTTACTATCATCCATAAACATATCGTACATATCAATATAATACTGCATGGCCGCAAATTGTTTTGGCCCATATGGTATCAACCATCCATCCTCATATTGCATCTTTTTAATAACATCAGGCATCATATCAGGTTTACCCTGAAAAAAGTACATATAAGCTTCACCTAAAGCATGAATTAGTGTTCCATTTGATGTACTTATTATATTTTTTTCCCTCCACATCCTTGAAACTTCATCAACAGTCATACCAAGTTCAAGAGCTTTCTTTTCCTTCTTCACCTCCCAATCAACATATGGTTCCCATTTAGATATTGTTGCGGATACACTTGGAAGTTCGTCTACAGAACCATCATCTTCATGTACATAGTATTTATGCGGACCTTCCTGGAATTCAAGCCTTTTAAACGATTCTTGAATGTTCCTTCTTATCTCGGCAACTTCAGGTGGTTCGGGATAGCGTTCAAGCCTTTTCCTTATATCGTCATCATTAAGCATTGCTATCCTCCACTTCTATTTTACCGTAATATTCCATTTTGACTTTGTTAAAAAATTGTGACGGGAATATGTCCTTCGATTCATATGTTTTCAAGCCTTCACAAAGCGTTTCAACATCAGATGCGGACAAGTCACCGTCGAAGTCAAGATCGCTCAACATAAGCCCTCTTTTGAGGTTGTATTGCCCGATGCGTTCATTGTATTCGTCAAGATTATAAATCTTTGCGTTGATTGCAGATTTATAAGACTTATCGTTAATGTGGATTGCTGTACCGGTGGTCCTGCGCATTGCAAACGGCGCCTTCATTGCCCCTTGCTTGAAGAGTTCAAATGCTTCCTTCATACGATTGTAACAAGTAAACGACACACCTTCATGGAAAGATGGTCTCTCCCAAGACGGGAATTCTTCTTTTGAATCCTGTAGTTCAAGGCATTCCCGGAATTTATTCGCAAGAATATGGATGTCCCTCGGGTTCGTTATGGACAGTTTGCAGATTTCCTTCTCGAAATCAAATGCTACATTGAAGGTGAACCAATCAGGTTCCTTCCCTTTCTGAAATTCATGATTCTCCATTGTATATAATGTATTTTTATAAAATATACTATTTTCCATCGGAAATTTGCAAGAAGATTGCCGTTGTTCCCCCTAAAAAAAAAAGCCTTCCAAAAATCTTAGAAGGCCTTTTTTTGTGCGTGTGTCACTGATTATACTATTACGCCTACGGGCATCTGATTGCCCCATCAATTTATTCTCGTAACCGATATTTATTAATATATAATATTAAAGAATCATTTTAAATTATATCGAAAACATCTAAACCGCTTATGGAACACATCAAGAAAGAAAAACTGCCGAACGGCTATTTCAGACTCACACCCGAAACGGGATTCCTTATCCTCGACACAAGGACGAGATCGACCTACACGGTCGTCGAGACAAAAACCGCAAGGTACTTCAAGGCGATAGGGATACCCGTCGAAAACGAATAGCAAAAAACATTTCCGAAATCCGAAAAAGTATCACAGAAGTATCACACAGGTTTCTACCTTTTTGATACTTTCCAAACAAAACAGACGGAACGGAAGACGAATTTCAAAACAGATAGTTTAAAAAAGATAGATAGAAAGAAAAATAAAATTCACATCATAAAGAATTATGGCAATAACAACAATCCCTGAAGTCAGGGAAGAAATTCAGAACAACATAAAGACCAACAGCCAAAGGACAATCACCGGACAGGTGCTTCAGGACACTCTGATAGACATGCTCGACACAGTGGACGAGGTGAAGGCCAACACCACCGGATATTACGAGGGAATGTCGGTCGGACTTGCGGACAACCTCATATCACCTGATACCGAAAATAGCAGTGCAAGTTGGCTTTACAGGTCAACTGGGGGCGACAAGGACGTATCGAGCGGCTTCGCAACCATACAGGGAATGAAGGGCAACACAATAGTATGGAACCAACTAGTGGGGAAAAATAATTTCGGTGTACGTAATGGAATTAAGGTGAATACTGAAAACATGACTCTAACTTTTCTAGGCATTAGTGGAGATACGTATTTTCAAATTAAAGATTGTAACATTAAAGATCATACGTATTTACTTTCTTTTGAAGTTACTGGTTCTGAAACAGATGCATATAATATAGAAAATTTTAATTATACTTACGGTATTCCTCAACAAAGATATAATAACAAAACTTTGAAAATGGGATACAATTTTAATTTGTTCACAAGTCCAGTCGAGGGAGCCAACATGATGTGGGACGATGTCCTAAAACCAAACGAGCCTTTAACCATTACGTTAAGTAAAATAATGCTCTTTGACCTCACGAAGATGTTCGGATCAGACAGTGGTATCGTTTCAGCCCTTGGTTTGTCAAGCGTAGATGAGATAACGACTGATAAGGCCATCGCCGCTTTTGAACGTCTGTTCCCTGAGTCGTATTACGCCTACGATGCAGGTAGTCTCCTTTCGTTCAACCCGACGGATATGCAGACGACGGGATTTAACCAGTATGACAACAGCAAGCAGACTGGGAATGTTCATGTGCTTGCGGATCAGAAGTACAGGATAAAAGGTGCTAAAACGGGGCTGACTTACAGTGACGGTACTGATGTTACAATTACAGATGGTTATTTCACACCCGACAGGGTGGATAGGCTGACGTTAACCGGTGGTAACAATGTGGATACATGCGTACACCTATCATGGAGTGGATACAGGGATGGTGATGATGATTACGAGAAGTATTGGAGCGTGAATACGGATTTGTCGTGGATAAGGACATTGGAGCATAACGGCACCACCTTGTTTCCGAACGGGTTATGCCGTGCCGGTGATGCGTATGACGAGATATCGAACGGGAAGGCGATAAAGAGAATTGGCAGTGTGGATTTGGGTGATTTGACTTGGAGTAAACCAAGCTCTTCAGTAGATGATGTATTTTGGGCTTCCATTAAAACAAAAGCGGCTCCAAGTGCTTATAGTTATGGGGATATTGCTTGTAAGTTGTATATTGCTAATAATACAGGTACTTATTTTGCTTCTTCAGCAATGCCTGATAAATTTATGCAGGAAAATACAAGTAATCCATCTCATGTAATGGTCAGAGATTCTTCTTACACAGACGCCGCAACCTTCAAAGCCGCCATGTCAGGCGTGATGCTTTATTATGAGCTCGCCACACCGATAGTTGTCGACCTTCCGGAAGGGATTAACCTGAACTACAGGATGGATGATTTCGGAACGGAGGAGTTCATCAACACGACCGCTGCCTTAAATACGCCGGGTTTATGCAAGCCTACGTTGGTGGATATCGGATATCAGACCAATCTCCGTGATAAAATCCGCAGGTTGGACGACAACTATGTATCTTTCACAACTGATCAGACAAACACCAAAACCGATGCTGAGAAACTCCAGGCAAGGAAAAACATCGGCTTAAGCGGCGAATACGCCCAAGTATCCGGTTATTATCCTGGATTTGAGGCCGGTGTTGCGGACAATTTGAAGCCGATATCGACCGATGTGGTGTCTGACCTGTCATCCGGTTTTATTGGCAGGACCACAGGCGGCAGCGCCACCATACCTGATGTTGGCAAAAGCCAAATAATGAAAATAAACGGAAGATGGGACGACACGACGAAGACGTGTTTCAATCCGGTTGGAGGCTTCCTTTCTTTGGGAGGTAACTGGTACCGGCCGGACTATGTGATAGAGAATGCCACAATCAACACTTCCGGTGTTATTGTCAGCGGAACGGGGTATGTGGCGATAGTGCCTTGCATTATGTCCGAATACGGCAGCGGGAACAACAACGGAACGAAAGTCGAGTCCGACACATATGTCAGGTCAGCCGTATACGCTTTGTCCGAAGGCTACCCCACAATTGGAAGTACGGGTACGATACCAAGTGTGAACAGCACTTATGAGAGTCTGAACATTACGGTTGAGGCCGGCTATCTCGGTGTTGCGGTGACAAGTCTTGACGGTCTGTATATCCATCCGGTGTGGAGCGGGTACAAGAACGGCGTCTATGTGGAGCCGAACGAATCGCTTGGCGGCATTCCGACATGCGAATGGGGATTGTCGGATATGGACTACGCGTATTTGAATACGGCGGACAGGGGTATATATCTCCACAGGGGTTCCAACAAGGCGGCCTTGTCTGGTTTGTCATGGTCGTCCACAGTGAATGAAGACGTATATACATGGACCTGCAAGCTTCCGGAAGATGCGAAGAGCGGTGGTGTGTTCCACACGGACTACACGGCGAATACGCTTTCACTGTCGGGCAAGACGGTTTCACTCTCATCCACTTCAATAACAAATGAAAGTGAGCTGATGGCAAGCCTTGGCAGTTCTTTCATCCTATACGAGTTGGCCGAGGGAGTGGAGACGGTTTCATCCGATTCAATGATTTTCGGCAACAGTGACTTTGGTGGCGAATTTTTCCTTGCATCAAATGAGGTGGGGAGTTATACTCTTTCCGCGTTGAAGTGTGGTGACAGTCTATCCATACATTACGGGGTGGATTATCGCGGATGGCTTAGGGATGACCACAAGGCAATCGAGACAAGTTCGTTTGTGGCGGCACAGGCATTGGCTGATTTGGATCAAAGGCTGGCTTCGCTGTCCGATAAAGTCGCCAACATCAACAAGCCGACGAGAAGCGGATATGAATGCATCTTAAAGGCCATGGGTTCTCCGAACGCCAATCTTGTCCCTGACGGATGGGATGAGGAGTTGTTTGGGGCGTGGATAGGTGAACCGGCCTATAATGGGCAAGTCTACATGAACATAAGTTCAACGCCTGAGTTGTGGATAGGCTTTATCACTGTCAGTGCCACCGGCACATATTCGGCGGTATGGAAAAAGGCAACTCTTGCATAAACGATAATAATCAAAAGAGATAAACAGTAAAAAAATGTCAAATTATTTATTCAGATACAGCAGTTTTGATTCGTATAATTCATCGTCACCCGAGAGGAGTGCGGAGTATTCAACCGTTTCGTTTGACGGGACGAATCTGCATTATGACGGCGTGAATGTAAGGATACCCCTCGCCATGGTCGATTATCCGCCTGTTTCGATTGTTGTCGAAAACACGAATGCCAATTCGGTTGAGTTCGGCGAGAGATTCCTGATACCATATGAAACTTTTGACGCTTCGAGCCTCGGCAGTGACTATAATGTCTTGGATTTTGTCTGTTTCGGGAAAAGGGACGGGGCTTTGCTGTTCATACACAAGGATGACGCAAAGGCTGGCACCGGTCTTCAATGGGCGATTCCGTCCTATTACATAATAACCCCGGATTTGACAGGTGCGGGTTCCTTCACATTCAACGTGAACCGTTCGGGAAAACAATGGAGGCCTAACGGTGACGAGAGCGGACAAAACAAGGCAGTGGTTTCGTGGGAGGCTAATGCCACAATTTCTTCCGTGGCTGCGACAATGGGTGCTTGCCTGTCGACTGACGGCACTACGGCGTTCGGTACAGCCAATGTGACCGCCGATACCGTGAATAACACGCTTAAGGTGAAGGTGGAAGGCCATTCGTTGTCCACTATGATTGTGGATGGCGATGCCACATTGACGGATTTGTCGAAGGATACCTATTTCATGGGCAGTGCAATGGATAGTGACGTGTCGCGTTTATTCCAGTCGAATACACTACAGGGTATCTTCGGAAGTTTCACAAACGGTGCAGGTGTGGCTGAGCGATGGTTCCCGCCCGCAACAACGGTTGAATATGCCAAAAATGGGTATAACCTAAGTTATATGTGCGCAGGGAATCTTACCAAGTTTATCGCTTATTATACCACTAATGGAAGCGCTTCATATGTGGCTGAGGACAGCCAGACCCCAATGAAAGCGGAAGTGTTTAACGATTGTATAGAGGGGAGTGATGAAGCCAAGGCGCTATATAACAAATATGGCGGGAGTTATGAGGCATATATGGCCGCGAGGATGTATGAACAGGAAAACAGGCGTCTTAACGGCATTAACTACATTTCGTACAGTAATGGCCTGACCGTTACCGAACGCCTTGCAAGTGTGGAGTCGAGGGATTTGAGCGGCGAATACATTCCCGCTTATCCTGCTGCATGGGAATCTTACCAAGTTGTGGACGACAAATGGGGTCATTTCCATCTGCCAACTAATGAGGAATTGGCCATGTTTGTGGAAGATAGCCTTTACGCCAAGATTAATGGGGCGCTGGATAAACTGCGTACATATGGGTTGTCTGTAACCAACCTCTCCAATGCATTTGCTTACTGGTCGTGCGGAGAGTACGGTGTCACTACTGCTTGGTACTACTACGGCAGTGTTGGGCGACTCTACCGCGATAATAAGTTCTTTCGCTTTCGCGTGCGCCCCGTTCTCGCTCATAAAATCTAATATTAAATCTTTTTGAATGGGCGGGTCTGATACCCGCCCTCACTTTAAGAAGAGCGGTACTTAAAAAAAAATCGTTTTGATTTGGAAAAAAGTTCGGATAAAATAATATATATGTAATATAGTAATATTAATAAGAAAATAATGGCTACATTAAGTACTTGCGAGGCGTTCAGATATGCAAAGGGTCTTGAGATGATGGCATATAAGACATTTGTTAAAGTGAAAAACCGTGACAAAAAGTTATTCAGTGATATTATCTCGGATATTTCGGGTTGTTGTGACGCGGTTACTGACGCCTTTTTTATGCCAAAAGACTCCACGGAAGAAAAGATATATGCTTTGAGGTGTGCATATTCGTATTTGAAACGTGTGGAGAGGAAGTTGGATGTAGCCGTTAGCAATGAAATGAATGCGATAAGTTTGGAATTGCGTGCAAAATATGATATCGCGATTGAAAAATTGGATTTGAATTTAAGGAGGTGGTCAAACTCTTTAAGTAATCAGACTGGTGATGAAATCATCGAAAAAGATATAGTAAAGGGTTATGAACTGTTATCTTAAAACTTGGTAAAAATTATGAAAACTTATAAAAATGTACTTCTCATCAAAAAAAACTTCATTTTTTTACCACTTTTTCAAACAGCGTGATATTTATATATAAATGGGTTATATAATAACCCAAACCAAAGAACCGATGCTCAGAGGAATCAAAATACGGATATACCCGAACAAGGTGCAGACGGAGGATTTGAACAAAATCCTCGGCTGCTACCGTTTTGTGTATAACCATATGCTTGACTACAAACAAGCAGCCTACAAGGAGCAAGGCAAATCAATCGGTTTGACCGATTTGTCCAAACACTTCCACGGCGAACTGCTCAAAAATCCAGACTATTCCTGGCTTGCCGAGCAGAACACCAAAATAATGAAGCAAAGCATCAGGCAGATGCTAACGGCATATGCCAACTTCTTCAGTCATAAGAGTGGGTTCCCCAAGTTCAAAACCAAAAAAGACAAACAATCGGCGTTGTTCCCTATCGAGGCAATATCCAACAAAAACACGTTTGAAACCAGACACATATCCCTGACAAGAAACCTCAAGGATATAAAATTCAGATGTTCTGACCTGTATCTTGCACGTCTACGTGCATACAAGGACAAGATAAGAAGTGCTACCTTATCGAAAACCAAGAGCGGTAACTACTTCCTGTCAATCCTTGTGGATATACCAGACCATGAACTGGTCAGGTTCAAGCACACAAATAAATGTGTCGGCATCGACCTAGGTGTTAAGGAGTTCGTTGTCACCAGCGATGGTGACGTATTTCCTAACAAACACTTTAACAAATCGTGTGACAAACGTCTCAAACGTTTGCAGAAACAGTTGTCTAAAAAGCAGAAAGGTTCGCACAATAGAGAGAAAACCAGATTGAAACTGGCTAAGTTATATGAACGGATAGACAACAGGAAAACGGCGTATTTGCATGAGATAACCAACAAACTGTTATCTGAGAATGATATGGTGTTCATGGAGGACTTGAATGTGGACGGAATGCTAAAAAACCACAGGATAGCGAGGGCTATCAGTGAGGTTGGCTTCCACAGGTTCATGGGGATGATGGAATACAAGTGCATGGTTAATTACAAATACATTGTCAAAGTGGACAGGTGGTATGCCAGTTCAAAGACATGCAATAAGTGTGGGTATGTCTACAAGGGATTGACCCTTGGTGAACGCCAGTGGAGATGTCCAGAGTGTGGGGAGGTGCATGACAGGGATTTGAACGCTGCAATAAATATCCTCAAAGAGGGTAAAAGAATAATAGGGTTCCGTAGACCCGAATTCACGCTTGTGGAGAGCCCAACTGTGGACGACCGTCAGGCAGAGCCTGACCTAAGAAGCAGTGACTCGTTGAAACAAGAAGCGGAAACTTGGGAATCATAGGATTTCATAAGTTTTCGTGTACGGTCCAACGGGGAAGTGAACAAGGATCTGAAGGAGATGTATTCGGATTTGAAACTGTCCCTGCCGTTTTCACTATCATGGCATGTATCAAGGCATACATTCGCAACACTTCTTATTGAAACGGGACTCCCTATTAACGTGGTGAGCAAACTCTTGGGGCATTCGAGTGTCAGGATGAGCGAGACATACTGTGATACTACGGATTCGGCTATCGTAACCGCAATAGAACAACAGTTGAAGGAGAAAAAAGGAAAAAATTAAAAACTATTTTTTTCAAAAACATGGAGAAGGATATCATCCGGTTTAACCTCGATCATTTCCAATGTTTTTCCATCCAAGGGTTTATCCGATTTCAACAACGCGGCAAGTTCACATCTCCATTCCTGCGGATCGTCGCATTTCCCGTATAGGGGGCATTTCTCACAGGAATCATTGCCTTCCTTGACCGATATGATGAATATGCGCTCCTTCTTGGGTTCCTTCAGTTTCAATTCAGTCCATCCGCTGTTCAATATGATATATCCAATTTCAGTATCATCGTTTGTCCATTCAATGACATTATCCTTTCCTATGTAATATATCATGGTTTTGTCACCTTCGCCCCTGTAGGCGTTAAGGTTTTTACCACCCCTCTTTTCAAGTTCGGTTATGGTTTCCCTTCCACGTCCGACGGTTGCCCGTATATAACAAAAAGAATCGTCCTGTCCTGCCAAAATACTTTATAGTTTTAATTGATGATACCTATAAATATCAAGGAAAGGACAAGGACGAAGAATATTCAGAATATTAATTTTAACTATTTGCAATATATTTTACGCTCAAGTAGTTGACCAATATTGGTATCAACCACTTCGTAATATTGGCAAGGTTCTTGGTATTCAAATGCATTCGTTAAAGCAAATGAATTATATCCTATGATACTACCATTGATTGCAGCACTTGGGATGGATATACATGAATGGAAGTGTCCCATGTATATTCTGTCTTGGTGAAAAACTTTACTCCAACGTAAAGCTAAACGCTGTAACGCCGGATATACCCCACAAATCGTATTTGTTCCGCCACCCTTGATTTGAAAACCGTGACAGAAAAGTAGTGTTTTATCGTCCGCAGTTTTTATAATCGCGATTTCAGACTCCGGAATATAGAAGTCGATAGGAAGTTTGGTGTTTTCACACTGCTGCTTGATGTTCTGATACATCATCCATTCATAGCTCAATTTGAACCCATTAGCATGTTGTATCTTCTTGGTGGTACGGCTGTGGTTTCCGACGATACCGACGAAACGGATGCGCTTCAATGTCTTGATACCGGCCTCACAGCAAAGATAGTGAAGACCGCTGTAAATAAGCGATTGAGCCTTCAACGTGGCTTCAATAGGTGTCATTGAATTGGTTTCCATTAATTCTTCAAAAAGATAAGAAGAGATTGTATCACCAAGTGAAGCGAAAATCAATTCAGTCACGTTGTCTTGTTCAAGGCAATTTGCAAGGTTGGCGAAATATGTCTTGATTCTTCGCTCAGCGATTTCAAGGTTATATTCGTTAAGCCAATTAACCGCCTCAGGTTTAACAGTTTCCTCAATATGTGCATCACTGAACAATGCAACGGCATATCTGTAACCTGCGGAATATCCCTTTATCGGCTTTATGTCATATACCTCGAATTGAAGGTTTTTGACCTCTTTATACTGTCTAAACTGCTCGAGTTCCTTCTGTTCCTCGATTTCCTCACGGGTCAGTTTCCTTTGTCGGGCTTGCGTCGGTTCCTGTGAAACCATTTCCCCGTCGAACAATTTATATGTTACTCCGTCGTTAACGTACTCACCATACGTATTGATGTCGTAACTTATCTTATTTCTGTCCGCATGAAGGTGTTTTGCGAGTTGACGGATACTGTTGTATATGTTACCGTACTCATCAACAATCTTGTTGCTTACACAAATTTTGATTTGATTCATCTAATTTTTTGTTTGGTATCCATTATTTTTAGAAGGGGAGATCATCCTCGCCACCTTCAGCGGGCATTGTGGGTGCTGCCGGAGCACTTTCTTCTTTTGCTGCCTTTGAGGACTTTGGGGCTTTTGGTTTCTCCGTTGCAACCGGAGCAGGTTTTGCTTCTGCGGTTTTGGGGGTTGTCTGCTCTTCGCTGTCTTCCCGTCTGCCATTATTCCAAAAATCAATCTTGAATGCCGTGATGTTACGGTTAATCTGAATGCCGTACTTATCACTCTGATAGGTGGAATCCCTATAATCACCAATGACACGGACACCGGTGCCCTTTTTAAGAAACGAAGAAATACGCGGGACACTGAACATTGTTACATCAAACCAACGGGTCTCGTTCTCGGGATCTCCAAATTCATGGTTTGCAAGACGAAAACGGATATAATTGCTGCCGTTTTTGTCTGTTAAAACCTCGGCATCAGCGCCAAGATTACCTGTTACTGAAAATTCTCTCATGTTAAGTTTATTTTATTTTGTTTTGCATTATTTTTCTGTTTCAAATATACTACCGTTCTTTGAATTATTGCCATACGTCTCCGAAAAAATTATACTATCTTCCAATTTTTTCGAGATTTCGAGATCAACACCATAAGTAAACCATAATGTTTCTATCAACTCTTTGAGGTTGGAACATCTATACTTTTCCAAATAGCGTCTATATTGTTCTTTGTCCGTAATATGGACAATTCCGTCACTGTTCATAATCTTTAATGTATCCGTCGAGCTCACTATGCAATTGATTAGTGAGTTCCTTCTCATTCATATCCGACCATTTAACGCCTCCATAATATGTATACCGGAGTTCTTCTTCAAGCCCATAACCCTTCACGTCTAGTGAATATAAATCAAAGGATTCCGACAACTGTCTAAAGATATCACTCAGTCTCTTAAAGAGAACTTCGGCACGCCTGTAAGCCTTCCGTTTCGCCTTGGCTTCAGCAATTATTTTGCCGGTAGTTTCATTGAATTCGTCATCACCATCAGTCTTCGCAGTTGCTTTAACCGTAAAGGTGTCGAAATAACAATACTCGTGTTTCGGTATATTTACAATCACTTGGGCGTCTTTCCCATCCCTTTTATCACAATATACCTTTGGCTCGTTTGAATAAAGGTCGTAGGATACCAGAATACCGTCAACAACCATCTTTTTAACCTTATCTGAAAAATTAAGAACATTCTTCTCCATGTCAGATAAGTTGATTTTGCAGGTTAATGCGCAAGTTGTTTCACCGTTTTCCTTGTCCACCACATACTCCTTGTTCAAAAAGGATAGTTTAATCTCCTTGTTTCCGAGAAGTTGGCCTTTTACTTTGTTAGTGTATTTATCTTCCATATTGACTGGTTTATGTTTTTCATTTAATCTCTCTTGATGCCAACTCGTCACAAATCATCCTCATCATATCCACCAGCGTGGCATTTGAAAAACCATGAAGGTTTGCCCTATACTTCTCAAAGTATGTTTCCTCTTTCTTTTCATCTGAGGGGATTAGTGCGGTGCTATTCCTATAAACACTTTGAAAGATGAATTCATAACCGGCATCCATAGTGAATTTTTCGGCATAGGAATTAAAACTGAATGGTAATGTTGCATAGCAATCGAGAACGACACCCTCTTTATCCGCTTCGAGTGTTACTACATAGATGTACTCCTCATCGCCATGAAGACGCTTATCTGGTCTATATTCGTCCTCAATGTTTGTTATCATGGCGCAAATTTCATCCAACGTGTATTTCTTTCCAATGCTGTTGGGCCTGATGTTTTCCTCGAAGGCGCAACCGATTTCACGTCCAACACCTTCAGGATAACCATCACAATGGTGATAAATGTAACTCCATTCAGACATGGGTGCTTTGTCACTTTCTCTTACAATAATATGACTTCTTGTTGACATTTTGTGTAAATTATTTTGATTATTTTCGTTTTTCTAAACCAAATATACTACAATTCTTTGTATTTTGCCATTTTTTCGTTAAAAAAAAAACAACCTCCGCAGAAAAAATATCTGGAAGGTCGTCAAAACCATGATTAACAAAATCACTTCGTTATGTTTTTGGCATACTCTGCAAGAAGTTTCATGAGGAATGTCTCGGCATTGAAACCGGCATCCATATACTTCAGGAGCATGGGGCTGTAACCGCTCAAGAATACGTTGCCATACTCATCCAAATCAGGTACGGTAGGACTGTTTACACAGAAATTCCACCACACAATCTTGGTATTGATACCTTCTGAACGCCACTTCCTCATAAGGCTATCCTTTGCATTACCACCGCCATAGTCGAACTGCATATCCGACAGAACGACAAGGTACTCCGGATACTCTTTATTAAGACGAGATAAAATCTCCATTACAGCACCGAAATTGGTATTGCTGCAATCGCCTGTATACATGGACCTTATCTCGCGTCCATACTGCGTATTGGCAGATGGCAGATGGGTCGGACCCCAAGTGTCACGACGGGCAGGTTGACCAAGTGTAATCAACTGGGGTTGGCTTGAAAATGATAGGACTTGGTTGGGGCAATATGTGCTGCACTTGGCAAGATAATGGCCGATGGCCATGGCTTTACCAATGGAATCATAACCGTCCCACATGGATCCGGAAGTGTCGACGATAGGTATCCAACTGCCACTGATTTTCTCCAACTTGTCAAAGAACAGGTCGGTGTCGAAATCAGCATCAAATGATTTCCTGTAAAGGTCATATACAGTGGTAACGGCCACATTCAGTTTGGCATCGCCCTTCTTGACACTTTCAAGATATTCCGCAAAACGCTTTGCAGTATCTTCACCGTCCTTGAAACGCTTGTAATACTTCAACATGGCCAATGAAGGAACATGCTCGAAATTAATGGACTCAGTCTCATGACGGCTCAGCTTGTTCTCGGTGGTGTTGCACTTCACAAAGTGGCCATACTGCTGCTTGTTCATACCCCAAGCCTTGGCAAGACGACGGGCAAGCATAAGGTTCTTGGAACTGTAACGGGGAACCCACTTCTTTGCGAGTTCGTTTCCGTTGGAGATTTCCTGATACAGGAATCCCTGCCAAACATCAAACATGTTTTCAAAGAAATCCTGACACTCACGGAAATCCTTGAAACTACCGGCCTTAACAACGTTCTCTGGTGTAACGCCGGACAACGCCATCAAACGACGGCCAACGGTCTTATAACCAAGACCGAAACGAGGGTCACGAATGAACATCGAAAACAACTTCTCAATGTTGCTTTTGCCGATATACAGTGCGGACGGATTCTTCGTGTAGTATTCACACTTGAAGAGAATATCCACCAGTTTATTGCCGTGGCTACGGAATGCCGTGTCGCCGTTTTCTGTGTAAGTCGAATTCATTATTGATTCTAACTCAGATAATCTAATGTCCTTTATCATAACTTTTTGTTTTGTTCTTACAGTTTATTACTTCAACAATGCAAAGATAAGCAAAAAAATTGAAATACCCAAATTTTTAACATTAATTAGGAAACTGGCAGAGATGATAAACTTTCAAGAAGCAATTATTGCCACTCTCTGCGGTGTGTAGTTATCTATGTTAAAACTGAAACTTTATCATGTTTATGGTTATATATACTGTCAGTGGTATAGATACCTTTGAATACACTCTCTTCATCCTCAAGAAGATTTCTTAGTTTATTCTCCTCTTCCTTGAACATGGTGTTCTCAAGATGTGAACAATAGGCATATACATTCTTTACACCATACTTCTCAAGTTCCTTGATGGAATAATATACTGTACCACCGGCTGAGATGATGTCATCGATGATAAGTACCGTTTTATCCTTGAGGTAATCCAATGTCTTGTCTGTGTGCGTTTCGATATTAAGCCCAAGGATATGACCTGTTTTCCACTCACGAACCTTGTTGCCGAAAAATGCCGCATAATCCGTAAGGCTGTCTGTCTTATAACGTTTCTGTGCACCTTCGTCGGGGAAGAAAAGCACAATTTCGCTTACTTTATCGAGATGGCATTTATGCGTAATATCATCTAACGTCTCACAAATGTAACTATCGGCAGTTTGTATTTCAATACGGTCAAAAAGAGCCTCTGAAACATGCGAGTGTGGGTCAAGAACACGAACTTTATCAAAATGGAGGCTGTTTATAAGTTTGGCGAAATGTTTAAGGGTAAACACCTCATTTACTGATTTTACACGGTCTTGACGAGCATTGGGAATATAGGGCATTTCAAGAACACCTGTCGCCTCTGGATACCTTTCGTCAATGTGCATTTTAATAAAGGCAATGAGTATGAACTCAGAATCATTCTCATACCTCCACGTTACAACATAATATCCAAACATCATAGGGTTTGTGATGTCAATCTTTACCGTCCCGTCTGGGAAATTGATGAATTTTACCGGTTCCCCATTTAAAAGTACCATATTTTGTTCTATTTTATGTATTTTGGCTTGATTTGTTCAATGTAGAAATTGTCGTTGAATATACAGTCGATATTCTCGTAGTTGAAGTGGAAATCCTCTCTTACAAGCGGAATTTTATTATAGAGTTTATATACGATGGCGAAATAGGGCTGTGGAACACACATCAATTCTTCATTCTCCTTGAATTCCGCATCATGCTTTGCGTAAAACGTGCAGCGTTTGTGTTTCTCCTTTGCTGAGAACAGGTTGTAGCCATTAAGGAAGAAGAAATTGATATGCACATCGATACCCAACTCTTTTTTAATTTCGTCTTGCAGACGTTCAGAAGGCGGCATTTCAAACAATGAATTGCCAATCTCGTATATCAATTCATCTGAATTGGAAACAACAAGGTCATTGAAATCGTGTTTGGCTTTCAAAAAATCATAGACTTTTCCCATCATGAACTTCTCGACAACAATATGGCGTTTCGGATTCATCTGGCCGAATATAACCTGACGGAAATACTTGCTTTCTTCAATGTAGTAAATGTCAGTAAAGCGACGGATGAACTCATTGTATGTTTCCGCTTTCAGAATATCCTTGTCCACATAGTTCAAAGCTTGGAAATTGCCCTTTGCCAAATCAATCGACACAAACATTTTGCCAATGTTGTCTTCATTGTAAAGACTTGAGCAGCGCGGTTTAAGGTTTTTCGTGGCATAGGCGTTCATGTCACAGTTGTTGAACTTCTGAAATGCCTCACTTTGAGGAACCTCCGTTACAATCCTCTCCCTGACGGAATAAAATTCCGTGAGGAATTTCTCGGGATTCCCTTCGTATTTGTAGTCAATGAACGACCATAATTGATTCCATTTGGAGAGACAACCGAATACACCTTCATATAGATTGAGATGGTATTCGAACATTTTCTCCCCCATAATTGGGATAGGAAGCCTGTAATCGTTCACAAACCGTTGAGCGAGATTCCAATTAAACCGGAAATCCGATTTCTTTCTGAATAACTTTTTTAAAAAATCCATATTACTCTATTTCTTTTTTGGCCTGACGGTCAATGTCTCGTTCTTTTATCGTTTCGCGTTTGTCGTAGTTTTTCTTACCCTTGCAGATACCGATTTTCAATTTGCATTTACCTCGTTCATTGAAGAACATCGATAACGGGACAATTGTATAACCTTTGCCCTTCTCCTTCATGAAACGTCGTATCTTCCTCAATTCCTCTTTATGGAGAAGCAGTTTTCTTTCACGTCGTTCATCGTATTTCACCATACCCGCGTTTTCATACAGTTTGATGTAACTGTTCTTGAGTATCATCTCGTTCTCAGATGAAAGATAGCAGAAACTGTCTGACATGGATACGTTTCCGTTGCGGATACTCTTAATCTCTCCGCCAACGAGTACAATCCCAGCGGTGTATTCGTCTTCAACAAAATAGTCGAAATACGCTTTTTTATTTCGCAATTCCTTAAGAGATACAGTACGGTCGGAGCGACCGGAATTAACGCCTGTGGAGATGGGACCTCCACCTTTCGGGAAACCGTAGGGCGAGTCCTGTCGGTGAAACAGGAAGCCGCTGACTTTAGTCAGAGGTAGTTCACTTCGCAGTGTCTCCATTGTGCCCATAATCCACCTTGAACTGATGCATGCGTTCCTTGGCGTAGTAACCAAGATACTTTGCACCGACATTTTTCAGTTGCTGAATTTCCTTCTCGGATTCCTCGGCAATGTCACTGATGAGTTTCATCGCCTTCACATAGATTTTGGCCTTGCACTTGGATTCGGCGATACGCTTGCCGACAGTTTCGTCGTACTTGTCGTTATCATTGCACTTCACAATGGATTCGAATTCCGTCCAACCAATAACAGTGTCAAATTGACCGGCAAGATCAACCCCATCGAACTGTTCACGCTTGAATACCCGTTCAACCACATCATGCAAAGGCCAAGTCGAGGCGAAACATCCGGTAATGGAGCAATGGATGGTATCACCCTCCGTCTCAAAGCTAACATTATCAAACTCAAATTTGAGATGATTACGGTCAAACTGTTTGTGCTGTTTATTTTTCTTCATTTTCAATTTTTTTTTAAAATTTCGGCAACAAGCGCATATGCTGCCACTGTTCCCAATATTATTGTCGCTATTTTGATTTTGTTCAACATGGTAAAGATACCTAAATTATGCTGTACTGTATAAACCGGAGAATTAAAAAATCTTAATCGTCCAAACCAAGAAGATCCCACCTATCAATACCAATGTTTTTCATCTCCTCGTATTGAGAAAATTTGTTAATCGCATTGAACAAGTGTGTGTCACTCATTTTTTGAATCGGTATGATTTCACCTGATTTGGTTTGCCACACTATTTCACCTTTGTCCCTTCGGCGTAGCCACGCCTCAAGTGCAAGGTCTCTTATTGTCGCTTGTTTCATCATATTATATTGATTTGGCAACTACGCATAACTTCCAATGCAGCCTCGTGTTTCTCTGGTGTAACACCGGCACAGCAACTACTGTCAACGGTGATTTCGGCACAATCATAGAAAAATGCTTTCAGTGTTAAAACATTGGAAATGAGACAAATATCCGTACAGAGACCTAAGCATTCGATGTTTAGGCACTCAGCATTATGCTCCTCCATAACACGTTTCACACGGTCGATGACGTTACTACTACCGTCCTGCATAGGAACCGAACCGAAAGTCGGCTTATTGATTATACCCACAGGGATACCGCCGGCGAAATGATTGTCATCAATCCATTTTTTGAGTGATTTCTCAATTTCCCAACCTTTTGTTCCCTGTATACAGTGTTGGATCGGGAGTTTCTCACCTTCCTTGGTGTAAAGGTAATCTTCGGTATGCGTGTCACGGGTGAATATGATGTAGTCACCTTTGAAATTCTTTACCTTTTCGAGTACATTCGGTACAATGGCCTGTGCCTCCTTTGTCCCAAGTGAGCCGGTTATGAAATCATCCTGCATGTCTATAACTAACAGGATATCAACACTTTTCTTACATTTTCTATCCATTTTCTATTTCTTTTTGTTGTTTATCAATCGTTGCATAAAATCATCGAATATTTGGCGAAGGTCTTCGAATTCGGACACACTCCAATGACCCGGTGTTCCATCTTCCTTAGGTTCAATCTCCATGTTGATATAATATATCGGGTTTTGCGGATTGTACTCAACCATACAGGCATCACCGGGTATTGCAGTTAATTTCATAACCTGAATGTTATCAGGATTATCATTTGTGTCCGCTTCTTGCATATAGGTAACGCTCATTTCGGCAATGCCTATTTCACCGTCTTTGATATAGTCGCTGTTTTTAATTTCCTTCTTTATCATGTTACAAATATACTATAAATGGAACATATTTTGCCTTCACCTTTGCAAAGATACCAAAAAAAGTCGAGACAATACTCGACTTTTTTCTTAAAAAACGTTAAACCCTATGTCACTCGACATTACTTGTAAGTTTCTCGTCAGACGTAGACTCATTGTAAGAACGTAGTACGATACCGGAAATGATGTTAGGAATATCCTTGCCATCCGCACTCTCGGTTTCAATATAATGATCACCAAGCATCTTTTTCCAATTCCTACGGACATATTCGTGTTGACCGAGGTAGTCCATAAGGTTGATATGGTAGATATCCCAAGTCTTTTTGGCCTCCTCGAGGATTTCACTGGTAGTTACATCTTTTTCACAAGTACCAAAAAGGGCTTTACCTGTTTCCTTATCAATAATGCCGTTACAGGCATCATCACTAATGGTAATGAGTATACCTTTCTTATTACGCTTAAGGAAGGAATCTATTTTTGTATGTCTGGCAGCGAAATAATAGGATAACGCTGCCGACTCAGAACCGTTTCCTCCACCGCCTCCTTCAAGCCAAATGGCTTTCAGCCACTTCTCGGTAAGTTCATCGGATGACTCAAATTGGCCAACCTGAATAGGCGCCTTATCACAATAGAAATCGCCGAAACCAACGAAACAGACCTGAGGATCCTCTACACCCTCGTCCATGATTTTCTTCATTATTTCAGGGAATCCTTCCTTGATGAGGTTTTCAGGAACAACACCCATGCTGCCCGTAACATCAAGCGCAATGATGATAGGGAAGGATTTGGGGTGGTCCACACCGTCGCATGACTCGCGGACCTTCCCCTTGATATCCATATCCTTGTCCATCTTACGGTTGTGGAATATTTCCTCCCGGCTTACATTCGAACTGCGGAGATTGTAGCTTCTCGTGGAAGCGTCACTATAACTGTAATATCCTCCACCCATGGCTTTTAGTCGTTAAGTTGCTGTTTAGGCTGAACATTGAACATCTCAGACATGTTGCCAAACATATTCATTCCGTTTGCACCGTTCATGTTCTGCATCATGTTCATCATAAACATGGTCTTGAACATGTCGTTGCTTCCGTCACCGTTCATAAGCATCATAAGCATCATGGGGTTCATGTTGTTCATGATACCGTTGTTGGTGGGATTCATGGCTTGCATGGCAATGAACATCATCAGCATGTCGTTACCCTCGTCGGCATCCTTGTCGGCAAGCAGCATGAACATTGGGTTGATCTGGCCGCCGGTAAAACCGTTGAAGAGGTTGACAACTACCATAAGGGTTTTCTGGCCAAGCACAAAATCCTTGATAGGTTTCACAGTGTGGCCGCTGCCACTGAACGAAAGGGTCTTGAACTCCTGAACGGTGCCGTTTTCGTCGCGTTTCACCTCGATAACCTTGGAGTAACTGTTTCCATCACGGACAACATCGCCGGACTGAATTGTATCGGCATTCTTGCTGATAAGGTAGACGGGCATCTCCATAGTGAACTCGGCAGGATAGGAAACCAACTCGTTGTTTGCGTCGATTGCCACGTACTGACCGCCCTTTGGGGCGCAAACCTGACCGTTCAATGAGATACGAAGATTGTTGTCAAGTTCGGGAAGGAACTGACGTTTGAAATTGTCCATGAATGTGGACATAACTTTGTTGCTTTTCATTTTTTTGTCTTTTTTTGCTGTTGATTTAACTTTCGTGATTTCTCCATAATTGAGGGACTGGAGTTTAACCCCATTGTAATATTCCCCGTTGATTCTGTAAAACCCACAAATCTGCATCGGGGTGTCATACTTGGGAACCTTGATAAGTTCACCTTCATATAGACCTGCATTACGATCCGTGGTGACGTCTACAAGGAAGTAGTAGTGTTTCAAACGCCCCAACTCCTGTTCGTCATCGATTTTCTGCTGTGTAAAAACAACATCAACTCGCCGCTTCATTTCTTTAATATTAAAAAGTTATTTTTTAATTTTTCTTACTATTCAAATGTAGTGTTTTCCCTCTCCTTTTTCAAGATTTTCTCCAATTTAACATATAAACATTTGTGCCCGTAAGTGTTTGGAAAAAATCCGATATTTTCTCTACTTTATATCCGCTCTCAATGAATGGTTTAAGTATTTCCTCCGCACATTCTTCCTCAGTTTCATTGAACGGAAGTATCAGGAAATATTTCTCGAAATCTGTTGCGTTGTAAGCCACATTTCCTATTTTCTCCCTAATCTGTGCATTGATATTCACTTGTTTGTTGGCAATATATTGTGCCTTTGTCATGCACTTGCCGTATGTCGATTCATCGAAGGCTTCTGTTTTGGGTATAAGTTTTTGCTTTTTGCTGAAGAAATAAACAATTTTGTTCCATAAAACCTGAAACCTATTATTGCATTCCTCACAATTTTCCGTTTTCTCCATATATTAAAAACAAACCATTGGCGGACATGTCCTGATGCGCGGCGAAACTTAAAGTTCTTCATAGTCGTTTCAATCGGAATCCACGGTATCGAAACTTCGAATCCACAGGGACATTTGTTGTTCATTCTATAAGCGATACTATCATATATGTTTATCATCGCGTTACCCCTTAAAATAACTTAAAATAATTCTAAATCTTCAGTAAACTGGGGCTCCTCAAATTGAATCAAAACATTTGCTATTCTGAAAAACAGGTATAATGGCTCTCCATTTGTCAACCGTTTCAACCTCTCTCCACCACCATGCGCCCCGATAAGCCGTTTAGCATTCAGGGTATTCTTGGTCAATCGCCGCCGTATGCACTTTATATGGTTGTAACGACGGTGTATGTGTTTGGCTTTTCAAGAATCGCCCGCCTTTGGTTCTAACTATTAGTTTTCAACCTTTTGTCTGTACACTTAACATTTTGTAGATTTTGTCAGGTGTTTCGTTCACTGCGAATGGCTCCACGCGGGAATCGCGGAGAACCACAACGGAGATTTTGTCCACTCCCTCACCGACAGTGATATATTCAATGTCAGCGACATTCACCACAAGACTTGTATTCGTCTCTGCCTTGTGCAGTCTAATGAATTCAGTTCTGTTTTGCATTTCTTTCCTCGTTTCTTGGTTTGAATAATCCCCAATTAAGCAGCATTGAGAATACTTGCAAACCGGGTTCATATTTGATGTGCAGTTTTTTACAATCGTGTCTGTTTAAGGTGTACATTGTTCCTTTCGGCCCATATATCTGTTTTAAGATAAGGGCATTGGTTTCAGTATCATTCATTGAATAAACGAATTTCACCACTTTGAAGCCTTTTATGACTTCTTTGGAACCACCTTTGGATTTAATTTTAAGTGATATTAAATCACCTATTTTGAATTTCCGTTTTACTTTTGCTTTTGCCTCGTTCTTGTAATCGCGTTTGGTCTTAATCAGGGCGGATTCCTCTTGAATAGTCTCCGCCCCTTGCGTTTCCGTATCCTTCACTTCTGAATCACGAAGCAAGGTTTTATAATCCGTTTCTGAAATACATACAGCATTCCCTATATTATAGGTTGTAAAACCATTCTTTTTGTATATATCCCTTAATTCGGAAGACTTTATGCCTGTCCCGCCTGACACTTCACCAAGTGTATACAGGCGTTCCGGGTCACTTGTCTTGCCACCAACAATCGTCTGTATTTTCATAGGCTTAGCTTTTGGTGATTGCGACATTAGGCATTTCCAGAAATGGCGTTTTCAAGCTGCTCTGAGTACTTCTTCAACGAAGATTCGAGGTTCTTACGATTGGCAGCACCCTGATCATGTATTTGTTTAACCTCGTGGATGGTGTTGACCAATTCCTGTGTGGTGTGCTCAAGGGTCTCAAGTGCAATGACCGGATCCTCGTTGGCCTTGGCAACCGCAACTGCATTACGATGGATGTTTTCAGCGTTGACCTTGAGCATCTTGTTGGTGGCCTCGACGATTTTCTGCTGGGCTTCAATACTGTTCTGCTGATTGTGGATGATGACGGAATTTGCCAGCTGATTGCGCCAAATTGGAATAACGTTGTTGACAATGTTGTCCGCACGCTGTGCAAGTTCGGAATTACCTGCGGCAATGGCTTCAACCTGGAAAAGACTTTGCGTAAGGGTGTATTCGGAAGTCTGCATATCAGCAATACGCTTTTCGAGCGAGTTGCGGAAACTTATCATCTTTTTGGTGTCGAAGGCCTCGTATTTGTCGGGATTGGCAACCATGTCGTCAATTTGCGCATTCAACTCCTGCACCTTTATCTTGGCAGCAAGTATAAGTTCGCGCATCTGACGGATATATTCCTTATCAGAATCGAAAATCTGTGCAAGCGAACTGTTGTCACGCATGGCGACAATGCGGGTTTGGTCGATTTTTTTCGAAATTTTATCCACATTGCCGGAAATGGTGTCATATTTAACCATGACACTCTCCACCGTCTTGACAAGTTTGCGGAGAATGGGGATGTTACGGATGATTGACTTAATCTTGCCATCGTTCCCCAACTCATCCACATTAATAAGGTTGAGTTCTCCAAGCAGGTCGTTGGTAAGCTGCGCCAAGTCGTTGTTGCTCGTGGAACGAACGGACTGAAGTAGCGTGTCACCCGTACGGGCGATGGTTTTGCTCAATTCGGTGCCGTAAGTTTGAATGCTGTTTGCATCCTGCGGGTTAATGGAAGCTGCCAGTTTATCATAATGCTCACGCTCTGCCGGCGTCAGAAGGGCAATCTTCTCGTCATACTGATAATTGTTGATTGACAGGGAAGTTTCGGATTTCTGAACAGAAACATCCGTCGAATTTTCTTTAGCCATATAATTTAACGTTTTTTGATTTTCAACAGTGCAAAGATACCTAATGTTTTTGGATTGGCCAAATCTTTTTCCTTAAAAAATGTTAAAGGTTTGTTCCTACAAGCTCCAATGTTTTCGGGCACTTGAGTATACGCAGATTTTCACGGAGATCAAAGAGCGTAAGCCTCTCTTTATGTATCGTAACCGATTTTTTCTCCTCACGTTTTAACGAAATGGTCATTGTCATTTTCTCGAAATTATAGGTAATGGTACATTCATCCGTATCAAGACTGTATTCATCCCCATCCTTCACATATCCATGGTTTTCGCAGTATGGCCCATTGATACCGTAGACTCTGCAATCCTCTTCCTCTTCGGGAAGTACGTTTTTCTTCACCCAATTGTCAACAAACTCTTTGTTTTCATTATAGAAGGCAATGGCGTTTTTAATTTCCGGTTTCCAATCAATATAGTCGATATCGGGGTCGAAACAGTTGTCAATACCCATCATTGCAGCCATCTCAACACGACGGAATGCAGATGACTTGCCCCTGAAGAGACGTCTTACATATTCACAAAGGATAATATCGTTGTACACGTCATCGGTTTCAGATAAGTCGTAGAAGTCACGTACCCGTTTCTCGCATTTAAATAACTCTTGTTTATCCTCGTCATCGTCATTCCATTCCCTCCATTCATCCTCGTGGCTTGACCAATACCTACCGTCGAACAGATTTTCAAGAATCATTAGTTTGCTGAATGCATCGAAATCCTTCTCATCCGGCTTCGCACATTTCATCGAACAATATTTGCTCATTTTCCTTTCAGTTTAATAATTTAATAATTTAAATATACTTTTTTCTTTTGAATTTCTACCTATCCTCCCAATTTTCCACCACAAAAACGCTAAAACCAATACAGAAAACCATTGTCAGCGCAAAAATGACCCATTTGGCACCGGCCGGTAAACTTGACTGTATGTAGTCGAAATCCTTGAATTCCTTGCGTTTCCACTTTGTTGGAACATTTTTCTCAAGCCATACACCATATTCATATAGATTCAGTTTTGTGTGCTTGCTGAACCAACTGCGGGTCTCTACCTCAAGCCAAGGTTCATCGCACCACGAGAATGCGTTGCACCATTCTACCTCACTGTTCTTGTTGACACCCAGGCAGACGATGAGTTCGTTTTTATTCCCTCCCTGCCAATAGCCTTTCTGCATTTCCGATATAACCAATCCCTTCTCGGCGGGATATACAAGGATATAGCACCTGAATTGGTATTTTGCACCGAACATTGCATTCACATAATTCAACTGTTCCTTGCTTCTTTCAGTAGCCTTGCATCCGATTATCGGATTTTGGTTGTATAGGCTGAATTTCGGATAGTCATATAAACCAAGAACTTTTGCCGAATCCTTGTCTATCTCGGAATATCTGAATATCGAATTCGAGTTTTTCATTGGATTATGATAACTGTGCTCCTCCGTTACCGGTATAATGGTATTCCGAGTCCCAAGCCATTTGTGGGATTGGGCGTCGCCGTCGTTTGTATAATAATGGCGGTGCATGTCAATGAATATCTCGGGAGAATTCAGACGTTTTTTGAAACGTTCGAAGGTTTCCTTCTTTATGCGTTGTTCGAATTTATCCAACGTGGTTATCATCACCCAATACTCGGGATGATATTCCGTTTCATAATAGGTTTCGGTACAATATGTTGTATGCCCGTCTTTGTCAGTTCCGCATGGCACCTCCCGTGTTTTTCTGACCCTCTCATTCCAATCATCGTAGTGTTTTATTTCTGTTACATATCCGCCAAGGTACTCCGTGTCCTGTTGGGAAATCGCCTTGGAGGCAAAATACACTATGATGATAAACACAATCGAAGATCCAACAAGCGCAAGCCACTCCCAAGTAGTTACGTTCTTCTTGAAGAAATACAGAAGAACACCTGCGGTAATGAAGGGTATGAAGAATGAAATTAGAACGGGCATTTTCTTCTTTATCTTTAATTTTTCTTGAAAAGATCAACATCATCGTCCATACGGGTTTCCATTACCGACTTGGACTGTGTAGACGAAATAACCTCATATTCGATAGGTTCGGTATTTTTGATAAACCAGCAGCCGGGATATGTCTCGCATAATGTGGAATGTTCCCTTATAATGTCTACGATACGTTCCTGAGAGTGTTGAAACTCGGTGCGTAACACCTCAACAGAATTCATAAGGTCCTTGTAAATCGATGCGTCGAATTCAGGGTTGGCTTCAGTGATCCACTTCATCAGGCTTCCGTCCCCGTTGCTGTATCGCCCACCGATAATGTCCTTGTAGATTTCGTGAAAACTCTCTTTATATTCAGCGGAAATTTGTGCTTTCTGCGAAATCACCTTCCACATCTTGTCGTAGACAACCTCGATTTTCTTCTCCTGCGCGGATGCTTCCTTACGAAGTGCAATTTCCTTGTTGTTGTAACTGAAATACATGCTAATCCATGTAATTCCGATAACTGCGGCAATACATACGCCGATGATAATACCAATTCGCTTCATGTTAATTTCTTTTATTTGTTTCAACGATGCAAAGATACCTAATTTTTGGCATCCTGAATAAACTTTTTTCTTAAAAATTGTTAAAAATGCTTACTTATATTTTTTCTCGTATTCGTCCATCAGGTATTTGTCCGTGCATGCCTTGAAGTACATCTTGATTTCTTCCTCAATTTCATTATTCGGTTGACGGTCGGACAATTCCCCGAGATACATCATAAGCGCCATATGCGATAAACTACGCGGTCTGCCTAAAAGATGGTTGCCGGTTTCAAAATCGCATACACAGGCACAGATGTCCTCCCTGTCCTTATCCTCAAGATAGGATTTTCGTTTGTCAGTTAAATATGTTATCATGAAATTCCTTGTTTAAAATCGTTTAACGTTACAATGCCGGATTGGTTTCTAATATAGAAGAAACGCTCTATGCTCAATGTGTACTCCCCGTAATAGACAACCAACGTATCGTTTTGGAATCTTGTTCCAACCTCGTCGAAGTTGAAATCCTCCTTCTTCATGGAGTCGAATATGTGTGGTATACTATCCATAGTTTATTTTAAGTAAATTTTTTAATTATGTTATTTTTAAAATGAATTCTATTACCACAAGAAGGGCACGTAATAAATGGTGAATTTATAAATAAACTACTTTTCACCACACCATTTTTACATTTTGGGCAACGGATAATATAAAATATTATTTTACTCATTTATTTCTTTTATATTTGCTTATTTTATTTGTGGTAATAATTGTCTTTGAAATTAGACGTTTGTTCCACTCTTCTTGTGCGGACCCAATAGAAATTGAAGTGTTACGTGTTTACGCCTCGTTTTCAACATAAGGCCGCGTTCTCCCTCCAATTTCCTCATTGCTTCATCTATTTGAGCCGCTCCTTTCGAACCGGTCAGGAAATAGTTTCCCCTGCCGTAACCATACATTTTGTACATTACTATATTCTTTTTCTTAAAAACACTACTTCCGGAAGGATTTATACAAAATGATCATGAATTTTTTCAACAATCCATTTAAATAACCATGCAATTGTTGTTAATGGGAAACTAATTGGCCATAAAAGGCTAGAGCAGAAAAAGAAAACATAATCAATAAGTTCGTTTCCACTATTATAATCTTTTAGACCCATGACAATAGTGAATGCAGCGGCCACAACGAGCCAAATAATTCCGAATATAACCCAAAGTGCCATACATTTTTGTGATTAAAAACAATTATTATCAATCGTTTTAAAAAGTTCCGGATTATCGTGAATGTTTCCAATAACTTCAAAACTAACATAATCATGAAAATCATGCCAATAACCATTGGAATCAACAACCCTGAAAGCCGCCGAGTCGAATTTATTGTCCCATTCTACAGCCATTATACATGAAGATTGATCGTATGCCGTGCATTCAAGAATATCACCTTCGTATATTTCCTTACCGTTTTTATCATTTAGGCTTACATACTGTCCAACAGTTTCGGGTACAAGCCAACATTGTTTGCATTTCTCATCGATGCAAACACGGCCAGTCCCATCAATCTGATTCTGTATGTTCCTTCCATAGACCCAATCACCCCCATCAATGGTTTTTCCCCTGAATTTGAAACGGGTGGCGAATTTCCATTCAGGCTCCATTTCAACCTTGTTTCCGATTGTGTTATGTTTCTCAGGATCAAATTTCGGATATTCCTCCGCTGTATTGACATCAATACCAAGTTCAATCAGTTTCTCCGCCTGTTCGTGTATCGTATTGTTCTTGACCATTTTCCTCCAATTTTTCCTCTTCGATTATTCGTTCGGCTTCCTTCAAATTGTCATGTATAGACCATGACAGGGAAGCAGCGGCTAATACAATTAGCACTATTACAAACCAGATCATTTTTATGTTTTTTTTTTTAAGTGTTAATCAAGATATTCGTGTGCGGATTTTGCTTCAGCAAGTTCCGCCTTTAGTTTCTTGATGCTGTTATTCAAATATTCAACATCTTCCTGATGTTCGGATTGCTCTTGAGAGAGTTTTTCTTTCAATTGATGAATTTCGTTTCGTTGCTTAAAATCCTCAATATCTTCCTCGGTTTCCTTCTTTGCGGATGATTTTATGCCAAAATAAATAATACCGATGATAAGGATTATCGCAAGTAATCTGATTAAAAAAGCCATATATTATTGATTTTGTTCTATTTCTTTCTTTAATAGTTCAATTCCTTTCTCGCAATATGATGCGTAGTTTCTTATGGATTCCTCACCAAGCTGTCCAATAACATCCGGTTCTTTGAAAGTGGTTAATAGTTCCTCCATTGTTTTAATGTTTTCCCTACGCTCCTCATTTGTACCATTGGAATCGGCTGATATGCAACTTCCTAGTGCAAGCCACATCATATCGTTCTTGTGTATTTCAAGTACTACTTCCTTATCCATCAAAATCCATTTTTAGTTGGTTACGATTACCCGGTTGTGCATAGATATCCACCAGCTGAAGCATAGATAATGCGTTATCCACTTTATCCTCCGAATATTTGAACTTGTTCTTGGCATCACTGATCTCGACACGTTCAGCAAGATTGGCCAACATGGTACGCACACGGCGCATCATTGTCTTTGTTGTATTGAAATACTTGATGTCTTCATCGGTCATAACTTCACTTTTTATGATTTTCATATTATTTTAATTTATGTTAGATTCAATTCTTTTAACAGCGTATTCGCATTGGGCGGCACTTATTTCGCTTCCATAGTAGTAGCATCCATACGATTTACAGGCGTTTCCTGTTGTTCCAGTTCCCATAAACGGATCGTATACCGTCCATCCCTTCTTGCAGTAGATATCGAATAGTTTAAGACACAGTTCAGTAGAGAATGTCGCTTGGTTAAGATTGCATTTACCGTCATTGTTCGATGCGTCTATGAAATTATAGATTGCCTCATAGTATTTCTGGCCGGTTTTTTCGCTAACGGACTTTACCCTGCGATTGTTTTCATATGAATCCATTTCAGAATGTCTTGCAAATATGAAAACAAATTCCCAATTTCGGCTAAGTCTTTTGCCGTTTGCGGGAAATGGAAGTCCACATTTCTTTTTCCATATAATCGTATCAACAAGTTCAAACGGAGTATTTTTAGTGAGTTCCGATACCAACTTGTATGGCATTGCAGGGTTCTCTATCGAATAGGAAAAGTTATAGATAATAACCCTGTTCTTATTGAGTATACTGTCAAGTTTATTGAACAGATTAATAGTCCATTGGATATACTCCTCTTCGGGTTTCCAATCATTGTAGACATCATATCGACCGGTATCAGCATAACCACCTTTTCGTTTTGTCATATTGTAAGGCGGTGATGTCAGTACGCAATCGACGAATTCATTGTTTTGAATGAATCTGTCTATTGTCGCAAAACAATCCTCGTTGAATATTTGATTTTTCTCCATTTCAGTCAGTATTATTATGACTATCATCTGTTTCGGATTCAGATGATATTTTTCTCAGTACCTCATATATCTTATCAAAGTTTTCACCAACCTTGTGAACCTCTACCTCAAATTCATAGTCGAATTCTGGGTCGCTTATGACGATTGATGTCTTCGTTGGTTATAACTTCACTTTTTATGATTTTCATATTAATTAATCTTTATTTGTTTCTGTATTGTTTGCATTTGAAATCATTAGCAATTCCTGATAAATGCGCTCCATGCATTTATGTGCATCCATTTTGTCCAACGTAACAACCAAGTTGCCTGTGTTATAACTCACAACCATTTCGGCGCGGTCAAGATATGTCTTCCTTATATAGACTTCCCGGATTGTTTCGTCCAAACGGAGTATTTCTGTATGCATGGATGGATTGTCGTATGTGCTGTCGTTGTCATGCGACATTAATTGAATATATTTCACCATAATTTAATCAACATTTGTTTCCTCATCGTCTTCATCCTCCCAAAACAGAGCATGCAGCGTATTGTATATGGCATTGAAAATCTCGTCGAGTTTGTCTGTCTCAACAGTAACTTCTTCTTCATAGTTAGGCCTGTATATTATAAACGTACTGTGCTTGTTACCGAAATCAGTTACCTGTATATCGTTGATTGCATTGTCCAACTCAAGTATTCTCGGCACTCTATGGTGACCACCCATATCATCGACAAATACAGAATCAATCTTAACATAATCCATATATAAACCGTTTTCCATATTACAAATATACTATTTTCTAACAACAATTTGGATCAATTTCATCCTTTTTTTTGAAATCCTCTTCAACGCGTTTCCTGATAAAGAGATATATTGCCTCAATCGCATCCCTATAGCCTACGGTATAGTCACGCGAATAAGCAGTATCATGAACCATACGATTCGCCTGTATCTGCATGAACTCAAGTATTTCCGGTATGGTTATTTTACCTTCGCTTTCAGGTGCAATGTAGTATTTCATCTCTCGGCCATTGCTAAGACCTATAACCTTCGGTTGATAAGCAATCGGGCCAAACGAATTCTTAACCGAATCGTGCACCACCTCCTCAAGAACCGAGTTGAATGGTATTTCTACGTCTACGTACATAATCAATATCCAAATGTCTCTTTATACACTTCCTCAATCGCCTTAATACCCTTTGCCGTGATATCCCTCGAGCCGATACCGGCAAAATTGTGCGTCAATTTTGGTATGTTGGCAAGTATCCAATTCCCATTCAACCATACAAACCAATGTCCAATTGTCTGATCGAAGACATAAACCATCTTGCCGTTATCAATGGCCATCTGAACAGCCCAACCAGTTCCACCCTTGACAGTCCTTCCGTTTGTATCAAACTGTGAAACTGCATACACAGCCTCCCCATGCTTAACCTGACTGTAATCACGCGCAAGCAGGTTCATGTAACGCTCCGGTTTGCGATGCAGGGTTTTGTTGGCTTCATATACAGCCTTCTTCCCCTCCTCAAATTCATCATCGGATATCTCAAAGTTACCGTGCGGGGTTTGTTTGCCATGCCAATAATGATTTGACACCACGCCATATTTCTCACCGATTTTGCCCCAATAGAAATCAGCGCCCTCGGCACCGCCCGAATGATTTATATATTTTTCTTCCATTCAATCTATATTAATTCGTTCCTGACTTTGGAGTATTGTTATAAATACATAATAGTATGTACTTGTTCCGCCCATATTGTATGCGGATGTGGATACGTTTACAATTTGTTTTCCATGTTTTGCGTACATTCGGTCAATCCAATCAGATAATTCAAACGGACTGGAAAAATATTTGAATTCAGTTTTTGTCTTCATATTCCTTTTTTTCTTGCGGCACCGCTTGTTTTAATCTCTTCGTACATAACGTTTCTTGAATATTGTATGGTTGATGCCCCACTTGCATGGCCTACTGCGCAATCACTCGGATTAGCCAAGACCTTTGCCGCGCCGTACGCCTCGATAACGGCGTTATTGTTGTCGACATCACCAGTATATACAATGGAACTTCCGCTTGCATCAATATTCAATGTATAGACAGTTCCTTTCAATGTCACACTTGAAGCGCCTGATGCACTGATGTTCACACGTTGAGAAAAAATAGAAGCCTCCAATGCGGCAGCACCGGAAACATCGATTGTGCAACTGATGGCATTGAAATGCCCGCCAATCATATTTACGGCACCGGATAATTCAACCTTATCAATATTTAGTTTTGATTTAGGCAATATGATTTTCGCCCTATCTTTGCCTGTGGATTCAAATCTTCCGGACAATGTCGCATACAACTTTGCGGTCTTATATGCAATATGATCTTCGATATCAAAACCAGACGACAAGTGCTTTTCGTATATTTTGGCAATTGAAATAATCACGTCTTCCGTCTCTTCCGAAACCGAAACATCAAACAATGATCCGACAACAATTTCGGTAATGCCGGAAATTTCGTCACATTTATAGATGTATGACAGGTTTTTCTCGTCTGTTTCAATATGTTTCTTTTTGAATAATTGCATGGTCAGTCTATGTTAGTCGGTATGTCCTCTTCTTTTATCGCCCACCACAGTCGGTAATGTTCACCATCAAATGGGTTGAAATTTTCAGAGACGTTCCAAGAAACCAGGTTATCACCAAATTCCCTATATAGGTATTCAATATCTCTAGTAAGTCTTTCTGAATCATCATAGTGCTGAGTATGTACCTTTACCTCCATTCAATCTATGTTATTCCTCTCTTTTGTTTTGTCTGTACTTTTCCATGAATTCCTCATAGGTGCGGCCAACCTCATCGAAATGTTTGAAGTATATTTTTCCGAAATCATTTATTTCTGTAATGGCCGGTGTAACGAGTTCCATCATATCAGTTTCACCAAGGGCATAAAGGTAATTTTCCAACTCATTAAGAGAATCAGCAGGAGCGTGTACCAATGTATGCAGGTATTTAAGGTCTATAATCTGAATCTGCCCGACGGTAGGGAATGTACGTAAACGGTATCCCTTGAAATCGCGTTGGAAATATATATCCGACGTGTATTCATCGTACACCGCCTCAAAGCCAAGAGGTTCGAGTATTTCCTTGCGAAGCGGAATCATATACATATGTTCATAATTACCTCCAGCGTACACATCAAGATACAACTCTTCATCACCACGGGAGCCATTATAGAAATGGCACCACGGACGCAGGTTCTTCGGTACGAATTCTTTTTTCTTGTCTTCAGTCATTTTAATGATTTTTCTTTTCAATGTAATCGATTGTGGTGGGATGTACGTATTCCTTCCAAACTCCATCACCGTTTTTGATACTGTCTCTGATAATGGTCGAGGAAACGTTCTTCCTGATGGACGGGACATATATGGTCTTGATATTGTGGGATAGGTTGAATTCAGCCTGTTTGTTCTCCCAGACAAGATCATCATATCCACGCACGCCTTTGACAATGTACGTGCTATCCTCATTGCCCTTACAGAAATCATACAGCATGCCATTCCATTTATGGACATATACATATTCCTTCTGTGCGTTATTTATATCGCTTAATATGTTTTCGATGATTTCAACACGTTCGTCGGCAGTAAACATATAATCTTTATCCGGGTTTACAGCAACGATAATATCCACCTGATCAAACAGATCCCATACGCTTTTGACAATATCGAGATGGCCAAGCGTAAACGGGTCAAACGAACCGGGGATGATACATTTTTTAAGTCTCGTCATATACATATTCAGTCTATGTTTCTTTGTTTTTCTTCCGCCTTATCCTCTTTTTCGTAGATGATCGTCAAAACCACTTCATCAGCGACAACGCTTGATATATATTTAGTTTTCCATCCACTATTCAACATTTTCCCAATTTGACGTTCCACATCTTGGCGTTCAGTTGAATAACCATTGTCAAATGAATAAATTCTACATGTTTCCATATTTTCAACAGGTTAAAGATACCATATTTTTTAAAGATTAACAAACATAAAATGCTAATCTATGTTAATTGAATTATATCTGCTATCTCTTTTAGTTACTTGAATGGTGTTTTTTGAAACACCAACAGTAACCACCATGATATTACCGTCCTCGTCCCCTCTTTCAATAAAATCGCAAATCTCCTTAGCATATCCTTTGTATTTATTAAAACCTTTACAATCCTCCCAACAGAATTCAATGGAAAATTGATTATTTGCTGTGAAAATTGTCAAAGACCTCATACCGCCATAATATACATGTGTGATTTTTGTACAATCAATTTGATAGAAGGAATTATCTTTAAGATTAATATGTAACCATCTCTTCATGAAATCCCTCCTTCCACAAAGTCGCCTTTAGTGATATGATTCCAATATAGTTGATATGATTTCTCTATGAATTCATCGATTGCATCGTCGTTATAGAAACAGTCAATACCGCATCCAAATTGCACTTCTCGGGCGACACCGAATATGGCATCAATCATGTTAAACACAGCCTGACCTTTTCTCCATCCCTTTGGGCATACAGCAACCATATTGTCGATGGTTTCCTTAAACTGCTTGAAATCCAATTTTCCATCAGTGTACACCACATTCGCAAGAGATTCAATATACCCATTCAGTTGGTCATCCGGAAGGTAAACCGGTTCACCGCTGAATTTCTCGATTATTTCCTTAAGTTGTTTCTCCATTTCTCAATTCAGTTATTTTTCATTTTAACCCAATAGTTTCACGTTAAATGAGTTTTATATGTGGCTCGGAAGGGTCAAGGTTGTATATCTCTTCTTTACTCATTTCATCAAGTTGAGCAATGTCCAATCCTTGAATAAAATACTCTCCATCCATTGTTACATTATCCTCACCTCCATGAAGCAAAGAAACATCGAACCTGTCAGCAAACTCCTCGGATATACCCTTTTCAAGCAACAGGCTTTTCAATGCCAAACTTATATATCTTGACGATTGAATTTGATACCTCAACGCTTTCTCATAATATGCCCGTGTTTTTCTGTCCATAAGATTTTTTGTATATTTCAACACATCAAAGATACCATAAAAAAACCGATATTCAAAATACCGGTTTCTTAAATTTTCTTAAAATCAATATTAGGCCCCTTTTTCTCGCGTTTAATTTCATTCCACGCGCATCGTTTTGCAAGGTCCGATTTCGGCTTTTCCATGAAGTGTTGGACATACCATATAAATTTAGGCTCAACCTCAGACAACATATGGTTTATCCAATGTGGAATTTCGTTACCGTTACCCATCCAATATGTTTGGGTTTCATCAGGAACAGATTTCTCAAACTCTTTCTTGAGTCTCCTCCATTGGAGGTACTCTTTTATCTCTGATAATATCCACGCTTTCATTGCTCGTTTTGATTATTGATTCAATTGTTTTGCCTAATATCCTACAGGCAACAGCCTCCGCATCAACCTTTACTCCGGGGCGTCTTAAATTATCAATCCAATCGGTTCGTTCACGAAGCCATTCGCCGCAAAAGTCCCAAAACAATTTAGGATTTCTGATCTTTTCGGAATACGCTCCCAATCGTATGATTGCGAATATCATTGGGTCAAGATTCAACCCACCATAGGTTACATTGCTTAATTCCTTATTGTACATAAGGTAGATAGCCATCATGCCATAGTTGTAGGAAACAATGGTTTTATCGGGTTCTCTAAGCCCATCCAAAAATCCCGATTTCGTCCAAATTTTTTTGTTTTCTTCAAGGAAATCCTCCGGAAGTTCAAACGACCAATCATCATTGATGACGAGATTATGGGAAAAATCACATAGGCGGCTTTCATAAAATTCCTCTACACTAAACATGGAATCAGTTTCCAAAACCAATAGATTTCTTGTTGACACTTGTTGTATTTTTTAGTATACCTTTAGTATGTGCCATCTTGAACAATGTTTCAAATGATTCATCCTCACTATGCCCGAACACAAAAAATAGGAGAATAAGTTCATTAATATGGTCAATGGTGAATCCCTCAGTTTTCGCAACCCATTCATCGATATTGATACGTTTAAGGTCGTCAGGAAGGACTGTTTTTTCAATGAACATCTTACGACTTTCAGCATTCGGTAGAGGAAATTCAACAACGCGATCGAAACGTGACGGACGATTGGTATATCTATCCTCAAGCATCTCAATATGATTGGTTGTTGCAATGGTTACAATGCCAGATAACTTTAAATTACCGTCAAGTATGTTAAGGATAAGTGTATTAAGACTACTACCACCTTGCACAAACGTGTCAATATCTTCAATAATGGCGATAATCTTGCGATCTGGTTCAATTTTCCGTATACGGCGTACCGCATTGGGGAACGCCTCAATATCCCACTCGCAACTTAGAGAAAATACAAGGCCGTCGTATTTTTCTATAAGTTCCTGACACATAAGGTTTATAAGTGAGGTTTTTCCCGTTCCCGGGGCCGAATAGAGGAGATAGTTGCGCCGGAACACACGCTGATACTTCTTGTAAACATCCTCCAAAGTCCAGAACTTTGAAATATCGTTCATGATAATATCAGTGGCTTCATTGGGAAGTCTATAAAGTTTATTCAACTCTACCCTCTCCTTTACAAAATATAGCCCGAGGCTGTTGGAAGAATGTAGGCTATAATATCCGGATTCAAGCCGAGAAAAGGTATTGGATGCTGTAACAATACACCCGTTTACATCTGACCATTGTTGAGCGGCCATAACAACGCCATCCTCTGAATCCTTGCGTACTTTTTGATCTGACGAACCAATAAGGGTGGGGTTACTCTCCCTTCCTTCAACTTCACAAGTGCATTCTTCGTATCCAATCTTATTGTCTTCATCCATATAATTACTATTTTTAAGTTTCTTCATATTTTTTCAATTATTTCTTTTATTTGTGATAATTTGTCAAAAGATAAGGATGGTATTTTCTTTTGGATTTCTTTAACTAGTTCGCTTTTCTCCTTGCATTCATCGATATATGCGTCATATTCGGCCTTCGTGCCTAAAAACAAGTGAGGTATTAACCACGTGTTTTTTCCGTCCGTATAGTCCAATGTATCATATTCGAATTTTGTTACATAATTGCTCCCCATATTGGAAACAGTACCGATATATTTCCGTCCAACCGATTTTACAAACACTTCACGGACGACGTCTTTGTGACCTATCTCGCAGATAATATCACCTTTTTTGAGTTCTTCTTTCTTTATCATTTTTCAATTGTTTCTACGTTCACTACTTGAGGTTTCATTGAATTGATTTCCTCTATAACCTCATCGTGTGTTTTATATGCATGAGTATAATAAGAATATCTATCCTCGTTGGATATATAATAAACCACCTCCGGCATTTTATGCTCAAAGCCCCAATGGACCAACATAGCCATGCGGATTGTCTCTCCACGGTAGTCCTCTTGATATGTATAGCATTCTATTGCTTTTGAAGCCAACTCCTCAGAATCGTACTCTCCATCATAACAACCATAATCATGACAATACTCATAGCGATTTGAGTACTCAATATCAGGTTTAAGCGTCACTATCCCGATACGTTCCCAATGTCCGCGTTTTTTCTTTTTGACCTGAGGATAATAGAAAGTTTGCAGTGTAAGGTTCTGTCCGTCGGCGGTTTCCTTCACTGCACGGGTTTCCTTTACCACACGGTATTCGGGAACGTATTTTTTAAATAGATTGATAAGAAAATCAATAATTTGCCTCATAAAAAATATATTAAATGCAAGGGAGGAAATTATCCAAAAGGCCACTTGCGACAAGGTTTTTACACATCTGAACGCCTTGTTCGTTTCTTCCGTCGGTATATTCCTTCTTTGCAAACTCATTGATGGTTGCAACCATTGTACGAATCAGGCTTTGCTGAAGCGTCGGATGGTCGTACATTGCAGCCTTGGCGAAATCACCTGGATTCCAACATGTGTCGTTGATGGCGTCCGATAATTGGCGATAGGCTTTGCCTTCCTTCGAGTTCTCAACTCGGTCTTTTTCTACGAAATAATCCATGTTTTTATTTATTTTCAACAAAACAAAGATACTTCAAAAAATCCATATTCAAGAAATTTTTTTCTTAAAAAATGTTAAAAAAGAAATGGCGGTTTTTTATAAACCACCATTATTTTTTATTATTAATATCAGATACAATTAAATTGCAATAGATGGCGTTTCCTTCTTGTTAAGAACATGAATTCATGCTCTTTGCAATATTCTTCCGCTAATCTGTGCACTTCATCCCATATTGCGTCATCTATTTCTTCGACAAATGCTATTTTGCCATATGAACCGCAATCTATTTCGTATAAATTATCCATATATATATTAATTTATATTATATGAGATATCTTCAACTTTTTTGATGTCTATGTAGCACCTAACATCATCCGACACCCACATCCCGCCGTATAAATGCCCGATTTCCATAGACCTCTCAACAACTTTATATGTTATCGGTTTATCTTCACTCTTATATTTGATAATCACAGTTTCTCCTATATTTGGAACATGACCATCATTTACTTTTTTTACGGATATAACCGTTTTCTTTAAAAAGTATCTCCATTATTATTTCCGTTCGGATAAGCAATTACTTCTTCTGTTATGCCGTTTGCACCGTTGGTGGTGAATTTACCGTTAGTGCATTTTTCAATCAGTTCTTGGATGTTTTTACCGATGTCATTAAATTCCATTGACTGAAGGTCAAAACCAATGGTTTTTTCGGCAATTCGCATTGCCAGTGTGATTTTTTCGTCTTCACTAAGGCATTTCAACTCTTCTCTCAAACAGGGATTTTTTATTTTATCCATAATATTTTATATTGCTTCTATTGAAACTATTGTTGCTACGTTCTCATCTTCATACTGTTGATAGACGTGCTTATAATCCACAAAATCAATCAGTTTCTCCGCCTGTTCGTGTATCGTGTTGTTCTTGACTCTTTTCCTCTAATTTTTCTTCTTCAATTAAATCTTCGGCTTCTTTCAACGTGTTATGAATTCCCCAAAGCATTGAGCCGACGGCCAATATAGCCAATAAAATTATAAACCAGATCATTTTTCGTGTGCTCTATGATATTTCCTCGATTTTAACAATTTTGGTAACGGGTTCGTAAACGTCCTGTTTGATTTTGGACGCACTGCCGTCTTTCTTGCACTTGAACAATTTTACGTGTGGCGTTGCCATAGTGTATTGGGCACAGTAACCATCTCTTCTGACCTCAAAACCGTAAAAACAACCTTCGTAAGTCCTTTGTCTGTCGTTGAAAGGTTTGGTGTATATGCGAACTTTTTTGCCGATTAGATGCTTATATTCATCGTTCAGTTCACCACATACTTCCTTGTAGAATTGTTCCATTTCATTAACTGTAGCCTGAAGCGCCCGTTTTGCATTCTCTATCGCCAAACGATAAGAAGCCTCTTCATTAATCATTTTTTCACTTACTATAATTTCCATATAAGTTCTTTTAATTTTAAAAATTCTTTTAGCCCTGTTTCAATTACATTTGAGCTGTATTTGACCTCAACGGGTTCCTTTTTCCCACGTTTCAGATTCCAATAATCGTCTTTGCACTGGGTGCAGCAAAACGCCTGGCTGTACTGTTTCTTCGTGAATATTGTTCCGCACATCGGGCATTTAATATCCTCGCCAGTGGAGGCGCTTTTGTTGTTTGCGTACTGACTGTCTATACCGGTACTCTCATCCTCAAAACCGAATTTGAAAATATCGGAATACGCGTTTAGGTATGTCTTGTATTCGTCTAAAAAATCCATGTTTTATTTTGTTTCGGTTTTACGACTATTGCTCTTTCATTAGTTTCTCAATTCTTAATTTCTCTATTTCCGCGTATGTCATTAATTATCCTCCAAATAATCCGCCACCACATCAAGTTCCTGTTGGCATTGAACCAATAATGCCTCCATTTGAGATACCGCTTTCTTCTCCATTTCCTCGTCATGGTGCAATCTGCTATGGGTAAGGTCACTTATACAACTCTCAATGTCATTGTATAAATCAAGTACCGAATCTAAAAGTTCATGCTTCTCCATTATTTACTCCATCATTGTCTTTACAAATGTTATTCTCAATAATTTTTCTTCTTGTATCATACTTCCACCTGACATGGATATTGCCATCCTCAAGAGTTAAGAAGGCATTATGTATTCCGTTGTTGAAAAGTGCCTCGCATACATCGGGAAGTGCATATGGGGCAATTCCGAAGTCTATATATTTCTCTTGTCCTGCCATATAATTTAAATTTAACTGTATTTTAGCCCTTCTGTGTACATTTCAAGGATTGGTTGGAAAACTATCCATAAAAGTTGTTTAAATCTCTCCGGTGGCCTTTTGTGGTGGTAAAACACGGTGTTCAATCATCACTTGCCATTATTTCCTTCCATTACCCAATGTTTCTTCAATTATCTGTTTCATGGTCTTGCATGTTCGCCTTCCCCAAAAGTGATTTCAAACAATTCCTCCAAATATTGACGACGCTGCTTTGCTATTTCAACATTCAAGCATAGTTCATCGGTCCAAACATTCGAAATTGTTTCATTTTCATCGCTTCTTACGTTGTTGTTGAACTCACAAAAAGTTTGTGCATTTAGTGCATTGATCTCATTGAGTATTTCTGTTTTGACAAATTTGATTGCGTCGTTTTGGAATTCCTGGCTGTGTTTGTAGGCATCAATTATCTGATTGACTATAGACTCGCCGTATTTCTGTTTATCCATCATCCAATATTTTTTAAAAGTTCCTCGAGGTCGCTTTTTGTTATTTCGCAAGAGCCATTGTTCAATACCTCGAAAAGTTTCTTGCTGAAGTATTCCTTTACGTTTGGCAATTGCACTATTTTCTGCAATAGCAGATTTGCTTTCAGTTCCTGTTCCTCGATATGTTAATCCGTATCCTTGTTATTTTCTTTTGGCTTCAGCCACTCCTGATGATATCTATCAACTTCTTCCTGAGAAATAAATTCTATTCTCATTCCAACAACTTTACCGTTTTCCTCATGAACATAGAGGTTATAACCGCCATCACCAAAACCGGATGATGCGACGACACCTTTCATGTCGATTGTTCCACAACTATGTTCCCCAAGCGTAATATCACATATACGATCATACCATTCCTCATTGTTTTCCTCCGATTTCATTTCCTCGTAATATGCCGCATCGAAGAAACCCGCTTGACCGGAATCCACACCCACATCAACGCCTTCCATAAGTGTTTCAATATCACCTTCAGGATAATCCTCGTGACGGATGATAAGTTCGGCAATACGGAATCCCCAATCAGTGTAGGCAACCTTTCGGAAACATTTCCATATACCCGTTTTTAAATTTTGCACTTCACCAGAACACCAAGTACCGGGTTCATAGCATGGATCAATGACATACACGCTGTTTCCCAACTTGATTGTTCCAATGGATTGTGGGTCATTTCCTTTGCACACAAAGAACGAAACTTCATTCTGCCGTTCCATATCTTCAAAACACCGTCTGATTTCCCAAATTACACTCCCACGTGCGGTGATATCACAATCATGATATAAATTACTTATCTGCCGTTTAATCTCGGATAACTTATCCGTATGTTCTTCGTTTAGGTACATAACAATAATCTTTTAGTTTTTCTTTCCATAAATTGCGTCCATGAGACGGCCTTGCGGTGATTGAAGATATGTCTTGTCCATTGTCGGACGTTTGCTTTGCCAATCCCGTCTCATTTCTTTGAATTCGTCTTCGGTTATGCCAAATTGTTTCAAAATTTCTTTATCCATTTTCTATAGTTTCAACAATCTAAATATATCAAAAAATCACGTAAAGGGATAAATGGAAAAACTTAAAAAACGTTAAATTGCGTCCTCAAGTTTCTTGAACTCGTTTCCATCGTAGAAATCGCCAGCACAAACACCCACAGAACCAGCATCTATCGCATTGAGGGAAAGATACCCAAGAATTGTGCTAACTCCAATAATACTCACCTCTTTGGGTTCGAATTTTCCGTTCAATCTTGCCTCGAACGGATTCACTATGACCTTCACAGGTTCTGAAAAATATTTCAGCCCACCAACAGATTTTATTTTTTCAATCAGGCTTTTCCTTTGTTTATTATAATTGTTTATGTGTCTTGTCTTCATTTAATTTTTTTTAATTATACTTCTCTATTTCCGTATCTGTTCTTTATAACGACTCCTTCAGAATCCACGATGACTTCGGGTATGTACAATAGACGTAACATACCATGTTTAACTTTAAAATATTCTAACTCCAATTGTTTGGAATGTTCACTATTATCATGATAGACTTTTCCATCCACAACAACGAAAGTAAATCTCGAAATATATTTATCGTATGGAATGTTTTCGTCTTCTTTCAATCGAAGATTGTAGAGTTTCTGAAAAATCTCTACAGGAAGTTCATTGATGTCCATGATTTTATGTTCTATTTACGTTTACCACAATATTCACAGTCCTCATAGTGACACATGCTGAAACTACGGTCATACTTGGAAAATAGGTATTCATGATTCCCGACCTTTGCTTTTTTTATGCGTACGCCATCAATTACGCAAACAAGTTTACTATCACTAACTTCAATTTTGTCCTGTTCCTGAATTTCTGTTGTGCAACTACAACAGGTCAAAACACCAATGAACAACAGAATTACAATAATTAACTTTTTCATTTTTTCCAATTTATATGAAACAATTTATCTTCAGTCACATTATAACCGCCATCAACATCAGCACATGATATACGTTCAAATGGATTGTCCATTTCCTCAATTTTTTTAATGAGTTGTACCTTCAATTCTTTTATGCGTTCAGGCGTAAAATAAGCCTTCTTCACCATATCCTCTCTCTCGTCCAATGTAAAATCATTCCCCGGATCATAATCTTTATGCCACGGTTCTGGCGCTGGATTAGTATATATGGGTATTTCAAGATTTGCAAGTTCCCAAGGAAGGCCAAGTCTGAACACAAATACATCGTTGTCTACATATTCTTTATCCATAATTAATTTCCCCATTTATCAATGAATCCGCTTAGTAAGAGTTCTTTATATTCTTCATTGGTTAGGCAATTGATTTTATCCGGTTTAACAAGCGCTTCATGCGGTATTTTAATCCAATCAATCAACTGGTCAAGGCGTATTTCTCCATTTTCACATTGTATATGATGCCTTGAGCATACCGGAGCACAATTTGACGGATAATAACCACCGTTTGAAAATAGTTTCCTATCCATGATATGATGGGCATCGACCATATCCTCACTACAGCCAGGAATACAGCATTTACCCCTATAGAGATTAAGGGCATATTCCTTGAATTCCTGTCGAGTAAGCAACTCATCATATTTACTTATCTTATGCATAATCACCAGATTCTATCAAGTATCTCATTTTCATATTCTTCCTGTTCTATGGCTGATTTAATATCACCATCGGACATTTCGTGAGGCTGAATATATGTTGAATCAGTTGATTTTTCGTTTTCTTTATCACAGTATGCTTTACATTCTTCATACGTATCAAAACGCGTGAAATAATCGGGATAAGTAACTATATCTGCGCCATAGCACTCAGCAATTTCCAAACACCACATAATATCCTATTTTTGTTTGTGACAATATTCACATCTACATGAAACAATTCATCCTGCGGAGCACCTTCCTTCGTCGATACCTTGACTATCGATGTGCTTCCAATGCCATTTAAGCCCACCATTTCTACGACGATAGGATTTTGAAGCAATGGTATAGAATTTTGTTACGTATTCCTGTTTCTTTTCGTTGGTATATGCGGCACAGAATGTTACATGTGGGATTTCAAACAAACTAAAACGCATGTCATACTCAAATGAATGGTGCCAATCTTTATAGCCTTGAATTCCAATCAAGCGTTCGTTATCTCCCCACTTTTTAAATGGGTTGTAGAAGTAAATTGTCCAATTTCCTACTTTCATGTCAATCAATATTGTTTTTATTATTTCCGGAACATTCCTTCGGGTTTCGCAAACCGGCCTCTGAAAGTGCACTTTGAAAATCCTCCATCCAATCAATAAGATGAATCACATGATCCCTATCTTCACCTTCATCAAGATCAGCGGCAAGCCCATCCAGCAAAACAATAATATGGCTGAAATTTTCGTCATCCTCCTTCGTCCATGCGATTACCGGAATAACGGACTTTGCTATCAAGGATTCCTTCTTCTTGTCCTTGAGTATTTCTTCCACCAGGAATTTAGCATCATCTAGCCGGATATAATACAGTCCATCATGTACAATGGATTCAAAGCGTTTCAACACTCCAATATAGTCCATTATATTTAATTTTATTTTATTCAGCAAAACAAAGATACCGAAAATATTTGAATTGAAGAAATCTTATCGGTTAAAAAATGTTAAATGTATTTGCCCTTATCATAAGGCCTATCGAGCGCCTTCCATTTTCCACATTTTTTGCATCGCCACATGGAACGTTTAAAACCGTTTCTTATTATTTGATCACCGTACAGGTTGGAAATAAAATAGTATTCATGGGTGTGGCGTAGTTTCTTTAGAAATGCCATTATTGTATTCTCTTTATGCTAGACAACGGTATCGCTTCATAAACACGTATCTGCCAACAGCCTTCCTCAAAATGGTTGCACTGCGCATTTTCTCTATACGGATCGTACTCAACCTCAAGGATTACGTCGCCATAACAGGCGGCTTCTTCCTTTTCAGTTGCAAGATATGTTAACCTAAACTCCTGAAGGACTGTCTTGCGGTCGTTTGAAAGAATCCGGTTGTATCCATAAAGTTCACCATCCTTCTGAATTTGTTCCCAATTCTCTTGAGAGGTTCCGTGATAGAATACCATAACTTAATTTATTTTATCCCTAATTAATATATTTTAGTTATTTCCAACAACTCAAGTGCCTTGTTATATAGTTTATTATTATGCTCGTTGGCGTTATATCCTCTAAGCCACGCTTTAATGGAATCGTGTGCCGACAATATCCACTTGCCACCGAAATGGTTGATGGTATTGTAGTAGGAGTCCATTGCTTCGGACAATAGGATGTTTGCCTTATTTTCAATCTCGTCCATCATTCCCCCAGTTTTCTTCTTTTTCAAACAATACAGCAAGAGATGCGGCAAAAACAAGACTGTTTCCATCCTTACTGCTTGGGATATGTTCCATTTGCTTGATGAGCCAGCCATCATTTATTTTATCCATGATTTGCTTATTTGCTTTCTCGCGGTCCTCACCATTTTGTAATCTCCACATTTTAAAAAACTGTTTCATCGGCATTTTACTTTTCCTTTCCCTTTATGTATTCTATGTATTTCTTTATAATTTCATTCGACATATCATCCGGATGTTCGATTCCAATGTTGGTGAACAGTGTCTTTAGGGCATTGTATTCTTCTTGCCACAATCCCCAATTGTTCCTTATCCACCTTCCGAGCGTGTGGTGTACCATAATTGCCGCCTTCGGCTCGGTCTTTAGGTAGTGTTTATCTTCGTCCGACAGCAATACATCAAGGGCTTTCATTGCTTCCTCAATGTTGTTTGGCACGTCCACTTCCTCAACCGTTCTATCGCATACGTTTTCCATTCCTTACAGATTATTAATTCTACAATTGAACTGTTCCAGTTTTTCCTTCTTGATGGTGAGAGCGTCAATCTTGCTGTCGGTGGAGGCGATCTCTCGGGAAAGAACCCTCTTGATGACGTTGATGCGGTCGGCAATGTATTCCTCCTTGGTCATTCCGAAAGTCGTCCAGAAGTATGCCTCGCCATAAGTGAGGTAGCTGTAGACGTGCAGCTCGTAATGGGCGGGACTGTTCTTGTATATGACAGCACCTGTTATTTCGTAGTTCTCAGGAGTGATCTTCCGGTCGGACAGATAGTCCTCAAGGATTTCGGCTGTGGTCTCGTGGTCGGAGAACAGTTCGCTGTTGAGGCGCTGGCGGAGCTCGATGTTCCAGTCGATTCGTTCGTTGTAATTTTCTATGAATTCCTGAATGGTCTTTTCCATGATTGTTGCGGTTTATTTCTTCAAAACTAAGGTTGTGTCGTTTGAGAAATACTCCCAATACAGATATTTATGATACCGTTGGCTTGATGGCCAAGTGCCGGCCCAAATGCATATCCCTGCCATAAAGAGGAATACCACTATTATGCCCCACCAATTTTTTAAAAATCTTTTCATAATATATTTTTATATGATTTCCTCCAATGCCTTTAATGCGCCATATTCAAAGCATTCGGAACGTTCCGAAAATCCGGCTTTATTAAATAAAGGCTCAATCATATCATTATGAAGCCGTTTGCACTCACAGCACCACATCACACCTTCAGTGGTAATATATGGGACAACAAGAATGCATATGCCCCAACGTTCAATAAGCCAGTCGTTTAGCAAACCATGTGTCGGTGCAGGATAAGTGTTTCCATTATGATTTGGAAACCACCAAGAATCATACAGCACATCCATGTCAACAATCTCTGAATCGGGTACCCCCTCATCACGCAACTCCATTTCATGATCAAAGTCAAGCGGCTCCCCTTTATATGATGGGTAAGTTCCCCATGTTTTCTCCGTGATTACATCATATCCTTTTGATGGCAAGAGTTTCGCTAATTCAACCGAAACAATAGGCTCTTCCAAGTTCATATTATTTCATATTTATTTTTCACCATTGCAAAGATACCATTTTCTTAGTATTTTTAGAAAATTTTTTCTTAAAATTTCTTAATTAATTTATAAGTTCCTCTGTTATAAGGCTATAAACATTACCACTATTCTTGAACTTTATAAGCGGCACTTCCTGCGTACCTGTTACATTATAATCAATCTCCAATGACGGTGTGGTTTCTATAAGATAGAGATATCTCCACATAGCGGTTTCAAGGCCACTGTTATTCCTATCAAATGCTTCATCCTCCCTGTATAGGTATGGTTTTAGATATGGGTATTTGTTTGAAATTTTCCACTTGGTGTACAATTCCTCCCCGTTTATAAGTGCAATTGTTTGACCTAATTGGAAAGCCACAACCTTCAATATATCCTTTGCAGACATTTTATGCCCACGATTATTAATGGTTATTTTATACCAATTCTCCGCGATTTCCTGCAAAACCTTTTTTCTAATTATCCAATCTGCATGCAATGCAGCCTTGATTGACGGGCGCATTTCTGTTCTTGAAAGGTGTGATAATATCATCCGCATTGAGCGGATAGCCTTCAATTCAAGGTTCCGGTTCACTTCATGTGTTACAAGCAAAGGAAAGTCCTGCTTATGCAGCATATAGGTGTTGAGCAGGGCATTGTTGACCTCATCGGGGCTTCCCTTGTACACCTTATCAATCCGGCCATCAACAATGGTGGCAAGGTTCCTGTTCTCCAATGGGTCCTCGGAACACCACCTCTTGCATTCAGCCTTATCAGGCAATTCGTCTACAATGTAGATAACATCAAGGTCGGTGCTATCCTCCGAGCCGTGTATATAACGTGCAATTGTTTCCATTTTATTCAATCTCCAATCTCATCGAGGAATGCACAGCAGCTTCCCTCGCATTCAAAAGTCAATGGGTCAAGGTCGTGTTCCTGACGGTATATTGATAATTCCTCTAAAACCTCGTGTGCAAGGTCTGCCGCCATCTTCAGAACCTCATAAACCGGTTTGCCATTGCAGGTTACTTCGGTTTCAGTTGTTGTCTTTATCTTTAGTTGATGCATATTTCTCAATATCACGGTAATCCCTAAGTTTATTCAAAAAGGCTTCTGTGTTGCAATATCCACAACACCGATCAAATTCCGGACAGAAACCTCTATATACACATTCCGGTACACATTTGTCAACTAACACAGGATCACATTTCCTTATTTCCTCCAGCATAGCCTTCCATGCTTCACGCGTTTCCGGTGATGCACAAGTACAAAGGCGTTTCCTTGAAATATTGATGATCGCTTGTGCGTTAGCCGAAATCATCATCGTGTTCTCTAATCCCTGCGGTAGTTCATCCCTATCCATACCGGCTAATTCCGGGTTTCTATCGACTCGTTGTGTTGCAACAAATTTCTCAATACCTTCATGATGGCGGACGAGGTGGGTTGTAATCCACATTTTGATAAAATGCCATATACCATCATACTCAACCAATCTTATTGGACTGTGTTCAGCCAACAACATCTTGGCCTTCCACTTATCGGATGGCTCTTTAGCAAGAGGTTTTTTACCTGCGGTCAAACGTGCCGCATTCAAAGCCCTTCTCCAACCACCATACATTTTAATTGAATCAACTATTAGATTATTCTTTTCCATTCGTTTCAATTGTTTTAATTACTTCAAAATTTTACATGCAGCCATCATTTTTTTGGTAACATGAGGGCTTAAAAGATATCCTTTTTTGTTAACTTTTTTTATAAATTCTTTAAAAATAGCGGTATTATGGACATCATAATAGCCCTTCATTCTATAGTAATCATAAAGCCAAATATAATTATATTCCTTTCTTTTTACTGCATTATCACCATATACTCCCTTCATAAATTCATGATGCTTTTCTACCAATCTCAATCTATCAAATGTTTGTTTTTGGAAATGTTCCGGGAAATTATGGTAGTCGTATAAATGCACCATTTCATGGATAATTATACTATCTAAAAGCCATTCCGGCATATCATATTTATCTGTTACAGTTATAGTATAATCACCGGTTTTATAATCAACATAAAAGTGCCCCAATAAATCATTTTTTGACCTTTGGCTGAAATTTACTTTTCCGGTAATTTACCATCAAATACGATGTCTCTAAAATACCTATATTTCATTTGGAATGTTTCGTTATCCATTTTTCGTGTTTAGTTAATGTTTATGCCCGATATGCCACATACCACATATGCTACACTCGTAGGCGTTATATCCTTTAGTATCCAATTTCTGTTCAATGATAGCATTCAACGCTTCCTCCCTCGTATTATATTTATGTTTCGACTTCATGCTTTTGCCGTGCCACGTCCAATGCTCATTCAACGAACCGTCAAATCTGCGTTTCTTCATTCTGTTAACCCTAATTTCCTTGCTACCGAAACAAACTTGCAATAATCATTATAATCCATTTCACCGTCATGGAGTTTCCGGTTCGCTTCTCCGATTGCAAGCAATGTCTTACTCGTTTTTGTGTAATGACTGCATTGCCAATCTAAAACCATAGCCTCCCAGTCATGCTCACCTTTATATTCCAAATGGTGTGCGTTATGGGTTCTGTGCCATTTCTGTACCTTGGAATAATCACCGAGGAAAAACAGCATCAGCCATGGTTTTTCAAAATCATGAAACAGGTATTTGAATTTCCATACATCCAATTTCCATGCAACATAATTGAACGCCTTGACGTGATTAAACCAGTAACCAAAATGCCCACGCTTATCTTTATCGAACTTCTTGAATTTCATAGTTCAATATCCTCCCTGCAAGGTTTTGCGATTTTGTTAAGTTCCCAAACCACCAGCTCGTCAAAATTACGTATGTCTTCATCTTTATTTTCCATTTCACTTAGTTTATAACCCAAATCAAATGACGTGCAAGCGTAATGTTCAAGCATATTAGCCAATTTCACCTTAAACGACCGTAGTTTTTCGTAGTTACCCCTGCCTATGTATTTATCCTCATTAAGAAGTGTGTCAACATCAATGTTTTTGGAAATTTTTATTTTCCGATAAATTTCGTCAATAGGCCAGTTATATTCAATAGGCTGCATTATCAATGCATACTCTTTGTGAATTCTGTCCTTGATTTCATTAAACACATCACCCTCATATTCAAGATTTCTGACCTGCATCATTTTCTCGCTATTCCAAGTACCGCCTAAATCTGCATTTAATTCAATATTACGCGCAGCGTCTTTCTTATTTTTGGCTGTATTACCCAATGCCGTGATAAGTTCCTTGGCAAACTGGTCAAACAAATCAAAAGCAAATTTCACGGCCTCAGCCTTCGGAAGTACAGTTTTGTCGTTATAGATTTCCTCATTCTTATCTTTTTCAGCCTGTTCATATCCGTATATGTAAGCCTGTCTCAAACTCTCTTCATCGGTAACCACCCCTGTTCTGATTTCGCTGGGTTCAGGAAACTCTTCAAAAGCCCTTTGTTCTGATTTTTTCATTTTATTTCAAATTAAGTTTAGCAATCTTTATCTTCCTTTGCCATAACTATTTCTGTTCTGTGTTTGTTCTACTTCTTGGCATTGTGCTAAAGTCGTATTCCTCGATGCCGCTCAAACCACTTACTCTCGCATAACTTCCATTGGCAATCATCAAGCTGATGGGAACAGATTGATCCATTTCTACCACTATTACCTTCTTTCCGATTCCAAAAGCATATCCGATTTCCCAGCATGTTCCGCCGGTGTCATTAATCCTACCGTAGGAAACAGCAACCACAATATCCGAGTTGTTGATGGCTGTCATATCGTTTGTGAAAACCATCAATCCCCATTCCGTATTTGGGTAATCCCATGCATTTGGGATAAAATTGTCCACAGGGTTATAGACATCAAATCCTTTTTTCAAAAGTATTTGTCTTACTTTTTCCGTTGTTTCTCGTTTATCCTGTGATAACGATGCTGCAAGATATATTCTCATGACCACCCAAGTTTTGACTCTAAAGAAACTTTTTGCCCAATCAAACCTTCGAATTCCTCACGATGCCGTTCTATGAACTGCTCCACTTCCTCGGTGTGGATGTCATAGTCGTCGGCCACATCACGAACGGCTTCAACAAAAGGGGCGAACGACGACAAGGGTATTTCAATCCTCTCAATAGCCGGTTCAATAACTATCTTGAAATTTCTTAAAAAAGTGTCTTTTGTCATTATTTGAGTATATATAATTTGTTGGTGTTGTAGTCTATGTATTGTTTTCCGAGTTTGGATATTATCCCTTGGCCGATAAGCACGGGCGCATTCTCATGGTTGCTGAACGAGCATTCGATGCTGTCAAATTTTATATTACCCAGTTCAACATTATAAGCCATACACGAAACCGCATCGATTGTGTCCCCGTTTGCTATAATGGCCTGGTGGCCACCGACGGGTTTGATATAGCCGTGCCTTGATAGGAACAAATATTCAATGGAACCGCCGGATATGCCACTCGTACAACCAGAATCGAACATGCCTTTGAGTTTCAAGCCACCAACCATAATGGTTAAATAATGATGGCCATCTTTAAATTCGAGTTGGATTGAATCACGGATAATGTCGTCTTTCAGGTAAACCGTATCGGATACGGTGTCAAGTTTATCAGGAATAGTATCATTATTGTACGCGCCGAATACACGGTCAAAACCAATAAACTTGTGCGTAACGAATGCAAGACCTGCCAAGACTAACAGAAAACCGATAAATTTCCATGTACGTTCAATGCGTTTTTCCTTCCTTGTTTTAAATGTACTCATATGTATTTCTGTTTAATTTCAACAGCACAAAGATACCAAAAAGAACCCAATGAAATAAACACCGGGTTCTTAAAAAGCGTTAAAGCAGAATTTTATTTGCAATTATCGGTCTCAGGATCAATTTCGACTTCCTCATTGAGATAAGCCTCAAGTTCCTTTGCCAACTCAAGCTCGGCCTCGGCATCTTTCTTGTCATTGAAGTACGACACCATGTTGTTGAGAATGCCGGTGATGTTCGTGCTCTCTGAGAGATCTTCCATGGCCTTCTGCAACTTTGCATCGGCATCGATGAGTTTCTCACGGCTCTTCAACCTTGCGGTCTCAAGGGCACTCTCCACCATTTCAATTCTGAGGCTGATCTTTGCAGTCTCACACTTCTTGCGCATGTTTGCTTCTAAACGTTTCATGTTTTTTCTATTTTAGTTAAACAATTATTTCTTATACATTAAAAATTAGTTTCGGCCTTTTTCTGCGACTTACCAAAACAAGCCCGTCATCACTGATATCACTCCATACATCTTCGAAGCGAAAAGAGAAATTTTCCGGTTTCAAAACGGGTAATCCTCCGTACCATCCTATTGTACAACATTTATCAATCGATACAGGTTCCATAATTAACTTCCTCCATCCAATTAAATTGTAATGTTATTCGTTTGCGGTTACTTTTCAAATGCGCTTGCCCATCATCATAGACAAAATCCATATAAAATATTTTACCTATGGGAGCTTCTAAACCAAATTTGGAATTGTTATTAAATATCACTTTAAACTTCGTCCCCATTTGAAAATTTCTACATTCATCAATTAATTCTTTGTTACGGTCAGGGTGGGATATTTGACCTACTTGAGATTTACTTTCTTTCACTTGATCCATCCAATATCGCATGGGATCACTTACAGTATTCATAGGGTATGCTATTCCGCTTATGCCAGATTTCAAATAACTCATAGGCAAAATTTCAAATTTAAGCGTTTTCTGTTGCTTTTTAGCCTGAAACAATCATCATAAACAATAGATGAGAAATCAAAAGAAAATGGTGTAGTGTTATATATAGTACCAGTAAGCGAAACAATCGGTGCTGACGAGTAGTAATAAGGTGTTTCAATACAATACTCACTTGCGCAACTCAATGACGCATCAGCATTTTCTATGAGGGACACATTATTCAAGACATTCGAACTGACATTACATGTGTCGATTTGGTTTGGTTCCATCAATTTATTCCTGTTTTTCTTGAATTATTTAATTCGATAATCGTTAAGAACGTTGATAGCCTGTCCGATCAGTGTTGAGTCTTGGAAAGAATATATTCCAGATCTCTGCCCCATTTCAACACCCTGTATCAATACGTCTATGCTTTGCCTCATCTCATATGTTACATAGACCTCGGGCTCTTTAGACGTTTTTTCACCTACTTCCTTTTTAAGTTTTTCAGCCTCTTCCGGCGTAACACATGGATAAACCGTGGCACCTTCTGGAATTGTATGTTTCTTGCCGGCCATTACTTACTTTCTTTTTCTTCGTTATTTTCCTCAACCTGCGGTTTTGGTAAGTACTGCGCAAGCATATTCACCGCCTGGTTTGCATAGGTTGCATCCTGCAATGAAAGCAGTCCACCCTTCTGAGCGATATTGGCACATTGGATAAGGATGTCAATCGACTGTTCGATATCCGGTGTCAAGGGAATTGAATCAATTACTTCGTTTTTCTTGTTTTTCTTTTCAGCCATTTTATTGTGTTTTATAAATTATTTTCCTATATCATCGTCAATCCAATGAACAGCGACGCAAGCACTATCATCACAATTCTCCAAAATGTGTCATTCCTCTCCACTGCCGCACCGCTCAAAACATTCGTCATAGTTGATAACGTTATGTTGAAAAACATCAATGCACAGAATATCCCGAAATAAAGGAACATTGCCTTAAATGAAATGAACACACATAACAGTGTTCCAATCACTATCACCAACAATGTAAATATACTACTTTTATTCATTATTTTCCAAAAATAAATAAGCATTTTCTTTATTTTTCTTCTGGCCTTGGGCAAAGTTTCACCAAGTTACTTCTTAACTCGTTGAATTTCTTCTGATATGCTGCCTTATAGTATTCCCATTGAGGATTCTCCACTTTGTATATATTATGCCACAAATCCCTTGCACATCCGAAATCAACGATTCTTCCATTCTCGGCTATCTGTATTCCGAACATATATATTCTCAGACTATGGAACAACGATTTCTGTGCGACACGAAGATTATAATCCTTCTCAACAGTTAGTTTTTTCTTGCATTTGACCCAACTGTTTGAACATATGGCGGAAACATTCTCACGCAATTTCCATAAATCCAACTTAAATCTATTACAGTATTCGAAATGTTTCTCCGTCAAACCGTACCACCATCCATTTGGAACAAATATTGCCTCCAACGCTACAATATCATTGGCGTCAATCATTTTCAGGAAGGTTGATTCGGTTACAAATTCATAATCACATGATATATCGGGCATTTTGCCTTCAATCCGCATTTCCCCATCCAAATCATTAGTACAATAATGCCTTGTATTGTCTACTTTGGTATATTGGCCGATTCCTTTAGGAAACTGTGAAAGAAATTCGTCGTAACAATCCGGAACAATATAAAGGTAATCTTCGTCGGAAACACCTTCAATATATGTACCATACACCTTCGATCCCCTGCAATAACCTACCAGGTAATCTTTCAACATCTTTTCAAATTCATTCATAACATTGCAAAGATACTAAAAAAGCCGTACATTTCGCACGGCTGAAACGTTAAATAACGTTAAAAATTATCCATATTGGATAGCAGGTAGATTTTTTACAATTGTGACCGGGGCGGGGATCGAACCCGCGCTCCGAGTTTTGCAGACTCGAGCCTTACCATCTTGGCTACCCGGTCTGAATCACCCGATTAATATCGGCTTACGCCCCTCTTGGCATGATTCGCACTGATTGAATTTATCAATCTTTTCACGTTTTCTTTCCCTGTCGTGTTTCCTCTGCGCATCAACAACTTCATAATGGTATTTCCACCATTCAGGCGAGTGATAATCCAAACGTTCGACATAAGGGTATTCCTCGATTCTCCTCCATAGGTCATACCAATAATCACCACCCCAATCCAATGGTTTGCAACCGCGACGCATACAAGCCTCATTGAATTTCCATGGATAATTGTTTTTGGAACAGTATTCGTTTAAACTAATGCCTTGCTCCAAGGCACGATAAGTCCATTCATAGCCATATAAGGCAATAAGAACAGGAATAAAGTTCTTGCAGTCTTCCTTGAAAAAATACCTAATAACCGGTTCTCCGAATTTAAGAATCTTGTCACGATTTTTCCTATCACGAGGAATGTACCTGATTATTCCATTGTCATCCACGTAATAGCGATACCAATGGTATTTTTGACTATAAAGCACCTCATCAAGAAAATAACGAATCAATCCCTCTGAATCTTCCGGATTAACCCTCTTCTTTTTCAGCCTTTCCTTCAACAAGGAAAAAACCTTGTCAAATGGTTCATCGGTGTGTTTCTCCAAAAAACGTTGAAACCACGTATAATAACCACGACCACAAACATGATAAGAGTCCCAACTGTCATAATCGGAACTTTTCCTGATGCTCAACCTGTAAGGGAGCGTTTCTGCTTTTTCTAAATCTTTGATATACATATTGTCTAAGTTTTATCTTAGACATAGCCCGAATTAGAAGTTCTTTCCATAATATTCTCTCTTAAAAAATAAATAGTTATTTGGCGGCGGACGTCGGGAGTTGAACCCGGTTCTGCACGCTGTATGCCAACTTTATTCGTTCCTTGTGCCTTGCAATTCCCGGTTGTTTTGAGAATTCGTACGCCATCCTCAGGGCTTAAAACCTTTGCACACACCGCTCCGATACGGACCGGCCACGCCGCTATTTTTTTGGGTAAGTGGTCGGGATCGAACCGACGTAATTTCCGGATCCACAATCCGGTGCCTTAACCATCTTGGCCACACTTACCATATGATACGGATTTAGTTTAACGTATGCAAAGGCTCCGTACAAGCACCCACGGGTGGGTTCCTATCTTTTGCGGTTTATCCACCAACCGTTGTGGTCATATCTTCGGCTTATACCACACTTTACCTCGTTTTTTACGGCTTTCGGCCACGTCCGAAACGGTAGTGTCCACGGCAGGGCACGATCCTGCGGCCTTCTGAATGTAAGTCAGATGCTCTAAACCAACTGAGCTACGCAGACAAATAATCCCCAATTTCGTTTGAGGATTCAACGCCACTTTACCTATAAGTGTGTAACTACCTATATTTCCTTCTTCTATAGGCGAAGCTCCGGCAATTGAACGTTGTTAAACCGGGTTGTCCCGGGCTGATTCGAACAGCCGACATTCACCTCCAAAGGGTGACGTTCTAACCAACTGAACTACAGGACAATACATAGAAATAATAATTTGACGCGGCGCAGACTTAACGTCTTTTCTTGATTGTGGTCTTAATCCTATCCATCTATTCGCTCGGGATCTTACCGATTAGGTCTGACGTTTAACCACTCCGTCGCTCCTCGGTACTTAGCGTCTGACGTTTATTACTTCTAATTTTTTAATGGTATTTCAATCCTTCTCATTCTACCGATCGCTTTCTCGGTATAATGACGTTTTTGTTCATTCAGGTATGCCACTCGGTTCTCAAAATGTTTTTCAACATTTTTCATTTTTTTCTTGAATCGTTTGATGCCTTTCTCAATCATAAGCAAAAATGCATTCCTATTATAGCCGAACTCCTTATATTTGGCCAATTCATTTACAAACTCTTCTGTATTGCAAAATTTAGCCCATTCAGCCAAATGTTCATAAGAAAAAAGCTTAGTGTGCATTTCGGAATTCTTATCTATTATGAATTGACGGTTATTCCTTAAATCTTCGTAATACTCATTCATCAATGCATCCTGCTCATGCCTGTTCGAATAATAGAACAACCACGCAATTTTTTTGGCTATTTGAGATGATGCTTCATCGTCCAAAACCTCGGATGCATATTGATATTCCGAACCATTTAATTGTTTGTAGTTTTTATTGCTTTTTTTTGCATATTGTATTTGAAGCATATGTTCAACTTCATGCGAAAGGTTTTTCGTGGAAATAGGCTCAATAACCTCCCCGTTTACGAGATATATCGTTATAATAAACTCCTTGGTTGCTTCGTCGTAACCATTCCGGCTATAAGCCCCATCAATAACCTCTTGGATGATTTCATCTGAATCGGCGTTATATACATAATATTCTATCAGTACATTCTCACCAAATAAACTACATTCGCAGTTTCCGACATATAAATCCAAACCAGTGTTTATCGAATTCACCGAGGATTCTCCTATCGTATTTTCAATGCACTTATAAATCTTCAACACAGCATCATCAATTTCATCACTCCTCGACCATTTCTCGCAAATATATTCGTTATGGAGTTTTAGCCTTATTTCATCAACACCTAATATTTTTTTGCCTAAATGATGTTCCATTTTGTTTAAAATTTATTTCTGTCGGCTTGGGTGGATTTGAACCACCGATTTCTACATTATTCTTTTTCCTTATCTTCTTTTAATGGTATTTCATATTTTTTACACCATTTTATAACAGCACCACAAGAAACACCAAAAATACGACCAATACTTGTTTTAGAATTCGTTTTTAAAAGTTTCTCAAGTTCTTCTTTAGTTGGTTTTATTAACGCTCGGTTGGCGTTAAAATAATTGATGTTGTTTTCTTTAAGAAACTTGTTAAACGTTTTGTTGTTTATGTGATACTTTTTAAAAATTTCTTCTCTTGGCATACCGTTCTCAATATCTTTAAAAACGTCTGTATACTTTAATATTTCATAGGAATTCTTAATCTTACAATGTTTTCCGTTTTCTCTTTGAACCATTATATCTGCCAATATCCGTTTCTCCTCTTCAAGATACTTCCTATCAATTTCTTTATGTTCTTTTTCATGTATTTCTCTATGACAATTAGCACAAACTAAAATACATTTATCCACCTCTTTTCGCATCGTTTCATACGATTTAACATCACCGCTACAAATTGCAAAATCTTTCTGGGAAGGATCAAGATGATGGAACTCAAGAGCGCTAATACATCTATTATATCCACAAATTTCACATTTTCCTCCCTTATATTCAACAAGTCTTTCTTTTAAACGTTTTCTTGCGTTCTTAAAATTAGTGTAATTTCTTTTGTTCAAATATTCTTTGTTATCCATAATCATTGCTTTATTATATAAATATAACTTAAAGCAACAACTAAATCAAATTTATATATTTAATAAACTTGAAGTTAAAAATGTCGGGCTGGTTGGAGTCGAACCAACGTGTAACCAACTACTCTTTCTACTCCTTATCAGGGAGAGGAGATACAGCCCGAGGTTGAAGTTTCATTTGGGTCATCCTTGCAACGGATATGTACATTTTTGATATAATCGATTTCCGCAAGGCTTGTTGGTGCACTAAGAAAGAAACTTCTTAATAAACTCTACACCTTTTCACGTGATTGCAATCGGATTCGAACCGATACCGCAGCGGATATTCATTCAACTCCCTCTCAACGAGGTTCGTAACGTCTCCTTTTCTCTCACCTCATTACCATTATGTAATACAATCAATTTATCTGTGTAGCCGGGGTGGGAGTCGAACCCACAGAAAAACCACATCCTTGGTGTGGCGCGTCTGCCAATTCCGCCACCCAGCCAAATTGAAACACACTCACACCGCCGGCGCCAACGATAATGGTTTTCTCATCAGCATACATATCTGACGTGTGTTTCTTGTTTTGTATACCAAGAAGGATTCGAACCTCCATCGTGGCCACTTTTTTCGGTATGCCTACCTACTTGCAGACTCGAACTGCGAACCGGATGCCTCCGTGCGTTTACCTGTTCCGCCATTGGTATATTATACTAATGTGTTAACTGTACTTTTATATAAACTTTTTCGTCCTGCAACCAGGACTCGAACCTGGATACACCAATTACGCTGTTAATGACTGTGTATAAGACAGTGGCGATATTGCAGGATTCACCATACACACCCGAGACTGCCCCGGGAATCATACTTGCCACCAACTCTCGGTTAAATTTTCATAACCGATTATGGGAGATACTATTGGGGACGATGGCCGGACTCGAACCGACAACCACGGGTTTAAGAGACCATAAATTGACATTATTTGCTGTGAGGTTTCCGTAAAACAGAAGCCATGAAATACGTGCTCTAATCCAATTGAGCTACATCGTCCATTTTGTCTCGGTGGGCTGAATTGCACAGCCACTAACGGCTCCCATAGCATTGATATCGTTTGCTGTGAGGTTTCCATAAGCAGAAGCCATATTCAATCGTCGTGCTACTGTTACACTACACCGAAATTTTGCTCCATATTGTTTTTTGAGTAACCACACTCACGAAGGATGGAACACCAACTCCGTAGTTTGAGGTCTGAGGAAGAATCGAACTTCCGTCTACGGCGTGACTGGCTAAATTTTATAATTGCTGCAATGCTTCCATATACAGAAGCCATAATTACGTTATTCTAACCACTAAACTATCAGACCGAATTTGGATTAATTTAGGCATCCTGTTTTAACATTTCGCCGACTGCCACGGATAATCCTATCCTACCCGCCATAGTTTTAATGAGTAACGTTACCTCTCCCTTAGTTCCATATTAAGCAATATGCCTGTGGTGAACATACCACAACGCTTGATTATAGTCTCAGCGTCATTCAAACTGCTTGCGGAGAGCGGAGTACTCGAAACTCAGCCGAAACCGACCGCACTTCTTAGCAGGAAGGCCCCTTTCCTCAAGGGTTCACTCTCCATTTAACCGAGTAAATTTGCGAGCTACGGACTGTGGCACTACGATTGGTTACGTAGCCCTGCTTATGCAGTGTTATGCCTCTGTTGCGTTGCCTCTTATGATTACCTCACGGTAATCAACACGGTTCATTGAACGCCGGAGTTCATCCGCCTCCGCTCAACGTATCCAACATTATTCCGGAATTGTTTGGAATACTTACTTCAATCTACTTAGTGGCCTATACTCGGATTAATCAGATTTTAATATTCGTTTATATTCGAATCAATTCTGCTATCTTGTGGGGAGAATAGGAGTCGAACCACATATCTGGTGATTTTCAGTCACCCGCATTGACCACCTTTGCTATCTCCCCATTATTAATTTTCAGTCGGGGTGACCGGGCACGATCCGATGACCTCCTGGTCCCAAACCAGGCGTTCTTCCAACTGAACTACACCCCGAAACTTACCTCAGAAAATGCTCTTGCTTCCACGCTGAGGTGCCGCTTCACGACATACGTTCCGTCCTACCTGGCGCATCGTCCAATCTTCGGTTGGAGCACGTCTGCATCCACTCCTATGGACTGATGTGTAGGGGCAACTTTATCTGTTTAAAATCATTTCCGTGATTTCCAAAATTTTCTCTTCCGGTTTATCCTCACAAATTTCTTTCCAAATGTAGATGTTGTTTGATTCAATCAAATCCCTGATATCCTCATCAACAAGATTAGCCTCCTCCTCATTCTGAATCCGCCCTTCCTCCTGATATTTGAAATGACGTTTAAGAAGAAAATTAATGTTATCGAAACTATTGAAAGCATTCATTACGAATTCCTTGAAATATTTGATATTTTCATTGTCGTAATAATAACATAACGGTAGAGGGCTGTCCGTGATAACATAATCCACTTTATCCCTCAATCTCCATAGTTTATGATACATCTTTCCGAAAATGTATATCTCGTCCCCGAGTTCCTTCGTTCTCTCAGTCCAAACTAAATCTTTGGCAAACTCAGTAATAAGTTCCACATTATATCCCTCCCTCTTCATAAGGGCGAATAAAGCGGCAGCAGTCGTGGATTTCCCTGTGCCCGGACCGCCAAATAAATTTATTACCTTCATAAAATACTTAATTACTGTTTAATTCGTGATACGGGAGAGATTCGAACTCTCGACCACGTGATTAAAAGTCACGGGCTCTGCCAACTGAGCTACCGTATCATTTACTTTGTGCCGGTAATCCGATTTGAACGGATATGGGCAATGCCCACCTACCCCTAAAATAGGCGTGTCTAACCAAATTTCACCATACCGGCTTTATGTGCTCCGGGTGGGATTCGAACCCACACGCCCTTGCGGGCAAGGGATTTTAAGCTGTTATCAACATCGACTATCTCTTCGTACCATACCCAACTTGGGTTTAGGTAATATTGGACGCTTTTTCATTGCAATACTAATTGCAACTACTTCCTGTTATTAAGCAGATTAAACTGCTCAGGTAGTCTGTACACCTTCATCAAATATATCTGATGCTTGGCTCGCCCTCCGGATCCCATAACCTTCAGCCGAATTCATCCAATTTTTTACTGTCTTGTTTCCAAAACAGGAGGGACTCCGCTTTCTTTCGCTTCTCCCTCGCGTCTACCATTCCGCCACCAGAGCATAAATTATGTGGACACAGGTGGGATTCGAACCCCTCTGTCACAGTGCAAATGTGACGTGCAGCCATTACACTACCCGGCCCGTTTTGTCCCGGAGGTGAGAGTCGAACTCACATGCTCAACGAGCGGTACATTTTGGGTGTACTCCGTCTAACCAATTGCGGCACTCCGGGGAAAATCAATAAATATTCCTACACAGGTTCCAAATTCTGTCTTGAACCTCCTTTCGGTGTGTACACGATTTAGACACCGACACCACCCGTACTTGACCGTGACCAGAACTACTTATGCAACATTAATTGCACGTACGTATCCTCAGATAATTTATTGATTTAGCGGTGCGTATGGGACTCGAACCCATGACCTCCGCCGTGACAGGGCGGCATTCTAGCCAGCTGAACTAACGCACCGAAATTTGCCACGATTTAGTTCGTGGCCAACTCGCTTTGGGTGCCAATATCAGGCAGCCATTGCATAACGATAGTTTGTGTTGCCATTTAAACAACTAGCAGACATCTCCTTACACCATACTAACACGCAATCAAAGCCAAGTCGAGCCCAAATACGACCTTAAGGTGGCCGCGACCTTCATGTCCTGGATTCATTCCTACGTGACATCGTGGACCCGTTCAGATTCGAACTGAAGTCTTACATGCGTTCCTGTGTCTATCAACGACACCTGTTTGAACCCGGATACACCTCTCGATGATTCCGGATTATGCGACACCGGGTATGCCGTCCTACCTTCAACCTAGTCAGCCATACTGTACTACGTGTGGATTCGAACCACTCTCAGGGTCTTTGAACCTTGATTTCAATGCGGCGCCATTTTTTTTTTCGCTGATTTTTTACTCAGCGTGCTTCTCTTCAATTTCCTTGCTCTTGTTTGGAGTCGGCTGATTGGTCAAAAGACCGATAAATTCAAGGAACTTTTTAGCCACCTCGTAACTCCATTGGCCGTTAGCCATGAAAGTACATGCGATTACGATGCCGGCAAACAGAAGCCAACTTGAAGCGCATACGGTGCAGAAACCTGCAAAGATTCCGACTCCACCATAGATACCGATAAGCAATACAATACCGGTTGTTACCAATGAAGTGCAAAATGCAGCAAGGTGATTCTGCCAATCCTTGGTTGTTTTGAAAATATCCTTGACAATCTGCGTGAGGACGACAATAAGGGCTGAAAGGCCGATAAATGTGTAGACAGCAGCAGTCAACATTTCAACTGTAATCATAAAGTAAATGTATTTTTTTATGAATTATTATTTTCTTCTCGCCTTGAAGCGTTCAGTTTCTCCCTGTCCAAACCATAGTATAAACCATTCGTATCAATTTCCCCAATTTCGCTTATGCTGCTAGGAGGTATATTATCCTGTGTATAGACCGCATGGTTTGCATTATGATCGATGCAGAATTTTGCATTCCACAATCCATCAAAGGAAATTCTATATAAGGTATAAACACCATTGTTTCCTTTGCTTCTGTTCGCATCGGAAAGGCGTATTGTCATATTCTTTAACTCCCTGTCTGAAATATCACTTAAAAAGAGATAAATTCTGCCGGGATAAGTGAATTCGTCATTTCTGAATACAGGAGACAAACCGTTCTGTAGGATTTTCTCTTTGTTGTAAACGGGTGATACATGAAGCAAATAACGGCAACCGTTATATTTCAAATCTTCCACAGTGAATTCATTTTGGAATTTGGGTTCGAATTGATATGTTGTATTATCATGCCACGAAAGGAAATAGCCGAACCTATCCAATGTTTTAATTACTTCATCTATCGCGTCGCTGTTTGGATAAAAAACCAAAATAACACGCCCTTCCTCATAATCGAAATTCTTCCGAAACACATCCATTGTATACCTGCGTTTGAAAAAATTCTCAACATACGACATTGGATATGTTTTTATCAAACCCTCCATAAGTGTTTTTTCAAAAGGCCTACCATCACCAATATCGTCATATACCGTCCTGAAATGCATTGGTAGTCCTACAGTCTGTTCTGATAGAACTTCACGGATTTTCTCCTTTAAACCTTCCTTTGTTAATTTTATTGCCATATAATATAAATATCAAAAAATAACCATAACAACGCAACGGTTTATTATATAACCCATGTATTCCTTTTTCTCCACAAGCCTCTTCAGTGGAAACCACTGCTTTTCTCTTGTTTCTTATGCCATCTCTTGTCTCTATAGACTTGACAACTGGAACCCACCTCGCGCTCACATCGTGTTCTTTGCGTTTTAATCCACGGACAGTTATGCCCCATATACGGAATATTATAGTTTTTTTGTGCGGATGGGGGGAATCGAACCCCCATTCAGAATGTGTACTTTATTCCCTGTGCTTATTTTCCTGCCTTTTCCCAATATCAGGCTGCGCAACCTATGTACTGCAAGACCGCAAGATTATTAGACACTCCCCAAAGCCTTTATGGGTGACTTTACCTATTTGTCCACACCCGCAAGATAAAAACACTTATTTAAATTTCCTTCCAATTACCCACCCATCATCGAGATATTGTTGCAATTCATCCTCACTAACGCGTTTTGTTAAAACACCGTTAGGTGTATTTTTTATGATATGTCTACGTCTTAGTGTTATTGATTCATTTGGGTGCTTTCTATTATATTCGTTACAGCAATTCACCGAACAGAAACGTCCACCTTTATTATCAGTGATAATTTTTTTTCCACAATTATCACAAATAATCTCGCGCTTTTTGTATGGGTGCTCTTTACCTATTATTTTATCAATGTCACTTTTTTTATATGGTAATCCATAATTTTTACACCATTTTTTTATGGTGTTTCCATCGACACCATATTTTCTCCCAATTTCCATAAAAGGTAACTCACAAACCATTTTAAAAAGTTCATCTTTTAACGGCCTATTCATTACTTTTCTGCTTTTATAAGCGCTTTTGTTTTGTTTCGCAGTTCTGCCATTCTCTTCTCTTGGCACCGGTTGTCTCGTTTTTGGTGCTTTTAATATCCCAACTTTTTCAACTTTACACGTCATTTTATTTGAAATAAATTCGTTTAGTTTCTCAGCTATCATAGAAGGATTCTTCACAACATCTGTAGCGGTAAAATGAATAACATACCACCCATTATTCAATAAAAGAAGGTCTTTTTTTCTGTCACTTTCAGCCCTTTCGGGTTCTAAATGTTGAGAACCATCAACTTCCACCGCAACTTTTTCATTAAAAAAAGCGAAATCTATAAAATACGGGAATACAGAATATTCTTTATATATCAAATACTTTTTATCAAACCCATAATCTGATAACATTTTAATGAAACACTTCTCCGGATATGATTCATTTTTTTGTCTCCATGCGGTCTGTTCTGGATGTTCTTTCATGAATTTTAAACGTGCAGTTCTTATTTTATCTTTAGCCTTTTCACTCAGTTTAAATTTCTCAGGTTTCTTTTTATGTGCAAGTTTAGCAGCCTCTGATAAACTTCTCTTTTTATTACCAAGTAATTTGGTAATAAAAATTTTTGACGTTACGTTGTATTTCTCAACTAGTTCTTTAATTGTTAAAAAATTCTCAACATAATCATGTATCATTGCTTGTTTTGTTTCGTCTGATAGAATCAAATTATAGTCTATTACTTTCTTAATACCGGACATATTTATAACGTTTATATATTATAAATATAACGATATTCGAACTTAAAAAACAAGTTAAAGAGTAATATCCTAAGTAGCCCATGGGGTAGTCGAAACCCCCTCTAATGGCTGAAAACCATTCGTTCTACCGCTAAACTAAAGGGCCATATTAAAATCTTGGTGTGCTATTACACCAAAGACCGCCTACTAACTATGGATAAGCATTTTCAAAACGATAATGTAGTTACCATAGACTTCACGTCACGTTTCACGTTTACTTGCTGCCGATAAGGAATCCTGTCTTTTAAGACCTATATTATGACAGGATTTTGACCCTCCGTTACAGTCTGTCACTCTTTAAAGGATGGCTACTCTCAAGCCTACCTCCCAAGATTTTATTTTGCGGGAACAATAGGACTCGAACCTATAACCTATTGGTTAACAGCCAATTGCTCTACCATTGAGCTATGTTCCCAAATTTGTGCGTCTTACTACGGCTTACCGCACACTCTATAAATGTTTCGGAGTCTCCTTCATCCGTATCTTCCGGTGCATGTCCTATCTGATTAGGTTTGTTATATTTACAAGACGGCCAAATACCTACAGAGTCAAAACCACAACGTTCCGTCGAGCACGTTCGGTAAGGCTATACCTTCGTATTACGTTTCACCTTATTACAGCACCGCGTTATTAGGACTGCATACAGGGGAGTTTGTAACCTACAGACCGATTCTCACCAAACTGTTCCGAAAATGAGTCTCGGGGAGGGAGCGACCCTCCAATAATGAAATTATAATCAATTCCCTTCTCGTTTTATTCCAACTCTCGGAGTTGAGAAGGAATTAGATAACTCCACATTAGTTGACTATGTGTTTGAGGGCTTAATCCATATAGCGGACCGGTTCCTCCCTTAGGCGGGCAAATTGCCACTTCCACACAGTATATTAGTTAGAACCCATTTTGAGAATGATTTCAAAAAGTTCTTAAAATTGTTTTGCTGTACGGGTTCCGTATCTTAGTTGTTACGCAAGGACTCGAACCTGACCTCCGCTTGCGGCAGCGTGCTAACCTATTACACCACATAACTAAACTACTCCAACATTCCAACAGTTGATCAGACCTTGAATACCGACCCGGCCTATTCTATTATTGACTCTCCGCTTATTCGGTAATTTCTTCCGCAATGCGTGGATCCTATACATTGCAGACGGTGTTGTTTCATCTGAGCGAGTAATGAGAATCGAACTCACATCTAAGCCTTGGAGGGGCCTCATCCTACCATTGAACGATACTCGCAAATTTGCCGGTAACCAACCATCCTCGACCGGCGGCAAGCGGATACGTTGTTGGCTAACGTCCATATCTCTTCCGTACTCGATATGGAATCCATGTCTACTATGCTAATTGCCGAAACAGCAAAAGACGGTTATGGAAATCAGAGCCACCAGACGGGTTCGAACCGCCGACCTGCTCATTGTGGGTAAATATTCATCACTGAAACAATACCCTCGATTTAAAGGCTCTCGCAGGACCTTACCCTGTAGACAAGTGAGCCGCACTACCAGCTGTGCTATGGTGGCAAAATTCAGAAGAGAGCGGTTTCAATTTAAAAGATTGATGCTTAATTGTTTGCTGTACCTCTTCCATTATAGTTAAAACAACTTCAACCTGATTTCCGTAGTCACAGGTTTCGGGAAATCCCGGTACCATTTCCACCGGACTTTGGCGAGACCAATCCCCTTATCCATATTCCCCGGCCTTCCTCCAACGCAACCACCGTTATTACGCGATGGAGTATGCTATAGCCGGTCCTAACTTGAGAAGTTGTTTATTTTTCTTTTCGAAAAGAGTTCTTTTTATAAAGCGGGAAACTCATCTAAGCCGCTATTTTTCAGAAGGCATTTCTTTGATGGGTTCGAACCATCTAACGCTTGATTCCATTTCAATTGTATTAACCAAAAATATTTTGCTGTGCGCCTTCCATAGAGTGCCGTCCCGGACTCGAACCGGGGTATGCCTTGACATACTCCCACGCTTAAAACACGCGGGATTCTTGAGTATAACGTGACTGCCCTGCAACCGTGGTTGCACCGGTCTTACTGCCACTTCCCAATTCGTCGATGCCCCGACGAAGTATAGTTCTACAGACTTCCAATTGGATATCAACCTATTTTTAGGCCGGCCCCTTGGCATATAATGTCGACTGAAGCATGCCGGGCAGGGAATTTCGTGTTGATAAAGCCTGTAGTTTTTTTTTTAAGAAAAACTTGTAACTCGTTTTTGAGGAAGGTATCGGACTCGAACCGATACGGCGCTGTAACACGCCTACTAGTGGTTTTCAAGACCACTGCCTTACCAATTAGGCTTAACCTTCCATACAATGGAACCGACTGCAAGGCTCAGATGTTTTAATTTCGCTCAAGGCTACTCACCTTCGTTGGGTCCAATGTGCTTTCAAGAGCCTATGCATAGTTTCCACCACTTTTCACTAAACTTTATCAATTATGAAAAAATGTTTTTGAATAAAGTTTGCTGTATGGCTCTCATGACGGCTCCGGTTCTAAACTATCTATCCTTGCGTTGCAGTAGCCTTACGGTTTATGGCTCTGCTGCATCGGCAGGTGGAACTTACCGGTTTACCGTTTTGTTGGCTATCTCCGTCATTCTCGGAAATTTTCTTGGTGCAAGGTGGCACAATGATGTTGTGTGCTCGTTCTTCATCAAGATACGTCTTATTAAGTTAGACCAATAGCCAATTTTCTTTTTGACTTCTCCATACCATCCACTGATGGTGGTTTAAAGTCTTATCTACCTTAATCCAATATGTCAAAGTACTCTATCAACTTTTTCGTTGATTTTTTTGTAGCGGGGGACGGATTCGAACCGCCGACCTCAAGGTTGGTCTCTGCCGTGGACATTGAACCACTTTGTCACTCTTCCTGACGCAGAAACTGTGATTTATAATCGGTTTTCTCCGTAGATGAGCCTTGCGAGCTACCACTGCTCCACCCCGCAATATTTTTTACAATTCAAATATACTATTTGTATATCTATTTTTGCAACTTTCAAAGAACTTTTTTTATTTTGCTGTTTTGGTTGGATTCGAACCAACGTGAGAGTAACTTTTTTAATTCCGAATCTACTTGTCGGAAAAACTCTGGCGGTTTTAGGGACGCATCCTTAACGACCTCCTGCTTCAGCCACTTGCGTACAAAACATTTTCTCTTTACAACAATGCAAAGATACCTAATCTTTTTGGATTGGCCAAATTTTAATTCTTAAAATATGTTAAAGAACTTTTTTTGTTGGGAGGGAGGGATTCGAACCCCCGAACTCCGAAGAGAACAGATTTACAGTCTGTCACCTTTAACCACTCGGCCACCTCCCAATTTTGTTAGTCCGCGAGAACACGAGTCGAACGTGCTATCACCGTTTGCTCACGTATTGACGGTTATAGTTTTTATCGGCTTCTTTAGGCCTCCGTGCCACTCCCTCGCCCTAACATTATCTGTTGTTCATGGTTGTTCATGCAATCTAAAATTAGAATTACAACACTTGTTTTATTTCAACATTGCAAAGATACTGTTTATTTCTGAAACTTTGCAAAAATATTTCTTAAATTATGTTAAAGAACTCTTTTTTTCTTGCAGGCCCACCCCGACTCGAACGAGGAACAACGGTTTTGGAGACCGCCATGATACCATTTCACCATGGACCTGTGTTTTTTGTTTCAACAGTGCAAAGATACTTAATTTTTTCGAACTTCCACCATTTTAATTCTTAAAATATGTTAAAGAACTCTTTTTTTCCAACCACATCCACCTTAAACGAAAAAACCTGAAGGTTTTGTTGGCTCCGTCAGGCTTCTTCTACTTAAAATAGGGGAATATATATTGAGGAAAATTGTTTTTCTTTTTAACCCCGCTTATTTCCTGACGGACACATATACGGATACCAATCAAGCCCTGGTTCATATGATAAGAGACTTGGTTGTCCGTTATTAATTGTATTATGTTTGTATGTGTTCATCATTCTGTAAAGCGCGAATTATTTTAATTAATTGTTAATACCGTATTAAATAGTATATACAACAATACATATTTTAATTATAAATATAGGGCTAAATTCAAACTTTTGCAAATTCAGTAAAAAAAATCTGTTATCCTATATTTTTATGTTTTTTGACCTTAATCTATGTTTGTTTCTGTATTGTTTAGGTTTGTTTCGAATCTCGGGTCATCGTACCATGAGAGTTGCAGTGACGGGTTTTCTTCCCGGATTAGTCCTCTTGTTACATTGAAACCCAATTTTTCGTATCTATCACAAAGGGTGGTGTATTGTTCCTTGGATATTGTTTTCTTATATCCGTACGAATCTGTGAAGTCGTATGTTAATTGATATTTTCCTTGACTTGCGGCCTTCTCAATTTCCTTATCTATCTTCGCGAGTAGCGCATAATTGACTAGTGCGGCCTTGGTGATGCTTCTTGCTTCTTCTGCTGTCATTGTATTGTTAATTTAGTTTGTCTAAAATGTCGCTTGCTGTTTCGTTGAACTTGTTCCACCATTCCCTATGGATATCGGTTTTATCCGTTTGTTTGAAGTCTATTTCACCGAGATTCTCGTTGTCGTTGTAGTCCGTGTATATTGCAGGATTCAGTCCAATAATCTTTTGGTCCTCCAATAACGGCATGACATAGTCGAATGTACGCTTATATGTCTCATCGTTTTCTTCCGGTAAACCCACAATAATGTTCGCAATCAATTTCAAACCATTGTCGTTAGCACGTTTTATGGCTTCGTCAACCAATTTATTTGAACTCGGTTTTGTGTATGCCTTCAATATATCATCGTTATAGGTTTCAAGCCCTATCTCGACAACCGATACATTGTGTTTAACGAAATCAGGTGCATTTCTCACCACCATCCCGCTTGTCGTCTGCACAACGAAACCATTGAAATTCGGGTTATTGATGCGTTCTGTCAATTCTGATGTTATTTGCCAATTTTTGGCTTGTCCGAATGTCTTGTCGTCGACATATATAAGTTTATATTCAAGGTCTTTGAAGGAATCCACCTGTTGCTCGATATATCTTCTTTCGACATCGGTTATCTTTCCATGCGGCACTATGCAGAATTTGCAACGGTTAAGGCATCCGTATGACATTGTTAGCCTAGGCAAGACAGTGTCACCTTTGAATAGTGTATAGTCTGTTCCAAATGAATAGGGTACATTTAGTATATTGGCGACTTCCTTTGTCGTTTCTGTTACGATAACATTATTGTACCTTGTTTTTAGATTCTGAAGATATTCTTCGTTATAACCTCCGATGATGAATTTCTGTTGAGGGCATCTGATAACTATATCCTCAATGAAACTCTGATTTGCGTTCATGAGTGAGAAAAGGACGTAGTCGTATACTCCTTTCTCAATTTCATTCAATGCCTCATTTATCGAATGTTCTATATAGAAGACTTTCTTCTCGTATCCCTTTGTGAAATAAGATATCTCAGCAATCCACTTTGGTATTTCAAAGACGTGTTTTGTCCTGTAATATCCGAAATCACGGTTTCTGTCATAGAAGGCATCCCAGTATCTGTCACATGAATCATGACGAAGATAAAAGGAATTTGCGAACTGTAAAAAAAGAATCTTTTTCATAAAAATTAAATGATGGATAGTTGACGTTTATTCAATATTTTCAGAAATATATTTTTTCTTGAGACAATGAAGATGGAATAAACCACAATTCCCAGACGTTATAGTAAGTAATTCGTACGGGCATTCAGGTTCTTTCAGTTTATATAAAATTGATGATGTGTAAAATTTATAAACATCATGAGGATTTGGTTTAGTTTCATGTAAAACAATATGGTATGTTTCTTCAAGAACATTCCTGAATGGTTTATCAAAAATTGCTTCAATTTTTTGCTGTCCTTCATCTGATTCTATAAAAGTCATAGAATCAACAGATTTCAGTGTGAAATATTCCAAATCATTTTCACTCATAATATGCAAGTGCTTCGTAGTTAAAACGTACCAATGGAATGTTTTTGTTGCAATTCGACTGCAATCTATCGACCCACTCATGCACTGGTATTGATTCCGTTAGGAATGAACGTAGTTGTAAAGCAAATTCCGATGTATAATGGTTAATTTCTTCATCCGTGGTTTCAATGCAGAATTGAGTGGCTTCTCTTGCGTTTGAAATGAACATCGATGTGAAAAAGCCATGCAAATCATATCTGTCACCAAATTCACCGGCAAAACACCATAACCCTATTACTATACGTTGCCTTAGTAAATCAGCATGTTCTCCGTCAAGGCAGTATCCGCACCATCTTGTACAATTTTCGTCATCCGAAACAATTGTTTCATATACTCCGTTCTGATCCCCGTGTCCGATGACCATTAACGGATTTGTTGATGCTTGGAGTAGTTCGGTTACATCATCGTGTGTCGGGTTTTCAAGTACGTTTATGTCTTCAAAACCATTAAATATAACCCTGAATAACTCAATATCAGGCAATGTGTTTACAAATATTATGTCTAACATATCAATAACGTTTAAGTTCTGCCTTTTTCCAATGTCTTGTCCAATGGGAATCTGTCTGTACGTGATGCGGTCTTACCCACTTGCAAACGTTTTTATGGAATACGGATTCTCCATTTAATTCCACAGGGAATGCTTCAACATGTCTGATAACAACACCTTCTTTTTCCGTTCCGAATGTCGACGGTTTGGACATTATATCATCAATAAGTTCCCTCAATTCCTTTTCGGTGTTTATTGTTCCTTCAAACAGAACCGGAACTGTGGACACGTTGAGGATTTCAGCCATAAGTTCCACATCCCTCCAGCTATACCAATTATCGTTGTCCCTTGCGGCAAACATATAAAAATAGGAGGTAAGATGATCATAATGGATGGAATGTTCCCCATACAGATTCTCGCCATATACATATTCATCCTGGCCTATCTTTTCCTTGACCTTCCATAGCAAACCATCCTTATCCCAAAGGTTTCTGCTCCACGGGTGTCTTGTCGGCGCAGCGTGTGAACGACTGTAAACGTCTAAGTTTGAAAACATAACCCCTTCACCATCCATCTTTTCAGAAACCACCAATGGTGTGTTAAGAAACCACTCTTCAAATTGTTCCTGAGTTAGTTTCCTATCATCGCTACTTGTTCCCGGTGAAAATGGCAGATGATATGTCCTTGGGTATTTGGTATTTGTTTCCATATATTCAGTTTTTTATAAAACCTCGATTCTTGTTATGTCTATTACGTTAGCCTTTGTGTTGTCGCATTCTGGATATAGGGCATTGGATTTTGAACCGTCTTTCTTCGGTTTGGTGAGGAACGGGTAAAGACCATCATTCACGTACATATTCTTATCATACCATCTGAACTCTTTTAAATAACCGATGTTAGTTTTAACTTCTTGCCCAAAAGAGTTTTTATAAAAAATAATGACTTTTTTACCTATATATTGCTCGTATTTTTTAACAATTTCATAAGAGTACTCCTTCTTTAGGGCGCGTACATTAGACTTAGCATCAAGATATTCAGAGCGTTTTTGTACTAATTTATTATTCAATTCATGCAATTTTTCTTTATATTCTTGCGCTTCCATTTATATTTCTATCTATAATATTTAAGATGTTTATACCTATTTTATTTCTCGCCCATTAACACTAATTAATTGTTTTTCGTGTTCTTTAATCGTCATATTATTTTTTTTTTAATTCAACGATACAAAGATAATAAAAAAGGCGCACATAATGTACGCCCAGATTCTTAAAGTTTGTTAATTATCAACATTAACGATTAAATATGGGGCTTTATTACCTTTTTTAATCCAATTTCTTATTGATGTTCCTGTAACCCCCAAAAATTTTCCGGCATCTGCTTGGTTATTGAATTCAATCCATTCATCATTGTAAAAGACTTTCACTTTTTTGTCAACCTTTTTCAAGTGAAATTCATATGAAAAATATTTTTCTTTTTTTCTTTTTAGAAAAAAATTAGCATCTTTATATAAAATTTCTCTAAATTTCAAAAAGTCTTCCTTGTTTGTGATAGCAACAAGTGAATTACCCCTACTATCGTCAAATACATTGGCTTTAATGTTATATTCTTTTTCGAGAAAATCTTTTATTTGAAGTAAATGTGTTTTGCAATGGCTTATTATTGACCAATTACAATTTTCCGTCAAATAATCTTTTCCATTAACTTTTCTCGTTACCGAACCAGCATATACCGTACCATCACCGTCAAAATAACCCCTAATGAAATGTATCATAAGTTTTTCCGGAATAAAAGAAATGTCTATATCCGTTTTATATGTCTTATTATTACCTATACCATACCGTTCTAAATCAAACGTAATAGATTTAGAGGTAAACCCAAGTATAGCCATAGGTTTTGATATATACCCTTCTTTGTTCATACTCTCTTTAGAGTATAAAATTTTTTCATCGGGTGCAATTGCTGACTGTATAATTTTTAGAACTTCATCATCATCTTTAGTCACTGAAAAAGATAGCCTATTATATTTTTTGCTTAAAGAACCATCAGCTAAATAAAACCCCAATATATAAGCCTGTTCTTCAGTGTGTATGTCTTTAAAATAGTCATTTTTAATTTTAGAATGCCTGTACTCTGTTTTAGTTTTAAATCCAAACATACGAAACGCTTTCATAAGTACAGAATTTGAAACATTTAAAATTTCTTCAAGTTTTTTAGTTGATATTTCCCGATTTATATAACTCTCATATAAACCATTGTCTAACTGATTTTTAATTAAATCATAATCTATTGTTATTGGATGTGCCATAAAAAAGAATTGTGTTACATTATTATTAAATAAATATAACACAATTCCATAATGGAAAACAAACTAAAATATTTTATTTTCCGTAGCCATCCATCATTTCTATATCAACCTCTCCACGACTAACCGCTTCACCTTCAGCAAAATAAAATTTATCCGTCTTCAGTTTGAACGCTTCAGTCTTTTCGTCATCGTCAATACGAATGACGATTCCCTCACGAGGAACTTTATTAATACAAAGTGGTTCGTCAAGTTCCATTCCGAAGTGTTCTTTATCAGCCTTCATGGCCTGAAGTACATTCTCCTGCCAATGTTCAGTTGTACTGATTTCGGGATAAAGATCACCAAGTGTACCGTGGTAAAGGATGTTGATGGGCTTCACACGGGGCGCAAGTTCAGGATGTTCCTTTATTAAATTGATGGTCCAACCATAAACCTCGTTAACGTTCCATTCGGTCTTATTCCCATCAGGATCGGTAAAGGTGATACGGTATGGCATTATAAAGTTCTCACCGCGTTTGCACCCGTAATCGTACTTCTTCTGAATCATTTTATCAGAGTTGGTAATATAACCGCAGATTTCGCTGTACACGGTAATTCCCTTAGGGATAAAAGGCTTCAGAAGTTCTCCGTACTCACTCCAAATATCAACACCATAAAACCCCGGTGTAACATTCTTGTTGATGTACTGATTCTTGATGACACCACGGCTTGAATAAACAGGACCATAATCAACACGATAATCCTGAATATACTTACCCTTGAGGGACTTGATTCGATTCTTCACGATTTCACGCTGCCAATAGAAACGCTGTTCCTTACGGCCAACCATCTTCAGTTCGCGATTGATAACCTTATTGTTATGGCGCTGAACCATTGACAACTTGATAGGGATACGAGTAAGAATGTTAGCATTAATCGAACTGGTTCCATGACACTTGGTTGAAATAGTAACAACTGTTATAGGGGTTAATCTCCACATATTTGCCTGCAATTGTGAAGTTGAATAATGGTATGCAAATTGCCCCGGAACCATACGATTGAAACGCTGAAGTTTTTTCATACGCTTGCGGAAAAGTTTATCGGTCCGTCCATGGCGAACTTCAGGCATTGGGGGGACATATGCCTCAATGAATAGTTTGCCGTCCACTGTGTCGAATTCAAATGGATGCTCATATCCATTTTCATCAACGGTGAAGTAATCCTCAAGGTTTACACCCTCGAGTTTCTTATCCCAATTGACAAGTGATTCCTTCTTGAATATGCAGCCGTAAGAAGGGCAACCACGAAGGCGGATCAGTTTAACACGACCGTGTTTGTTAAAAAAACCTACAAGTTTCTTTGCCTCGTCGTTTTTTCCTTCACCCATAAGGGCAAGTACCTCCTTGGCGTTCTTGTTTAGTTCAAGAGAACCAATTTCAAACTGATTGTTGACTGATAGGAATTCCTTGTTCAGTTGGGTTTCGTTCATACAATAGATGACAGGTTCACCGGTCTCGAACATTCCCTTGGAAATAACGATGCTATTACCATCAACGATGGTCTGCACAAGGAAATCAGATCCTTCAATGTCCTTCATTTCCCCAATGCGCACAATCTTGGCGCAGTATTCATTTTTCATATTTTCACTCGCGGTGAAAATAGGTTTTGTATTTTTTGACATTTTATCGAAATTGTTTGTATGTTATAATTGTATTTGGTGGGATGTTATCATATGTGTATGTTCCCTCATCCGTAAGAGGATCAGCATAAAAAGCGACATTATCCGGTATTTTATCAATTGACAATTTTAAAACGAAATATTCATCGTTACTTTGTTTGGAGTTAATTATGTTGTTAAAAACCTCTATCTGATTATCTGTTAAATTATCATCTAAAACTCCGTTCATAAAATATACTCTATCAGGATGTTTGTATATGACATTATCTGATCTAGGCGATAACCCCATTTTCAATATTTTCTCCAAATGTTTTTGTGGCGTTAAATGATATAGATATTTGTATCTTTCTCTAACAATATCGGTTACATCTTCGCCAAATTTGCCCTCAAACACCAGCAAAACCAAATCTCTTCTATATTGCTTAGATGTCATGGAATAGCCACAAGTATTCATCAGGTTTTTTATATTACCTATAATCCTATTGTTCACTCCTTTTGGAAGAACTATGATTGGTACTCGTCTCTCTAACCCATCATTGTTAGTTATTTGTACTTTAAACTGTTTATCGTTTAGACCAAATCTTCTTACAATAATATCCTTCGTTTTTTCTATCCCATATGTTTGGATAAGTCCCTCTTTTAATGTTTTGTAATATTGGCCTTTAAATGCCTGTATCGGTTCTTCAAGGTTAATTTCAGCATCTATCTTTAAATTTTCCGTTGCTATTGGTATATAATATTCATCCAAGACTTCCCTGATTATATCCTTTAAATCACCCGTGGACAAATGGATTAGTTCTTTTTTCTTCGGCATATGTTTTGCTTTTTACGTTTTATTTTTTTCAATACACTTGCAATACATCCATTTTTCCGTTTCTAACCTTGTCAAGCATCACAAAGTTAACGTCACCAATATATTCGCTGTTGTGATGGTGATAGTGCCCATATATCCATTTTTGAAGTGGATGCCCGTCAGACAGCAATTTGTTGTATATATTTGTCATCACGAGCCGTTCGTAATTTATATCGTTATCCAGCATCGGATCACGTTTTATCCAATTCTCAATACTTTTTTTGGCCAATGGCTGCGCGAATGATGGGCACGTGTGTGTTGCCACGATATCAATCTGAATTCCTTTTTCTTTGAGTTCGTCCAAAGATGCTTCATCATAAACCGGGGCTTCATCCATCCAATAGCATTTCTTTGCCTTCAGTATAGCCTCTTCTTCAGAAACCTGATGGTAACGCATATACTTTCTTACATAAGCCGCATTGTATTCCATACGTTCTACACGGTCAATGGACATGGCGCCTCCAACACAAAGTATGTTATGACCATGTGTTTGGATGACCGTATAGTCTTTTACCGTTTTAAAACGTTTCCTATTAATTAAGTTAAAATCGTAGTATTCTTTGGATTCATGATTTCCACGGACAAAAAAACAGGTAGCGTTAACTTTGTTTGCGGTTCTCCCTATTTTATTAAAAATTTGATTGTAGTATTCAATTGATTCAAATCCAAAACCACAATCCCCGCAAAATACATAGGCAACATCCTCCATTTTGGAGAATTTCATCATACCGGATATGCCGGTGAAATCCCCATGAATATCCCCAACGAAGCATAGGTTTTCGTGTTCTGTTTTAATGATTTCCATAGAATATTTCTCCGGTTAAAATGTTTAGGTTTCCTTTTTTAAATCTGGAGCACTTGCAGTTAGTTTTGACCGGTTTATTTAACTTTTTTGATTTGAGCCAACAAATCGCGTCGTTCTTGACTCCAAAGTGCTCCATTCTGTACGCACATTTCTCTTCCATTACTTCTTGTTGTTTTTGCCAATGTAATAACCGGCTGCACCGACGATGGCAATAAGAATCAGTGTTCCCATGTTTAATCCTCCTCGTTTAATTGGATAATGACTTTAATTTGTTTGTTGAGTAATTTGTCGAATACCTCGTGTTCACCATTCATGGCGCATGATGTAATTGAAATATGAAACACTTCGCTGTCAGGATCCATAGGGTTATCCCCCAGGTAAACAACATTTGCGCATTTCATCGTACCGTCCGGGGAAACCGTAAGCAAATCATCGGTTCCACCCTGACACTCTAAAATTGTTTTAAACATGTTTTTTATATTTTCTCCATTATTTTTCTCCGGTCTGTTTGATAAAGCGAATGACATTGTATTCATGTGGCTCAGGGAATTCCATATTATCCAACATTCTGTAGATTTCGGACTTGGGGATTTGCCCATTCCTTCTGGCCACATTATCCTCAATTGTAGGAGCCTCAACGTAAACGTATTCATAATACGGGGCAAAGCGAAGGAACTCCTTATGATAGGCATCACGATAGCGCTTGGTAAGGTTTAGGTTATCTATGATAATATCTTCGCCATTCTCAAGGTGTTTGATGGCTTTCTGGATAAACACTTCAGATACCTTTGATTCTTCTTTTTTACCTAATTTTGCCTTCTCACCGTGTTTCACATACCCAAGTTCCTCGCGAATAATGTCTCTCGAAATGACAGGAAGTTCGGGATGGTTCTCCTGAATCCAAGTACTTTTACCGCTGCCGGCAATTCCCAACATCACATATACTTTAGGTGAAATGGCTGTTGAACCATTTATCGCACCATAATAGTGATGTTCAAGGTCGAAACGGGTCAAGGAGGCGGAGAAATCGCTTGTCAAAACGCGTTCAATACGGTTGTTTATGAAATCATCGCCATTACGGGATTCATCGTTGATTGAACCCATGGAATCTGCGTAATTTAGGTAACACAATTCAAGGATATTCCCACGGTCAAAATAAAGACGCATCATGCGTTCATAAACCTTGCTATCAATATCGAATATATGATGTAACGCCATATGCTGTCTTACAAGCCAACATATGCGTTCGCGAAGGTTGATATCCGGTTCATTGAAGAAAAGTTTACGTGTAATGCGCTCACCCTCAAGACCGTGATTCTTGGTTTTATATTCCTTCAAACCATCATCCCATTTGGTTGTGGTAGCCTTTCCAAGATCGTGGCATAATGCCGCCACAAGTAAGGCTGTCTCATTAATAGGATACTTCTTGAATGCTTCTTCTGTAGGAGCGTTTCTGAATGGGGCGCCTTCTTTTAAAATCCGCTCCATTTGATGGACAACAAGTCTTGTGTGCTCCCATACATTTCCCTCTGAATGCCACTCTTTCGACTGTGGGGTATTTTCAAGCGCCCTGAATTCAGGGATAGTCGTTATCACACCCCAATTAAGACGCCCATCATCATGTAATATATCATGTATTCGCATAGTTTTTTCCCTTTTAATTTTTCAACAACGTAAAGATACTAAAATATAACGAATACCATCAACTTTTTTTGTTAAAAGATGTTAATCATTTAGGCTTCGTACCTCGTAAAGTGTAAGCAGTGTATCATCAGAGAGTCCCTTTATAAATTTATCGAAATATTCAGATATCCATTTTTTATCTGAAATGGTGTAATCCAGTTCGTGATATTTTCCGTCCTCGGTGATTACACAATTCGTCCAAAAACAGCAACTGTGTTTAATATATTCATCCATATTTTTGAAATTAGCAAAATACTGTTTTCTGTTCTGCATGTTTTTCTTGATGGTTTCCTCGGTTTCATTCTCCGGTTCTCTTCCATCAACGCACAATTCCCAAGCGGCCTTGTATATTTCAGTATTCGCCATATGATTCTTTGTCCAATCTATTTCTCCGTTCCTTGCTGAATAGGCCTTTGAACCGTCCTTCAGTTTAAACGGATCAATGAAATCACTCTCCTCTCCAGTATCTTTCAGTCGTGCATCGTAGCATTTTTGATATTTGTACTTTGCTTTAGGATTCTCTGTACTCCAAGCATCACCGGTTTCATTATCCACTTTCAGGCCTTCGGTTGCAACCTCATAGAATTCATCATCGTCCATTTCCTTAGTGTCAAGATAGAGATTTCTGTATATTTCCTTCTGTACCTCAGATAGTTTAATGGTGGGAGAGTTAAGTATTCCCTCAAGTGCCTTTATTTGGTTATCCCTCAGTTTTGTCCTGTCACTGTATTTAAAACGCACATACGGTTCAACCACCGTATCAGCTGAATACATTGAGCATTTCTCATCCGGGTGTTCTCCGATGACCAACAATCGTTTAATTACTGACTTCGCCATTTGCCTTCGTATTTTTAATTAAATCTTCCAATATTTCCTGTGCTTTTTGAACGTTTTTCTTCGCTTGCCTGATGTTCTCAAGTTGTTCTTCAGTATATGGCCGGCAACCCATTGAGTAACTTTTTAGGTTAACATCTCTCTCACAACCTAATTCCGAAATTTCAAGACGATACCAATACCATTCCTCAAACAAAGGTTCAGGTATATCATTGTCAATGTCAAACCGAACATCATCGAAATTGACGAACAAATCGCCTATTGCACATATTCCACCAACATCATCACCAACCCACGTATCCGGTTCATAAAAGTACTCATGCTTTTTACACCACTCCAACATATAATCATGCACAACTTGTTGAAAATTCAACTTCAGTTCATTTCTTGATTGCTTAATAGGATTTTCCATTGCTTGTTGGCGTATCGTTTTTAATATTATTCACAAAGTCATGCGCCATACGGACAGCACTAGTAGCTCTATTACGTTCTTTACATTCAAAATCTTTATCGCTGTATGCACTTTTGATTGTATTGAAAAATTCTTCTGATGAATTAGGGCCGTAATCAAAAAACTCAAAAGTCAATTTCTCAACATCTCTGGATTTTTTTATACACCCATATTCAGTATAAAGCGCCTTTGTTTCGTTCTTGTAGATTTTCCTGTCTATCTCACCACTATCAAGTTTCTCTTGTATTGTTTTTAATTTACCATAGTATTCATGCCAAAGCGCATTCCTACGCTTATATTCGTCATTCTGTGTTACTTTTTCCTTAAGGTTATATAATGCCCAATAATTCTTATCAGGTTCCTTTTTATATTCCTCTATCTTTTTTTTCATTTCCTCTATCTCTTCATCCGAATAAACGATTTCTGAACGATATGGAAATACATAATACCAACGTAAACCCCTTGTTGCTTTCTTTACTATTTTATCATATTCTTCCATGGGAAGATAGAAGAATTCCAAAGGAAATTGTCTTTGTCCATCTTTCCCATTTATATAGGGTGCGTATTTCACTAAATTTTCAAATGTAAATTTGAAACCTTCAGGCAGTTCATCTTTTGGAAAAACCGTCTGTGCTTTAGTGTACATTTCCTCTATTGCAGGATAGAATCGCTTTTCTAATAATTGTTTATTGGTCATCGTGTATCCCTTTATATTCTATTTTATTATTTTCGATTTGTTTTTTTATAATTGCATCAAATTCATACCATGAAATCGGGGTGTAGTTGTTATTATCCACACCGACATCATATTGGGTTGGAAACAGCATTTTAAGTCTTGGGGCATCCGCGCTTGTGTCATTAGGGCGCATATGAACGTGTCCAAATGCCGAATATACCAACTGATCATCAGGTCGATATGTACCCGCATAACAAAGAAAAGGGTAATGGTTAAGGTAGCATTTGCGTTTCTCAACCTCTATTAACATCTGCATTGTACTGTATTCAAACAATTCATCAAACTGCGCCTGACTTTTAAGTTGACTGGTGTCATGGTTGCCTTTAATCAATATGATTTTGCCATTAAGCCGTTCCACAATCGGGCGCCATTGGCTAATCGGCCCCCAAGCAAAGTCACCAAGGTGAAAAACAACCCCGTCCTCAGGAACCTTATTGTTCCAATTGGCAATAAGCGCCTCGTTCATTTCCTCAACGGAGTTGAACGGACGCTTACAAAACTTCATTATGTTCCCATGATTAAAATGATGATCGCTTGTCAGATATACTTTTGACCCATCACTGAAATGGTGTTGTGGTTCCTGTTTGCCCATAAGTCAACAAGTAAATTGATACTGATCAATACCGGCAAATTGTCCGTCCCCTTCCTTATATGTTGTATTAGAAAAGGTTCCTTTGGTATTAATACTGTAGTTACCGGGTTTGTATCTCAACGGGCAATTAATGCAATCCATGTGTGGATTACCGCAATGGCTCCAATCAGAGCAATCATAATATTGGCCATTCGTTAATGCATGCTGCCCTCGTAATTCCTCTTTGAAAAACTCGGTTACAGTATTATCATCCTCCAATGTTTCTTTTTCAATGTCGGAAATTGCAAGAAGTACTGCAAGCGCTTTTTTGGGATACTTCATGAATTCATTAATGCGTTCTTCAATATTTTTCATCTTTAATTTTTTTAAATTTTGTTATATGGAACTGGCACTTCTCTGACATATTTCTTGCTGAGTTCCGGGTCAGTGATCAAGTTCCTAAGAATATCATAATATTGAGGTTCTATCATTCCCCCATTGAACATAATTCTGTCTCCAAGGACATCAATATCGCTGCCGGCCATCAAGGTTCCGCATTCGCATGTGTAATCCTGAACAAGTCTAAATCTTCTGTATGTGCTCATGTTACGTTATTTTTTAAAAATTATCTTCTTTCAATAATTCTTCAGAGGCATTTTCCATGATGCTCAATGGCGGTGTATAATCAGGGAAATCATTGCCACCATCCGTTTCCTCATTCTCTTTGCCACAGAAATACTTTTCTTTCTCATTTCTTGTCATAACATGGGTCTGCGGCTTTATCTCATTCCGATATTTCAAGTTTTCACCGTTTTTTCTACCTTTATTGTTCTCAATAAAAGAATTAACAAACACAGTAATCTCTTCATTTTTCATGAAATTGAGATATGGTATTTTCTTTTTTGTGGACTTTTTTAAAACATAGAAATAACTATGGAATTTCCTCGCATGTTGTTGTTTATCCACTTTACCCGATATCAGGCGTTGCTTTGTTAAAAGGACAAACTCATCCAAAAGGTCAAAACCCAAAGACTCTGCAACAAACCATATCCAATGGTGTGAATTGAGTTCTTTAGAACCGGTAACGGTAGGCTGACATTTGAAAAACATATAGCCATCATGCTTGAGTATTCTAAAGCACTCTTCCATCCAATGCTTATATGAATCCAAAAGTTCATTTACAGGATAGTACCCGCTAAATCTACGGAATGTCTTACAATTGTTATTCGTATCCTCCAAAAGGCTTGGGCATGTCCTAGGTGAAATAATAAATGGAGGGTCGAAAAATATTGTCTGAATTGAAGCATCATCAAACGGCAAACTACCCCAAGGATCTATGGCAATCACGTCATCAAATTGAGGTGCTACATCGCATTTGTATTTCGGTTGTTTGATTAAAAGCGTTTCTTTTTCGCCATTCTCATTAACATAGTTATGTCCGCCATAAAATTTACCTTCTGAATAGGTGATATCAAGGTCAAACTCAGTCTCACCATCATTGTATAAATCAGCAATGTCTTTAATTATCTTATGCTGATTGTACGAAATGCTTTTTATTATATCCTTTTTACCCATTCTATTATCCCTTCAGTGCCTCAATTTTCTCGAGAATAGTGCTTTCACTTACCAAACCAACAGTCTTGTCCTTCAATTCACCGTCTTTATAGTAAAGTAACACGGGTACGTTTCTTACGCGAAGATAACTTGCAATTTCCGGTTCATCCTCAACATCCACCATTATAAAATTCACATCAGACAACTGAGACTTTAAACCCTCTATCTTTTGTTCCAAAACCTTGCAAGGTGCACACCATTCTGCACCCAATTTTGTAATTGTCAATGGATTACTCTTGACAAGTTCGTTATATTCGTTAATATTCATGTGTTATAGTATTTAGTTAGATAATCTTACACAAAGTTCGTTTCCATTTCCATCATTGTCAGGCAAGAAATCATATTCATCTTCGTTAAATTCTCCGTTGGTTCCAAAGGTCATTCCATCTACCATGGTCTCGTCAAGCACGACAACACCTTCATTTTCTCCTGTGAAAAAGACAACATTGTTTTTGTCATTCACAACCTTAAATCCTAAATAAGGGTAATTCATTTTTCTTAATTTTTTTTATTATTTAAATTCAAACTCAAGGCAAATATACTATTTCTATATATATTTTTGCCTTGAGTTTTATTTTTTATAACCTATTTCTGACTACTTCTGAAACAATTTTACCGTTTGCGGTGGGGTACTTTTTCTGCACCTCGGAGAGGATATTCTTCATGTCCTTCATAGAAACCTGGTGATCAAGACCGTTGATTATTTCGTTGGTATAATCCTTAATATCATCTTCGCTTGCTTCTTTTGGAAGAAATTCTGAAAGAATCTTTAATCCGTTTTTCTCTTTTTCGGCAAGATCAAGACGACCTCCATCAGTGAATTGCTTAATGGAATCCTCAACTGAGGATTTCATTTTTATAAGCATCTTCATTTCAGAGGCTTCGGTATATGTTTCGCCCGATTTCTCAAGAACAAGCATTGCACTCTTGATCATTCTAAGCGTATTCAACCTTGTTTCATCTCCAGTTTTCATTGCGTTTTGGATTAACGCATCAATTTCGTTTTTCAACATATTCTTTAAATTTTTAAATTATACACTCCAAGTATTGTATTTGCATCTTCAAGGCTGTTCACATCGAAACTGGCAATGGTCTCCATGTCCTCGTTGTCAAGATGAATATTCCATGCGGGATATTCATAAGTTGATGGAAGGTTCGCTTTATTCCGCAATATAATCCGATTATCGTTGGAACTAAGAATAAGATATCCACATCTACCGTGTTCTTGATAGCATTCTTCAAGTTCGACATCATGGATGTATCCATGTTCTTCCAAATATTCTACGGTCAAAGGTGTTTTTGCTAACATATTTCAAAAATGTTTTTAATATCGGTTTTTTCCCAAGGGTATATGTCATACACAGAACTATTGCCATAGAAATATATTTCAGGAACCCCGAAATGCCCGAATTTACCAATGGCACTATAACGTTTGTCACTAACACCAAAACGTTTGATTATGCCACTTGGGGTAAGGCTCACATTTTCCTTGATACTCTTAATCACCTTATCTTCAAGTTCGCGATTACGGTTCATCCATACATACATTGATGAAGGTTCAGGGACTCCAATCATATAAGACAATTCAACCTTGGCAGAGTCACATACTCCTGATGCAACAATATTCTTTGCAAGATAGCGGGCCATATACGCGCCTGAACGGTCGACCTTTGTCATATCCTTACCAGAAAATGCCCCGCCTCCAACTTTGCAATAACCGCCATATTGGTCCACTACGATTTTACGGCCTGTTACACCGCAATCGGAAACAGGGCCACCAATATGCCATGCACCGCATGGGTTGATGTCGAGTTTCCATCCCGGCTGGTTAATGTGGTTGTTGAAAATATTCTGACTAACCCCAATGAAGTTTTTTCTGATGTATTCCTCAATGCGGGCTCGTACATCCTCAAGATTCTCCAATGCGTCATTGTGCATTGTTGATACGAGAATTGAATTTAGGTGCGCATTTCCATCCTCATCATAATCAACAATTACCTGTGATTTTGCGTCAGGTCCCATAGATATGCTTCCCTCAATAAATTTGCATATGCATTTTGCAATGTAGTGGCCAAGACCAAGGTATGCCGGTGTCTCGTTGGTGGCATAACCACAAACAAAGCCCTGATCACCTGCACCAATATCCATACCCCCATCAACACCATTATGGATTTCAGGGGACTGCTTACCGATAAGGTTTATGATTTTTATGTTATCTGGAGTAAGTCCATGGTTTACCGGAAAACTTAAGTCACTATACACGTCCCTTACAATAGCATCGTAATTGACTGTACCAGTTGAACCGATTTCTCCACCCAACACGACAATGTTGTCCTTAACCATAACTTCAATTCCTGCACGGACATTTGCATCAACTTTGTTGAATTCATTAAGGATGTTGTCCGCAATACGATCCGCGATTTTGTCAGGGTGCCCATTGGTGACACACTCACTGACGATTGTTCTTTTATACATGTTATTAGAATTTTAGCGTTATTATTAAAGAGGCAGCAATTTCAATAAATCAACCTCTTTTGTTCTTCTTCAAATATACTATAGTTTCATTAAATGTTGCCAAACCGAATAATTAAAATTTGTTTTAATAACCCGGCGCCGATATAAGTTGATTATAATCATATCCACCAAGAAAATCAGGTACTTCTACATTTTGGTAACGTTTAATTTTCCTTGCGTTTTCCATGTTTTTGCGTTTATAATAGGATAGTGATGCTGACCTCAACATATGCCATTTGGCATCATAGATTCCGCCGCCATCTCCATACATATCGTGATGTTCTATAAAGGATATTGGTGTCGGGTGCAAAGTCATAACGGCAATTGCGCCATCCCTCCACTGGCCAGCGACATATTGCTCGTGTTCCAAAGCCTCAGGTGTCGAACCATAACCTTTTGGGTCTTCGTCTATATTGTATATCAACTCAGGTTTAACAAGACAATAGTACTTGTATGAGCCGCCGTTTGATTGGTCTGTACCGGGTTCTGAAGCCCAAAAATAGTTTCCAAGGTCAGAATTCTTGGAATAGGCATTCTGTTGATGTCCCGTATGATTAATAACACCATTTGTTATACGTGCACTTGAATCATGTTCCAAAACAACATATCCGTTCCACATACGCATCGGCCATCGCTCAATAGCCTCGTACAATGAACCACCTTTCTTTGGGTTATATTGATTGATAAATTTTAATTTCCTTATGTCAAGCATCTAATCCAACCTGTTTATGGCTTTGCGCATGGCCATACGGTACATCCCATTACCCGCGCTTTTATTATTCAGTTTGTGTGCATACTCGAATATATCCTCTGCCGTATCCTTAAAACCGTTTTTGACCCTATTCTCTATTATAAGTTTAAGGTTCTCATTTATTTTTTCGTTCATTTCATTGAAAATGGAAAACGGTATCGAATATTTGAATTCCTTGCCAAGATTACTACCGACTGATGTGTAAAAGTCGTCCGCATCGGATTCATCAACATATTTTACTTCACTGTCCTTTTTAACGTAATCATTTGATTCCGGATGATATGGAGCATTCGTATCGGCTTTTTCCCAGTATTGTGATAATACCCGTCCGTTTTCAAGCACATGATAAACAAACGATGTCTGTTGATATTTTCCGCAGAGATACTTGCAAGTTCCCAAATCAATATTAAGTACCATGAAAGAATGCTCAAGATTGCCAAATTTACCTTTGGCCGGTACCACAATATAGCCACCGTTTTTCAAATCACCAATCAGACTTTTGTTAAAACGACGGTTACGCGCACGCCCTGCATCTTGCGAATCGGGATTCTCAGCAGTAAATACAGCAAAAGTTTTAATTGCATTGTATCCGCCTTTACCTTTTTCAAATGCACCCCTAATATTATCAACATTGCGTTTTTTGGCATTTATACTTGCCTCATGTAGGACTTCTTTTATCATTTCCTTAATATCTGTTTCGTTAAGCCTTATTACCTTCTGCATATATAAATCATTTTACTATAAATAGTCTAAATCTTAGATATATCTATGTTTTTGATATATTTAAAGCACATGTCTTTGGTTAATTCCTTTGCATTATTGAATGCCATTTTCAGTAGATATTCTTTGTATTTTTTTATCTCCGGGCCAGGATTAATTCCTTTGAACTCCATGATTTCATCCCCACTTATAGGGAGTTTGTAGTTGAACATGTCATTACGGTCCGCGACAAGTTCAGCCGATCTTTCCAATATTTTTAGGCCTTGTTGGGGCAGGCAATATTTTATTCCATGCGATAGATTGTCGGCATGTATCAAAGATATGGCCAATCTGAAACATTCGCTTGTCACACATTCGTATTGGAATTTTCTGATGGATTTATCCTTGGGTGTGTTATCCCCAATTCCCTTGAAACGCATGTGATTTTTAACGATAAATGCCACTCCGTCAATAATGTGATTCGGAAATTTCAGCCTTTTAAGAATTTCCCTTGTCATTTTTTCACTCTCCAACTCATGATGATAGAAATGCACCTTCCCGTTTTGTTCAGAATAAGTTTTCACTTTTCCAATATCATGAAATACAGCCCCGAGCATCAATAACCTTTTGTCTACATCATCTATTTCAGAGGCATGCTGTATGACTTTCAGGGTGTGCTGCCACACTGTACAATAGTCGTGGTATATGTTCTGGTTCATATTATATGTTGGGGCAAATTCGGGGATAAAATGGTCAAGCAGCCCGGTGTTTCTCAACATTCTCATGCCACCAACGGGATTCTTCGACAAGAGTATTTTCATGAACTCGTCTTGGATACGTTCCTTGGATACTATTTCAAGTCTGTGTGCATTTCTACACATGGAATCGAACGTTGCATCGTCAATGTCCCATCCGAATCGGGAGGCCATTCTTACACCACGCATCAGACGTAAAGGATCATCATTGAACACAATATCCGGATTGTCATTGGTAACACGAATAATATGTTTATCAATGTCCTCCCTGCCTTTTCCCGTCACATCGAGCACTTCACCTGTTAATACGTTGAGATACAATGCATTACATGTGAAGTCTCTTCTAAACGCATCTTCCTCAATGGAGGCATAGTGTGTTTCGGGGTTTCTACTGTTCTTGTTGTGATATTGCTCTCCCCTTGTCTGAACACACTCAAGTTCGATGTCAGGGAACTTGGCCAGCCGGAACATAGCAGTTCCGTATGTAGGATAAGTTACAACCGAACCCTTGGTATATCCATTTTCCTCCATCCACTTAGCAAAATTAATGCCACCGTTAGGTATGTCCACAACAATGTCGATATCTTTAATCGGCTCATTCATAACAAAATCACGCACAGCACCTCCGACAACGAAGATATGCGTTTCCCAAAGGCTACCTTTAATTACTTCACTGAGCCAAGTAACAATTTCTTTAAATTTTTTAATTGTCATCTTCTTATTTTTAATTTTTCTTAATATTCAACAAATAAAGATAGCAAAATCAAAAGAATATGCTAATACCGGAATATTAAACTTTCTTAAAGCATATTTATATATGTCATGCAGAAAGTGGTATATTTAACAGAAGAGCATATACGTAACATCATCAAGGAAGTGCTTCACGAACTTTATGAAACAAGCGCTTGCCTTGGTGCATCTTATGGTGAAGTACGGCATTTGGCACATGATGTTAAAGCCGGTGACCCAGATGCCATTGACCGTGCCGCCCTGTTAATGTACAAATATGTTCCTCCTCGTTCTGTACTTATTCCAATACCGCAACACACCGGTCAGGCAGAATACACCCTTAAACTTGCCAAGCGCATAGCACAATTATCAAAGGCAAGAGTTATTGATGTATTGTCAATGGCAAAACGCGACACCACTTTATATATGCAGAAAATGCGTGGCATTAGTAATCTAAATCTCAATTTCAGTGCATATTATGACGAATCCGTTATGCAACAAATAAGAACCGCCAGCAACGTGATACTTATCGACAACGTAATTGATAGTGGGCTTACATATAACCAAGCAAGAGAAGCCATAAAACAAACCTATGGTGCCGATGCTTGGTTATTAAGTCTTGGTGCAGTAACAGAACCGAAGGATAAAAGTTGCGATGTTATAAGAAGCATCTATTCAACAAAACCCTTATACGAAGAAAACCAAGAGGTTAATCCTTGTTGAACTGTTTTTGTGCTGAATCCGAAATTACATTCAAAACAGTGTATGCTGAAAAATCACTGATATTATTAAATCCGCAATAAGACATTGAGGACTTCAAATATGACTCGAATTCCTTTGCAAAATCAGCAATTGTCAACTTGCTCATTGGGGTTCTTATGACTTTCCCTTCCGGTGCAGAAGTAAAATTCCCTTTCAAGTCCTCTTGGCCACGTTCCGAAGCCATACCATAATATAATTTATATTCCCTGAAACCATCATTGTCAAGTTTATCAAATACAAACCCCGCCGAATCTTTCAGTTTATTCAATGCGCCACCCATCATTACATAGTTGGCACCAAGTGCAAGTGCCTTTATTGCATTGCGATAGTTTGAAATGCCACCATCGGCGATAATCTTGCAAGGCAAATCCATTGAAGCACATTTGTCAATCAAAGAAGCCATTGGATAATAGACACCTGTATATGTTGAAGTGTTGCATGCCGAACCTGTTCCTATGGAAAGTCTGACATAGTCAGCCCCATTTTCATACAAATGTCTATATGTCTCCGGGTTGGCAATGTTACCGGCCATTAGGATTGCGTTGGGGTATTTAGACTTGATGGAACCAATCGTATGAAACAATTTCCTCATGTTTCCATTTGCGATATCTATAAGGAGTTTTATGGTGCCATGAGGCATTGTTATTCCCTTTGCAATTTCTTCCGCCTCATCCAAGGAATATGCCGCAAAGATGTCATTTTCGAACGCCAGTTTTATTTTTTCAGATAGACTTCCTGTATTGCGAGGCAGAATAGGATTTATCTTCGCATTCAAATATCTCTTGAATGTGTTCTTATCCACAACATTAGGCATCGGTGACGTAAAAATCGGTAGAAAACCGTCTATGTACGGATTGCATTCTTTCCTATGGTTTATGTCAGAAACCGTTGCCGGTTGAATTGCAACATCATCAAGAGTATATAGGATTTCTTTTCTTAACATACTAAATGCTATTTAATTGATACTTTCGACGAATATCAAGAAGTAAATTGTTTATATGTTCACGATTAATACTATCAGGAATTGTTGAGTTGGCTATCGCTTCCTCAAGTTCTTCCTTCTTGCCAACAAGTTGTTTCATGAGTGTATCATAATCGTACTTGTGATTACGAATGTCACGAAGAAATTCAGCGTCTATATCACGCCTGTTAACATGAACTTCGCCTGTTTTAGCAATCTCAAGACCCATGTAAAGCAGTCTAAAACAATGGCTTACGTTTTTTGCATCAAAATTGTGCCCAAGATTATCTTGATAACGTTGTGGATTTCTTTTTTCCACCCAAATCTGATATTCCTTATACTTACGGCAATGTGTTTCGAACCCGTTCTTGTTGTAACACATGGTACAGATGGGGAGGATATCTTTTTCGACTGAACTGCAACGGATATCATCACTGTTACCGTCATCACGAACAATGCCACGATATCCAATTGGAGTTTGTGTGTTTTCAAACCATGCCTTCATTTTTTGCTGCACATCGTAAATACCTTTGCAAATACATCCCACAACAAAACTATAATAAGGTGCATCTTTTAGAAATTCTTCGTAAGTATTGTATTTCTCTGAGTTATGCGCACCCCAATCATAGAATACACCGTAACACATAGGCATATTGTTCAATGAAACTAATCCACAAAAACGCTGTTCAAGGCCACGATTCTTAAGCCATTCACACATATTGGCCGTACCTTGCTTGTAGGTGGTGTAACAAAAATCAAGTGGCCATTTACGCGTTTCAATGGGTTGAATACACATTTTATTATAACCAGTGGCTTTTTTTATTTGTTGATACGAATACCCTAAAAACGATTTGAAACACTCTTTGGTAACAAACTCCTGACGATGTTTTTTAATTTCGGTGATAATTGGATGTTCGTAAATAACAAATTCATCATCAACGAACAAACTTTCAAGTATATTGGGGTTTGAAGTACACAATAGATTCATATACTTTTTAAGGCCATACCATACTTTATCATGTTTTTCATCGGCAATTTCATCTTGAAAATCATACCCAAGGCCAAGTACTTGATTGATCGGTTCAATATAAACTCCTCCTTCATCCCAATCGGATAAATCATTACCGTTCTCATCAACTACATTGGTCCCGTACGTATGCGAACCTCTGTAATATCTATATAACAACAGTCCGTTCTTCTCGATATCTTCAAATGTATATTTTTTCATGTTATTCAAGATTTGATTTGGGTTCGTTATTAATTACTTTGATTATCTGTTTGATGGCTTCGTCTCTATTCAATTTATTCATGTAATAAGAAAGCGCATCGCTTTGACCTTTCCTATAAACACATAGTTTATCAGAAATAGCATCAAAATACATAGCATCAATACCATCTATGTCCAGGAAAAGAGTTCCACCGTTTGTTTTAATATTAATTAACATATATTTTCCTCGTTTAGTTCTTCTGTTTTTTGATAAACGCCATTGGCCTTGTCAATCTCCTCGCAGCAGTAATCCATGAATAATTCCGCTTCGCATTCGTTTTGAAAGAACGCGTCCCCGATATCGATTCTACCGGTTGGTCCTAATCCATACAACGAAACACGAAATCGCCCTCCACATACATTATCTTTTCTGATATAAGCCACGTTATATGGGTTAATCATTAAAGTATCGTTGACTACTATCATAAAGCACTAATTTTGAATTTTTCAGAAAGGTCGTTCCAATCGAGGTTTTTGTATTCGGATTTTTTTTCTTCGACAATGGGTTCTTCCTTTTGAGTATAACGTTTAACCATATTGTTGATTCTTTCTTTTTCGCAGATAGGGCAACGATTACCGGTATATCTGAAATGATGTGCCGGGCAAATGTTTTTGGTAATCATATTGGTATTTATTGTTGATATGGGTTATGTATATTTAATTTGTGAACCTAAAAACGAGTATTATAAAATAGGCGTTACAACCGGTTCGATTGAGAAACGTATAAAGAAACTTCAGACAGGAAACGGTACTGAACTACATATCGTCTCTTGGTTTAAGTCACAGTATCCATTCAAACTGGAGAAATTGCTTCACACAAAATTTTGTTCAGAACGCGAACATGGCGAATGGTTCAGTTTATCCACGGACGAAATTCTCAATTTCAAAAACATTTGCGAGGAAACACAGAGAACTGTTGATATCCTTATGGAAAATCCTTATTTCAATCGTTCGCTTCCTCGTTAGTGCGTTTGTTTAAAACTTCATCGATTTTACTTTTTACTAACCTTTGATTGAGTTTCTTTATAATATAGTCTCCATGGCATGATTCATCTAATTTACAGTAGCATTTAATGTATATTGTATCATACTTCAAATATGCTTCGTACATTCGGTCAAATTCCTTCTTGAATTCGGAATTCTCCCTTTTGACCATTTCGTCGAAGTATTCCTTGTAAAGTCTTATTGCAGTTTCCCTATCCTTGACTACTCTTTTGGCCAAAGTCTTTTTATCTTTGATATGTGTGAATGGGTTTGAAAGCGTGTTGGGTCTTGAAACATCAAACACATTCTCACCAAGCATGTCGTTCTCCGTCTTGCATATTCGCTCAGCTCTCGCCATTGTATATAAACAATTTCTCTATTTTACGTTTCTGTTTCGTGCCCGTTTTGGTAGTCCCCATGCCATCAGGGACACTTTTCTGCCACACACATTTGAAGTCTGACGGGGCATCATATTCGGATACATATATCGGAGTCCCGTATTTTTCATTTATTTGCCTAACCCAAAGCCAAAACGCGAAATTGTCGAAGTCTTCGATGTATTTTTTCTTCGATTCGTAAGGAGGGTCCGCATATATAACGGCCTTTCTCAAATCAACATAATCCTCTATATCACGGTAATCCCCATGTTCAAATACCGTTTTATCAAGATACTTGAAACTGTCAGCCTGTTTTTTGATACCGTTATAGGCTTCTTTGATATGATCCTCATTCTTCTTCGGATTGAAGTGGGCATATCCATTGAACCACCCACCACCATATGAGCAGCATGTGGCCACATAACCCGTGATATAATCCTCGTAATCCTGTTTGCCGTTAATGAATGCATCCTTGACTCTGTAGTACATATCCTCGGTTACATTTGACGGAATGTTCTTCATACCGTTCTTCTGTATCTCCTTCCATAAAGATATGACATAGTAATTTATGTCAAGTGCAATCTTATTCTCATGTTCTATTTTATCCACCAAATTCATTCCACCAGCGAACAAATCAATAAAGAGTTTTCCCTCTGTAAGATGTTCGGAGATAAAAGGAATAATGTGTTTTGCTAATCTTGCTTTGCTTCCTTGATATCGCATAAATTCTTATTTTTTATTTTTCAACATAGCAAAGATACTTAAAAAAAATATGTATTGCTTAATCTTTTTTCTTAAAATTTGTTAAATAAACCTTCGGGAACTTCGAAATTTGTGATAATGTATATTTTGCCTTGCCATCTCCGTTCGCAAAATCATTATATGTTACGAATACACCATCGTCACTCGCATTTCCCTTGAAATTGATAAAACGGTATTTCCCGTCATAGAAACAGTAGATAATCTCAGGCCTTATTTTCTCGTGTGCCTCAAGATAATGCGTTTGAAGGTAATCATCAACAAACTGTTGGTTTTGCTCAGTGCATTTCTTTCTGTCTGTTACTAAATCAGGTTTATTACCTACCATAAATGATATGGGCTTAACTTGTACAAACCTGAATATTTTATTTCCCTTATATAAAAGTATATCTACACCGTTGCTGTCCCACAAGGAATCCGGAACATTATCAGTTTCGTTTCTACGTTCCAAACCAAATGATTTGAAATACTCTTCAACAATCATTTCCCCATATTTTCCGGCCAATGTTTCAGTACAGGCATGATTGATGATAAGACACATTAATTTCTCAATGTCATTTTCCATGCCGTCGGAAAATGTGATTTTTTCTTCATTACAACGCCTTGAAATGTGATTTGCTATACATTCAATCTGTTTAACACTCCTTCCATGTTTCCACGAACCCGTATATTTGTTGTAATTGAATGTAGGATCCGGATCATCAAGATAATCTTTAATGAATTCACACAATTTATGGTTGAAATCACCGTATACATAAACTATCCTGTACTTGTGCAACAGCTTGTTGGTATGTCCTATATGGTTCGATGGGGCAAATTCATTTCTCCACAATCCTGAGAACTCAGGAAGTTTGTTTGATTGCTTCTTTGCGAAATCACCCTTTGTGATAATTTCTTGAATGTTTGTGTCAATGTCATCAAATAACATAATTCAATCTCTCTTCCGCGATTTTACAATATTCTTCTGAAACATCGAAACCTATGTAGTGTCGATTCATATCCCTTGCAACTTTCGCTGTCGTTCCGCTTCCAACAAACGGGTCAAGAACCAAATCACCTTCATTGCTCCAAGTTTGAATGTGGATTTTCGCAAGTTCTTCCGGAAAAACAGCCGGATGCGCACTTCGATTTCTTGCAACTGCAATTTCAAATATATTACCGTGAACCTTTTCCGCGTTTATCTTGAAGGTTTTGTGTGTGCGCCCTGATTCACCGTCAATGTTTTTACAAGTTGAATCATATATCTGTCCACCACATTTGGTTGGAATCATTATTGGATTGAATGTTTTCGGTTTACCTTTTGAGAATACGAACATATACTCAAATTCCTGGTTATATCTCGGCTGTTGAACCATCGGCATTGGATTCTTTTTCTTGTAAATCATTGTGTCGTTAAGATTGAACCCAACTTCCATAAAATAAATCACTTGTCTAAATGATGTACCGCTTTCTGAACCATTTTTTGTTTGATCACCTATCACCCACACAACTACGCCACCACCCTTCATAACGCGATATAGTTTTTCAACCGTTTGGCAAAACACATCCCAATTCCACGCTGAAATCGCACCTGAGTATTGGCGCATGTAGTCATAAGGGGGTGAAGTAACCACCAAATCAATAGATTGGTCATCCAATTGATCCAACCCATCAAGACAATTCAAATTATAGATTTTATTCGTTTCCAACATTTTTCAAAAAATTCTTCAATTTTCATTGAGCAAGTCGTTTGGCTGAAATTATTTCTTTTAATTTTTCCTGTTTTTCACCGCCAATCAATTCCATCCACTCCGGATAAGTTGGTGGCATAATGTACACGGCATTTATTCTTGTAATGCCGGTTTCTGGATCTGTATAGGTTTGTTGCCTATTACTCTCCAAAATTTTTAAATTTCTCCATTCCTCGAAATTCCTTCCGTATTTGTCATAATCAAAAACGCGTTCGTCGGCGAGAAATGCAATACATGTTACAAAATTGTCCATATCAGGCTCCATAAATATTTCATAATTGTGCCCAATATCAGTCAATTTGACAATATCACTCTTTATATCAGACGTATTCCCTCCATCCAATACAATGATGGTTTTATCATAGTTAGCCCAATGTTTGTATTCCTCAGTATCACCGAATTTAAGTGAATACTCTACAATGGCGTGTGCTGCTTGAATCGTTTTTTGTGCAATTGATAAATGCCTCTCAGCAAGGCAATACATTCTATATTCCATAATTTATATTTATATTTCTTTTTTTACAAATATACTATTTTCAGACTATTTATAGACAAATAAAAATACTTTTTTCTGAAAAATATGAATACCATCAAGAAATATATAAAAGAAAGCGTCCGTCAAGTTATTAGAGAGGATGTTGAACGTCAGGCAATCCGTGAGATTGTTAAAAATGAACTTCGAAAAATGTACAACGAAGGGGTGTTTGAAGGCGGAAAAAAAGATGATGATAAGGAAAAAGATACCGTTGGTGCAACAGACACCGCCCGTGGCCAGTTGAAAAATATCCTTGATAACAACCCAATGATTAAAAAATCGCAGATTGCATATGCCTTGCATCCAGGTGTTGATCATGACTCCGCTAGGCATATTTTCCAGGATCAGTTGACCGGAGAAGACCCGCTATCAACGCGTGAAGCCAACACAGCTATTGACATGATTCATAATGCAGGTGTTTAAAAAAATCACACATAAAAAAGAAACGGAAGGCCATTTAACCTTCCGTTCATTTTTCTTGTATATTTTTCCTTCCGATTATTCTCCCTTTGACCATAGATGTTCGTTTGGCTTGCAGGTATATACCACACCGGCCTGAATTCCTTCCGTACAGAACTGATGGAGGATTTCCTCGATGTTTGTAAGATTGTCTATAATAAAGGAAGCAAGTTCATCCATGTACTGTGTTGTTTCCTCGTCGAATTTCGGTCCGGCCGGATCCTCAAGAGTGCCTTCAATAACTTTGTCCATCTTACCTATGATGTAGGCAATGTCTTCATAGATATATGTTCCGCCCCAAAGGTTGTAGGTATCAATGCCGTATAGATTATCCCCAAAATCAGAATTGTTTAGAACCTCGATAGGTGCAATTGATTCAGCCACCGGTTTACCGTCAATTCTGACGATGTTTGAAATATTATATCGCCCATTACCGACGTCCTTAACACTCACATCCTCGTGGCATGGGGTTACTGAAAAATTCGGTTCAATCTGAGTGAAACGAAGGTTTTTAATTAGTTTAATCTGATCCTCTGTAAATTGAATTTTAAGTCTTGCCATATTCTATGTTGTTTTTCTAAAAAATATACTATTTTTCAGGCGCAAATTTCAAGCCAAGTTTTTTCTGAATTTTGCGTATCGCATTATTGTACTCTCTTGAGACGCTTCTTGTCTCAATACCAAGTTTGTTAGCTATCATTTGAAAGGTTTCCGCTTCACAACCTATGCCATAATAGTGCTTAAGAATGAACTCTTGTTTATTGGTGAGACATTTCAATAGTTTTTCCGCTACCGTTTTATCATGTTCTTTATTGAGTTCATCCTCGATATTGTTGTTTTTTGTATTTTGGTCATATTCATGTGCCAGTGTAACCTTGAAGAAAGCGGAGGCATCGTTGTCACAATAATCCGGATCAATTTCATCAATCGAAATTAATGTAGGTGACATTAAATCATCTTTATTGGAAAAGACAACACCCTGCTCCAAAAGGATATCCTGAAGTTCCTCAAGTGTTGGGTAACGGCAATTCTCGAGAAAAAACTTATTGTTGGCGGTGGCCACGTAAGTGTATGCCTTATTGGCGTTTTTTGGCGTGATTAGTTTATAGTCACCGATGAGATAATCGATCATGTATTTGTTTATCCAAAATACTGCATAGGTTATAAAATTTTGTTTAAAATCTATGTCGAATTTATCGATTGCCTTGTTAAGTCCAATTGTTCCTTCTGAAATAAGATCATTGAAATTGTCCCCGTTTGTGAGGTGTTTGGCGAGTGAAGCGACAAAACGTTGATTGCATTCAATCAATTTACGCCTTGCGGATTCAGATTCACTTTTGGTACCGTGTTTTACGGACATCATCAGTTCTTTTTGCTCCTCGTTTGTTAATTTTTTAAACTTACGAATATCGGAAAAATATCTGTGAGCCATTTCGTTACCATCAAGGGACAGGCTTCTTGATTTACAATTAACAAGTAACATTATTTATTTCTTTTTAAGTATGACAATGGATTTGTTTCCTTCATCCTTTGGCAGGGATTCCGGGGTTGCAACATCGGACATGAGGACTATGAATTCCAAAATAGCCTTTTTGCTTTCCTCCCTTCTCAATAGTTCGCGTTTCTTCATTATCAAGGTTACTTTTACCTTGTCTCCTTTGGTAATGAATTCCTTTGCTTTATTTGCTTTAATTTGAAGGTCGTGGCTTGAGATATTGACTGATAGTGATATTTCCTTCAATTCAACCCTGTTCTGTTTTTTGGCCTTGGTTTGTTTTTTCAGTTCATAAAGATACTTTGAATAGTTAGCCAATTTCATTACGGGTGGCTTGGCATTTGGATTTATTTCAATCAGATCCAAGTCCATTTTGTTGGCCGTATGTTTTGCATCTTTAAGACTGCATATTCTGTTCACTATCTCGCCGTCGTCGCCGGTGTATACCAATCTTACTTCATAGTTACCATACAATTCATCATTGATACGCGGTTCCTTGATTTCGTTTTTTTGTTTTCCTTGTCTTTTGTTCATGCTGTTTATTGTACCACTTTCTATCTATGCCTTTTGCCTTTTTCACATTCAGTTTCTTTTTGGCATGTGTTAGCGTTTAGGCCTGTTTTTCGTGTTTTCAAATATAAATAGATTGAGATCAGGTGTATTGTCATCAATAAGTCGCATCATATCCGTCTTATCCTGTTTGCCATCCCAATTGGAGGTTCCTATTATGGGACAAGTGACCCGCATACCCTTGAATTCATTATTCGCGGTTTGCAGCGCGTGAATGAGTGAATCACGATAAAAGCCATTCATTCGATTGCCCTTGGCTTTAGCGCAAATATACAATAGTGTTATAATTGGGTCGGAACCTTTATGAATGGTGAGCCTTGTCCCCAACCTTCGCATATCACCATACGGCTGCTTTATGTTTTCGTCCCTAACATACGGATACTTCTCTACAATCTCCTTCTGAAAACCGCCTACAGTTTCACCGTAAATGTTAGTCCCAAACATAACAACATCGAATTTATGGACTTCGTTAATGATTTTAAATCCATTCAATATGGTCAGCATTTAAATGCACCCTCCCTATCCATTTTAATGATTTCATCATAAAAAACCACATTGGTTGCATTGGTTACTTTAACAAGTTCGGAGTATTCAACCCACGCATATTTGTCAATTTCGGGCCAATCACAATTATCGGCCATATTGGAAAAACACACCTTTGGGTCAATATTCCCATACTTCACGGCAAATGCTGTAACCTTCTTTTTTGGATTTTGTTTGACTGTTGTAATTTTCACAAGGTGTTCCTCAACATCCTGTGGTAATTTTATACCAGATTCCTCATTAAACTCCCTTATTGCAGCCATAAGTTCATCTTCTCCATCCTGAATACCCCCTTTAAGGAGTGCCCAATAGGATTTCTTCTTCCAAAACGGACCACCCGGGTGGCCCACAAAAAACTCATATTTGTCATCCGTTACTCTAAACGGAATAATTCCTGCACTATGTTTCACTTTGTTTTATATTCGTTGACTTTTACTAAATTTCCGCATTGTGGGCATTTAACGAAAAGGTAATGTAATATATAATCATCACCCAAGAACGGCCATCTACGCTCAGTCTTTTCGGTATATGTATAATCATTGTTCAACGTGAACTTACAGCCGCACACTTTACATTTGAATTTCTTCGTTCCTTCAACAATAACAGACATGTTATTTAAAGTTTTTGGAATCTTTCAGTTCTTTTATTAGTTTCTCCTCTGAACGACTGATGTCCTTCGGATACTTCTGTTTCACTTCAATAAGCAGAGAACCCCTATTTCCGTTGCCAATCGGCATTCCAAGTCCATTAAGTCTTAATATTTTGCCTTCCTTGGTGAATTTGGGAATGTCAACCGAAATTTTCTTTCCGCCAAACAAGGCTATTTCTGCTTTGCATCCAGTAAGACAATCCAAGATAGGGACATCGATCGCGGTGTACAAGTCATACTGGTTGGCAATTGCGAAACGTTCGTGTGGATCAACAACCAAAAAGATAAGCATATCACCAACTACATTTTTGCTGCGTTCAGCGTAGTTACCTTTACCCGCAATTGCAAATGTGGCTCCATCAATGGCACCGGCCGGAATCTGAATATCCAATTCCTCACTTGTGACAACCCTGCCACTTCCTCCACAATCTTTGCAAGGATTGATGACAACACTACCGGTACCACCACAATGGTTACACGGAACTGTCTCTTGAAACATCATGTTACCGTTACGCTCGGTATGCATGACCTGTCCAAGACCTCCGCAAACCGGGCAGGTTTCAATATGTCCACCGGATTCGTATCCGTTCCCGTCACAATGTGCACAAGGAATCATCCTTTTGTAACGTATTTTTTTAGAGGTTCCGTTGTATATATCCTCAATCGACACGTGAAGTTTGAGTTTCAATGGCTGTGGCTTACGCGGGCCTGTTTGATTCTGTTGTTTGAATCCGAAACCACCCATTCCACCCATATCGAATTCAAAACCACCAAACGGATTACCAAATCCAGCCCCACGGAAACGGTTCAACATTTCATCAATGTCGTCCATACCCGTATTTCCGAATCCTTCAAAAGTGAAACCGCTATTTGTCCCAAACTGCTCATATTGCTGCCTTTTCTTGGGGTCAGTCAATACATCATAGGCTTCGGTTATTTCCTTGAATTTTTCCTCGGCTTCCTTCTTTTCCGCATCAGATTTGTTGGCAAATTTGTCAGGATGGAATTTTTTTGCCAATTTCCTATAGTTCTCTTTGATTTTCGACTTGAGTTCTTCACCTTGGAGTTTTTTGTCCTCCTCGGTTAAACCTAAAATTTTATAATAATCTTTTTGTGGCATTGTAATGTTTTTTCAACAAGGCAAAGATACTTAAGTTATTGTAGCCTTTGTATTCCAGTTTGTTAAAAAGTTTTAAAAACGGCGGTATATTTCAACCGCCGTTCATTTATGTTGTTGGCTGGATTAACCAACTTCCTGTTGATTCAGATCCTCCTCCGTGGGCTGCTGCTGTGCTTGTGCACCAAAACCAGCATTCTTCATCACATCCTCCATGGCATTGGCATTATCGCCATTAGGTGCAGCATACATTTTTGCACTGATTTCAAACCACTTGGACTGAATTTCCTTTTCAAGTTCCTCAAACTTACTATAGTCATTAGCATCTTTGATTTTCTTGAGTTCATCGATTTTACCTGTGAAGTAAGTCTTGTCGTCCTCAGTGAACTTCTCATTATCCTTGAAGTTCTCAATCTGCTGCTCGGTCTGATAAATAAGGGACTCACAACGATTAGCCTTCTCTGCGGCCTCCTTATTGCGTTTGTCCTCCTCCTCATGCTCTTTGGCCTCGGCCTTGAAACGTTCAACTTCCTCATCAGACAATTTACCCTTGTTGTCAATGGTGATGTGTTGTTCCTTGTTAGTGCCCTTATCAACAGCCGTGACTGTAAGAATACTATTACTATCGATATCAAAGGTTACTTCAATTTGCGGGATTCCACGACGAGCGGGCATGATACCGTCAAGTGTAAACATACCAACTGTCTTGTTGTCCTTTGCCATCGGACGAAGGCCATTAAGAACATGAATGGTAACTGCCAGCTGATTGTCAACCGCCGTACTGAAAATCTGTGATTTCTTACACGGAATGGTCGTATTCGCCTCAATAATGGTGGTGGCAACACCACCTTCGGTCTCAATACTATAGTTCATAGGGGTTACATCGAGCAGGAGGATATCACTTGCACCTTCACCACCAACGAGTGTGTTAGCCTGAATTGCAGCGCCCTCGGCTACAGCAAGGTCAAGATTACTCGATTTAATGAGTTGTACGCCGAATTCCTTAGTCAAGCGATCCTGAACATATGGAATACGACAAGAACCACCGACAAGCAAAATTCCATTAAGTTCAGAATTACTAATATTAGCGGACTTGACTGCGTTCTTGGCACAATTAATAAGTCTATTAATAAATGGCTCAATAATTTGCTCGAACTTACTGCGTGATATCTGTGTGGTGAGGTGTTGAGGTGTTCCATCCTTAACTGTGATGTAAGGGATGTTAATCTCTGCCATTGCGGATGCACTTAATTCAATCTTTGCCTTCTCTGCGGCTTCCATAACACGGGACATTGCCTGTGCATCGGTCGTGATATCAATACCGGAGTTATCTTTATACTCTTGAACGATGTGATTGGCAACGGCTTTATCGAGATCACTACCACCAAGGTACACATCACCGTTAGTACTCAAAATTTCAACAACACCATCGGAAATATCGGCCACAGAATCATCAAGAGTTGAACCTCCAAAGTCAACAACCATAAATTTTCCGCCTTCCTTCATATCAATGTTGGATGATAGAATTGCGGCAGTAGGCTCAGCAATAATACGAAGTACATTTAAACCGGCCATTTCACCCGCCTTCTTGGTGGCGGCACGGGCATTATCTGAGAAGAAAGCCGGAACCGTAATAACAGCATCCGTAACCTTCTCACCGAGATAATCCTCAGCGTTTTTCTTTAACGCTCCGATGATCATAGCGGAAATTTCCTCAGGTGAATAAAGTTTATTGTTAATTTTAACACGTGGTTGACCATCTTTGTCCACCACATCATATAGAACATGCTTAATGGCCTCGTTTGATTCGGCATAAGTTGCCCCCATGAAACGCTTAATAAGGTTCACACATTCCTTTGGGTTAACTATCATTTTACGTTTGGCGGGACCACCAACCTTGCGTTCGTCGTTTACAAACGATACTACAGAGGGTGTCATATTAGCACCTTCCTCATTAAATGCAACGACCGGTTTACCGTGCTCCATTACACATACTTCACTAAATGTTGACCCGAGGTCAATTCCAATTGCTTTTTTAGACATTTCTATTATATTTTATTTTACATTAAATTATTTCCTACATTATATAAACAAAATCCATGCCAAAACTGACAAACTGACAAATTGTCAGGGGTCTTTGTCAACTTTTATTAGTTCTGGATCATCGTATTCGTTTCCGATTATTTTGATATCAAATCCATCACATCTATCATCGTCAAAAATTAAAAGCCCACTTACGGCACCGCAATCAAGTTTTGCCCGGTAATAAAAAGCGTGTTTACTATCATTCCAAAATATACAGCCAACCTCTTTGATGTCCATTTCGTTTCTGTCATATCCTGTTTTTAGATTATATCTGGTATATTCAATGATATCACCTTCAAAAATCTTAGTGCCGTTCTTGTCTTTAAGACCAGTATACTGGCCGATAGTAGCAGGGATAACACTTCCTCCGGTATAATCCATATTATGGATGGTAGGCGAGATTACACCACATATCTTTCTGTGGTATAAGTCACCATACACCCATTTCCCATTGTCTGTGCGTTTGCCTCGGAAAAGTATCTCATGCATTGTTGCCTCCTTTCGAGAACAGTTTGTTATGGCACTTTGCACAGAAAGGAATATATGCTGCATCAAAATGCAGGTCATCGTTATTCAGAATAAGTTTTCCGCATTGTTCACATACAGCCTGAGCGTCTTCCACCCTTTTCGCGAAACGAATTGCCGCGTTCCATCCTTGATGGAAAGCAGCCATTGAGTCTGGGTATCGTTTGCGCCGTGTCATACGCTCTATTTTTTCAAAATTTTTCCATATGAGTTCATTTGAAATTTTCGTTATTCTCATTCCTCACCTCCTTTCAAGAGTTCGGGGTTGTCAAAAACGTTGCCGATAACCTCATATCTATAACAATCATCCGAAAAAAACGGTTTGATGTCACATGGTTTAGGTTCATTCATTGATTTCGTTAAATAAAATCCGGAACAACGAGTGTAATAGAACACCCTACTATTGGCAAAACAACGTGCATTAAAGGCAATTATATCCCCTTCAAAAATCTTGTTGCCGTTCATGTCGGTAAGACCAATATATTGCCCGACAGTTTCGGGGTTTACTTTATATTCTGGATAAAGGCCTTTGGCATCATTAGGAAATACATAAACCCCACCTATATTGTCCCTTACTAAATCTCCATAAACCCATTCAGAAATATCAATACGTTTACCTCGAAAAATTATATCTCTCATTTTTTTAATTTATTACAACAGGGCAAAGATAACAAAATATCTTTACCCCATTGAATGTTTTTTCTTAAAAAATGTTAAAAATTTTGGATGGCGTTCCTGTAGAAATTATTGTCAATAACAAGCCTTATATTTTCAGGAACCTCATTATATAATTCCTCCATTTTCTCTTTATTCATGTTGGTATGTTCTGACAGATAGATAGCCGAATCCTTCAACATTTTTTTCCAATGCACTTGATTGAATGTATTTTCAACCTCAGTCATACAAGCCGTTATTATATTGCGTATTTCAGCATTCACCGGGGACTTCGAGTCATCATTTATCAACATTCCATCACTTGTTCCATGTTCTCCTGTCATATATGTTGTGACCTCAGGTCTGTTTCCAAGACCATAACTCCTTACCATTGCAGACGCCATTACTGTTGCCTTCTTTAAATCATCTGACGCTCCACTTGTACGTTTGATATCACCGAATATCATTTTCTCTGCAACATAACCACCGAGTGTTACCTTGATGTCATTAAGACAATCCTCCTTACTGTAAATTCTATCTGCGTCATCATTGTCGCGTAGCATAAATCCACCAGTATCCTTTTGAATGGTAGCCGAACAAACTTTTTCCGGAAGTTTTCCGTGTAATTTGGCGTACATAACAAAATGCCCACTTTCATGTGCGGCAATAAGTGCCTGTTGTTCCTTATCCTCGAGTTTCCTATGATTGTCAACACGAAGACTCTGTTTGATTTTCACTTCACCAATCACTTTATCATTGAGGTATGAAACAACTTTAATGCTCGTTCCGTCAAATGAATATACCATCTTATCTACAGATTCAACGTTATTCTCCCCGAGACTATCAACAACCAATGGAAGTTTTGTTTTAATGATTTCATGGACGGACGAAATAATCGGTCTTGTTCCATGTGTAGGGAATACGGAATCCTTATAGATAATCTCCTTCACACTGTCATCGAATTCAAGGTCGATTTGCCATTTATCCTTGACTGTTGCTGAATATTTTGCCAACAGAAGATTGATAATTTCCCTGAATGACTTTTCAGAGAATGATGGGTAAATCATAAATAGATTACCAAGACGTCCAATTTGCTCATTTCTAAAACGTTTCCTCAAGGCTTCCTTGATATCAACTATGGTGAGCTTCTTGGTTATCTTATGGAATTGATCCGGTAACATGTCGGGGTTGACATTAAAACTCATTTCATATGCTTCGTCAAGATTCATCAAGACAAATATGACTGACTTACTGAAGTTCATGTCATAACCCTTACCACCCTTCTTTATTAAATCCTCAATAAATGCACAGAGTTCAAGGAAATCAAATTTACATAACATATTATGGAAGTCAATGTTATCAATGGATTTATAAACCCGTGCATACATATCGGAGAGTTTATTTATATATCCATTCCTGATAAATATATCGGCATCTCCGTCATCATATGATAAAACATTCAAATCTTCGTTATATACCGGTGTTGCTTGATACTGTTTCGTGTTATCCGTATTTTCCGGTTCATCGTCTCTTTTCTTGCGTGGAACATTGAATACCTGCTCAAATTTATCCCTATCATATGCAGAAAACGAGGATAAACATTCTTCGGCGTTTACCCAACGTCCATTTTCGAGATTAATCCTACAATTTTTGTTTATACGGTATGCGTAATCCAGTAACTTTCGTAAGCAATGAATCTCATAGGTGGAAATACGCCTGTGCAATACACCGCTATCCATCAATTCCCAGAATGGTTTTAAACCGGTTTTATTATCCTTTTCACCTCCGTTCTCGTCGATGGTTGCAGCATACTGGAATTCATCATAAACAAACATCTTGTTTGGTGTGCCGTTGTCAATTGATTCCTCAAAAGTGTCTTCGATTTCCCAAGACTTCATTTCACCGATTTCGGCAAAATTGAAATAAACCATATCGCCAGTAATATCAAGTAATTCAGCCAAACGTCTGACGATTTGGGTTTTTCCAGTTCCCGTAAGTCCAACAAGGGTGATGACCAACGGTCTGTCCTGTAGTTCAGGATATAGATACCAAGGACGTATGTTAAGTAAAGTATCGTCAATGACATTGTCAATACCTATAAGTTCTTCCTTCAAGACCTTCTCTGCGTTTTTTAGAAGTTCTTTTTTGTGTTTGATTTCTTCGTTTTCTAAAATTATTGTGTTTGTATTCATGTTTTAAATGATATTATCAATATCTTTAATAAAGTCCGCAAGACTATTGTACCTCAATATCATGGAGAAACCGGTGCGTGGTTTGAGTTCATTCAAATCAATGTTTCTATTATATGGGGCATTAATTAGTATCCCTATTGCGCCTTCAGAGCCACATCCTATGAAATTTTCATGGAAATCATCTATGAAATAGTCACAACAAACAATCGATTTGTGCGTTACAAATGAAACACTGTCATATTTAACCCCAACCCTATCAAGCCACACAAGAGTGTCTACCTTATTCTGCGTGCTGCGTTGCTTGGTTACAATTTCAACAGTACCATATTCATGTAACTTATTTACCGCCTCAACAGCACCTTTAATTGGTTCACTCTCATAGAACAATTCATGGCCGTGTACTTGGAAGAACCAATGCGGAACATTGCCAAATCTTTCTTTTACTTTAGGGAATGATTTGTCGACATAATATATCATTACATCATCGTAAGTCATATTTTCATTGAATTCTTCATTGTAAATCCTGACCATATTCGGTACTAGACTACGCAAAACATCATCAACGTCAACGAGAAATTTCTTCTTGTCCTTCTGTTCCATTGTATTCCCATGTTTCTATTTCTAAATTTGTTTTTTCAAATGTTTCGTATATAATCATTGAAACAATTCCCCATTTTCCACCACCCAGACCACATCCAAGATTCTTTGGTATTGCTATGCTTTTGACTCCTTTTTCAAGACAGAAATCACGAAGTTTTTCAAATCCGTCTGCAAGTGCATCGTATGAAGTATACCGTTTTCCATCATAACCATAATTCAACTGCCCGAATAGATTGCATACAGCCTGTTTTCTTGATATTTTTACAATATTGATATCACCGAGCCGCATTTTAGGATTTGGAATTGTTTTACAATATTCCATATATTCATCATATACGACAGGATAAGTTTCACGAATTGTTTTCGCTATTCCACTTGCCATTCTACCTGTACAATTGACTTGATGTACAAGTATCTGCGCTTTGCTATCTAAAAGCGATCCTATATATTTCTTAATTTCCATCTTCTTCCTCAATTAGCCATCCGAATATTGATTCTATTTCTTCGCGCTCAAGTTCATCGAAAGTTTTAAATCCGTCCTTCGTTTGTACCAAGGGGCATCCTGGTAAAATAATAGGATGCCATTCCGAAATAAATTCTGTTGTCTCCATTTCGCCACAAAAATACTATTAAATCGTTGATAATTCCTATAATAAAACGTTAAATTTTCTTAAAGTTGAAGATATTTATAGTCAAAATACATTTTGCAATGCAACAGGAAGTTTGTGATATAATTATGAAACTCTACATGTACGCTGATATTACCAAGATGGTGCACTATAGCACCGATAAAAATCATGCGCACGAACTTTGTGACATTATCCGTGATGACATATTGGATTTTACTGATGACCTTGCCGAGCAATATTTCGGATATTCCGGTAAGCCGTCATTCTCCGATTTCTCATTTGAACAAAGTATAAACAAAACCAACGACCTTGGTCAACTCTGCAAGATTATTTCTGAAATGCTTGATGAATTCAGGGGTAAATGTGAAGATAACGGGAAACTATCTAATATTGTTTCACTTATTGACGATTTCAAAGGTGATATGGCAAAAGATGCATTTCTTGCGACTTTTGATAAAGTTTCCGATTATAAAATGGAGAGTTAGACATGTCTTGCAATTGTAAAAGAAAAAACACTATAAAACAGCCTACTAAAACTGTTAAAAGACCTGATAATAAAGCGAAAATTATAGAATTGATTTATGGGATGTAACTGCACTAAAAAGAAAACCGGTAACAGTGGTGTGAAAATCATAAAAGCACCTACCACAAACAACAATACACCTTCAAGCACCAATAACCAAAGGATAACACGTAGAATTATTCGACGTGCAACTCGTTAGTTTCGTGGTTTTTCTTTAAAAATCTTCAATAATTCCTGCCTTGCTTTTTCAGCCATTTCTTCAGAAAAAGTAGGGAAGAAATCATCGGGGTTTTTGACAATTTCTTCCAATACTTTATCGATTTCTTCATCAGTTGCCATAAGGGTCAAACTTTTTGTCCTTTGCGGCCTTTTTCGCCTCTTTCTCTTGTTTTTCTTTTTCCTTAATCTGACGGAGTGCATGCACCGCAACTTCGGCTGCGTCAACAAGTTCTTTGCCATACTTGGCATAACATTCCGCAGAAATGGCTAGATTCGGCTGTTCAACGACAAGTTTGCCAGTGCCATCATCCTTTTCATCAAAATAGACACCGTTAAGCGCGTTCTCGGTAAGCATCTTACGTTGTGAATCCTCCATCATTTCCCAAATTTTGGGGTTTATAAAAACAGTGACCATGTCGCTTGTCTTCGCAAAGTACTCAGTTGTCGCGTTTGCCTTGCTTACCTTAATGAGTTCCTTCTGTTTTGGAAGTTCAAAAAATCTGAACTCTGCGAATGCATCAAGATCGTGCTCTTGAATAATTTCAGTGATAAAATCGATGATAGCATCGCTTGCTTTTTCTAATTTTGCCATTTTTAAATTGTTTAAATTAAACTTAAATTGAATTCTAATCCAAATATACTATATTTTCCAAAACTTTTTCACTTTTGGGACAACTTTTTCTCTGAACGGCAGACTATTTATATTTTGAAAGAATTTTTCACCCTTGAAATCAGAACGTATACAAGCCCTTGTTGGGATATATAGGCGAAAGCAAAACGAGAAAAAGGCTGAAGAAAAAGCCTTAAAAGACGCGAAGAAAAAACAAGAGCGCCGTGAGGCTGCATTGGCTAAGCGTGTCCAAAAAAGGAGGGAAAAGCGCAAGATTGAAATGCAGGAATTTCACCTAAAACGCCTACATTACAATTGGGAAAAGGAAAACAAGAAAAAAAGGCGCAAAAGGATTAACCATCGCTATTACATAAGGCATCATAGAAGGCCGTTTGTACGCAGAAGGATACATAAGGGTGATGAGCAGGGACGCTTTATAATATTCTTCACAAAAAACAAGGAATACGACAAGACGTTTGCTTGGTATATTTGGAAATTTGGTTCTGTCGAGAAATACAACAAACTCGTCGAAATGAACCATAAAAACACCATATGCCCCATGTTTTACGAAAAACGCACAATAAAAAGTGGGGAACAGCCCGTTAAATACGAAATACTACTTAAGAAAAAAATTGATCCGGAGTTAGAAGACAATGAATCGGTATTCAGAAACGACTTGGGAGAGTCTGTGACTGTGAAGACAGATGACCCCCAATGGCGAATAATTGCAAAGGATGATTGGTATATAGAGGAACTTTTCTATCTGTACGGGTATCATCCAAAATATGATAGAAAAGACGCAAAATTCATTATTGATAATGTCATAATGAAATATATTGAAAAACACAGTATTTGCCGTATCTTCGTTTGGAAATCATATTTATTTATAGAAAATGATGACGATTTCACGTTCGTCCTGACAAAAGCACCATCGGAAGCAACAAGGCTATACAATATATTATATGATAGACTGTCCGAAATAGAAAACCTCTACTTTACCGGAAATTTGAGTAAAGGTTCTGTTCATAATTGGATTGAGAAAATGGCCGAGAAAACAGGATGGACGGAAGAAACTATCAAAAAGTGCAAGCCTATTGTTTCTTGATGTTGACCTTAATACCAAAAACTTCGACTATCACCTCATCAGGCTCTTCATATTCATAGAGAGGTTTGTTTACTTGCTGGTAAAGTTCCTTATTGATGTCATTCAATTCCTTTGGGCTTACGTTTAAAAGCACTTGAATATTGGAGCGGATGTTTTGTCCGTTATTCTCTTTGGCAATATCAGGCAACGTGTCCTCAATTGCCTTCACTATTTTGTATACGTCATTTAATTTCATAGGCCTAGGAATGTCTTAAGTTGCTCTTTGAATACTGTAAATTGTTCTCTTATTTTGAATTTCAAAGGACGTTTATATTTCTTTGGCTTTGCTGCAAGTGTCCTGTATGGTATATCAGCCATATCTTCCGCAAATCTCCTTTTCATATTTTCCAATTCAGCCTCAATGATAGCCTTGTCAAGACTATTTTTATCCAGTTCAGTCTGTAACATTCTATTGTTTGCCATTTAACTCATCCTCCTCTATGAATTCGTCCGTATAATATGTTCCATGACGTTCCAATGCTTCCTCGAATTGATGCAATAGCCACACAAAGCCCGCCGTAGAAAACGCGTCGAGCAAAACCACAAGACTTGCTCCCCAAAAGCCCGTTATTGACCCCATAATAATGTTAAATGGAGTCAGGGCAACCGTCTTTAAAAACAAAATGTCTATAAGTGAGGTCAGGATTCCAACCCAAGTTGAAAAACACAATGGGCAACTGAACAATTCACCAAGTCCGTCCGATATTTTTGCGGCAAGTTTCCTTACACTTTCACAAATTCCGAACGGGCCTCTGCCATATACCATAATTGTAGTTAGGCCATATGCATAAAATATATATGCGAATATCTTAAGTGCAACCATAAATTATACTATTTAACGTTTTTCAAGGGCGGCGGCAATCTTTGTATCAATTTCATTCGCCTCCTCGATATTATTTCCGGTTTCTACAGTTTTCTCCGAACCGACAAACTCTTCTTTAGGGTCAGTAAACGTGTCCAAATTTGAAGCGTGACGCGCAACATCCATCATCTTTTCATCAAGGTCGTTGTTTTGCAATTTCTCATTAATGCGTTTGGTTTCTTTAATGTTCCTTGGTTCGGTGGATTTTTTCACCCTTTCTTTTTTAGCCGGTTTGTATACAAATTGGAGGTTTAACAACCATTCATACGGTTTCTCCGCGAACAATTCTTGTAATTCAGCAACTTTCTCGCGAAGTAATGTAATTTTTTTCTCAACATCTTCATTGTAATGGATGGTGTCATCAATACAATCGAAGATGGCATTTACACCACACTCAATCGGAGCGAAATAATAAAATTCACTTTCTCCGTCGTTACCAGCAACACATGAAACACCGGTCTCCGGAGATGGTTCCACAATTTGCCACTTCTTATTGAAATTGATACCAACAAGGAAATATTCATGACCGTCCGCACTGGTTGTCTTGAGAGACAAACCATATTTGATATAGTTCATCATCCTGTTCATTTCAGACCCCATTAGATGCCGAAAATTAATATGGTTATTATATAAGAAACTGAAACAAACGATAATAATGTTTTATACCAAGGTTGCTTAAATTCCTCTCCTTTTCTAAAAGTCTTGAATATGTTGAATGCCTCTTTAATGGTGTACATAATCGACATTATAAGAATAAAAACCATTACAAATTTCATGATAAACAAATTTTCTTTTATGCAAATATAATAAAAAAAGCACACCAAAAACAAATTCAGTGCACTTTTTCCGATAGTATCGTTGTTTTATCCTATTTCTTTTTGGTTGAGTAGATATAGACTGTATCGCGTTTCAGATTGGCCAGTGAATCAATAAGTATAATGTTCTCTCTGTTAAGACGCTCTATTTTTTGATCTGCATTTATCTGCTTATATAGTTTCTCCTCTTTGTCATTCTCAAAGTGCCGTTTCATATTTGGGGATATAAAAAGGCAAGCAAACAACGCAAAGATTATCAGAACCCATTGCATGATTTCGATTACCATGTGTATCTTTTTCTCATGATTTTCCATTGTTATTACATTTGTGCCGGATCAAGAAGAATTGAAACTCTCTGTGAAAGTTTAAATACCTCTGCCTTTAATTTATCCACGTCAGCAGGTGTGCTTCCTTCAGCATATCCAATTCCAACGTAACCAATATAACTGTCAAAACTGTACATATTAGCCACACATATATAATAAGTACCGTTATCACGCATACGATGCGCAAGTTTTGGGTCAAGTTCCTCCAGTTCATCAACACTACCGGCATAAACTTGATTCTCTGTCATATAGTATGGTAATGTGTACCTTGACATGACAACTGACCCATATTCATCATCAACACGCATAATTCCTTTTTTGCATGTTTCATAAGTCATTTCACAATATACGAATGGTAGTCCGGACAGGCTATTTGTTCCATTATGCATTTCAATAACAAATACACGGTCGGCGTCTAATTCTTCCATTGTGTTCTTAAGAAGAAGGTCGATTTTTGGCTTTATCTCATTCCTTCGTTTGAGAACAGTCTCATGTTGTTCAATCTTCTGCTCATTCTGTTTAACGATAACGTTTTCGAATATAGTGTCAATATGAGTGGTTGTCCATATTACCACAAAGAATGCCACAATAAGTATAATGGCCTTTATGATATTCCACGCTCCATATTTGGAGAGAAGTTTTAACATTTTCTCAAGTGAACCAAATCCCTCTTCGGCGTCCGTTTTTGTTGTTTTAGCCATTTTCAGTGATTTAAGAGAATTAAGACTTTATTTTTGGTTAATTGACTTAATCTTTAAGTTTCTCCAATCCTTTGACCTTCTCAATATCCTCATGAAGACTTTGAAGTGTTTCTGACTTTTTATCGACCTTAGTGTTGAACTGTGAGCTTTCGTAACCGAAAAGTTGTTTCATACGATTAATCTCGCTGTTGGTCTTACTCTCATTCAATTTGCTCACAACTGACAATGTCGGAAAATCAAATTTTTCGTCGACGGTGCACTCAACAAGATACTCTGTGCCGCTTGCGTCTTTAACATAAAATTTATTTCCGTTTGTTTTGAATTCTTCCGGAATAGTCTTGAGCATCTGTGCTTCTGTAAGGAATGTGGTTTTTTTATAGTGAAGACGTTTCATATTCTTTTTTGTTTTATTTGTCTTATTCTCGTCCAATGGTTCTGGCTTGTCATCCACCGGCTCATTATTATTAATTGTCATATCGACGGATTCATTACCATCGGTATCGTTATTATCTTCTATTGCGTTATTATGTTCTAAATCATTGTAATAACCATAGGCATTAACTGCTTTTTCAACACCTTTCATAACAGTTTCCCATTGTGCCATGTCAGTATATTTAGCCTCAAAGTAAGCAGTTGCCACATCTTCAAGAGCCTCTTGGTCTTTATTGACGTAAGCGTCATAAATCATCTGCATAGCATTAATTGGATAATTGTGCCCGCGATCGGCTTCGGTTGTAGCCCAACGAATGAAATCCTTAGCCACAATATCGGGTGTGGTCATATAATCATCTTCCGGGTCGAAATTCTCATTAACCACATTGTATTTTTTTAATTCGCGACCCTTAAGACCGGCATCCATATCATCTTTTACGGTTCCTTTCCAGTCCTTTTGCAATTTCTCGCGATTTTTTAGGAATTCTTCGTTTCCTTTGTAGTCAAGTCCTCCGTTGTCTTTGGCATCGGTGTTCTTCTTGTTATCCACTGACGGATAACCCTCTACCTGTGCATCAACCCTGTCTTTCCATTCCTTGCCAGGTTCAAGTTCATTCCAAACAACATCGAGGGTGGTTTTATTTCTGTCAACGGGAGTTACTACGGTGTGAACCATCTTCTCGCCGTTGTATTTTCCAACTTCCTTGGTAATATCCTTCACAGCCTCTCCGTTGTTTTTCCTGTTGTCCTTCTCAACACCATTACCAAGCACCGGCTTGAATTCGTTTTTGGTGTCGCTTTCCTGTAGGGCAGCACGCAATTCGCTGATTGTATATTTGCCTTCTTTAATCATTTGTTATATAATATTACTTTTAATATAATCTTACTCCAGTGTTAAGTTTCAATCCTGTCACGAATTGTTTGTACAAAAGTTTGAATTCTTTCTCCCTATCGTACTCACTATCGTCTTTTGAGCGTTCGTCTTCAATCTCTTGGTCTATCTGCGCCATTTCTGAAAGAACGTCGTTTGGATTGAACCCTGTATTTGTATTATAAATATCTAACATAACGAAAATTATGAGACGGAGTCTGCAAATTTCTTTGCTGCTTCCTTCGCCTGTTCCATTGTTTTAATTATTTTACCTTCTTTAGTACCTGTGGGATAACACTCTACACATTTATCACCTATCCCGAAACCATGAATTGCTCTATGGCTCCAACCATACCATTTCTCTTCCTTCTCGGAATATCCAAGACCACAGGAAACTTCCTTTATACCGTGTTTTTGAAAGAAATTTTCTTTTTCTTCATTCTCATTCAAGTCTTTACCGCCATCTGGTTCGCCATTATTTTCTTGTGTATTCATCTGTCTTCTTCTTTCGGCTTCCTCACTCCTTTTCTTTTCGTCGGCGATTTTTTCCTTACGATATTCCTTGAATCTTTGTTCGTCCTTCGTATAGTCACGTTTCTTATAGATTCCCTTTACCTCAACCCTTGAAAGGAAATCCTTCAAACAAGCATCCTCGTTGAATTTAATGTCACCAGTCAAACCCTTTGCTTTCTCATAGTCAATGTCATTTTCCTTGGCAATGAATTTAGCCTCTTCCTCATCACCGTTTCCCTGAAACGCTGTATTGTTGTTTCTATTGATTGCATTGCCTTTTAATGGTATATATCCCCTGAAATGGCTTCCGTCGAAATACACGAAGAAACATACAGGACATTCCCAATCACCCCCGGCACAACACATGATATACGGAAAACCTTTGCTTGACATCTTTATACCACCACAGTCATCTACATTCTCTGAATCGAACTTGTATTTTCCACCCCATATATCCTTATAGATTTTGGCTGCATATTTCGATTTCTCATTTTCCTTATTTTTATAACACAATTTATATACAAAATCACCTGGGCTTGGAGTTAATCGCAAATCGAATTTGTACTTACTTTCCTGTTCCATGGCATACATATGATAGGCATGTATCATTTCCTGTTTGAATTCATCCACCGTCATCTTGACGGCATGTCTACCGCCATCCCTGATATCAACATCCATATTGACATGGTTTTTTGATTCTCGAATGTGATTTATTGAAATCGAATTCCCTTCTCCATTGTGGCGTTGCATTGTTTCGTCATTGCCATCTACAAGGAACGGAATTGTATATTGATAATCCGTTTTCGGCCCACCAACATTCATTGTTGAAGTGGTTTCCTCTATCTGTTTGTATTGTTCTTCGCTTATTCTAAAGACTCGCCCGTTGCTCATGGCTGATTCGTTGACGTTCACGTATCCATCCTGATTCATTGCGTTAATGAGTTTATCAAAAACATAACTCATGTGTGTACAAGGTGTTCCGTCTCCCATATCTCTGAATACGTTGAATGTAGCCCCGTCAAAACATATGTGATAGAGTGTTTTAGTGGATTTGTTCTGTATGGTGACAAGGCTTTTCTCAAACGTTCCGTCTTCGAGTTTGACATCGAATCCACCTCCAAGATTACGGTATCTGCTACTTATTTCGGTATCAGGTGTTAAGCGTTCAAGTATTTCCTTTATTTGTCTCCTGACTATTTTTTTAAACAATGGTTGCACAAACGCACCTGATGTGTCAGCACTTGTTGCGCCCCCATCACCACCTTCTTCATTCAAGTCATTGTTTTTCTTCTCCCCGGGGGCAATAAATCCCATTGTCATTGGAGTGTTCTTTGCATTTGCAACTTTATCACCCAATGGGTTGTTAAATTTCTTTTGGGGAAGATTTTTTTCAAATATGCTCCTGCGGAGTTTTTCTATCCTTCTATCAAAATCCGTTTTAGAAACTTTATATTCCAATTCGTCAGGGATTTTGTTAACAATGGTATATTTAACCGCCATTGTCGGAGTTTTGTGATTCCCATCCTTATCTGTGTCGTTCAAGCGTTCATTTCGTACTAGGATTCCTCGGTCAATCAACATTTTAATAAACCTTGAACGCGAAATATTAGCCATTTTTATGCAAGTCGGGATTTCAGCATGTACAGGGTCGTCGATTAACTGATGAAGGAAATAACGCACGTTTGAATTAAACTGCGATTCCGTCGGTTTCATTATATTGGCAACCTCGTTTAAAACATCCTCGTTTATAATAAATGTATTTCCCACGTTTAACTCCTTTTAATAGTGCCCTTCCAAAATGCCTTTCTTCTCCATAAAGAGTCAAGAAAATCTTCCAAAACATCTGCGGTAAGGTTCTTTATTGTCTTTTTTAGTTTTTCGTTTTTTGTGAAGTCGTCAAGTTCACTGCTAATCATTGCACGGACTTCACCTTTTGTAAGTTCTTCATGAAGAATATTTTTGATTTCTTCTTCGTTTATAATAGGGGAAAATTGCATAATCTAAATTACCGTTTCTTATAAATAGTTTGGTCTTGAAACAAATAAGCGGCCAATCACATGGATTTAGCCGCTTGTCGTGATTGAGCATATTGTATTAGACTCTCCTCAATCCAAATCATCACCAGGTGTAACATCATCAGCAGGTTCAGGTTCGCCCCCGAGTACACCTTCGTTACGCATTGACATTGGTTTAATGTCTTCTGAGGTGGCAAGTTCGTTTTTCCAATTCTTATAGATGCCATTAATGACGCTTAAGACTCTAATGGTTTCATCCGAAACATGTAGCGGTTCAATCCACACATAGCATCCATTACCTGTTGCATCTTTGTATCTGAATTGAAAAACCGCATTATTGAGGGAACTGATTTCGCCGGTAAGTGTTACATCACCATCCTTTGGGTAATATAGCATTGGGGTTTTTGACTTGGTAAAATTTGCCCCAAAACGTTCCTTGCAAGTCTGTGTGATGGATGATAGGAGTTCATCGTTAGTGCTATAGGGAATTGTTTCCAATGCATCCTTGCCGGTGTCAGGATTTTTTATATCGTCTTCAAGGTCGTCACCTGCTTGGATATCAACCTCATGCTCATCCTCTATATTTGAATTTGCCTGTAATGAAGAGATAATGTCCTCCACCTCATTTGCTAATCCTTCGTTTAGCATTCCGCGGAGTTTGTTAAGGTCTTCTCTAATATAATCTCTAACCATTGTCTGACTTGTCTATAATTCATTGATTACCATTCGTAAATCATACCCATGTGGTTGTAGCCATAAACTTGGGTTGTGGTTATGGTTTTTGAGTTTCCATGTTCTTCCGCTTTAGCCTCTTCTATCTTCTCACTATTGTCTTTCTCTTGACTTGCCACGATGTTGTCTTCCTCTTCAATTTCAGGGACAATGTCTTGGGGCAAGGTCTCTACTTCAGTCTTTTCCTCTTCCGAGGCTTCAATTATAATGTCGTTGACAGAGGGGTCGATAATGGATTCCTCAGTCCTCTTTGACTTGGATGTTGTATTTTTCTTTGTTGTATTTTTCTTTGTTGTGCTTGCCATCTTGTTAGTGCTTTTACAAATTATTATTACTATTGAACTGCTCCTGACTAAAGTTGTGGACTCCCATTTCACCTACTGACTTTTCAGATATCGCAGTTTCCTACCTGTCACAGGCATCGATTTCGACCGTCCCGGCCGTGTTTTTATTTTTCTCTTGACCAGAGCCAAAATCATATAATAAATATGGTGCAAGAGGAAAAACAAATAATCCTTTAATATAAATCACGAAATTCTTCGAAATGTTCACCTCCGAGTACGTTAGCCTTTAATTTGGTAATTGAGGTATTGACAATCTGTCGAACACGTTCCGATGAGATATTCATTTCTTCACTTATTTCTTTGAGGTTCATCTGTTTTTTGCCATGCAAACCAAAGTAAAGGCATAATATTTTATTCTCACGCTCTTGCAAACACCCCATAAGTTCATCGACTGCCATACCGCGACTTTGGATATCCGTAAGTTTTTGCTCGTATTCGTTATTTACGATTTCCGCACTCTCTTGGTATGTTTCCTCACCATAATCCCCATATTTCATATAATCCTCAAGGGAAACTTCGTCGGAACAACCCTTGTATTGCTTAATTGCATCTTGGATATATGATTTAATCCACCATACGGCATATGTTATGAACTTCTTACCCTTTGTGTAATCGAATTTCTCTGCGGCTCTATACAGGCCAAAATTTCCTTCAGAAATCAAATCATCTAATGGAACCCCGCTATTTACATATTGTTTTGCTGTTCTCACAACAAACTGTAAATTGGCCTCAACTAATTCGGTGACTGCGGACTTATCACCGGATTTTATCCTTTTGCCAAGTTCGGCTTCCTGTTCCCTTGTCAAGCCTTTAGAGTTTTTTATGGCTTTAAAATAGGTTTGCAGGTTATCGATGTTTTTTATATCATCACGTGCCACGGATTTATGTTAAATTAACTTAAGTTATTCTATATTAAATATACTATTTTTTCGTAAAAGAAACAAAAAAACCACAAGATTTTTCTTGTGGTTAAAAAAAAAAATAAAAAGGAAAAGCATTAAATTTCTATCCTTGATAAGTGCCCTTCTTTAACTACTGTGACAACCATATCATGAATTTCATCGAGTTCACTTGTATGACAAATATCAATTATATAATCATAATTGGATAGTATCCTTTTGTAGAGTTCGGTAAGAACATCGTAATTCTCCGGATTGATGGTAGATGTGCATTCATCTAACACAAGACATGACGGCTTGGCAAATGAAGATATCGTTGCCAAAGCATTCCTTACGGCAAGAGCCGCAAAAGTTGTTTCGAAACCGGAACCTCCGACTTCGATAGGCTTTTTGACCCCATCGTTAACCATATTGATTTCGACTTCGTTCTTGTCATTGACTTCAAGTACGATATCAAAATCACATATTCCATCAAGAGTACGCTTAATCTCATTATTGATAATGGGAAGCGCACGTTTCAGCACAACCTTAATAACACCGTTTTTACCAACAAGTTCCTGATACACTGCCCAATTACGTATTGTTTTCTCCTCTCCTTTGAGAATTTCTATCATATCTTCACGCTCCTTGATGCATTTGTCATTGAATTTGATATTATTATTGTATGACTCAATGTTACGAATATGCTGATCCTTAATCTTTGTTTGCTCTGTTATTGAAACATCAAGTATTCTTATCTTATTGTCAATTTCATTATTGTAGGCAATGTTGTCTTTGTTTGTCTCAATTTCGGCTTTCTGATTCTGTAGTTTTTCAATTTCAAGTTTAAGTGTATCTATGTTTGCCTTAATTGCTGTAAGCGTAGGCTTAAGACGTTGCAGTTGGTTAACTTTATTCCTGTCGGATTCAAGTTTCTGCACTTCTTCCTTGATGGCTTTTATGTCTTCTTCAATCGACGTGATTTTTTTCTTATTTAGTATGCCGTTTGTTTTAAGACGTTCTACCTCAAGTTCGTGCTTCTCGATTGCATCATTTTGTTGCGAAATGTCAATTTTTTGATTACAATTCGGGCAAATACCTTCTGTTATAAGTTTCTGAATACGTCCAATTTCAGTCCTGATGGCACCAATTTTAGTGCGAATTTCGGCGTTTTTAACTTCCAGTTGCTGTTTTTCATTGGTTTTTCTTTCGATATCTAAGTTCTTTTGCTTATATAACTCTTCATCAAATACAGCATCCTTTATTTGGCTGTATTCATCCTTTTTCTCTTTGAAATCAGCACGCTTGATTTCAAGTTCATTATTCTTTGCCCTGATTGAATTCTCGATTGTTGCAACATCGAGTTTTTTGAGATCTTCTTTAATTTCTTTCCGGTTTTTAAGGACATCAACCTTTTCCTCGTTGAGTTTAAGGATTTTCTCGTTGGTTTCGTTAAGTTTCGCACTATCCTGAACGATTGATGCCTCATTCTCCTTGTTGCAAGTTTGATAGTCTTTAATCTCAAGTTCAAGAGTGCCACGGTTATATTTGTTCGACTGCAATGTGGGTACAATATTTTTTTTCCACAAATCCTTTGCTATTTCCTCCTTCTGTTCAACAGTGACGAGTCCAAGCCACCGAGAAAAGAGTCTGCCCTGTTCAGTCTTACCCTTTTCAAAAAGGTCATCAACAGTTTTTTTGGTTGCGGAAATAACCAGGTCAAAATCTTCAGGATTACCGATAGTTTCTTTAATAATGTTGTTTGTTTCTTGAGTTGTTTCACCTTCACAATTCTCAATTTCCTCAAAATCATCACCGACGACTTTGTAGTATTGGACGCTCTGTTTTGGCTTGCTTTTATCCGTACGTTTCTTTAAAGCGGGACGAGTAACCGTACGCTTGATTACATAGTCACACCCATCGATTTCAAGACAAACCTCTACCACAACTTCGGTCGTTTCAGGTAAATATATGTTGAAGACATCATTTAGGCTTGGGGATTTGGGGGATTTGCCGAACAATGCAAAACGAAGCAAATTGATGGCAAAGGTTGTTTTGCCGCCCTGATTACCAGGGTGACTATTTAAAAGTACAAGACCATGAAGATTCGTGAAATCAAAATAGTTGTCGGGGCCATATGACAAATAGTTAGACCACTTAACATATTTGAACCGATATTTTTTATGTTTTGCGTATCTATTAAAATCAACATACTGCTCAACATTCTGGTTTATTTTTTTAATTTCCTCGAAATCAACATCAACAATACCCTTTTCTTTTAAGTAATCACCACATAGTGCAAGGAAAAAATTTGTATCTTGAATATTGTCAATAACTTCGGACGCAAGTGAAATCTGTTTCCCGTTCTTATCAACTAGGACAGGCTCAAATTTCACTAAAACGTTCTTTAGTGGAACATTATATTTTTTTGAAATCTCTGCTCGCAGGGTTTCGAGTTTTTCATCATTGCGGTCAATTTGAGGCATACGAACCTCAAATACTAACTTATCTGTAGGCTTAATTCCTTGTACCATATTTACTTTGTTTCAATTATTCTATGTTTGCGTTTATTTTCATTCGGCAGTTCCTGTGGTATCTCGACTACCGATTCAGGCATTTCCTTGGGTTTGGGCTTTGTGATGGGTTTTGGCTCTATTATGTTTGTTTTATAATCTTCTCTTTGTTTCTCTTTTGGGATGAATTTTTCATTTAAATCCCCATACTTATCAAGCGTTAATTGTTTCCTTAAAACATCTGTGCAATACTTCCCAATGTCTAAGCCATTGACTTGACAGTACTGTTCTATGTCCTCATAAAGACGTTTGTCTATTCTTATTTCGAAATCCATTTGGCACAAATATACTATTTCTTTTTGAAATTTCCCAATTGTTTTTTTACATTCATATTTAACTTGGATAATGTAAAATCATCAAGTTTTCTTGCTGATGCCAATAGATTTAATATACCTTTTTTGCCAAAATGCTTGTAAACGTCAGACGGATCATAACCGTCGGGACAGTAAATAATCCTGACTCTATCCCTCAGTTCACCGGTGTTAAGTATGTTGTAATTCTTGTGTGCTGTAGCCGTGGCATCAGAATCCATCATGATATTGACTACGTGTTTTGCTTTTTGCATAAGGGTTTTATAAATCAAATATGTGTCATCAAGCGATTTTCCCAACAAAGGGAGACTGTTCGGGACTACGATATGGTCGAACGGTCCTTCCACTATCGTTACGGGTTCATACCAATTGATAAGTTCTTCATTAAATACAATTTCGGTTTTCTCAATATCAGGGTTTTGCTTATTGTATTTCTCTTTACCTGTAAAATCACGACCGGAATAATAATTCAGTTCGCCAAAAGTATCATACGATGGAATGATTATCATATTCCTATATTTGTTTCCCCAATCATTCCCAACGTATTTAATATTATGTTTCTTTATTATAAAATCATCAACACCTCTATTATGGAGATAGTTCAACGCCTTGTTACCATCAGGTGTGTTGTCAAAAACAGACGATGTTTTTTCGGGTAACTTTAATTCCTCCTTTTCGATAATGTCATCACTGATGACAATTTTACCTGACTGTATTTCATAAATGTGTGCTTCTTTATATTCATTAACTAACCGTCGGTACTTGCTGTAAAGTTCGGGATTACCATAAGTCCGCATTAGTCTTGAAAGCGTACCTGCAAAACCACACTTCCAACAATGCATGAACATGCCATTCTCCGAGCCAAGTTCATAATTTACGGCGAGATTATACTTGCCGTCGGGTATTCCACAATTCTCTTCCGCACAACTCGGACAGTCATATTCATACCAACCGCCACTACCCGCATATTCACGTCTCGGATCACCCAATACCGTATCAAACAATTCTTTTATTTCATCTTGTATTTGCATATCGAACCAAATATACTATAAAAATATTAAAAAAAGCCACTAAAATGTGGCTTATTCGTTATTCGTTGATTGTTAATTGAATCCGTTTGCTAAATGTTTGTCCACAGAAATCAACCCCATAATCAAATATTTTGAATTTTTCTCCGTTGTGTTCGACCTCCTCTTCAGAACAGCAAACAACCTTAGGTTCACTCTCCCCATATTGGCGCTTGTTCAGATAGCCCAATATACAAATAAGACTATCACTAGCGTCAAAGTTCTCTTTTTTTAAATCACCCTTCTTGTCCTCAATCCAATTAATGTCAGGGAAACGCTCTGAAATATAGTTCCATATAACAAACTTTTTTGCAATATCAAAACTATACTCCCCAAAGAGGACCAATTCATCCTTATTAATTGCACTCTTTACTTTCTTGTATGGGTATTCGTTACCTTTTTTATCATATTTTCTTACAGCCATCAACTGAGGCATGCCATATTTACGAGCATCGTAACTTGAAATGTATTCGGGCACGACACCAAGCGAGTGGTAAACCGACCATGATACAATGCCGTTGAATTTAAGAAGTGTGCTTACTGTATTGGTGTTGTTGGATGAAACAAGCGGTTCTTCAATCACCACCGTATCGATGATGTATTTGTCGGCGTATTCCTTCAATTTCTCCGTAAACATATCGTTCTTCATGAAGAGTGCCTTTGCACCCTTTATTTTGGTTGGTGTGTTGAGGCGAAGGTGTGTTACCTCCACGGGTTTTATATCACCATTATCGTCTATAACAACAAGACTGATTCCGATTGTTGCTGTACTAACGTCTAAACCAAGGACAACCCTTGGATCCTGTTCGACTATTTCTTCTTTTTTCTTTATCATTTTTGTAAAAATTATATTAAAATATATGTCCTCTATGGTAAAAATTCAAAAAAAAGTAATATATTTGGCAAAAATAATGACGGCTTCCGTCCCTCGTTTAAAACACACGGGAATTGCTGCCGCAAATCAAAATACATACAAAAATGATTAAAAATATAATACACTTATCTGATGTGCATATCTTTAATTCAGTTTCTGACATGCACATGGAAGAAAAATTGAACAACCTTATCAAGGCCATTGCCAAGGAAGTGAAAGAAACGGGTAAAAATAGCACACGCATTGTTATTGTCGGTGACATCTATCAAAATAAGATTAAGGCAAGCAATGAGGCGAAGAAATGTTTTCACCATTTATTGAACTATCTCAACAAAATATGTCCAACCTATATTGTTGCCGGAAACCACGACATGTTGCAAAATAACAGAACCAAACTGGATTCTATCAGCACTACATTCTCCATTGATAAAGTGTATCCCAATGTTACCTACCTGGATAAAGTACTTGATTATAAAAGCGGGTATGTCATTGATGACAATATCATTTTCGCTCTTTATTCTATGTTTGATGATTTTAAATCACCTAATATTGATGAGAAACTAAGAAACGATAATCCGGATAAAAAGATTGTTGGTCTGTATCACGGCGATATTGTTGGCGCTGTAAGTGATATTGGGCATTATGGGGAATCTGGTATTGATACCGATTTGTTTATGTATTGTGATTGTGTTATGGCCGGTCATATCCATAAGATGCAGGAATTGAGGAGAAACGGTGTACCGATTGTATATTCCGGTTCTGTCTTCCAAAAAGAACTTGGCGAAAATGTTTCAGGCCACGGTTACGTACTTTGGGATATGGATAAAATGACATATGAATTCAAAGAAGTTGAGAATGACTACCGTATGTACAAATTCACCGTTGAGAGTTACGAGGATGTTGCCAATGATGTTGAACGGTTGTTAAACCTTTGAGGTTTTTTGTATAATGGTTGTTGAGTAAGTTTGTCTCGGATTATACGGGTTTCTTACGGTAATCATACCACGTCTATCTGTTAGCGCATTTTTAGCAGTGGCTTTCAGATAGATTTTTTTATTTATATTGTCGTAAAATGCCTTAACCCAATCCTTGGGGGCGTCCACAAGAAAATCTGTTACTTCGATAAAATTCATGTCTTTTGTAAAAAAGCAACTATAATCTACGGTTATGGTGCTCGGTATGCTATGACTTATTGTAATGGTTGGTGGAAGGGTATTGATGTATTCTTGCCCGAGATAAGAAAACTGTGTGTAGCCATCCATCACCTCTTTTGATACATTCCTTACAACAATCCGCTTTAATAATTTTGTACCGTCATATGGCATATTATTCTGTTTGCAATAGTCTATGTATTCATTCATGTCCGCATGCCTAAATGTAAATGTTCCGTTTGTTTCTTTGCTGATATGGAAAATATAGTCATTGTATAGACTACTGTCGTCGAACACCCGTTCTATTTTGTTCGATATTTCAACGTCAGTTATGAATTCCCCACTGCCACCATATACCCTGATTGGCAAGTCATACGTTTCACTGTGGCTATAGTAGGTATATGGTATAACCACATAAGCCGATAAATCTATGAGAAGGTTAGTGTATCCGTCTTGAGATATGTCTATATAATCAGAATTATTGTTGCTGTCAATAACAGTCAATCTGCATTTTCTCTTTATGTAGGATATGTTTTTTTCGACTGTAATTGTTAGTGATGTGGTAGCTATAGAATATTTAAGCCAATCACAATGTTCTGGATGTATAATTGTATAAGAAACGTTGGATGCTGTTGTCGCCATTGAAACCTTTTCGCTGCCACCAAAATATTTAAAATTTACGGATTTCATGTGATTGATAAGTAATTACTCGGGTTATTGGCATATTTTATTTTTATCTGACATGTTGTATTGATATCATCATAGTTCGCAAGTGTGAGAATGTAGAATGCATTATTCTCGAGGAAGACTCTGCCGTAATTGGTGAGTATGAGCGTAGCATTGTCGGGAGTTTCAATGTGGAACGCTTTATCGTAATTCTTCATCTGGTAACCTATATTATCTATTACCACCGCTTCAGCGTAATAGGTTACAAAATCACCGTCACTATATCTCTGCTGTCTTCTGTAGTATTTGCCGTTGATGTATTTGTATGTTTCATCAATCTCACCAACATCCACATATTCCCTTATGCTTTTCACAAAAAAACGTTTTGTTATACCATGAACATCCATTGTAAACCTAAGGCTTTGTTTTTGTATGTCGGATTTGTCAGTTAATGTGTCAAATTCATATTCGAATGTATCAGATGCAACTGCATACTCCACAGTATCATTTCCATTATTGATTTCACACGTAAGTATTTTTAATTGAATATCACACGGTTCTTGCAATATTCTTAATGTAGTATTAATAGTGTCGTCTGAAGAATAACTTATATTTATAATGGCTTCACGGCTTTCCGAGTGTTTATTTTTCTGAACAGTGGCATATATTTCAGAACCAACCCTTTTTGTTTTTACGAAAGAATTATAACCTTCATAAACGAAACTGTTACTCCCTTCAGCCCCGTCAATTAGAATTAAAATCCTAAAATTAACTGTATTCCACGATAGACGGAGTGTTTTTGTATAATATGCATAACCACTACTGCTGCTTACCCTTATAAGATATGGCGTGTCGATATTATTGGGGTCGGCATCATCTATACTATTGAGATCATTAACCCCCTCAATCCATTCCGGTTGAAAATAGGGAACATACGGGGACTCGATATATTCAAGCCTTACATCGTCATCAGTTTCAATAATATATTGTATTGTATGTGTCATTAATTCTGTTCGTTATTACACTTACTATAATCAAAGTATCGTGGTACACCTTTTATTCTAACGAGATTGTGTTCAAAGAATTCTTCCTCACCCTCCCTTTCGTTCAGAAAATCATATAAGGTGTCGAAATTTCCTTCATATGTGTGATAATCAGGACCGGGTTCAATGGTTTCCTGAAACATGCCGCAATTGATAACTGCCACAACAGTTCTACCGCATGGCAGTGAGTATGCTTCGTTTTCACAATTCGGTATGACTTGACGATATTCACCTGTATCCCTGTTACAGATGATTGGTTTATCGTTATAAGTCTCATGTCGTTCATTAATCTGTGTGATGAAGCCAGTATCGTTGAAGAATTTTACATTGTCATTGTTGATAAATTTTACGTAGGCACCCGGAATGAGTTTGTAAGTATAACCAGAAATAGTTTCATCTGCACATGGGTATATAAATAACCCACTATCAACATCAAACCAGCCTTCAAAACAACAGCCTTCTTCAACCGTCACATCAAAAACGAAATCATCATCAATGTTGGCACTTTTACCCCATTCAATTGTTTCTCCCTTTATTGTTAAGACAGCGGTCTCTTCGTTTGTAAGGAATGTTACACAGCAACCGAAATATTCAGTGAGAACCATATTCTGTGTTATGGTGAATGAAGTGCTGTTTAAGTGTTTCTCACCATTTTGGTCTATCCAACCAATGCAATTGCAGCCTGTTTCGGATGTACACTTGCATTCCTGAACCATAACGGTGCCTCCTTTTTCGTATTTTTCTGTGTCTGAAATCGGGTCACATGTATTGGTGATATATTTTACCGTGTATTCAGGTATTTTATTCCATATAGGATAAACAATCAAATTTGAATTGAGGGTAATGGGGGAGTTTAATGGAGTACCGCCAAATGTCGACCATCCGCCAAAAGTATATCCTGTTTTAGAAATATCACGACCATCGTTTAAAATGACCTCACTTCCTTTACATTCTGTAACTGATGCTACCACACCCGAATCAGCACTTGACGTGTCATAATCAAGCCTAACCTTATCCTCAATCCAATTCGCACTTAAAGTTGTACGTTTTTGCGTGATGGTAATTGCATCGCCGGGTGTATACCGATTCCCATCACTTCCTGTCCATGCTTCGAATATGATGCATGTAAAATTGAATCCTAGTTCATTTGGTGATTTTACTTTCAGTTCTTGCCCTTGTGTAATATTGTTAATATATACAACTGTTCCGATACCATCGTTGATGAAATATTCTAGGGTGTATGTGGTATCATTGGTCCATACCGAATATGCATCCAAACCACCTTCTTTCATAGGAATTTGACCGGTGATGGCTTGTTTGGTTCGATCGGGTTCTTCATCTTTATTCACTACAATCCAACCTTTGAAATCATAGCCTTCCTGTGCATTAGGTCTCATTAAAGTCACTAAATCCCCTTCATATGATTCAACGGAATACTCTTCACCCCATGGGGCATCGGGTTCTATGGGTGTTCCAAAATAACGTAACGTATATTCAATTTTTGCCTTCCATACTCCATAGAGGTCAATACTATCAGGATAATCGAATGTTCCTGGTGTATTAGGTTTAATCTCAACACAGTCACAACCTTCGTCTTCAGGACATATCTGAAGTTCTGGATCAAACGACCATCCACAGAAAATATAATTGGAGTCACTTATTGTTCTATAGACAAATTCATCATTCTTATAGAATTCATCAACAATTTTGATATCCTGACCGTCAGGGGAATTGTAATGGTATGTGATGGTATATCGTGGAATTTTGCTAAAGTATGCTACATAGCTGCGTGGGTCATTGCATTTGTATTCAATGGTCAAGGTGGATTCTGTATATCCACCGGGTTTCCAACTATCGAATACGCAATTATTTGATGGAGTGGCAGTCAATGTAAAAGACTCCCCACATTTAACTGTGTTAGGTGATATTGTTGCCGTGCCTAAAGTATCGTCGTTCACTGAAACGGAGATAGGAAACTGTTTCTCGATGAATGTTGCTGTATATGTGTTAACCCCTTGCAATACCGTTATATTTCTCTCAGGTTTCAAATTTTCAACAGGATCCGCATCACTCCATTTTTCAAATTCGTAACAGCATTTAGGTATAGCCGTTATTGTAGTGGTTTCATTACACATGTTGTATTTTTCTCCACGTTGGACAATCCCTCTATTTGTGTCACACTCCACAACGACTAAACAAATTTTCTCTTCTTTTGTTTTCACATAAGCAACAAATCCACCACCACATGAAACACTTGTTTTATACCACCCATCGTCCACTTTTTCAATAATGCTATCGTCAAGAATGTTTCCTTGCAAATCTTTCCATGCAATGAATTCATATTCTTCAGGCAATTTACTAATATCCACATATATTATCTCATTACTATATAAAGTATTAGGGTCTAAAAGTTTTCCGTTTATGGGGGCATCATATATTTTAATCCATGAACAATCCATTTTGTATTGTGTTTTTTTTTTCTTAATAATAATTAGGCGGTTTGGCAAACCTCGACAACTTGGTAATAAGACATGTCCTCTGTTTGTGTTCGTGGTCGTGCCTTAACATAATTCCCAAGGCTGCTTGCTGAAATTGGGTTATAATATGTCAAATCAGCCAAACTTGTATAACCCTCTGTACCGGTCTGTGGTTGTATTGTAGTGACACTTGCACCTTGTGGTATTATGCCTTGTGTTTCTGCTTCTGTATCTGTCGTCCCATTTCCGAGGAGTTTATACATATATTGGCTGTGAGAATAATCAACACCCAAGCCACAAATTTCATAAACATGATTACATTCTGGCGTAAATGTTATACTGTTTATTCGTTTTGCATATGTAGCATTTGCTGTTTTATTGGTTATAAACCTTGCACCTGTATCTGCATCAGGGAAACTCTCCGTAGGGGGATTCCATTCACGGCCATCAGTGCCAATAATTAGGGATATGTCATCCCATGTATCATAATTAAGTGAAGGTTCATGATACATCATATAGATATTGTAACCTTGTGTAAAACTATAGATGGGTAATGCTACAGGAACTTTGACAAGATATGGTGAAAGTGTACTATTGCTGATTGTGGCTGTTATAGGAAATGCCGGCAATGTCGGTATAGTGGTAATGTCAATTGTTATTTTTTCATAGTATATCTTGTAATTGCTTTGGCTGCATCTATAATATGTTTTAGTGAAATTGTAATTCTCATTCCCCAATGGTAAAGTGGTACTGTCAAAACTATTCCTATCAGGGTTCTCCGTATCATCCCATTGAATCTGTGAAGGGTCTATGTATAAATCCGAATCGGTATGGTTTGTATCGGTATGTAGCCTTCTGAATATAGTTAGTTGATTTGGTGTTGTTTGAGTTTGATTAAACCTTTCATCTGATAAAGCATAAGAATAACCTGTAACATATCCATGTGTATCTGTCTGTGGGTAGGCTTCGTAACAGAATGAACCGGTACTTGAACTCATTTGTGTGACATTTATTGGATTGGACGGGTCTGTAACATCATACACCCCACCAATGTATTTTGATTCATCTGACGGAAAAACTGTTACTGTTTTACCACCAAGTAAATCAATATCCACCGATGAACCGGTATAAGTATACGTTATCTCATTGTACGTAAATTTGACTTCATTGTCTTTAAGCGTGAATGTACTATAACATGATATTTGGGTAATGTAAACTTCTCTTGTTATGTTTTCATTAAGTGTGAAAACTCTTGTTGTCCCATAAATTGTCGAATCGTCCCATCCACCAAACACATATGGAGAGTTTATTCTTACTATGGCGGTCAATGTTGTGCCAGAATCGACTGTGGCATAGGCATACCCTGGTCCATATGACGTAACGTTGTTCAAACCATTCATTATAAGAACATCACCTTTTGATGAATCAAAAAAGATTTTAAGTGTGTATCTTGGCGTCTTGGCGATGAAATATGCTGTTTGTGTAATATCGGAAGTCATTGTAAAAGTTCTTGTGTCGGTCAGGGTGCCATCACTCCATTTGTCAAATGAGTAACCTGAATAAGGTAATGCTTGCGCCGGAACAATTGTGTTGTAACGATAAGTCCCACCTGTAAACAACACGTCTGAAACGGTATTTGTTGTATAACCGCCATTAGTCGGTGAAGAATAAAGAGTGAGGTTATACATAGCATCATCAAATGTGGCAGTTATTATAGTATCACTCTGTATTGTAAAGGAATATCTCGTGTTACCTTCAAGATGTTCCAAACCATTCTCCCACGATACAAAGCCAAAACCAAGCGCGGGTGACGCATATAGTGTGACAACAGTCCCGTAATCATAAATGCCTTCACCTGTGACTACGCCACATGTTTCTGTTGGACGAGTTGTTGAGATATTTAAAATGTTTACCGTTACGGTGTATCTATTACGTTGGAAATTGGCAACATAAACCTTATTTTGTGTTACTGTAAGTTTTTTTTCAAGACTTGTATCATTATCATCCCAAGAGACAAATGTGGAACCTTCAAGTGGTGCCGCGACCAATGTAACAGCCGTACCGTATTCATAAACACCACTTCCGCTTACAGTACCAAGAATCCTGTTATTTGGCTTGGCTACAATACTGTATTGGTCGCCTTCAAAATGACCTACAATATATACATTTTCTGTTACTGTATACTCATATTCTATATCATTTGAAATAAGTGTATCGTTTATATACCACCCAACAAAATGATAGCCCGGATTTTCTGTTGCTGAAATATGGACAAGTGTATTATATGGATACCTTCCGCTTCCAAGCACAATCCCGTGCCTTGAATTGTAGGGGATAACATTCAATTCATAGACATTTGTCGAAAAATTAGCGACGTAGGTTCCATTACATATAGTTTTAACTTTATATAGGCTTTTCCCGGCCACCTCGTATTCTATTTTATACGAATCGCCTTCAATTGGATGAAAAGTGAAGCCTGTAAGCGTATAACCTTTGCGGTCGCCAACATATATGTATATGTAATCATCATCATTATCATGGAGATATCTGGTATCTATCTCAAAACCATTTTTGTCACTTATGAAAATTTCACAATCTGATGTTTGGTTACATAATATTTCTTCAATGCAGTTTGCCATTACATTTCTTCAAAACTCTCGTTATTTTACTAATCATTTTCGCAAAGGAATGTGGTTGTGCAAAGTTCGGCAGTATCACATCTTAGAATAACCCCGCAAGTCGTGTCGCATTTGACATCAATCAAGCAATCCTTTTCAAAAATAGCAACATATTCATCGTCACCACACACCCTTACCTGTATTGCAGTTTCTTCGGACACTGTTTCGCCATTATGTTCCCATCGGGCAAAATGGTAACCATCCTTCTCAATAGCCCGTAAGTAAGCCATTGTGGTATTAACATATTCACCACTTCCAAGTGTTTCACCAAAATTTGTGTCATTTGGTGTTGCGGTAATAGTATATTTCAAAGGTTTCCTATAATTATCTGTTTCAAAATCCTCAAGAACAAGAATGGCTGTTGAAGGCATTACCTGCAATACGTAATTTAATACAACATCCTTCATAAATTTCTTATGGTATGTATTGTCTAATTCATTCTTTAAAACTATTAGTTTGTCATTCAGGAAATATTCGGAACTATCGAATTCGTTTACAATTTTTTCCAAGGTGCCGCCATCATAAGCGTATGTAACTGTTTTTAACCATTTTGCAAATTTACCATCCGGTTCTGTGGTTGTTATCTTATTTATTGCAAAAAGAAATTGTCTTGCAATATTAACATATTTTGTATCATCAAAGTTGTATGTGTCAATGAGGTACTTATACGGAGTGTGCATATAATCGAAATATTCCTTGCCTAGGTCATATTCACCGTTACCGGTATGCGGGTTGTTGTAGAATATTGTTGGAAGTATATCATTCAGGTACTTGGCATGGAGATAGTCCTCATGTGTAACCCCATTCTCATTATATTCTCTATCATAGACTATATTTCCTTCCATTGGAATGTTTTTCCATGAACTGAAACGTTGTGGATTATATTGGTCGTATATTTTAAAATAGTGGGATAGGTTAAACGGTACATCTTCGTTAAAATCTGCATAATCAGTCGTGTCAAAAATGTAATAGACATCATTCTCTGAAAGTTGATTAGGGGTTATGGACAATAGTGATTCTACGTTAGGCATAAGGTGTAGATAAGGGATTGTTTCAGTGTAATCATATTGGAATGACGATTTGCTTTTCTTGCCCCAACCGCCCTTCTGTTGAAAATACAAGTAACCGTCATATCTCCTATTTTGTGTATAGTATGGTATGATATAACTATCATTGCCAATAAGGAATTTATTGACAGGAACCCCTGTATACATATCACCATATAAATTTTCGGTTGTTTTATGGCGATATAATTCCAAAATCATATTTTCATATCCGTAGTCGTTGTTAAGTTCATAATAGAAAGCCACTCCGTTAGTTTCAACTTTTATGTATGGCGGTGCATCCTCTCCAAGTATCGGTAACACTTCATCAAAAGTTGCAAATGTGTTATGGTCATCCCAAGTAACACCATCCGGTTCACTTGAAAGTTCGTCGTAGAAATAGAAAGTATCGGCAGCCTTAATAGGATTTGTGCTTTTGCTATACTCGGTTATGGTATAGTCTTCACCGTATCCCAATCCAAACAGCGCCATCACCATTTCAATAGCATTCCTCGTGCCCTTTGTCTTGAATATCCTATTGCTTGATAAATGCAGGATGCGTTGGAATCTTATATCGCTTGTCAGGGGGGTGACTGCATTTGGATTCTTGCTTGAATACCATGGCTTGTGCATATAGTTTGAACTGTCAAAAGCATGTTCGGACAATACGTAATAATTGTATTCCTCGTTTTTTAGTACCCGTATGGCACTTGGGCTTAGTCTACTAATGACGGAAGGCAGTGATGTAAAAGTATTTGTCTCGTTCCAATAATTATCATATTTTATCATTGGGTCACTGTTTACTGCAACGTACACCACACTTGTCTTCTCATAGTAATTATCACCGACAAGTATCCATTTCGGACTATCTTCTGAAGTATAAAGGGGCACATTATTCATTTGTACATATGATGCTCCCTCTTCTATGTTGCAACCTTGGTTTATATAAATTGCATTGTGATTGTGTTCTATCCATGGATTGCGGTTTGTAATGCCATTAAGATATTCCTCACCCAAAAACTCCAATGAAGGGTCATTGCACTTTTTATGATAGTAATTTGTGCCGGATTCACATCCAATACTTATCCATTCAGGTGATTCACTAGTTACATTAACCGGAAGTAATGGGTAAGGGGTTACTGTAACACCTTCCGGAATTGTCTCTGCCTTGTCGTAGTAATAAGGTTCCCAAATGGTTGATATTATATCCCATCCCTTGGATTCATTTTTATCAGAAATCTCAGCATCAGGGCAATTGTCGTAACCGTCATAGGTAATGTTGTTGGTCATCCTGATTCCGTCAACGTAACGTTTTGCGTTGTCGTATATTCTACCATAGAAATGCAAGACTTCCATCATACGCTCGCCACCGTCTATATTATCCTGCATATCGTTTTCGTTGTACTCTTTTCGGTATGACCAGTCGAAGTTCTTGATGGATTCATGTGTCATACACCTCCAAATACAATCGGAGTATACCTCATCATAGAGGAGAGCCATATCCAATAACTCATTAACGAACGATTCATAAGCAATCGATTCAATATCGATGCAATAATCCCTCGATGGCCATACAAAAACTCTGTCGGTAAACGTATATGCCCCGTTTGATAATTGATATGGCACTTTTAAAACATTTCTGTATGAAGGGATACTATCTCGTGTCAGTAATTTCTTCTCAAAACCTTCAAGACTATCGAAGTATTTGTCAATTGCCTCCTTGTTTGGCTCTATAATGAAGTCATTGTCCAAGGAGCAATAAATCATTTCACTGTTAACCTTATATACATCAACCGTGATGTATGTATCAGATTCGTGTTCTGTCTTTATCTTGACATTGTATATTTTTTGGTAGTTGTCATTGCATATCTCAAGTACATTGAGGGGTACATATTGCCCGTCATCATAAGACCACATATAATATACATCCATATAACGAATGTATTCGTCACACATCACAAAGTAGTTGCTGCAATTGGTGGAATATGTTACCGGCAAGAATTTCTCTTTATCCTCATCCCATTTGAAAAACGAATCTTTGTAACTGATATACTCATACCCCTGCTCATGATATTTTTTCGATTGAAGAATTTCACCTTCGGCGTTTGTTACTTTATATTCGACAATAGGGGATATGGATGTTCTCTTTCCGTCACTGTCCAGCTTGACTATGTTATAGTTTTGCCACGTGGCAGTCAGATAATGCAATTCATTATCAAAATCGGTGATTGAGATTGTTTGTGTATACATATCCAACCCAAACGGGTTTTTAAATATAAACTTGTGCGTATCAATCCACGTGCCGTCAGTGTCTTGAACAACCAAAGTTGAAACGGATGGCTCAAGGCGTCCCGGGAAATATTTGATTATATTCTCAATACTTCCTTTTATCAAATCCTCACATGAACCGTAGTATGCATATGAACGTAAATCGTTGCTATTACGGTTTACTTTCACTTCGTTTACTTCAGAAGAAGCGTCTTTAACATCATCATAGACGAAATGTGCAACCCATTTACCGTAATTGTGCTTTTTCTTAAAAAACGGGAGTGCATTATCCGTGAATATGAATCCTGAATCGCTATAATATGGCTTTTTACCGGGTTCAAGGCGATGGACGTTTCCAATGCTCACCCAATCCCTCTCCATAATTTCGCCACCAGTGATATTCTGATGCTTTTTGCGAAGGATAAAGTTACTATATGATTTACTATAACGGCCCATCTATTATGCGTTCTTTAATTCATTTATATCAAGGCTTGTGTCAATGTTATCACTAACATCCTGTTTAAGTTCAGCAATGCTTCTATTAGTGTAATTGTCTTTCACAGTGCTGAATTCAAATTGTTTAAATATCTCATCATCCCTATTATAAATGGAAACTCGGCCATTATCAAGATTCCTTACAGTTTCTCCGTATATGCCATAACTTAAGGTATCCATATCATTTTCAACGATATTAACTTCGAGAGTAACCGGATCAAATTTGGTATTGACAAGAACAATTTTTTGATTTGGTACACCTATATAGGGAGTTGCATTTGGTTTAAATGAGGGTGCAGTTGAAGGTGTTAATGTGATAAAGCATAGTGTACCACCTGCATTGAAACGGTATCCATTGGATGATGTGTTTGAGGTAATTACATTCTGTGAAACAGGTTCACAAAGGTTATTGCTTGTGACCAGCCTATAGTACTGCTGACGCATGAGGCCGTCACCCTGGAAATTATAATATTCTACCCTGTACCCTACAAGGTTATCGTTGGTGAATAGACTTCTGTTCTCTGGAATGTCATTCATATCAACCACAATACCACGAATTTCCGGATATGATTCAAGTGCTCCAACATCTTTGATAGTGCAGGTTAATTCCTTTGGTCTGATATAAATGGTATAGAAACCTTTCCTGCCGAAAATTGATACTGGAAGATTCAAATTATACATTCCGGGAAGCCTGATGTCAGCCTCTGTGGATGTTTCAAGCTCTCCATTTGAGAATACAGATGCAACATCATCTATCTTTCTCCATTTTTTGAAAGATTCGTCTTCGCTGTTTCTAGTTGGTCTGTAACAGTAAAATATCTCAACATCTGAAGGGTCTATTAATGCAGCCCTTACTATTCCATATGTATTATTAGCCATTTGTATGCAAAAAACCGTTTCTTATAACATAAATATAAGAAATTGAGGTTTTAGAAACAACGCTAATTATTCCATAAAACTATAGAACCCCGAATTTTGGGAATTTTCAAGGTCATCTATTGTCTTGCATTCACCTAAGCGGAAATGACGTTCGTATGTGGCAGCATTTCCTCTCTTGATGTTGGTTTGGTTATCTACTGTAGGTTCATAAGCATACCCCGTGAAATAATCGCGCTTGAATAATCCTTGATATATGTAATCGAGTTCGTTCTCCACCGTTTCGTTATACTCACTCAAGACATAAGGATATTCGTAATCATTTGTGCCCAACGTTATGCTTGCTGTATTATTCATTACCGAAAATCTGAACCTCTTATAGCCATATTTCATCATATAATCACTGATGTCCTCAATTCTATCTTCAACAAATGCTTGGAAATCACCATTATTTACAAGTTCGTCAATGTCTGTATCAAAATAATTGTACGTTTCGATATATTTCACCCCATGACTATCGGATTCGTCATACTCAAATGCACCATAATGATATTTCAAATTGCCATCATCATCTGTTTCAATGGCTGTCAATACTGCCTTTAAATGTGCATTTACAACATAGGTGAATGTAAGTGTGCGTGCGACGGTATCGCATTGGACATCCGTTAAAATAGTGCCATAGGCTTTCAAATCCGTGTCATATTGGCCTATAGTCGGCGGCGTATCTGTAAAACGCTGTATGTTTCCGATACTGTCTTGGAGAATTCCTCTGTCTGAGTAGTAGTTTCCTATTTTGTAGTAATATAGCCAATCTTCATATCCATCGGGTTCATCAAACAAGTTAGAACTATCCATAAATTCTTGATATTTTCTCAACGAACGCAAGACGCTATCACTTTTTCCACTAATCTCATAAAATGCTGTGTTTGTGGTATCGACAATATACATCTGATTTTCATCATCCCATATATAGAAGACATCACCTTTTTTTATGTTCTTATAAATAAAGTGCTGTGGGATATGCGAGACTGTTATATAGATTTGGAAGTGATTCCCATATGCATTATCCTGATTGTACCATTCATCACTCATAGGCAATGCGCTCTTTTCAGGAATTGACAAAGCAGAGGCGTTTTTTGAGGTATATTCGGATAGTAATACGAAATGCTGTGTATCAAATTCATTTACTTCAAGGTTCTCATTCCATTTACCACTACAATACTCCACAACATCAATTTTCTTATATTCTCCATTACTCCACATGTAGTATTCACCGGCGAACATAATAAACGTGTTTCCATTATATATAACCAATGGTAATGTAGGCAATAAAACCTTACCAAACCCCACTTTATTATATGTATTTGCCGATAGAACATACAAATCGCCATTGCAAAGGCAATATTGATAGTTTACACCGCCAGTTTGAAAACGATTCAATACACAGATGTATGTTCTGCCATTGTAAGTCACCAATTCACCGTGGCGGACATGTATTCCCGGTGAAAACTCATTCAAATACGTTGATAAATACCCTAAATCATTCTTCGTCTGAAATAACGGAACGTTGACTGATATTTGCAGTTGATGATCGGCGTGTTCGGCATAACAAAAATATTCGGCGGCAACTTTGTTCAGTGTTCGCAAAAGGGTTTCAAGATATTTTAGGAACTTATCCCCGCCAATTGACTCATAATACTTGCATTTTTCAAAAAGTTTATCATCATGCTTGCCTAAATTTATAAAATGTGTTCTGTAATATTCGCAAATCCGATGATATTTCTTATATTTCTCTATCATTAATTTGACATATCCAAGGTAAAGATAGTCCGGAACATTTGAATAATCCTCCATGTGAAGCAATGCTTTATCAACTTTGACTTTGCCAATAGCCTTCTCCATGAAAACAATAAAATTATGACCGGCGGGTAAAATGTCTTTATATCTGTAATAATAATCTATGAGGGTTCTATAAGTGTATGTACTGCCTTCAAGTAAAAGGTGCTGCTTTTTGTAGTATATATATGATACTTCCTTGTGATAATACTTGTATATTTTGTTTCCATCACAATCCATCACATAATTTCCAAGTCTATCTAACTCAGGTGATTTTATACGTTCAGGCATTCCGGTAGTAACCTCTTCAGGAAACGAATCATATTCAGTATAAGTATACAATCTGTTATATTCCTCGTCCACATATTGGCAACCCTCTACTCTGCGAATGTATTCTGAAGCGTTTATCGCGTATTCATTCTCTATATCCGCATTCGTCGGAAAGGTATTGCCTTCATTCCATAGGTATGGTGTCGGCTCTTCGGCAATAACGTAGGTGTATAAATTGATACCGCAAGGCAAAGTGATATTTTCAACCACTTTACCCCAAGAACCATTGGGGGAGTCACTGGCCGGATGCAACGTGGTTGTCCAATCATCATTGAATTCAAGATATGCAAACATACTCGGTATCCTGGATATCATGGGTTCTATGCTTGTGTCAAATCTATACTGTTTCATCGTTTTCGTTCAAAAATGTTAGTTTTGCTTCGTATAAATTAAGTTCCATTTCATTTGGCGACGTATCGTTTTGCCCTTCATGTCTATAATAGGCATATGGCCCATATGTATCTGGGTCTAAATAGTAAACATGTTTCTCTTTTTCTTTATCATACCTGCATTTTAGGTGAATATAACTGTATTTCAAGTATTTCCTAATACCATACCCACGTCCGTCTCGCCAATCTGCAACTATTTCTTCAAATGTTTTGATGCCGTACTTACCTTCTTTTTTATAATCATAGAAGGGCATCATGAAAGGTAGTATTCTTCCATATCCTGCATGATTAAATTCAACCTTCATATATAAATCAGATGGAATATTGCCACTATCATTGTCAACCCACATATAGAAATTGAAACCTTCACTTGATGCTTTGGAAGTGTATGTGTCCGAAATCACAATTTGTGATGACAGTCTATGATTCTCTAAATCTTCGTCAGGAATGTTCTGATAGTTATCCGGTGCGTATTCCATATTGACTTTTGCTCCCATAAACGTATTATTAGGCTCACCTTCCGAAATAGCATAGCCTGTTGTCATTGTGTTATTCATAAACTTACTGAATAATGCGCCGCCATCCATAAATACGGTTGAATAAGCTACCATATTCTGAATTAGAGGGTTGTCGCTATCATATATGGAGATACGCAAAAAGGATTTCTTCAATTTATTTTTCTGATATTTTACATCAGCATTTGTAAAACCTAGATATGATAAAAGGTCGGATTGCCTACTTTTAGCCCAATTGCCCTCGTGATACGAAAAATATGGTGTGCCGATGGTAGAATCCATCATTTCTTCCAGCTGCACCGTTTCGTTATTGACACCATTCCAATAGGAATTGTCATTTACTGTCCAATCATCACCCCTATGTTGTCTAAAATGAAGATTGAATTTTATTTTGTATATATCCTCTGTCCGAAAGTCGTTTGGGTTAGATGGCTCTATTTGAAATACAGGGTGATAAACAAACTTTTCCATTTCAACAACACTATTGATTGCACGCCTTGTTTCATCATGAACAAAACGATTCATAATGTTGTCCTCCTGTTGGAGTGTTACATCATGCATTTGTGATAAAGGAACATTCAACTTAAATTGGCCGATTGTGGCATAAACATCAAAATCGCTAATGAATTGTTCCCTATAGGTTGATAGACCATTTATGTCACCGTCATTGCATGTTTTTTCGTAATATTCGTAACGGTTATCACAACCAATGGCTACAGGTTTTTTAATATAGTGCTCATCTGTAAAACACGCTTGTACAGGCACCTCATCAACAACAACCGAATCAGGATTTCCTTCATATCCCACAAATTCATATGTGTCACCATGAAATACACTACACATAAAGTTTTCAATATCAGGACTGTCGTTCACATATTTCCACATTAATGTGTATTCATTCTCCCACATACAATCCTCAAAGGTTTTTTCATAAAAAACGCCGTCATCGCCTAAAAATTTCACATAAAACGTAATTGGCTCATCCCAACTATTGAAAAAATGTAAATCTTCGAAGATAAACCTAAGATATGGTTGATTGTCACGTATTTCTATTTGGAGTTCGCTTATTTTTAGGTTAAAATATTTACCAAGATTGAAAGAAAAGTATCTGAAATTCGTGTTAACCTCCGTTATTTGAGAGGAAACTGACACAAGATTAGTATCTGAAACATCCGAAGAAGCCAATTCGACGTCATAGTATTTTGTGATGGTTATTGGTGTTTCCGGGCCAATACTGATATCATCACCATAATAACATGTAACATTGAGGATGTTCTCATTATCAGCATCATCCTCCATTTCGTAGTTGATAATAGGGATATTGACACTATCGGTTAGTAAATCTCGGTAATTGACTTCATATTTTAACATATTGCTTCGTTCTCAGGTATATAATCATAATTAGATGGGATTTTAATTTTACCTTGAATATCGGGAAAGGTTCCATGATAGTAAAGTCCGTTGAGTGCGTCAGGGTCTTGGCGTTTTAGGAAAAAATTGATACTTTTATCAATATATAACGCACCGTTGGCAAACGGATATGCGTTCATTGTTTCGTCATCTGATTCTGAAGCCGGAATTACCTCCCTCCAAAGAAATAAGTTCTTTGAAATGTTGTCAGCATAATCCGGGATGTCAGTATTTTCAATCCTCACTCTAAAGGTTTCATTGTTTAAAAGGTTGCAAACCTGCACCCAATCAAGATACGGCTTGTTTTCATAAGCCTCAATATCTTTACTGATTGGTTTGATTATGAAACTTGTTTTTGAATCAACATATACAATTTGAGTATTGTACCATATCCCTTCAGAGTCATTGCAAATAAAAGCTTTTCTGCCTACAGCATAACCGTGATTGTTTCTGGTAATGATTCTAATGAAAATACCTTCCATCTGTACTGGTTCTGCATGTTCAAGCAAGACTGAATAATGTGAGGCTTGTTTTACTGTATTTGCAAACGCCCTAACTCCGATTGGGTAATGAGCTTTATAGTAATAGCCTTCAGGACAAATAAGGCTACGTTCATTAGTGTGCTCCTCCGTAGCAAATCCACAATTATTATTCCGGTAACGCTTTAACCCATAATCATCTGAAATAACTTCCTTATAGGTAAAGGTGTAATCATTTGAATCACCGTTTTCGCGTTGCGCCGTATTAAACCTGAACTGTACATCAGATAATGTGGTTTCCGCCACCTGCATTGGGTTGTATTCGACAACATCACCAAAGAAGAGTTCATCATCCTCAAGAATACCATCGGTTATTTTGCTTGTGTCAAGGTGAACATCACCCCAAAATTCCAACGGCTGTCCTAAGTTTGTTACGTTCATTGCATTTGTTATAAGCCTTGCATCGGATAAGAAACCTTTTGTCTTGCGGATGATTTCAGAATCATCGCCTTCTTTGCACATAAAATCTAGGCCACTCGTTACTTTACCGAAACAATGGGAGAATTCAATCCTATGTGTTTTGTTGTTTTCTGTATAGTCGGTGTATTGCTTAAGCGGCCCATACCATTCCTTGTACCCAACATTCTTTTTAACAATAGTGATATACAAATTGGTTAATGGCCTTCCGAGGTTATCCCTTATGTATGCAATATCCATTGTTTCCGTAAACTGATATTGCGTTATGTCATCAGCATAAATGGTTTTTGCAAATGCAAGCGGATATATTTCACGGTCAAAATCACGCATTTTAACTCCGTCCTTAGTTGCGTTTCTTTGAATGTATTGCTCAAAACGTGTTCTGTTAATTGCTATGTGGTTAGTTAGATTTTCCACGCTTTTATTGAGGTTGGGGAGTTTCTTGAACATCCTTATGTAGTACTTGCATTTGGTTCCATTGACTATTTTTGCAAATCGGAGCGGTATGCTATAGCAGAGCCGTTGATTGATGATATCATCCACCTTATCTCTTTTCTGTATGTAATATTCATAAGATTTTTCATAATATTTGTACGCATGAACCCTAACATAATCGGTGACATAGCCGATAGGTATGTTATCGAATGTATTCCCATCACCAAATTCCTCGGATAATGGGTTAAATGTATCGGGGAGTGTTTGGTATGCATTATTTTCATAATGGTAGTACGTATAAACATATTGTCCGGATATTGTTTCCTTTTGTCTTACGTATATTGGACCGTTTTTAACATCAACAGGCAGAATATCAACTGTATTTTGACTGTCCCAAGTCACTGACGGCTCTGTTTCAATCTCTTTATAAAACCATCTGCAAATATTGGGTTCATAACTTGTATCAGATGTGTTGATATCCTCAGGTATTTCGGTTATTTCTCCGCTTAACTCCCTAAAATGCGCCGGAGGTACATTGGTTGGATTCTCATAGAAGGTTGAGGCAACTCTCCCGTCAAATATTTCATCTAAAATGGAAGAGTTGGTAATGGTGAAATAATAATCCTTATTTTCATTGTTCATGTCACCGATGTAGTTCACTCTAAACGTGCCGTGGCAAAGTTTGAAAGACGTATCATCACCAAATGCATAATAAATCAGGACGTTATCGTTCTGTTGTAAGTTATGCTTGCAAAAAGTCCTAAACTGAACACCCTTCATACCATTCCTACAATATTGGCTTTTAGCCTCCATTATAAGAAGTGCATTTGTTTGGCCATCGGCTTCAATATTGTCATAAGCCGCTTGCTCACTCTCTACATCATAAGCGTATATGTTGGTTACAAGGTTATGTCTGTAAAAATTCTTATATGGATAGGTGACAAACACATCCCAATTCCTCTCAAGCCTGTGTTTATGCATATTGAGTTTGGGTGTAAATGAATAAAGCGTCCTATCGGGATACATATCAACAAACTCACAATTTCCCTTGTTGTTTACAACGTGATTTGAATCACGTTCAGTTACAGTATTTGAATCATGTTCAGCTACAGTATTTGTTATTCTCTTAGGAGTGATTGATGAATTGTTGTAGAAACCATACCATCCATTCTCGTTCACAAGATTTGATGCAACAGAATCCCCGTTCTCCATAGATAGGATATTGGTTGTCTCGTAAACATGTTTGTTGATGAATTCAGTGTCATTCGGCGAAAATCTTGGGACTATTTTGATATCATTGCCTTCTAAAGTGCGCATTGTATCCTCAATGGTGTTGTATGTACTGTTGTGAACATTAGCGGCAAGTGGAATAATCGGTCTAAATGATAAATTCCTCAATATGTGATTTCCGAATATATCATAACCAGGATAATAGGTAAAACCCACATTTTCACTTGAATATTCGGTGTTATCTAACATATAAGCCCTTGTTAAGGAACTAATTAAACCTGATATGTTCCCCTTTATTTTGGTATCAGTAATTGTTATCGGAGCGTTATCCCTCACAACCTGTATTTCATCAGAGCCATCATCTTTAACAATCTCCGTGCAGGTATTAAACAATACATTAGTGCAATACGGTTTTACGGTGAGTGTCAGCCTGTACTTATTGCAAGCGGACACTTCACTTCTGTAAACATCATATTGGTCGATAACTGTCGACAGATTTGTCAACGGAATTTTCTTCGCTGTTTGTTCCAGCTGAACGTGTGTTGTGTTTCCTCTATCTGTAGAGAATATTGAATCTATTGAGCCTAAGCGTATTTCCTGCATTTTACCTTATCCTTGTTGTTGTTCTTCTTATACCTGTTACGTCTTTTATGTAGACTTTTTTGTTTGATATAACAGTATCATCGATATCACTAAACGCGTACGAGTCTGTCTCTGTATCCGGTTCATGGGTTATGAATGGGGAAACTGATTCGTATTGTTCTGTATGGTCACCAACGGTTTTTTCATAAGTTAGGATTATCTGATAACTGTATTTAAGTATGTAATAGTCTGTATTATCATTGTAATTTACTGAAACCCTCGGATGATTATTCGTATCGGTTTCATAAGTTATCTTCACCTCTGAAACTTCATAAACAGGGGAAATGCCCCTATACTTGCCATCGGCGGTAAAACCTATGTAATACACACGTTTCACATCGTCACCTGTAGGTATTATTAGGTTATTTGACGGGAGTGGTGCACCATAAACCATATTGAGTGATACATCAGCAGGCAAATGTTCATCATTATTATAAACTTTACGATAAACAGGGTATAACCCATTGATTACTGTATAACGTACATCATCTTCAATGCCATTAAATTCCGGTTTAATCTCCATACCCTTACCAACAACAGTATCTTCCGGTATTCCAAAATTAGCCCTGGGGTAAAGGTTATCATTAAATGTTGCACGTTTATCAGAAACGGTTAGGTAGTTCGTATTTGCATCATATGAAATGTACCTGTAACTTGTATTGACTGGATCTGTAGCCTGAATGTCAAAACCTTCATAGGGCTGAGTATCTTTAAAGAAATCATTATAATTCGGTGCGTATCCATCTTCAGGTACTGGCCGATACATCAATCGTTTTGTCGGAACGGCAAATTCATCAGGTACTGTTGTTCCACTAATAGTATATATTCCAATATTACTTGTCGCCTTCTGTATAGTAAACTGTGCTTCACGTTGGGTTGATGTTGAAAATCCGTTATAAAAATAACCTGATATACAGCCACCCATACTGAATCTTCCACCTTCAACAAAATTTGCTACACTAGATGCTTCAGATGTATCTATGGCATCATCGTTAAGAACATCAGGCCAATAAATTGGGTGCTCATTCAAGGGAACCCATATATTGGCTTTGGTGAATGGGCGTTTGTCAATCACATGAAAACCAAACATATTATCCATACCGCCACTTAAATTACGCATAGCATCTATGATGCCATTAGGATTTATAAACGGAGCATTCGTCAATTTGCTTGGTATTGTTACATTCATATTATTCTTAATGCCACAATATGGCGGGAGTTTATATGAATGATGTCCAAAAGTTGCGGGCAATTCCGTGAATATTGGTAAAGTATTTTGAGGATTTTTGGTAATAGTAGGTCTTGAGAATGAAGAAATTGTATTTTCTTCCTTATTTATATCAAGTATAACGTAATTTGTTTGGGCATTGAGTGGCCTTAGTGTATTCGATTCATCGGGTATATAATACACAAGCGTTTTAACCGGGATTTCGTTTGTTTGAAAAGTGATGCTGACCAATTTGTTCTCTTCGTTTACATCATACATCCAGAATGCGGTAATCATAGCCTGCACCAAATCCATCCTCTTCTGTATTATGGAGTTGAGAACATTGATAACGTCACGTTTGTTCTGATTACCCTCGGTATTCATTTCAAAATACTCACGGAGTGAAATATCAGTAGCGGGTTTGCCGTTATTGTATCTCAAAATATATTGAGTGTTGTTGCTTGACAACTCAAATATCCAAGTGGTTTCATCAAACGGGTCATATTTTTCGCCATCACGCCCATATGTCTCATCGTCAGTTCCGTTTCTTTTAACCCTAATATACTTAGGTATTATACTACCCCCAATCTCGCTCGGATTTGGAATTGATGAATACGTGTTAAGCAATTTGTTTACATCAGAGTCTTGAAAGGTGTATTCCTCAGTGAAATTATATATTGTGTTATTGCTTGCTGAGAGAATATTGACAGCATTTTCAACACTGTCAGTATAGCTAATATCATCGCGATACTCCAAAAATTTATCCACCCCAATATCATTTATTGATAGCCATCCCTTTACGCTATCAGGTAGGTCGGTTCTAATACCATCGTTGTCATTATAGCCTGAATAAGGCATTTTTATTACTCCATTATCGTCTTTTTGATAGCCAACTCTAAAGTTTTTAAGCAATTCAACATCAACACCATTCACAAACATTTTGAATGGGAGTGCTTCACTTACATAGACTCTTGTCAAAACACTATTCTGACTTGTTTCACCTTTTAATGTACAATATTCACTTACCGTAACATTGTAATATTGGTCACCTCTTGGAACAGGAAACGCATATTCACCATCAGAAGTCGACAGGGGATTAACACCAGTTATACTTACCACACCGTCTATAACGGAATAAACAGTACCAGTATACCACTCCATAGTATCATCATACGGTGTAATCCTAATTTCGAAATTATCGGTCAGCGGCTTGTTTTGGTAGGTTATAAGACTGACAGTCACATATCCACCGAGGTCACGTAAATAATTTGTGTTGGAGAGGGCGTGCGTTGTATCCTCTGCAACTCTCTGATTTGTACTTCTTCCGCCTGATTCAGGATACACCTCGTCCATTTCAGTGTTGGTCATGGTAAAAGTTGTTGATGTTACGCCATATTTTAGTTTTTCTGCCTCAAAAGTGATATTCTGTCTGTATTGTTCACCGTTTGCATCTGTAATGGTAACAGTATAATATCCGTTTGGAAGACTTGGTGCATGGAGTGTATTAACATTTAATCTATCATCGTCTGTATGGACCGCCCTGTTGTCATCGTCAACATATAGTTTTGTGTAACCAAGAAATTGGAGCCTTTTTCCACCGATATAGATTTTACAATCGTTTATATCTGTATATGTTTCATCATACCCACTTCCATCATGATCTCTCTCGTCAAAAGAAATTGAACATGGCATATCAAGGTTGCATAAGTCAAATTTTATATATCCGTCACGCAAAGTGGCCGGTTCGTTATTACACCAACTGTTAGGTTGGAATTCCATTTCAATCGGGCTTTTTGATTCTTCATCATTTGTGCATTCAGCGTAATAATTCCTCCTGAATTTGTCTATGGCAGTCTTACCTGATTTTAACCCGAAGTAGAAGTAAAATGAATTTTCATATCTTGGGAAACGGCGTTGGTTTAATGACGTTAAATTATCATTTGTAAACCACCCAAGTTTGACATCATTATCGTAGAACGCTACAGCAAAATTACCCGGTTTGGGGTCAAAACCGTATCTAAACAGCAAGTAAGCATCACTATTTGCCTCAATTTTATAATTGTTTTTATATGTTAAGTTCTTTTTATTGCCATATGGATAGCCGTCAATTTCAGCATCAGGCTGGTGGGTATCAATGTCCTCCATAAGATTATACATTGTCCCGTCAAAATTCTCAGGATAAAGGTAATTAAAATCATAAGTCGGAAAACCGGTTTTCGGGTCTTGGCGCTCTCTTAAACGATTTCCGTTCATTGTAGCAAACATGGCTCTTGCATCGGGATTATAAATCTCGTCATATGAAATATACCCATCCGGTGCCATAACCGTTTCCTGTCCGCTTGCATCAAGAAACGAAATGGATTGATCCAACGTGACACCGAACTCACATGCTCTCGACAGGTTTACACAACTTTTTGGTTTGACATAGGAAAAGTTACAATCTATGCCATAGAACACACCACCGTTATCATGCTCCTTTTCACCATCTTTTATATATTCGCCTTCGTATTTGTTTTTTCTATACCATTGATCAAACCCGGCATTACCCCAATCAGCACCTGAATATTCACTATGCACTGTACTGTCAATGACAGCCGATTCACTGTCACTCATGTCATCATTCGATAATATTCTTACAGCCTGTTCGTTAACTTGCCATGTTAATGACAATAAATTAGGCGGCATTTGGTATGTTGTTTCGTTTAGATGTTTAAAAAACTGCGGAATGCCTTTTTCGTCACAATCATTAATACTTCCGAGAAGTACCAAGTCGGTTGCGAAGATTATCTTTATGTCACCAGGTGTTCCGTCCAAAACGTTTCTGAATTTGTTGCTGGAGTACTCTACTGATTTATAGTAATAGACATATTCACCATATTTAGTTTCCTTACGAATAATAATACCCTTGTCAACTTGAATAGTGCTTAAAGTTCTTTTATGGCATTTTAAACCATAACAATTCGCTTCAGAATTGTCATTAGCCCCTACATAAACAATAGGTTTTATTCTCTTTTTGTTGGCGTCAAATTCCCTCTGTTGGGCACAAGTTTGATAGAGTTTTAAACCACGGCTAAAGAGACTATCCCTGCCGGCCATTTTGCTACTATTACCATCACACCAATCATCAACGCCACCAACTTTAATTAATCCGAAAAATAATCTACGTTTTGGTTTAATTTTACGATACCACAACGGGGCATAAAGCACACCATTAATCCAATCGTTTTGGAAATCAAAAGACGTTACTTCATTATCTTGAGCAAGTGCATTCTGAACACAATTTATTAACCTATCTGTTTCTGATGTGGCATTTTGATAAATATCACATTTTCTTCTACCTTCTTCAGTATCCCTAAAACAATCTACATTATTACACTTATTTTTTATTTTGGTAATAAAATTGGCGACAAGTCCTATTGGACCTTCAAAACCGGGTATATAATTCACTGTTGTATTACCGTCATCACAAAAATCGCCAAGATTAATTAGTAGACCTGCGGAAGTTTTGTAAAACCAACATCCTATTTTTTTAAAAAATCCATTGATTCCACGAATTATAGGTATCTTTGATATGGCATCTCCTATATTATAAAATATATCTCCAATCCCTATAAACATATCCCCAATCAAAGACATCACTATATTGATTGAAGCAACTAAATATATGAATACCGTTAATAGGACGCATAAAAATCGATAGACAAACCCCATTCTGATTGCCAGATTATTATATGGCATCGGGTTGTTATCCCCCGCATGGTTTGTCATCTTTATTCCTGTGTATTTCTTAGTGTTTGTTGTTGTCCTCTTTTGTAGTCTAGGGATATAACTCTTTACTGTATATACGTTGTTCCAAAACATATCCCTGTAACTCTCTTCTTTGGTAAATGTTCCAAATTCATAATCGGGTTCGTGGGTTGTTTGGAAGTTAGGGTAATCATCTGTTAGTCTTGGATTGTTTGGAACAAGGAATCTTGCACGTTTCCTTGCGCTATCGTCCATTGGGTTCTCGTCCAGTGATATCCTGAATCTTACACGCGCCCTCGTTGGAATACCGTTTTCTGGATTGTCAGTGGGTACAATGTTACCGAATTCATCCATACAAACATAATCAAGGTTCATCGGAACCTGATAACACCATACACCATCCCCGTCAATAAGTCTGTTTCCTTTTACAGAGAATTGTTCCACTTTACCGTCGAAGGTCTTGCGAATCATTTCAATCATACCTTCTCCGGTAACAAGTTCACTCATTTTACCCGTAAGGTCATCCGGAACACATTTGTGGGAAATTGAATTACTTCCTTTATCAGTTACAATGCTTCCAATGAATACTGCCGTAGGTTCAAATTTGTAATCGATTTCAATATCAGCCCTTGTTATCATTGCGTTAGTATCATCTTCTGAAGTATCTCCCCAGAATGGATATATATACAATGGTTTGTCCTGACTTTTAATCTGCGGTAATATGTTGAGATTTTTGTCCGCCTTGAATTTGTTGGGACTTTCAAATTGGTCAATATTGTATCCCTGCCCCATCATATCATGCGGCCTTACAGATAATTTGCCAATATCGGAAAGGTCTACGTCAACATGAAGTGTATGTTGGCCAACAGGGACACCATAGATGAAATAATCCCCTGCATTGTTTGTTGTGGTTGTGTATGTGTAATATGTGTCAAATATCCTGATAATGTCATTATTATCAAGCACATATTCCTTCTCGAACATTGTACCGACATTCTGATGGCAGTCGTTGTCAATATATGAAGGCAATAAATTGTATCTTACACCATCGTAATTAACCGAATCAACCGAAGAATAGGTGTATAGGATGTCGTCCTTTACATCAAAAACAGTAGTATCCTTTGGAATAAACACAGACACTTTTGCGTTCTGAACCCCAAACGATTTGCCGCCAAGCAACACACGCCCACATACCACACCATATTTTGAAGCGGGCATTTTATAGAGGTTTTTTTGCCCAATATGAAGTGATAGTATGTTAAGGAACTCAAATGTTTGATTGAGTTTTACATTCAAGACATTCGGAGCATCAATTCCAATTTGAGTTCGTATTCTATAACTGTTGTTTTCGTTCTTCATTAATTTTCAGTAATTTACGCAAGTTTATGCTTATATCCTTACCAATCACCATACGGAAGATTATCCATAAAAGGAAGAATGGCAATATAACAATAATTAGACAGACAGTCAAAATTGTAAGTATGATACGGAGTAATACTATCGGTATTCTGCCGAGATATTTGACTTCTTCGAGACCACTTCCGTCATCCGAATATTTACCGGCATTTTCAGCTATCTTTTTGCAATTGCAAGCCATTTGAAATACTATATTTTATATTAAATATAATAAAAAAGCGTCCTGTTGTCAAGACGCTACGAAAAATATTAGTTTGCCAAGTCGAGGTTATTTTACTATTTTTTTAAGAAAACTATTCACGGCTTTTTATTCTGATTTGGATGTCGTTGGGGTACTTCACCTCAAACAGTGAACCTGCCTCACTGAATAATGTCTTGTCACTTTCCCTTAAGTCAATTTCATCGCTTGAATTTGTATTATCAGTGTTTGTTACCAACTGTTGTGAAATTTGTGTGTCGGAGTAACCATGCCCTACTTTGTTGTAGCACCTTAGTTCAATAAGATTTTGGACACCATCAAGTTTTGATATCTCTTTTTCGAGATCGCCAATGAATATATCTTCACCCATTTGATGTTTGCGAACATCCATATAGTCTCTCACAAGTTCAATAATGCGTTTCGATACTTCGCTCTTGTCGTAACTTTTTTCAACGTAGATATCAATCTCAAACGCTATATTGATAATTCTTCCGGATCTAATTTCTACAAAATCGTTAATCATTCTGTAATTGGAGAGGTATTGCTTCATATTCTCAGCAACACGTTCGGATAAACGGCTTGTTAATCTACCCTCCCAATCAAGCCCTAACGAATAAATTACCACTTTGTTGTTTTCCTCAACAACCCCAACCCTAAATGGTAAACCGTACTTCGCCGGCATTTCCATGAGTCTTGCGTAATAATCAGATAATGTGACGCATCTGTTTTGTGCTGCTGCAATATACTTGGTCATAAACTTGATTTCTTCATTGGTTGGGGCATCTTTACCGCCATATGATTGTGATGGGTTGGTTACTTCAATGGAGTTTCTTACAGCGGCCTTTTTCCTTGCATCATTTGCATCATTACAATTGCCGTCAATAGAAACAGTTAAAGACAAAATGTTCGTCAATGTATTTGCACCAATGTTACTTATTTCACCACCCCCGGTACGATAAAGAATATACATGGTTGTATTCGGTTCCGGAAGTACACCAAGATAGTCATTTGCTTCCATTCTACTCATTCTGTATTGTGTATACTCTGCTGCCGAATCAGGTATTGAGCCGTAGGAATTACAAAGACCACTACCAAATGTAATGTTTAGATATCCATTATCTGTATATTCCGTAACAAACTTATTTTTAAGGCGTTTCCATTTTCCACGTGCAGCAACACGTATTGGTTCCAAGGTTTTATCCTCAAGTTCAATCGCATCAGTTACATCCCAAACTGGTGAATAATAGGTGTATTTCCCATCAGCACTGGAAACTTCTTGTTCTTCATACCCAAATCTATATTGGTCCACTAAATTGTCGACCTCAAAAAAACGCTGAACAGGTTTGCCTTCTTTATCTTCATATGACTCACGGTCAACAAAAAACTCTGCTGTAGCCGGATTACTTGAAAGTGTCCTACCTTGTTTAAGTATAATACTCTCAACACCAAGAATATTATTGTCCTGCAAAGTTATAGTGAAAAACGGTTCAATATCACTATCAGTAATAAATCTTTTATAAATCTTGCTCTGTCCGGCAGTTGCAGTGGCTAATTTCTTATATTTGTAACTGACGATTTCGCCGTTACTGTTGCGCCTTGGGATAATTTGCCGGTTACTCATTCCATTTGAATCGAATTGGTCTTTAAAATTAACATCCTCAAGCAACTCAAATGTATTTCTACCATCACTAAACAAACTTCCTCGTTTAATGAATGGGGCATAACTTTCATCGGCGACTGCTTGATTGTTGTCGCTTTCTGGAACATCACTTGTATTTAACGGAAGGATACAAGATAATTCAACCTCAACCAACGCACTTTTCGGACCAGGAATTTTTACGCCAAGACTTCTGGCAATATTTAAAAGACTTGCCCTACTGTTGGCTGAATCAATGCTCGTTTCCTGGTACGACCTATCGATAGCGTACATTAAACTATCAAATATATCAGAATTCAAATCAATCATCCATTGACCGATTGAAGCATCGTTCAATGAATTAAAAATGTTGGTGTAGTATCTTTTTGTTACTTCAACTAAGGAGTTTCTTACTTCATCGTAATTCCTCTTTGAATATTGTATCCTGTTCTCTGCCATTGTTTAAATCTTTGCCACTGCATTATAATTTCGAACTTTTCCACCATCCCAAACGGAATAATTGAATTTCACATATAGACCGTTTCCGTCCTCACCTTCGTATATTTCAATGTTGTTTATTTTACAATCCTTTAAATATCTTACGACACTGTTTTTAACCTCTAAAACAACATCGTCCCATGTTTGCATGTCATTTGGATTGTAGATAAATTGGATTAGATTTGTCCCGAATTCGGGGTCACGTAACCTTTGCCCTTTTGGTGTGAAAAGAATATGCATTAATTCAGATAAAACACTATCCGACTGTAAGACATTTGTGTCGAACAGACTTTTTTCATCCGATAATATTGTGATTGGGAATTTAATTCCGTATTTCTGTATTTTAGCCATAATATCAAATAAATATAGGAAAAATAAGAAAAAGAAAAAAGGTATGGCCTTTATAACCACACCTTCCGTTATATATAAGTATTTGATTATAAACATTTTGAGTATCCACAAGATGGGCATATAGTATATCCATTGTTCTCTATGGTCTCACATCTACATTTATCACACTTATTATTACCATGTTTACCCAATATATTAATGGAATCTTGTAGAAAATGAACAAAATCCTTTCTAAATGAACACCCAACCACCTTTGCTGTTGTTCTGTCATCTGTTACACCTATATATTGGTTGATGTCTTTTTAGTTACTTTGTAAATAATCATCTATATGTGCAATTTTTTCATTATTATCATTCATATATAATTATTTACGCTTCCAAAAAAGATATGTTATGTCGGTTACTTCACCTTCATTTAATCTATATAGGCGCTGGTTTGTTGTCTCTTTATTAAGCGGCCCCAATTCTTCTATATATTTACCGGTTTTAACATAGTCGAAACTTCTATATTCAGATAATATATCATCATAACCAGAATATATTGCAGTGGAAATATTTTGGTATTTCTCCTTTATAAATTTTGAAAGCACTGCCAAACCCATTGTATTTATGCCATCACCCAAAAAGAGAACACAGTTTATTCCTTTATTTTGTTTTATCAATATATCTATTTCATCAACAGTCAAATCCTTACCAATATCCCGTCTTAAATAATCAGAGTGGCATCCTTCACAATGGAACGGGCAATTGCTGATTGTGATTGCTAACGTTACTTTATCCGGTATTTCTTCAAAGACTACCTTTGAATCCACATATTTTATCCTTAAATTCTCCATACTGAAAAAGAACGGTTGTTATTCTGAATAAGATAACAACCGTTTATCCATTGTCTGTTATTATTAAGCGTAGTAGCGTTTCTTTTCCTCGATTTGCCTGGGTTCTCCAAATGAACTGGTCTTTTTAAGGTATCCAATAACCCTCGTTAAGTACGAAACATTTTCACTTCCACAAATCGGACACTTGTCAAGAGTGTGTTTGTCAATGTGTCCACAATCTTCACAACATGTGTTCTTGATGTTGAATGTAAAATAATTGCAACCATTTTCTGCGGCAACAGACATAAGTTGACGATATTGTTCTTTTGAAAGATGTTCGTTCAAATTCAAATGCGCGGCGGATCCACCATCCAAATATTCAACATAACTCTTACCATGTAGTTTTAGTTTATCAATAACTGACAACGAATCATCCTCTGGGTTATAGAAGTATGAACTGTAAAGATTTCTATAAGGTGAAACCCAATATCCATCTTTTTTGTCCCACTTATAATTTTTGGCAGCGAGATTTTCAGCCGGAACAAACTCAGTGTTGAACATGGTGTCGCGTGTTTTATTCTTACGGTTGCAAATGTTGATTGTTTCAAGAATGTTATTAACGAATTCACGGTATATTTCATTATTCGATACCTTAATATCAAAGAATTCAGCCGCATCGGTTATACCATTAACACCAACGGTAAGATATTGCTTGCGAATGTCAATGAAACCGGCCCTGTAAACATCAAGCATATTAGCCTTCAAAAAGTCTTTTATTGTTTCATTGAATGCATTCTGATACTTATGAACTCGTTCAACTATTTCAGTAACATCCTCGCGAATAAATTCATAAAGTTTGGTTTTATCTTTCACTTCATCCAAAGGAAACTGTACACCTTTGTCGATATTTTTATGCTCGATTTCGTGTGCATAACGATTCGCGGCGTTCTGTATAAGGCGAGGCAGGTTTATAGACATAACTGATTTAGAACCCGTTGAAACTGAAGCGGTTCCCATTGAATATTGGTGTGTTGTGTAGTTATGTTCAAGGTCCACATCCTCCATGTCCTTTAATGAATTACGTAATCTGCAACATGAACTTAAACTATCAGGTGAATCACTCAAATAACAGAAGAAACTATGTCCTTCAGACCACATTTGGGCTGTAAAATCAGCATATTCTTCATCAACAAAACCATTTTTACCATCCGTAAGCAATGCCATTGTTTCAACCGGAAATGTAAGAACGTATTTTGTGCGTTCTTGATTAAACCATTTCATAAATTTCTTCTGTAACCATGATAAAGTTTCCCAAACAGGTGAAGTTCCATCAGGGAAGGTAAATTCACCGAATACTCCCTCGAAATACGGTTTATCAAAGTAGCCAACGTTCCAAAACACGGTTTGGTAGCCACGATTGCCCGCTGGCATGTTCATACTATGAACCACCTGTTGGAAATAGTTCTCAATCACCTGTTCGATTGTACGTTTTTTTGCTGTATAATCAACAATAAGGTTGAGTTTCTTTGTGTAATCCTCGCCATAATCTTTACGAAGGAAATAATCCATATACATAAGGAATTCAGGTGTAGCAACCGCACCAAGAAACTGTGATGAAACACTGTATACAAGGTTAATGAATTCACCACAAAACGACTTTGTGTCAGTAGGGGCAACAGAAACACCACCCAAACCCTTTAATCCATCAGTAAGAAACGGAAACATTGTAATTGCTACACAATATGGATAACCAGGGGTTCCAGTTTCATCATGCTTATATAATACATGGCTTTCGAGGTCTTGAATGTATTGATCAGCCAATTTTTTACTGTACATTGACCTAATCTTACTCGTAAGAATGTACCTATTCTGTTTGATGTTATTTTCCTTATATAGTTCCTGCCCAAGTGTAACAATGTTTTTGTTCGATACATTTGCATTCGAATCAAATTTAGAACCGGTTGCAGCATTTGAAGCTTCAATATATGAACGAATGAAATCTTCTTTCTTTTTGATGTCCTTCGAATCATTGAATTTCTCAATATAGGCCTTCGCCACCTTCTTATTGATTGACATAAGCCATTCCTCAACCTGTCTCCTCAACTCCGAAGTTGACATTAGGTTATAAAGATAGAAGTTCTGTGCTGCACTATCAAGTAAAACTTCTTCGCATTTCTCCCCCGCTGTTTGATAAGCGGCGCAAATACTGTCTTTTAGTTTCTGAACATCGTATTCTTCGATGTAACCTTTACTTTTTCTTATATCCATAAATTAAAAATCGTTAGTAAATAATACATAGTCTTCAAAAATGTAAATTGAATTCTGAACATCTATGCATTTTATTTAACTCGCTGATAGCCTTACTTAAAAATTTTTAAAGTTTTTTCGACTTCTTATTTCTGTCATATACTTCGTCCGCCACCTCATTTCCATCCCCATCTGTTATCGGAGAAATATCATTCAAAACATCTCCAAACCTGCAAGTTCCGTTGTCAAATTCAATGACAATTGGTGAAAAATCATTGTTATAACGGTTTTTAAGCATCTGAACCACGGTATTCTTCGTCGACATATCGTCAGCGTCTTTCTGCATTGAAATTACGATTTGTGCCGTAAATCCTTTCCATGCTCCTCCTGACATATTGGATATATTGATTTTCGTGGCCCTATCCTGAACGCTCTTGTTGCCTTGGCTTGGCACCCACATTGCTATATTATGGTTGACTGCAAGCTCATTAAGTTCATCGGATAATATACTGTCTTTCCTCCATATTTCGATATTTGGAACCGCGCACCGTATTCTGTCAAAATAGTCGATAATAACAATATCAGGATAGAATCCTTCTGCCTCAAGTTTAGTAAGTTTATTGTCGATGTCCCTAATTGTCATAGGGTGTATCTTTTTCTTACTATCGATCGCGGATATTTGACGGATATTTTCCTTTAAGGTTTTTGATAATTTATCCTTTACCTGTTCTCGTTTCGCCCTTAGTTCATCCCTGTCTTCTTGTGTTGCATATTTTCCCCTGAATGAACTTACCGGCTGATTCAGGATATATCCAAGATATTTCGCATCGATATCATCGGGTTTATCCTCCAAAATAACATGTGCAACTTTATATCCATGCCATGCGGCATATGCAGCAAAGCCACTTGTAACACAGGTTTTACCGATACCGGTTCCTGCTACAAGAATACCAAAGTCCCCTTTACGCATACCACCACCAAGACGTTTGTCAAGTTCCGGACAACCTGTGGGAACAACTTCGCAGTTATCGTCAGCCATAAGTGACTCAAAATGGTCATCATCCATATTGATGGCTCTTGCGGTTACTTCCTCAAAGGTGGTTTTTTCATCATATTTCTTGACAATAGCCATTATGTCATCCTTGGTTGCGCCTTCTTTATTGCGCTCGTTTATCTCATTACCAAGTTTGATGGTTTCCATCGCAACAAGAAAATTATGATACTCTTCCTTGATGGTGGTAAGTTCGGCCTCACTGTATTTGTTTTTTTTAAGTTTCTCGTTGACTATAGTGATACAATTCTCGAGCGTAATTGCATCCTCGATTGAGTTATTTAACCATATTTCAAGTTCTTCGTATGAAATCCTTCGGTTCAGTTTGGAGACTTTATCCTTAATGATACCGGCAATTTTACGTAGTTCAGGACTGCCCGTAAAATGATTCTGATCCATAGTATCAATGGTTGACAGGGAGAATTCATCATTCTCCATAAACATCTTAAGGATGGAGCACTGGTAGTCATAACTAAAAAGGCTTAAATCATTAACGGTCTTTTTCGGTCTTGCCATTTAAAATCTGTTTAGCGGAAAAAGGCCACACTATAACTCTATAGTGTGGCTTTATCCAAGTTACACAATTATCGACCGGAAAAAGTGCGTTTGTATTCTTCGGTCTTTGCCTTGACGGCCATTTCCCACGATTTAACATACTTGCTGTACGGGTCATACGTGTATTCGACCACTTCCATATAATTACCGTCATTACGTTTTACGTAGTGTTTTCCATCATTCGAGCGATATATCTCTTTGTGGGTAGCACCGGTAATTACATTATTGTCACGTTGGTAAATCTGATAGTATTTGTCTTGGCACTTCTTGAAACTGTTTCCTTCCTTGGCGGAAACAACATGTTCTGTACCATAGAACATACTACTCGTATAGGTCTTGCCTTCACCGCTTGTTGTTTCACAGATGCGTTTAATTGTGTCATAAATAAGGTCAGTTTTGCCGTTTACCATTCGATAATTGAGTGTACGGATAAAGTTCATTGAATTGATATCACTGTCCCTATATGAAGAAATGGAATTTGAGAGGTCAACGCTATTGCGGATATCTTTTTGGTAAACGGTTCCATCCCAAATAGCGACATAAATTGTCTTATAATCAGAAAAAACAGGTTTACCATCCTCTGGATTAGTTTCAATTTTCTGAGCCATCTGAAACTCAAACTTAAAAGTGACCGCATAGGGCTCTATTGCGGTATTGCCTGCACTTTCCTTTTCACTCTCAGCCTCCGGCTGTTTTTCAGGATAAACAACGTATTGGCTATCCTTGTTCTGCAAGCCCATACCATTTGGCTTGAATCCTGTAATCTTAACAGGACCTGCTGTTGTGTACCAATCGTATATTCTACTCTTGGATTTCAAATCGTTCTGAATGTTTTCGACAATTGCCTCAATCGTGTCCTTCAATTCTTCTGAATAAAGTGAAGACAGATTAAAATGGTTGATTTTAAAAAAACGTTCACATACGATGTTTTCATTTGCGGAAAATAAAAACCTAAACCTATCCCTATAGGCACTGTTATCAACTTTTACTTCCTTTTTAATTTCTTCTTGATTCATTGAAAATCGTTTTGAAAGTTAAACAATAAATTACTTAGCCGTTTCTTTTTTAAATATACTATTTTTCATTCGAATTTTCCAAATATTTCTTCCATTCCTTTGTTTCGCTATCTATCAGATAATTGAATTCGCTGAAAAAATTACCGAAACTTCTTTCATCTTTTAGTTCATCTACACCGGCTTCGCACAATATCCTATATAGGTTGTCAAAACTACGCCCTTCCGGATCCAATGGAGCATACATAAACTGTTCTAAAAGTTCTTTTGCTTCATCCGGCATAAGAGGATCTTTAAGATTGATGATTTTTTCATTTAACTCATATACTTCTTCCCCTTGACAACCATCAGTTACCCTGTTTACGATATTTTCCGCCCATTTTAAAGGTTTTTTCTTCTCTTTTACACGTTCTTCATTGATTAATCTAGCCTTCTCGATTATCTCGTCAAGTGTAACCTCCCTTTCACGTATTTCAGGAAAATTATTGAGCAATGTTGTTTCACCCACACCTTTAATACCTTTGATGTTGTCCGATGTATCACCACAGATAACCTTCTTGAGAAGTACGTTATGATAGTCATATCCCATTTTCTCCCTATGATTCTTAGTATTTACAAAATCCTTCATAGATTGAACATAGACTATCACATCATCGGATATAAGTTGTGTTAAATCCCTGTCATTGGAAACAATAACGATTCGTTCCTCCGGCTTCTTATGTGAAACATAATACCCAATGAAATCATCCGCCTCCGTTCCATCACATTCAAGTACCCTGATGAACAATTCATCAAGGCATTGTATCAAAATATTGCGTTGTCTGAAGAATGAAGCCTTTTCGTCTTCGGTTTTGGATTGCTTCTTCTTTTTGTATACATGTTCCTGCATATAGCGCATATATTGGTTAAGCGCCTTTGCATAATCAGATAAATCTGATTCATCATATGTTTTATCTCTATTCTGTTTATAATCAGGAACTTGATTATTACGGAGTACTCCTGAATTTTGACCGTCAAAGAAAGCATATATATATTTAAAATTACCTTTTCTTAAAAGTAATTTAATTTGCAATAAAAAGGAAAATATCGCTCCTACTTCTTGTCCTTGAGTATTTAGGGTTTTATTAGCAGCAAAGCATACCTCCATAAGATTCGATGCATCAATTAACAATGTATTGAACTTCTTTACTGCCATTTCAGGTTTTGTTTCAATTATCCGTTTAGGTATTGGTTGTGTCATTTTGTCGTTGTCAATCTATCTAAATATAATGACGCTTCTGAACAATAACGTTTTAAGAAATGGTTAAATATATTCTCAGCCCACATTAGTAACTTTTCTCCGTATTTGTTCTCCTTTGTCGGTACCGGTAAACCTATATTTCCATATTGTGATGTAATTGAATTATAGGTGTTTTTAAGAGTATTCTCTGATGTATTCCCAACATAATACTCCATATCTATTTTGGCTTTGTTATAGTTTCTATAGGCGTTGGTTGACTTAAGTTTCCAGTGAACATTCCTACGCGTTAATTTTACTTTTTGAAACTCAGAATAAGCTTGGTTAACGTGTGCGTTCTCTTCAGTCCATTTAGATAGATACAAACACCATGCTATTGCTTTTAATAAACCATCATTACTATTAATGTTATCCTCTATAAATTTTGCAGATATATTAATTTTTTTCGTTAAACTTAACGGCTCGTGGCCAAGTACTATCCACTCCCAATCGTCATACATATGGTTTATTTCATGGTCTACTATTTGTTCTAATATAGGCCTGTAAATTTGGCCTTCTGGACTTATTTTTATTTGTATATCAAGATAACATTCTTTTATCTTCCCGTTCTCTAATTTTTCCTCGTTATAAAACTCACCTCCATTTCCTGTAATGGTTTTATATTGTTCGCTTGTAACAAGATAAACACGAATGTACATAACATCGAAATAGTCATTGTCATTTGAATATGCCATGTCTATATGGTTGTTTCCACCAATAACACCCGAATGTATACGTTTTTCGATAAAAACAGTAATATCGTTTTTTAATGGTGTTAAAAAATCGGTTCTATGTTGTGTTTCATTTAATAATGAAGCGCATTCATTATTATTCAATGTTTTAAAAGAAAGTTTACCACGGTTAAACATAATTTTAAGATAAAAGACCGGAGAAAAACAGAATTGCTGCCTTCCCCGGTCGTTATTCACCTATTTTTCACTTACTTTTCAGCATTCTTGATCTGGCTGATGGTCTCACGAACGGTCTGTGCAGAAACCTTCATTTCCTGCATGACTTTTCTAATACGTGTACCGGCACTCTTATTGCCATTGTCGAATTTCTTAGCATCGTTAAGGCAATCCTCAAGGCTGTTGAGCATCTCATTAATCATTGATTCAATACTATTTGCCATGTTCATTATGTTTTATATTATTATTTTTCGTTCTTGTTACCCAAATATACTATTTCTTAAGTGTATTTTCCAAAAAACATCTAAAAATATTATCCTTCAGTGACTTCCTCCTCGCTATATTCGATATCTCCTATATCCTCAGCACTCATGTTTGCTCCGTCGGCGAGTTTCTGTCTGATATATGCTCCGTATTCCTTCTTGTACTTGTCGATTTTGTTTGGATCCCAAAGACCTTGGTCAACACAACAAATTTCACCCTCATAGGTAAGACTGTCAACGTGGTTTTTCTCAACTTTAATTTTTACCTGTGTCCCGAATTGATAGTTTCTTCCACCCGATGTAGCCTTCAGTGCCTTGATACTTGCACTTTCAACACCACCTAGATGAATGAGCACTCTATAGGCCCACTGCAAAGTCTGTCCGCCTTTATTTTTAACTGAAGGGAGACCCATAGCTGTAGATGCAACCCATATCTTTTGAACAACAAACAATGTATTTAAATAAGGTGAATTGACATTCCTTGATGATGGTATAAGGTCGTTGACAATTGTATTGAATGAATTCGACAATGCACCGGCAAACCATTGATTATTTGAACTATTGCTTGTGGCACTACGGTAACAGTCTCCCACACCTATACTATCAATGATGAATACCATATCAAATGGTAGTTCACCCTCGCGCTGTTTGCGGATAAGATCTTTGATACACATAGCCACATCTTCGATGACGTAAGTTTCACGTGCGGGCTTTGATAGCCATTTGCCATGTTCATGGTCGAACTTACCATACAATTCATAAAGTTTGGCTGTATCATAATAAAGCATATCATCACCAGGGCCATACATAATTTCACCCGTTTCCTCATCAGGATACTCATTAATGTTTACACCCATGCATTTTGCATGTTTCCAAGCAAAATTGTTTTCCAACTCAAACACAACGGGGATTATACCCTGTGCCTGTGCCGCCTTGATAACTTCCAATTTAAGAGTTGATTTACCTGTATTTGAATGACCACGGATGGCTGACACATAGCCCTGTGGAATACCAGGAAGTCTTGTTGCTGTTTGAAACGCCTCTGGCAAAATAATCCATGAAGGATCTTTTTCCTTTGCTCCGGTTAAATTATTACTTTCCTTAAAAGCCTTTAATGCGGCCAACTTGTCAGCGGGTGATAGTGATTTTACTCCCGCACCTTTTTTAACTGCTTGTTTCATGTATTTTATTGTTTTACATTAATATTATTTTCTTCTATATATTCCACTAAATTATCCGGTAATTTATGCTCTTCATCCGGAATATACGGTGGCCAATGAAATTCTATCCAATTCTCCCTGTCTTCTGTGGTTGGGATAAAATAATATATCACACTTCCGTCATTATCTTTTGAGATTGAATTCGCAACTTCTTCCAGATATGTCGGAACATCAACTTCATCAATATTTTTGACATTGACGTAGAATATAATATGTAATTTATCCTTATCTAACATAATCATTTATGGTTTAGTCAAATGACATTACAAAGTCTTTAGCCTTCGTATAAATTTCGTTCCATTTTTCCTCACTGATTTCCTTTATCTTGTGGCTATATTCATCAAGAATTTCAATTTGGAAGTTATCATAGGAGTTGAAAGAAACCTGTGTTGATACATCCTTATGTTTAATAATAACACGTTTACCATACACCATAACAGATGATTCATTCTCTCCCTTTTCAAGTTTAAGTACCTTCATATATCCTGTTATGTCTGGCATAAAATCATATTCAATGTACGTGTTAGGTTTAATCCATTCAAGGTTAAGATTGTTTTTCCTCTCTTGGATTTGGAGTTCATTCAACTGATCCTGCAATTCATTGATTCTGCACTGTATTTCCTTTATTTGTTCGTTTAACATAATCTTTGTTCGTTAATTTTTCTATTATAACATTTTCTGCACATCGAAACATATTTCTCGTCACCACCCAACTCAATTTGATTGCCGTCCAGTATAATTTTATTCCGTCCGTCAACCCTTGCGTTTATTATTGCTTTTCTTCCACATTCACAAGTTAATTTGAGTTCTTCGATGGAATCTGCTATTTCAAAAAGCCTTCTTGATCCTGGGAATAACTGACTTCGAAAGTCAGTTCTTAACCCATAACACATTATATTTGCCAATTGCAATTCATCAACAACCCATGCCAATTTATCAACCTGCTCTGGTGTTAAAAACTGTGATTCGTCAACCAATAACCATTCCGGATATTTCCTTCCCTTAGACATAAACTCAACGATTAAAGACCATAATTCATTAGGCTTGTCCTTATCCCATACATATGCCTCGTGCTCAAGCCCAATGCGGCTTTTTATTATAGTTTTTCCATCTCTTGTATCAACAGAAGGTTTTATAAGCATGACGGGTATATTATTTTTTTCAAAAGCGTATGCCTTCATAAGAAGATTTGCACTTTTACTACAACCCATCGGGCCGTATATGAAATATAATTTCTTCATAAAGAATACGTTAATATATGAAACATATGGGCTGAACAAATGCCAGCCCATTTTTTACAAAATTTAGAACGGAAGGTCTTCGTCGGGATTATCTTCAACTACCACTTCACCAGCCTTCCTGATTTCTTCAGCCGCCTGTTGTTCAGCCTGTGCATCACTTTCCTCTTTCTCTTCCTTGGAAACATATTTACCTACGGTCTTATCGTATACCGGAATACCACCGTTAAGAACAACCTCCATAAAATCATAGTTTTTGACAACATATGCGTCATTCCAAGTCTTCACATCATTAATCCATGCATCTATCTGTGTTTCGTTATCTGATAGAGGTGTTTCTTCAAGGTCAGCCATAATCTTGATCTCGGTGCGATCCTTGGTTTTTTCGCCACGTGTAAGGGTAAGTTTTATGTCGTGGCCTTCATAAAGGTCAAATACATTGTAGAATTCCTTAATCCTACCGTACTCATCCCTCATATAATTTTCGAGTTCTTCTTTTGTCGCACTCTTTTTGAATTCATTCCTGAATGCTTTCTTGGCTGCATTTTCATTGTATTCCTTATAGATATCTTTCAGATAGTCATAGCATCCCTTACCGTTATCCCACTCGTTAAAACGCCAAAACTTCACACCTTCAGATTCATTGTCACGATCAATAACTCTAACAATGTGTGCTGTCTTCGGCTGATATTTATATGCTTCCTTCCAAAGTGCCTTCCATTGAATGCTGTTGCTAATGTTGCCATCAGCATCCTTCAATTTCATCGCCTCGGCTTTATATGCATCAAAAGCGTTGCAAAACGGGCATCCACGAGAATCACGCATAGTCTCATCGATATGCTGGTCATTAAGGCAGGTGAATGCCTTGAAGCCGCTCTTCGCAACCTCAGTGGGCACTTTCATGCTATGGATATGAATGTCTGTGGAAATTTTTTTTGTAGTCGGACTTGCCGGAAGAATTCTTATTCTCACTTCCCTAGTGTCTTCGTCCTCTGCAAGTTTGACGTTGAGATAAATCTTCGGGTCAAAAACTTTTTTCTTATAAACGTCCTCACGATTTTTCTTTTCTTCCTCCACGAATGGAGAGTTATCATTATAATCTGCCATTATTATAAAATGTGTTAATATATTATTTTTTCAACTAAATTTTGCAATTGTTTCGTATTTCTATAAATAGTTTGCTTTTGCTAAATATACTACTTTTTTTTGATTTTTTTAACAAAAAAGCGAACATTTTTTCAGTTCGCTTCTTTTGCATTTTGTTTTGTCCATTTCGTTATTTATTTAAAATAGTCCATCAGATCTTTTGGAAAATCCGAAAAGCTCTTCTCAACCTCCCTTGTATTAAAATCTTTAATGTCGTCATTGGTGATTGTATAGAGTTTGTCTTCCTCGTTTGGGGAAACCTCGTTATCTGACACGACTTGATAGTTCGGATTCTTTGCACGCACACCATTCCAATATTCCCCCGGGTTCACACTAAACGGCTGACTGTTCTGTGAACGAATATTGATGCGTTCAATATCGGTCGGGTTACGCCTCTCGACTTCAGCCTTAAGGTCATTGATTTTATTGTCGTTATCTTCAATAGCCTTAGCAAATTTGCTTGCAATCGTGAGTAATTTCGTAAGTTTATCGTCAACTCCGTCGATTTTATATTCTGAAGCTTCTTGAGAATTGGTCAAATCATCTATGTCAATTACTTCGTCATCAGGATGGGCCATATCTGTTTCGTCACCCTCCATATCGACATCTTCAACCGGTTCTTCAATGTTTTCGGGTGTTTCAGGTGCTTCGGCACCAATTGTTGGGTCGGGCTCTGCCGGAGCCATATCACCATTCATATCATCCCCCATATTTGGGTCGGCGGGAAGATTAGTGTCTTGAGGGACAGCATTCATATTACCGGCCGGTGCTTGCATATCGGGTGCTGTGTTTGCATTACCACCCATATTTGCGTCAGTAGGATCGGAATCCGGGTCTTGCTGCATATTGTCTGCCTCAAATGTGTTTCCGTTGGTTATCACATACTCATTTATTTGACGCATACGTTTGTATACGTTCATAAGGTTCGATTCCTTTAAGTATTTCTTATCTACGGCCATTTTTAGTCATTCAGCATTACTTTATTATCTTCTGTAATAAGGATGGTATCCTTGGAAGCACGTTCATAGAGACCACGTTCCTTGCGTTCATATTTTACTTTGGGTTCAGGAATTTGGCCTTCCATTCCAAGTATCTCTTGTGCTTTTAAAAGTTTCTCGTCCATTGTATGTATATGGTTTTATGTAAACTTATTCTTCGTTATTTTCTTCCTTTTTAGGCGCTTTCTTCTTCGTTTTCTTGGGTTTCGGCTCCTCTTCAACAATCTCCACCGTTTCCGGAAGTTCGTACGGGGCATATATCACACCGGAACTCTCATCCGCACCGGTTCTTCCTTTACCACCATAATTTTCCATATCAACCGTTTTCCCCTCGTATCTTTCCATTATGCTTTTTGTTTCGATTGGTTTTGGTGCAATGACCTCAGGCGTCACATCAAGCGGAGCGATGACAATAGGATTAATCACAGCCCTTACCTCATCAAGTTTCTTTATAGTACTGAGAACATCAGGTTTATTCTCGATTCTCTCGATTACTACCGGTTGTGCCTTCCTTTGTCTAATAACTTTATTATGTATTTGCCTATTTCTTTTTTTAAACATGATTGTTTTACATTAGCAGTATTATTCTTATAAATATCACGCTCCGGCTAAAACACTTGCTAACGGGAGAATATAGTGTGTGTTGTTGGTTATTATATTCCTTACATCCGATGATATGAAGCCGGTATCATATACAAATCTGTTATTCCTGTTTGTTTTTATTAATCTAACAACTTTCTTGCGTTCAACACCAATATATTCACAAAGTGTCAAAGATAATCCAAAAACAGTATTCTTACCAATATCATAAATGAATATGAAATTTGAATCCCTTGTAAGAAAACACAGTTTCAATTCATTTGATTTCAACCAACCATATATTCGTTTCACATCATTGTATCTATACTTTGGCAGGTTTAAATAGAAATATTTTACATCAGATAGGAACTTTCTGAAACAAAAATCATAGAATTCCTCGATATCTTTATCGAATTCATATTTACGTTCAGTTTTTTTGTATGTCCACCATATGTCACCATACTGCTTCTTGATGATAAGGAAATCTTGGATATTTGCCCTTGCTTCCTCAAGTCCCACTATAATGGTTGGTATGTTGGGTAGCCTGTCTCCATATTTTTTTGTGATGTTAAAGAAACTTGGGAATTTATCCTTGCTGTATCCCGTTATTATATTTCCAATGTATTTTGTTTGCATCTGTTTTCATATTTGTTTGGTATAAATATACCAATTTTTAACTATTTTGTGCATTCCATTTTTCCAAAACCTGCTTTGAATATGTTATTCGTTCGCGTCCCTTTGCTTGGGCATTTTTTGGACGTTCAAATTTAGTGCAAAAGGAAACCGTTGCATTTTCAATATTACTTGTATTTTTTAAATCAACCAACGCCCCTTTCTCACTATGTTGACCAGTTCCATCTAGTTCAGAAACTAAATATGCTAATTGTACTTCTATGTCTTGCCACGTCTTATTCATGGTTTTAGCGTTATTCAGTAAGTTTGTAAACCTACCATTACCATTAACTGCATCATGCCACTGACATAAACCACCTGATTGACCCTGGCCGGCATCACTTGCTACATACGAAGTTGGATTCCACCTACTTTCGGCATACATATTACCCGTAATAGCAGCTGCCTGAAAATCTTTTAAACCTAAATTACTTTCAAGTAATTTTTTCATTATAGTCATAGCATTATTCCACCTCTCCTTTTCTCCTATTGGAATGGTTTTATATGTGACGTTTCCTGTATTACTTTCACAAGACATGCTTTATCAAATCGTTTTTTAATTTTATTTTATGAGCCGTTAAATGGGCTAAAATGCATGAAATCACCGTAACTTCCACCCCATCCCCATCCATGGTTTGCGAATATTTGAACCACAGGGTGTTTTTTGGTTCTTATGTGCAAATCGTCGTCTGTGTACTGGTCTAAACACCCTATCATTGGATTGTATCCTGGGTTTATATCAATTGCACAAGCAAAAGCATGATTACTTAGACTCCCTCTTTTTGTCTCACGATACTCATAAGAACCGATAATTTTTTCACCTTTTGGAATTTCAGGAAATTTTTTCTCTCCTAATTTGCCATATTCACCGTAAAATTGTCCAGGGTTAAATTTGTAATCCGTATTGACGTATATTTCTTCAAAAATTTGCCTAACACTACTCTCTAATAGTCTATGCACAACTATCCATTTTGTCATCGTTTTGTTTTGGCCATTACCATCTTTTTCTGTTGATTTAAGTCTCACTTGAAATGCAACAACATTATTGTTTATTTCTCTTAACATTTCCGGTTCCCTACTATGAAAACGATTTTTACCAACCTGTTTGGCTAATGTGCCTGCAAAATTGTTTGTTATTTCATATGGTTTTAGTTTTTGTTCAGATGCCAAACGGCCTTTACACATACCTTCTGGCAATTTTCCGCATTCATCATCATACTCCTTGTCAATGATATTACCTTCGGAATCAAAATAGTAATGAGCGAACCATTCCTGACACCACGGTAACGTGCGTTTTGACATTTTCATTGCCTTCACTGTGGTTGTCATATCACCGGGACGCATTGTATGTGTTACACTGTATATCATGTATGCCCCACGGAACATCGGTACATTGAATAATTGAAAATACATGAGCGGCATTATCTGTGCATTGCCCATCATTTCAATGGTAGCTGTATATGAATATCCTGAATATACACTATATAAATCCTGTCCATAGAATATGGTACGTTCACCAGCTCCCCTACCACGATTCGCAATGAGACTCAATGCATTAATCGCCTGTTCTGTCTGAATGGGGTTCTGCATTCCAACATTTATTTTTTTGAATATGGCATTATTTTGCCTTCCAAACTCAACACCGAATGCCGGTACATTATATCCATACCTTGTGCACTGTAAGTCATGCTCTGAGAGGTTTTCACCTGTTATACATGGTTTCGCAAATGTTGGTAATATATTGGTTTTGTTTTCATCGTGACTGTATATATCAAAACTATCATATTTGTAACTGTTGGTGTTTTCATTTATTTCAGATGGCTTATGTGTGAACATCACAATGTACCGATTAAAAGTCTGTATTTTATTTATCTTACTGTATGGTATTGGATTGAACAATGTTAATAAGGCTTCTTCCGCTTTATCCCTGTTAGGCTCACCAAGATTAATGTAATCGGGCATGGCAAAATACATACAATGATGCTTCGTTGTTAAATCGGAAAGGAATTTAAAGGCCATTGCCTTGCCGTCCGTTTCATCAAGCAAAGATTCTAATATCTCGCAATTGATATGGATATGCTCATATACATTCCTATACATGGAATCGATGAATATGGTGTTTGCCATATAGTTCTTAACACTAAATGTTTTTTCACTATTACCAGAGAACCAACGATCCCACATATTCTTAATATACATATAAATTAAGCGTTTAATGTCCCTATCCTGTTCATTGTCTTCAATTTCAGGATTCTTACTCAATGTGTTTACGGTTTCACTACCGCAAATTTCTTCAATTTGTTTTACAAACCCGTTTAAGTATTTCTTTAGTGTGTTAGGTTCTATTGCGATTGAGCCATTCTTGTTGGTAAAAGATGAAACAGTTCTTTGAACAACTATTCTTGAAAGATAAATTTCCTTGATGGTATCCAATGCCTGGTTATCCTCAGATAATATGGACGCTAAGCCGTTATCTTTCCCTGTATTTAAACGATTAATATAAAAATATTTACCAACATACGACGTTTTTTCGAGTGTCTTTAAATCGTCATTGGTTATGCCACCAGATTTTATGCATAATTCCTTAAAATCAGAATATTTTAGAAGATTACCACCGGTTTTCTTCAATTCGCAGTTGTCAGCAATGGTTTTCCATTCATTATTTAAAAAATAAATGAATTTTTCTATTAACTTGTTTTCAATAGCCGGATCAAGTTCTTCTTCTCCGGTTAAAAATGAATATTTTTTATATTGATAGTTATCATTAGGTTTAATAAACCCTCGTGCATACGTTGTTCCTGTTACGGTAACAAGAGGTATTTCGTCTTTTGCCATTGTTTTAATGACTTTGGTGCCATCACTTGCGGTATATAACATTGAGTCAAAACCATTTCTATCATAAAAACGTTTCCTCCATAATAACCCGCCATGAAATAAAATGATAGATAAAGGAACGTTTTCTATTTTACCTGAATTTTTGTTATTCAGATAATTTGGTATGGTGTCAGCCATATAGTCAAGTGATGAGAGGAAAAGGAGTGCCTTCATTGCCTCTATGGTTGTATCTTTTGACGACCATGTGAAATTTTTATCATTGTGTATTGATTTTATGTCATTTTGTAAATAGTAAACAGATGTTGTAAACACGTTCATCGTAGTATTAGTTTTGTTGTAATACAATCTCAATTCCGGAATAAGCGGCTTGCATTGTTCCTCCGAAATTTCCTTATCACCGTTTTTGAAACTACCATTACTAAAACTAGCATTTTTGTTGATAATTAATGAATATGTCGTTCCGTTCTCTATTTTTATTGTTCCATCGCTCTGTATACCCGTGGTTGACTTGTCAATACCATACTCATCAAGTGGAGCGTATAATGATTGTAACTTTGAATAATAGGCAGATTGATATTGGTCAAGTTTAATGTTTTTCCAATGGTTTTTTATGATTGTTTTAAATCTATTTGGGTCAGATTCTTTCGTGTAACCATTAAGACTTACACTTCCATCTTGCATATTATTGTAAATTTCCTCAACTTTATCAGCAATTACAGAACCATCACCGTAACTACCACCATAATAGACAGTGAATATTTCATTATTCACATAGAATCTTTTATCTCCTTCATCCAATACGTCAGTCAACTTGTCGGAATGTATCTTATATAGTATATTACTGCTTGGTCCGCTTAAAGTTTTAAAAGCGTAATAACTACCATTTGCACTTCCGTGATAGGTTAGTATATCACTATTCAATTCCCCCCAATTGGCAAGTCTTGACGGGACAAACGCATTGGAAGCATCATCCTCAGCATAACAATATTGCAGGTTTTTATTACTGTTTATAACAAAAAACGGTTGCCTTTTTGATTTATTTGTATTTTTTAACCTAATAAGATTCTCTGCCTTTTCAAATGTAAGTGGTTTATTTGCATTTGCATAATCTCCTTCACAAAGTATAATATTATATAGTGCATCTGCCTTATTGCCATTTCCTAATGTATCCAAAATTTTGTTCTTGATGGCGGTTTTGGATGCAACACTTTCAAAATAATTGAAAGCCTCTGTTTTACCAACCTCTTCCGCCTCAGAATCGGCATATCCACTAATTCCAAATAATGAAGCCGCTCGTATGGCCAAATAACCGGCAAGGTCATCTGGTGTTGTATTCAAACCAATACCAGATATGGTTGTATGATTCAAATCACTTGGTAGTACAGGAAACTGTGTTGAATTAAAATTGGCCGGTGTATCATCTGAATCCATTTTTGTGTGAAGTATGGCCTTGAATAATTCTTCAATTAGAACTTCTTCTTCCCAAATTGCCCTGTTATTTTTTTTAGGAAGTTCACCCATCCATGAATCAACTTGAACTTCATCAGTAGCGTCGTCTTGACCGGTGTTGTTACCTTGACTATTCGGTTTTTGATAAGTATAGATGGCAGGGAACGGATCCATTTGATCATTCGTCATCGAATCGATGTTTATGTCAGTAAACTCAATACCGGGAACACCCAATTTAGCATATCCTCTCTCATTGTTCCTTATTTGGGAATAAATATTGTCGGCACATGTATATATCATGTGGACAAACGTCTCAAGATGGCAGTATAAAGTTCTGAATACGTTGCCTATATTAGGTAAAAAACCAACTAACTCCTGTATTTTTTCTTTTTCGGGTTCTTCTGAATTTTTAATTGTTCGTGTTTGCGTTTCTGCCGTTGTTAATGTTTTGTAGTCTTCTTGGAAAGCCTTGTCAAATATCGGCATATACATAGACAAATGCAAAGCGTCGGCAACTTCACCTTTACAGGTATTATTTTCGATTTCAGAACATAAAAAATGAAATCCTTTTAATTTAGATAATTTAGTTTCAGGCCATTTTTCTTTGTATTCCTTATATAGTTGACTTAATTCTTTCGCCTCTCTATTAAGTTTTTCTTCCTTGATTTCTTGTTTAATTCCGAGTGCCTCATCTAAACTAGGAAGTGATGATGTGTCCTGTGTGTTTAAATTTATAACCGGTTGTTGGGCTACATAGGTTGAATCGGCAACGCTCTGTTTATTCTGTAAATCTATTCTAAAATTTTCATAATCCTGAATTTTTTGATTAGCATAAAATTGGCTTATGTCTCTTACTAATGGAGACATCTTATCCATTATCGCCTTACGCTCTTCATTTACAATCGCTACTTCATATTCCTCAGTTGTTACATTCTGCTCATCATTGCTACGGTATTTCTCCATCGCAGCCTTTATTTTCTGTTTAATTTCGTAGAATGTTTTTGGTGGTCGTCCGTCTGACATTTTCCACGCGTCATTTGAAGCACTCTCCTTTTCCCAATGCGCCCTTGTGTTACCATAATTACAGTATGGTGCTGCAATAAGATATTGTATTGGTATATCGGCAAGTAATCCAAAATCATAACCAAGAAATGTCATATCAATTTCATAATTTCCGGTTTGTGAATTGAAATTTGCTCTGAAATCCGTGCAACACAGTTGATATGTGACTGCCTGTCCATAGAAACCTTTTATTTGAAGTCTATACTTGGGATATGGAAATGTGAAAAAACATCCCCAAATACTATCCTCTTTAAGGACTTCGTCTGTATGTAGCACTTCTTCCCTTCCAAATATGGACGCACCCCGAACATCTATAAAACGGATTTTAACCGTTGGTGCATAATAACTCTCGAAAGAAACGTTAACGCTTTCAACGCCAAGCCCTTCAACAATTGTTTTATTTTTAAAATCATTATAGTGTGTATCAGTGTAGAAAGTGGTTAAATAATCCCTTTTTCCATAACGAACACCACCCATGAATGAAACTTGGTTTGGGTTGTTATTTTTTTGTGTACCGTCAGGGTCATATTTAGACGACCAAGATATGACATATGTTTTCATTGCCTGTAGCTGGCTCGTATCATTGTCAGGGTTTTTCGGAGTATCACACGATATAGTAACACTGTTGGCACGCATGCGTGAAACCACGTCAACAATAAGATCGAAACTAATACAAAAATCGGTATAGTCAGGTGTAATCGGAACACCATTAAGATGTCCGTTTATATCATTGGGTTCAACAAATATAATCCTGTTTTGAGCGTCTTTCCTTAAAACAGTGGTATTATCCGAAAATGTTTCTATTGGATTTGCCATTTCTTTTACCTTTCTTTATAAGATGTAGTTTCATAATTCTCAATACCCTTTTCATATCTTTGTATTGCACTGTCCAATGGATAGGGTATCCTCAGGGAAGAACCGTTTTCAATAAGATATTCATACATGGGTAAATCCGGATTAGCATTCAGAATTAACCACGCGAAATTCGGATCACCATAATACTTATATGACAAGGAATCAAGGCGCATGGTGCGTTTATCAAACAGGATATATATATCAGTACCACTCTCTTTTATTTTAATGAATGGAATGGGTTGTTTTACTGTCTCATCTACCCTGAATTTTTTATATCTGTCGTAATATTCCATTGTAATTCTTCCTTATATATTAATTTAATTTTTCCGGGTTATACATTTCAACACTGTGGAACTTTGACTCATCTAAATTCATTTGCCCTTTTCCTGCACCTCCCATAGTTAAGTTTATATCATAATCATAAACAGCCCTATCTGCGCGGTTGTCATAAAGTTCGGCATTGGCATAATAGTTGAATGCCATTGCATTCTGCAACCTGCGTACCGGACCGTCGAGGCTTCCACCACCAATGAATGTAAAATTCAAGGATACCTGAGCCAACATCGGTTGAACGCCGACACCTTCATCATTTAAATCCCAAACAACACCGCCTGAGGTATCATACTGTATGTTAACATTATCAATGACAATTAACTGATTATAGAAATCACCAAGTCTTAATACACAAAATGGTGGCCTGCCGAACGCCATATTACTTGCAGACAGTCTATCTCCATCCGAAACACCCACCGTATTACCCTGACGGGTACACTGGTTAAGAAATGTACAACGTGCATTGAATCCTTCAGGGGTCATTGAATGAAATGCCGGATCAAAGTATTTAATCTTGTCCATCAAATTTTGATAGATTAACGGTGTTTCCTTCTGGACCCTTTTAAAGAAATGGTATTCCTGGTCGTACCTGACTTTATTAAATAACGAAAAATTATTAAATGAATCTTCACCAGTTGGCCCGGTATCATACTTCATAGCATTAACCTCCCAATCTGCGTATTTTCCGTTCATAACATCAAGCCAAAACTGTTCATCAGCGTAATCTTTGATATCCTGGTTTTCGTCAATTTTTGCCATCTGGCCATTTTTAAGTTTCACCCATTTTGAACCGTCATCTTTTGCAAGCCTATAGACCTGTTCTCCTCCGAATTTCTGTCCTTCGTCCTCATAAAAGGCGAGTGTGTCAGTATTATCCTTTTCTTCGACTTCAGTTGCATCAACCGTTTCATCCTCTCTGAATACCAATACACATTTAGTTGCTCTATAACGTTTTGCTTCAAGGTCATTCTCATTACGTGTGTTTACTTTTTTGGATGGTGTTGTGTAGAGATTACCATCTGTTTCATTCCATTTATATTTGGCCATTGCTTCGCATAGCCACGTTTTGATAGTCTGAGCCCTACCATCAGCAAGTATTCTGTTCCTCTCGTCGTTTATATTTTGGCTTTCATTTGAGCCATGGCTGTTGGAGTAGCCATGAAAATTCATATGTTGAAGGCTTGTCTTTTTGCCGTTCGAACTTATACCACTAAATATCTCTTTCAAATAAGCAACCCTGTTGGAATTATTTATGTTAGGGTTGTTCTGAAAGAAGTTAATAATCATCTCTTTCTTACTAAGTTCAGCAATAGCCTGTACAACCTCAGTGAATGTGTATGCCGTATCAGGTATGCTTCCGTTATAATTTTCCCCTTGCTTTTCCAAACTGCAATTCAAATGCTCATTGTTGATGTCTTTATATGAATCTGAATTAGACAATGTTTGAGCATATGTGTTGGAATATATATTGTTTAATTTATTAATGTTGTCTGTTCCAGGTACGGAATAAGTTCCGTCAATTCTGTAACGCCATATTTTATTACTGTCCGGTATGTATTTTTGGCCTTTGTTTTTGCGCCAAGGATATTTATTGCCGATAATCCCATATTTTGCTTCATTGTTAATTGTAATACCCGTATCACCGGCCATTTCATAACCCGGGCCTGTCATATCCTCCTTAGCCGAGGTAAAATTTTTAAGGCTCTTGGTTATCTCGTTAGTTTGGGTGTCTATGGTGTATTCTTCTTGTGCATTAGTACCACTCAACAAATACTCAATGACAAAATCAGCACCAAGTGCATTTCCACCATTCTCAACACTTCCGATATCAAAAATACCTGAATAGTTATTAGGGAAATAAACAAAAAACTCAACTTTCTCCTCTTTGCCGGACGGTGTCTTCTTTGCATTTATTATTTCCGCGTTTTTGGGCTCACCTAGTTTATTACCAACATACCCTTCATCGGTTAAAGGTGTCGGTTGCGCATAGTGCAATAAACTATTAGTATCGTCTGGGTTGTTAGGGTCACATCCTGCAAAATAGCGCAGAATGTCAGTATCTTTTACTTTATCCCTGTTGGCCTCATACCATGAGACATAGTCGAGAATTGACGGGTGGTCGACGATAAGATAAAATTGCAATGTACCGGTACGTTTTGTATTGACATAAGTGTATACATCCTCTCCACGGCCAATAAATGTATTGGCATTCCACTGCGCCTGTGATGTTTCATTGAATGTCAAACCATATGGCGGAAACCACATAATCCTTCCACCAAGAGGGCCACGTTGTTCCCAGGAAAGGGCTTTTTCAAATGAATACGGATTATAGTCTTTCCAAGCAAGATTCTCAATAGAGAACATACAATCTTTAGAGTGTATATTATTTCCACCTCCTCCAGAAAAATGTGGAGTTATATTGATTAACCCATCACCGCGTCCATTAAGAACGGTTTTATCCCATCGAGCACTGCCGGCTTTCCAATTAAATTTATCGATTGTATCAGGTGTAAAGTCACCAAACTTCTCTCCCAAAAAATGAGAATGCCGTATTTCCTCATGCGTGTTCTCAAATGGGCGCATGGTTTTATTGTACTTATCATATTGGTAATGATGTGTCCAAACCCTGCAATATGGGTTGTTGTATCCGTTTCTATTATAACCAGTGCCACCCTCTTCAGCGTCTTTGGTTAAAAGGTTGCGACCGTGCGACAATCCAAATCTCGTACGTGCATTGCCTTCTTCAGGTATCCGTGTTTCTTTCGGATTAGAATCTGCATTTGTTCCGAAACGGGAAATGAGGGATTTGATTTTCCTTTGTCTGAATAAACATTTTGTTTTTGTTAAGATGGAATTCGGGTCAGATAGACTCCACACATCACCATTAGTAAAATCATCAGCACGTTGATTGTTGTCGTCGGGAAAACGGTTAATGGTTTTGTAATACGGGCCTTCAGGAATATCCATCGTGGTCGAATGTTCGCCGACACTTTCCCCTGCTATAATTCCCCTTACATTCTCAAGGTAGTTGTTTCCTCTCGTATATGGAGGGATTTGTGCTTCGTGCGTGATAGTCTGACTATTAGCGTTTGCTTGATTTGAACCGCTTTCACATAACATTGCCAACGTTGTGTTATGCTCCCAAAGATTAATCAACATCAAACGTGTCATATAACCGTACATTCTATCATTGAAATTACAATAATCACCAATTTCCATTCCGAGCATAGTAGTGATTATAACCGATAAGTTCTGCCACACGGCATCATATATTGGCCCGAGAATTAAACCAAGATACCCTTGCCGTCTGTCATTGCTACCAAATGTAACGAAATCACCTCCAGCATTAAGAGCATCAGACATAGTATTAAATGCATTGATAATGGTATTACCTGTACTATCGATAACACCATTGGTTATGTTTGTTAATTCATTGACTGTTGGCATTATATATTCTTTCTTTTAATTCTATTTATTAATTTCCAAATGTGTAACGGTTTGGAGCCCATTGATGTTTGCCACCGAATGTCGTTCTGCTGCCTTCAACAATGATTTCCTTTGCCAACTCTCTTAAGGCATTCGGGTCGTTTCTTAATACATCTAATAAATCTATACTTTGTTTACCAGTTGATAATGTTAATGTCCCATTTACGGTTAAATTAAGATTTTCGGGACTTCTGTTTATACGCTGTTCCGCACGGTCTAATGAACCACCTGGTTTACTTGCAGTAATTGTATCTTCAGGATCTAATTGGAAAATACCATGTTTTGGTGATATAATTAAATCATTTGCTCTTTTTAATTTACCAACAAATTCTCTAGGAACCTTCAACATTTGATTATTATCGTCCAAAATAGCGGCACCATGTCTAAAAATATATTCAACACCATTGATTTTATGCCCATAAACTTCAGGATCAGCCAGCATACTAGCCATCATTCTATCATCATCAGTTCTTCCATAAATCCCGTTCATTTCATCTACATCATAATTCATCTTTTTAACAATATCATATGCTTTTGAACCACTCATTCCAACACGTCTTCCTAATACAGACTCATAATCTTCAACTTTATCCGCATTTTTCATTGCTTGAATTTCAGAATATAAACTACCTGCTTGAAATTCTGCGGCAGCATCGGGATTCAAAACCGCCATTGCATCCAACACAGCCTGAAAATTATTTTCCAACATATTACCCATAGCATCCTGAAATGTTACTATTTGCCCTGATATTTGTTGAACACTGGTTAATGATGCTTTATAATATTTATCAGTTAATGAACCGTTTTCATCGATATTATTTAAGAGTTCCTCAGTCATCTGTAAAGATGCTTCTAATGAATTTGTAGAAAATCGAAAACCTTTTTGAATCTCTTTAGTATAAGCATCCATATTATTCTCATAGTGTGACGCTGTTATTCCATGTTGTCTAAGTGTTTCAGTTTTATGCGTTTTCTGTGTTCTATCCATTATCTCAGCCTTATTTGTGGCTTCAACAACATGTTGCTCCTGTAGTAAACTATATATCCCCTTAGTGTACTCTACTAATTGCTCTTGTGTATCTTCAGGAAATATACTTTTTAAATCATCATCATTTAAATCATTTACACTTTTTTGCTCAACCTCCCCATTTTTACCAACAACATTAACAACCCATTCTTTATTTTTTCTATCATATGTTGCATGTTGAGTAAGTAAATCCATTTGATCTTGATCAAAACGATTTCCAAATTCTTTTTTTAAAACGCCTTCTTTTTTGGTTTGACGTGCCATATTAAAGAATTCTTCTTTAGAGACACCCATAGCAGAAGCCATAGCCTCCATACGCATTTGTTCATTAATATTGAATTCAGTTTCACCGGTTTTACTATTAAAATGACCAAATCCAGCAACCATTTGCTGCATGTTTTTTGCATACTGTTCCGGATCAGCATAAGCATTATACAACATGGCCATTGGATCTGATAGTAATCCTGCATTGCCACCAAGAACATTAAGACGGGCACTTGTTTGAATAACATCCTCTATATTACCTGTATGCATTTTATCAAGAGCTGCTGATAAACTATCCATGTTAAAACGAACTTTTTGTGCCCATAATGACATTTTCATCATACCTTCGACGCCACCTTTGAATTGATATTTTTCGGCAAGTTTAAGATTTTTTTGCAAATCTTTAGCAAACTTCTGATTTGAAACACCCATTTTATTCGCGGTTTTGTACATTTCAAACATCATATCCGAACCGCTCTCAATAGAGGTGTTGAAAATATTCATTGCGCCCATCAATTGTGCCGTCTCATTATCACCTAAATTAAATAAGGTATCTAATGATGATAATTGTTGACCTTCTTTACCATTCATCAAAAGATTACGTCCACTGGCTGATACATATGCCTCTTGTGATTTTTTCAAATCCTCAAATGTTTTACCCATTTCAGCCATATCAAGATTTAATTTTGACGAAGCATTGATATAATTATCTAATTGCCTACCGTAAAAACCAAAACCCCGTCCCACAATGTGTGCATTATTGTCAAGTTCCATTAACAATTTATCAACACTTTTTGTTAAGTCAAGAATTGGTTTAACTGCTTCATAAGTTTTATCAATAATATCCTTCTGAAAATTACTTAAAACTGACTTGGCTTCCTTTGCAAACTCTGCTTTTTTAATATCAATTTCTGCTGACGCCTGAAAAATGGAATTTGCTATAGAAACTGCCGAACCAATTACCATTGTATATGGATTTGGTATTGCCTCCAGTACTCCGGACACCGTATCGGCAACAGCACCTACTTGAGCAGCCTTTTTCTGTATTGCGTTAATGTTTAAATCTGTTTCTTTATCAAATTGTATTCTTGACAATTCAATGGTTGAAGTTAAATTTTGCTTTCCTAACTCCATCACATTTTCCATCGCAGAATACGTACTATCTTTAATATCACCAACTAATGTATTAGCTCCGATAGAAACTGCTTTACTTATTGCAGAGCCATATAAAGCATTTTGCACTTCCATGCTTTTTGCGGCAGCTTGAAGTTTAATGTTTTGTTCTTTAATTTCGAACTCCTTCATTTTGACCACAAAATCAGCAATTTTTTTTGCGGCATCTGTGGCGACACCAGCTATCATTCCGGCATAATTTGCTGCTTTAGTACCCTTTATTATTTTTTGGGCATCTGCTTTATCGTTATTTTTTAAAGAATTGATGAATTTTTTTTTCCTTTTGTCTTGCCATGACCTTTTATTTAAAGTAGTTTGTCTATCAAACATAGACCCGGCCTTACCCTCAAAACGACTCATTTCTAATTCATCCTTCTCGAGTTGTTTACGTTCCGCATCTGTTGCAGCTGTATTTCTATTTATTGCATCTGCCAGCGCACTCATTTCATTAGCCAGATCTTCTATTGTTTTAGCCATATAAACCCAAATAGTCTTTTTTATAAATAGTAAAAGGGCGGTTTTTCAATTATTTTCCGCCCATTTTTTCTTTACGTTCCCTTCCAATTTTATTATGAATCTTTATAAATTCTCTTCTATCACTTACAGGAATATTATATACATCTTTCATATCCATTTCCATGAACTCATGACATAACCATATTTCGTTTTTAAAATGGCGTTCATTAAATTCTTTAAGAAATGAATATAGTCTCTCCGTACTGAAAGGTAGACTCAAAGGAGCCGCCTCCATCCGACTCAGGAATTTCCATAGTAATTGAAAAGTCAATACCCGGATTGTGACTGAATATATATTCGCGATATTTTTTTGATTCAGCAATTCGCAGTTCATTGATATAATTTTCAATATACTCCGAGTCTTCAATTCCATTTATTGAAATAGTCCTTTTTGTCAAAGAACTAGTCATGAAATTACTATATAACGTATTTTCATCTTTTATAAGTGAATCATTGTTAGCCCAATCATAAATATAGTCAATTGCGTCATTCAATATTTCATCACCAGTTTCGTTTTTGAATACTTCATCAACTTGATATTTAATATCTTTTATCTTTTGGTAAACAGTATATTTTTTCTGATTAATATATTGTAATGCAATATCTTCTTGTAATTTATTGGTTTCCTTAAACGAAAGAATCTTGAATTTTGCAACATCACCATTCTCAAATGTGTAGTCAAAATAACCGTTCTCGTCACCCTTCAGGTCAAATACTTTAAACTGGAAATCGGATAAGTTAATTGTACTTTTATATGTTTTTCCATTATCCGGATTAACAGCCGAAACATTATATTCCGGGCCATATGCCGTTGCCCTTAGCCACATGACAACCGCATCCCTATCACCGGTGCACATTTCATCAACATTGAAATTCTTATCCAGAATACATCTTCTAAGGATTGTTTCAATCAATTGACCGTTTGCGTACATATTAGGTGAAGCAATCAAATTCTCGTCCGATGCAGTAAGTTCCCTTACAGGAATACGTCCCTTCTTATGTGCATAACATTCTCCATGTGATGGTAATTCAATAATGTCATATCGGGTCAACGGGTTTACGGTTAACGGATCAAACTCAGGATATTCATAAACTTTGCTACGTTCCTTGATATCGAGTTTTTGTTCGATTTTATCATTTACATCAACAATAGGTTTTGTTGCATTTTCATCGTTTGATGTATTGTTTTTCTGTTTTTCAACTTTCTGTTCCATTTCCTTCATGAATTTTTCAGGTGAAACATTATCCTCTTCGGTATCCGGAATGTAACCGTTTCCTATTTGAGTACGTTTGGCATTATCTATTTCGGTTATGATTTCTTCACCATTATTGTCAACTTCTGGTTTCTTCTTCCTGAATGAAAACCACTTTCCTTCTTTTTCCTTCTTGCTATTAGAACTCATAATTACTTTAACACCTTTACCTGCTGCGTCATCACTTGATTTAGCACGCATTTCCTCGTCAGTAATACCCTTATTCTCAAGATGTTTCTGATATTTTTCCTCCCAAGACTTCGAGACCTCGTTGTATGTTGAATTATTGATTTCGGCCTCAGATGCGTTGTATTGGTAACGGCCCTTTTCAATATTCTGTTCCTCTGCATTATCAATATATCCAAGAAGACGATTCATTGTTGATGGATCATCGTGCCATTTCTCACGGATATTTTCCTTTGCATCTTCAAGCATTTGGTTTGCGGCCTTCAATGCAATGACCTCTTTATCCCTTTGGCTTTTTTCAGCATTGGAATTGGTCATTTGGCGTTTTGATTCCAAAATCTGCTGCTGTTTTTCTTTTTCTTCCCTTGTTGACATAATCTAATGTGTGTTTGCTAAAATATATATAGTTTAAAGTTCAAAAACGTCCTTCAATAAATTCACATATCCATTTATGTTTTCCTTCTTTTTTCCAACCGGATTTATTAATGCCATCAGTTTCTTCTTCATATTCTCAACATCTTCAATCGTCTCACAATTCTTGAAAAATTCAACAATTCCGGCATATGTGTTTGAAGTATATACTTTAAAATCTGTTATTTCACAGAGTTCTGTCACGGCCTTGTTTATTGCTGAAATAATTTCAGACTTTGATACAGGTTCAACTGCTTTGTCTTCATCACCATATTCTTTAATGTGCATTTTATCCCAATTTTCGAGCCAATCACTATTCAATCTCCAACCCTCTTCGAACATCCTATAAAGATAATCATCATTACCGACAACCGTTGGGATATCTTCCTCTGATATCCTGATTATATTTTCAATTCCTTTAAGTGTTCGTTCAAATCTCAAACCTTTACATTTTTTAAGGTCGTGAAACCATTGGATGTTTACACTTCCAATTCTTTTTACCTTATGACCATCCCTAATATATCGATTAATTTCGTCATCCCTGCGTGTCATAGCCTCAATCACACGAACGTTGGAATAATAATCACGCAGCAGGGCTTCAAAATTCAATTTCCTATTTAAATCAAAATTAACTTCGTCCATAACAATCATATATGGTTTCTTTTCATTAACTATATTCCTAAAATCACCGTTTGTAGTCATGAATCGGATTTTCCAATCATTGAATTCGATTTCTTTCTTATTGCATATCGATGGCTTGTTTCCTATATTAGATAGTTTTATTCTTAACTTTTCGTTGAATTCCTCAGACATGCTCCAATTTGGTGTTACAACCCAAATGGTATCCGTATCCTTTGGTTTCTCGTTGAGGCATGTCCACATAACAAATGTAGCCAATATATTAGTAACCCCGCAAGCGCGTGTTTTTGTAATAAGCAAATCTTTATTGCTAACTGTAAGTTTGTCGATAATTTCCAACATCTTCTCTGAAACTATTGAAGATGATGCGTTTGCAAAAATATACTTATACGGGTTATATATGTTATTACATAGCCCGTACCTATCGCAAATAACTTCCTCAAGGTCGAAAATTGCCTGTCTTACATCGTTACGTTCATTAGACGACAAGTCACTATAGTGTTGTTTGAATATTTCCTTTAAGGTGATATGTTGTTGAATTAAATCCTTTTTCCTGTTAAACATCATAGGTATAGTCTTTATAATCAAGTGTTATTGTAAATGTTCTTAAGTTTATATCACTATAATCCAATGCTGATTCAGTATAATCCATAACTTTACAACCGGTATATACAACCGAATATGCAATCTCACCTTTGGCTTTTATGATACTCTTTGTGATTTTATATGTAACGCCTTTATCGATACTCGTATCAAGCAACATAGGAAGGCACTGATCAATAGGTTCAATCATATTAATTTTAATCCTGTTTAAATCATCATGCCAAAAAGACCTGATATTAACCGGTTTTGCATTAAATAAACCGCTCTCAACTGTAATTAAGAATCTGTTGTTTGCATTGTATTCACTAAAATCAACATTATCAAATGGATTCATAAAGTTGGTTGTTTGTTTATTCTCCGTCAGAATACCGAACTTTTTAAGGTATGTTTTTTCCTCGCATTTCTCGATTTCACACTTATTCTCGTCAATCGCTTTATCGATGCCATCTGCGATGTGTTTTGCAACCGAAGGTTCGTTCTTTTCAAAATTCTTACGCTTACATTCTTCAAGCATCTGATTGCTATATTTTAAAGTATCAGAATACTTTTTGGTATTTGTTTCTTTCTCATTGTAATCGTCACGAAACTTCATGAGGTCCTTTTTCCACTGCGGAATATCATTATCGCATTTATTATCGTTCATTTTATGATAGTTTGTTAATTAATAATTCTTTGAGTTCCTTAATATCGCCTTTAAGGTCATCAATTTCCTTTCTTAGTTTTTCATTGTCTCCGTTGTTGTTCGTTGTCTCAGTTATGGTGATTCTGGAAACTTTACCGTCTCTAGTACGAAGTCTGTCACTCTCATGCATGATTTTTGTGATATTATCCAATTTATCAGACATGAACATTGCCAACTCAAGGTCTGAGAGGCGATTTCCATTTCTCCATCCTTCATAGATGTTTTGACTTTCGCGTTCCTCATCAGGAGACATTTGTCTTTCAAGACTTTCAAGAAAACTATTATATTTTTTTGTATAATCCATATTAAAGTACATTTGTATCGTTCATATATTTATTCACCCTTTCAATGAATGATTCGGTCATGGAAGCAATCTTCTCTGATTCGCTTCTCAATTCATTCTGAAATTTAATACACTCGGTTTTGAAATCACCATGTTTATCCCTCATATTGAGTTTATCTAAAAGTTCTTTTGAACGTTTCAAATTTGGGTATGCTTCAATATTGTCGATAATAACATTTGATGAACCGGCCAAATCCTTGTCTCCGATATTAACGTCATTTACCCATGATGGGGTCTCACTGTCTATGTGATATGTTACGTCTATCTGTCCAAGTCTCTTCTTTTCCGTAACGACGGGTTTATTTGAGTTACCGGTTATTGAACCTTCAATGCTCTTGACGTTCTTGCCAGGCTCGTTGTTGCTCGGGGTTGTCATAGCGGTTTTGTTCTGATAATTGTCGGTGTAGCCGAGATTCTCTTCGTTCATTACGGGTTCTCCTGTTTCGGTTGATGATGTTTCGGCATTATCATTCTTGGTAACCGGTGATGAGTTATTTTTCTTTTTCTTAAATAAACTAAATATTGTCATATGTTTTTGTTTTAAAATATTATTCTTTTTAAATATGGTTTATTTTATAAATTTTTATCAACCGGTAACAAATATTATCTTCTCCACGATGAATACAAATTTATGGTTGTTTTTGTAATCCATCATTTTGCAGTTTTGTAATATCGCCTGACTTTTAGCGTCATCGAATTTTATCTTCAAATTCTTTTTGCTTGAATATTGGATTTTCTCCGCATCTGAGAAATGTGGGTTGCTTTTGATTTTCACGCATTCTCTTAGCCATGACTTCATGTCAGTCTCAAGATCCGGATTTTCACTCATCTTGTACATATCCACAATAAGAATGAATGGGGTTCTGCTCTGATAATATGAAATAAGTTCATCAATGGTTATATCACCACCGGCAGCGTTGAATATGTCAACCTTTGTTTCGTCAAAGTAATATTGCTGCTGTGCATAATGGACTATTTCTTTTTCGTAATTGTTGATTGCCATATTCATACCGGCACGCTCAATGTATGTATCCCATACACCGTTTTTGTATTTGTTGTATGTATCAACCATAAGCCGGCTGTACTGCTGTTCCGTAATGTCACCTCCTTCATATTTGAAACCTTTGACAGCATCGCCATTGCTATATGGGACTAAAAGCGTAATCGTAGAATCTTTACCTGGGGTTCTATTCATTTTTTTTTAATGTATAATTAATTATTATTAGAAGGTTTTAGTCCTCCTGCAATATTTCCATGCCTGTCCATTTTTAATCCATTGCCTATATTTTTCCAACCGTTTTCATCATACATTGCGTCTTCGATTTCTTCCATTTTTCCAGGAGATAATATTACTCGTTCTGCTCCACCAACAAGTTCATTTTTAAAAATACTTTCAAATTGTTTGTTGTTTTCTTTTCTATTTAAAACACCTAGACTGAAAAGTCTTTTTAAAATTAGTTGATCTAATTCTTTTTCGACTCCATGATTTGCGGCATAATTTATAATATCGACAATGTCATCGTTGTAGTCTCCTAAAATATCTTCTTCCCATACAGTGTTCTTTACAACCTCACCTATACTGTGAAGGTTCATTTTTATGTTATAATTAAAAGTATAGTTAACAGGTGTTATGGTGTTGATTATCCCGTAACACACGTTTTCGTTCTCTGCAACGAACCATACCTTCTGCCCTAATTTATATTTCGGAGTTTGTTCCATAATATATCCAATTTATATAAAATATAGTATAAGAATTTAATTTTTCCAAATTCAGTGCCTTGGATGTGGCCTGTTTAAACCCGCTTTAATTTGATCACGCTTTGATAGTTTATCCAACATTTCCTTAAGTTCTTTTAAAACCATACTTGGATTGTTTCGTATGTCGCTCTCCCAAAAACGTAACAACGGAATTCTGTGCTTTACACACCATTCGTTTTTTATCTTGTCCACCATGGCATTATGCTTCTGCATTGGAGAAAGTTCATCCCATTTAACTTTATTTAAATCCGGGTGCCAATGTTCACCATCAACCTCAATAAGAAATAATGTACGTACTGTGTTCTTCATGTAGTCTATACATTTCACTCCGTGTTTTTCCTCATATATTGGCTGTGTTTCCTGTGGAACGGCTACTATAGCGAAATCATAGAAACGTTTTATATCCTTCGCCTCATATTCGTAAATGTAGTTAAGACCAAGTTTGTCAAGAAATTCCGTTGCAAAGTATGCTTCAAGTTTAGATGTACCGTATGCTTGCCTAATCCTTGGTTTCTTTATGGTCTTCTTCTTTGGCGTGGTTGTCTTTTTATTTGTGGCATTATTGCTTGGCCGTTTCGGTTGTTTAATCTTTGTCATGTTAAATTAATCTAACAGATTGTTATTGTTTTTCTCAACCTCCATATTTATATGTAATAAGAATATTGAAAAATGACTGACATTAAAAATGAATTGGATGTTCTCGACAAAATGATCGACCATGTTCAAAGAAAAATACGTTCAAACGAAAACATTATGGGGGCTATCAACAGCACCTATGAATATGAGACCTTCTTTGGAACCAAAACCAATCAGGCTGAGTTAGACGAAATGAAACTCAATGTACAGGCACTTGGAGTGCTGCTTGCCTACCGTTCAGATCTTATGAACTATGCAGTAGGAAAGGGTTCACAACCAACACTTACACTCCCTGATGCTTTCAAATTCTAAATAATAGAGAAAAAAGAATATAGAAGATATGTCACAATTGATTAATGAAATAAAACAAGACCTCCATGGTGTAAAAAACCCTAAACCAAAAAAAGAAGAAAAGAAATCAATGACACTTATGGAAATGGTGTTCAATAACGATATGAATCCACAGGAAATTGATAATCCAGGATATGATACGAGCGCAGGTGGTCCTGAACCTGAAGTCGCCCCACAGCAACCCCAACAATCAGGTCAAGATGGCGATATACAACCTATCCAAGGAACACTTCCAAGCGAAGCAGTAATGGATCCTGAAGTAAAAGGTATGCTTGATGATATCCGCGTTGCTGTTATTAAAGCCCTTGGTAAACTTGCAAATCGTGCAGAATCAGTAGAATACAGTACTATGAAAAAGATACTCCAAATTATCGATAAACCCGTTGAATCTCAAGATAAACAAAAATAACCCATTCATATAAAATGAAGCAAAGTATTAATCTATCAGAAACTAAACTCAAAAAACTCATACATGAAAGTATAATGGAAATTGTTTCTGAAATAGAATATGGCAATACTGCCGACCAATATTACGCACAAAAACACCAAGATAGCGAAAGAGCCGAGAATGAACGAATCAAAAAGGAAGGTAAAACCATAGACCTCGGTCCTGATTGGGGCGTTTGGAGAATACAAGGCGGTTGGGCATATCCACCAAAAGATTGCTTTATTTGGGATTTCGGTACATTACCATTCCCTGACAATTATTATAGCAAACCGGATAGTGTTATAATAGATTACATTAAAAAAGATATTATAGAGCGATATCAAAACGCTTACAGAAGACAATAAAAAAAAAAATAAAGAAATAAAGCCACTCAAAATGGGTGGCTTTTCTTTTAGTTCTTTTTCCAAGAGTCATTTACTACAATTACAAGATCTTCAGAAATTGGGGTTATTAACTCCCCGCTTGGGAATGTAACGCCTTCCATGACAATATCATCAGAAAAACTAATCTTGAATTGTCCGATATACCGGCCGGACTCATTCGTATCACGTTCCTTCCATTTGTATTGTATAAGATAACGTTCCTCGCATCCACTGTATTCATCATAGGTTATTTCAGCAGGGGCGTTTGCAATCTTGTATATTCCGGTTTCCTGATTCCACATTGAAAATGTTACACCGTTTGCCCCTTGTAATGCAAGATAGGCTTTCCAATATTCAGAATATCCGTCGTTGTTTAAATTCATCCTTAATATTGGGAGTGTGCTATTTTTATTGATTATGAATGTCTGTGCCATAGTATCATATTTCTTTTACTATAAATAGATTAAAACGAAAAAGGGAGAATTTTTGTTTTCTCCCTTTCTTACTTTGTGTGGGTTATCGCTTACCACTCCATACCCTGTGGTGTTAAGACACTCGTGAATGAAATCCATTCAAGCAATGGGGTGCGTTTGATATAATACGTTACACCGCGTCCGAGTTGATCAGTTGTGGACGGGCTATCGTCGATTTCGATTCTCCAATCGGTAATACCACGATTCTCTTTGATATAGTCGAGGACACTTCCGACTGAATTCCTGATAGCCTTGGTTTGGTTGTTGTCGTTCGGGTCAAAGATGAGACCAATGCAGGAAGTCTGTAACATACGTTTGATGCGGAGCAAGAGTCGGCGTGCTGACAGCCTGTTGAGTTGGTTATCGGCTATCTGGAGGTTTTTATCGCCCCAAATACGGTCTGTTACATTAGTGTCACCGAAATCTTCGCCGGCGAAACTTGCAACGAAGTTGATACGTCCGTCATAAAGAGTATCCTGTTCACCTTGTTTCAGTCTGCGTTTTGGAGCGTCTCCCGAAATCGGGCCACGAGTCCAACCTGCCGCAGCAAACCACGGGAATGCCTGGTTGTCAGTCAAAGCTATTGATTTAACGACGTCGCGGGTGATTGGAAGGTAGATGTAGTCTGAATTGTCTGCATCAAAATACTTCACCCAAGGATAATATGTCGTTGTATGGTTACTGTCAATATCTGAATCCTCAAGATTTGCAACTACTTCATCGGCATTATACATATCGTCCTTCGAGTCGCTTGCTCCGAATGGTTTGTCAGGTGTAGTCACAACGTAAATACAATCCTGACGATCCTCTTCAACCATATCGATAACTTCGTTTACCAATTGGCCGTTGTTGACATAGTCAATACCTGGTGTTGCAAGTACATTGATTGCAATCGACTTAGGATTGTTAAACTGACGGACACCTGCGAGATATGCATAGTAGTCAGAATTTATGACCTTTTGGTTACTATCAAAATTGAAGGCTTCAGGATTTTTAACAACGTTAAACATATCGCCATATCCACTCACACTGTTAATGTAGCCTTTGTATTCTTTGGCACGATATTCATTGGTGTTCGAACGGTAGGTTCTGTAATAGTCCCAACCATCCCATCCGCCATAGAATGCCACAGTGAATTTACGGTATTTCTTGTCTTCATAGATTGTACCGGCCATTACACTTTCCGAACCGATACGAGGTTCAATACCTTCACTCGTGGTGATGTTCTTGTTAACAGTTACCCAACTGTATCCGGTAATACCGTCAACCGAAACTGTTTGTTTAATATCGCCGTTCTCAATTTCACCATGCTCGTTAGGCACACCATTAAGAATGCGTGCATCAAGGTGGAAGCAAGGTGTCATACCTGCGGGAACTTCATTATAAGCCTCAACACCTTTATAAGTCAACGCATCGGTATCGATTCCCGTAAGGTCGGAAACGCCAAAGTATTGTTTCTTGATCTTGATGTCTTCATCAACATCAGTGTTGAATTTGAAATACGGCTGCGTTGGGTTTGATGTGATGGCAAATTCTCTTCCGTAATATGTATTTCCGGTTTCGCTCTCAATATACACAAACCACGGATCGGTATCTTTAACAGTATCCGGTAAACTGTCAACCTTCACAAACACTGATGTATCCATTGGATTATCTATTTTGGTGTACTTCCATGCAGTCTCTTTGATAGCAAATCCACTGTAGTCACGCATTGGATATCCGAGGAATCCTGCCGGGATTGAATTCTTGGTTGTGTCATTCTCAATAACCTCAACAGTAATATAATTTGAAACTGCATTATATGATTCGTCGAATGAACCAATTTTTAGCGCAATATAGTCAGGGTCACCAGGAACAAGAGTACATCCAACAAAGCGTTCGATGACGTTGGTGTTGAGGTCAGTATCATTAAAGTTACGGACGAGAACATCAAATTTACCGGTTGAAGGGTCAATATTCTCAATTGAAATCTTGACTTCAAGCGATGAATTGTTGCCGTCTGAAATCGTATGGAAGCGGAACAGTTTGGCAAGTTGTACCTGTTCTGCGCTACCTTTAATTTCGGAAACTATCCAAGGTGTTGAAGCATACCTGTACTGTTCTTTGTAGTTGTTGAAATCAAGTGTTATCGGGAAAACATCCTCTGTCATATTATGTTTATCATCAACGGTAGTATTGTTGACATAAATCATATTGTCAGCAAGAACCTTCACGCAGTTCGTGAATTTTCCATGAACGACGTCTGCGCTGAATTTATAAACCGTAAGACGTTCGGTTGTCTTCTTTGCTCTTGTGCTATCGGTGATATCGGTAACTTTCTTCACATAATTGACACCATTACTCTTCTTAACGGTAAGTGTGACAGTCTGGTCATCAATCTTGATGGTATAATCACCATCTATTGTAGTATAGAGTACGAAATCATAGGTGCCTGGTTCAAGTTCTGGAATTGCATTTCTTGAAATGAAAGTGTTACCCTCTCCCTTGTCCCATTCATACTCATAAAGTTTAGGATTAAGGTTACTGTATGAATAAACTTCGAAATCTTTTAGTTCGGCCTTTTTCGGGAATGTAATTTTTACAGAATTTCTGCCAACGATTGTTTGCGTTGTTGTAATCTGAAAATGGAATGGGTAATAGGTTACCTTTTCTTCTGAGATTACTGTGCCGGTTGTTTCATCTTTAATAACGCCATTTTCAACAACAATCGAATCGTCACCATTGACAAGATTATCGTTTGGTGTGATTATCTTGATGTATTCGGGGTTCGTGGTATTAGGTTTGTCGAAAAACTCAGGTTTTGCCACGAAGACATTCTGTTGTTCGTTTGTAACTGTTTGCGAGCATTCAATCCATTCCACGTCTTTAGGTTCACCGTCGTAAATCTCATATTTGAACTGAATGGCATCGGTATATGCACCATAGAAATACTCTTTCTTGCCGGTTGCTGCATTGGTACGCTCGAATACTGTGTAAATAACACCATTGATGCCGTCACCTTCATACCATGTATTTCCGCCATCCTCGCTATACCTTACTTTTATACCTTCGGAAAGTTCATTGCTGTAAAGATAGCGTTTACCGCGATATTTCTTGGTGAGAACCGAATCAGTCATAATATCATCAACGTCGGCGAATTTTGGGAGAATGTTGATTGCAGGATATTTGATAACCTCTGAGTTGATGGCATTGAACACACCTTCGTCGATAAGTTGGCGAAGTGCAACGTCATAAAGTTCCTCAACGTAAATTTCTGCATCACCCTCTTCAGGATTTCCGCCGATTACATTGTAGATATAATTCTTTTCGCCCGGGTTTAAAGATACTGAGTAGTATTTTGTTTCGCCATAGATAGTGTCAACGGCAATGGTAAATGTACCGTAATTGAAACTGTCGACTGTAAAATCACCCGTTACAGTTGAAAATCCCGGATTGCAACTTGAACCGAGTGTCAATGATTTGCTAGGTTCAAGACGTATCTCTTTTGCAAAATATTCTATGCCGTCGTAACTATAGATATCATCGCAAATTCCATTAGCAATGTCGTCTTGGGTCGGTGTACGGACAAACGCTGCTTTTTTGTGTTCTCCACGCGAACGGAGTACTGCCACAACCATATTGTTACGATTTCCCTCACAGTAATCTTCCTCTTCAAGTTGTACGCCTGATCTCCACGTTTTTTTGTAGTAGTTATAATTTTCTTGTTTTTCGTAGCAATAAGCGGTGTTTTCCAAGTCATAGTAATCATAATCAGCATCACTTGACGGGTTTTCGATTGTGGCAATTCTTATGTTCTTTTCTGATTCGCCCGAAATCGTCTCAGGGAATTGTGTCACTGTAACGTATTTGCTGAAATCAGTAATTGTAGTGTGGTCAACAGGTGTATAAAACCACTTTTGTATGACTTTGATGTAATCATACTCCGTAAATGTGTTTGCGTCAGGAACTGTATCACCTTTTGTAAGGTCAAAAACCTGCTTCTCTTCATCCTCAATGCGAGTATCGTCACAAGCACTGCACAATGTATGCCATTCAAGGTTCGAGGCAATCTTGATGTAATCGGGATAATTGTCGTCGATGTATGGTGGTTTTGGGAGTGTTGTGTAAATTGCGCATTCTTCAGATGGTTCTGAACTCAGCAATACATAGTCATAGCCAGTAAAAACTTTATGTTTTGTTGCTGTAATAACCCAAGCCGGACCGGCATTTACACCCGATAAACCAAGAACACGAACAACTTCAAGTTGGTTACTCTGCTCAAGGTAACTTTTGGCAATGTAGGGAAGTTCATACTTCGGATATTGGCTGCCCTTGAACTTGGCGGTACTTGTACCCCCGAAATAGGTTTGGAATTCCCTCCAATTACTGATTGAAATTGGTTGGAATGCAGGACCACGAAGTGTTTCACCCGTAACACCAAGAGTAGTAATTCCAAGTGACTTGCTTGAGTAGGTCTGCACAGAATCCTTGAAATATAGACCAGGTGCTGAATGTGGCCTTGTTGTATTTGTTCTATTTGCCATTATTCTTTAAACTTTGATATTATTATTTTCCTTATTAAGTCTTACTATATAAATATCAGCCAATTTTGTGAATTGATATTTTCCGGTATTTTTAAACTATTTTGGAGTTGCTGGTATGATCGTTAAACAAACCAGTATCTACGTTTAACTACTATCACTTCTAGTATAATATTATTATAATAATAAATAAAATAAATTATTATTATAATGATCAGTTACTGTACGTATATAATGATCGATAAGTCACTATAACAACAGTCACTGGAAAAATTTTTCAGGAAATTAATGAAGTATGAGGGTCGCCGGGAGGCCTTTTTCAACATTATTTATCTTGATTTTTACCTCTGAACCGTCATAAAGGGTGATACCCTCGTATGGATTGGTGATTTTCTCTCCATCTATGTAGATTGTAAAATCCCTCACATTCTCTTTTTCAAATTCACTGATGTAAAGTTTATCGTCAAATGTGAATTCTGTCTTATCGACACCTGCGGAAAAACTGATGGTTATCCTATCACCTCCAATATTCTCCTCGACATCCACATGTGCCTTGTTTCTGTTCTTGTCAAACGCGGTTCCTATAAATTTCCTTTTCGGGAATTTCTCTATTTTGTAACTTGACTTCGGTGAAATTATGCCCTGAACACTCAAACCTGCACTCTGAATATAAATTTTGCGATTATCTACCGCATATTCCGTCTCATCGTCAATAGACTCAAGTTTTATGGGCATATACCACCCGTTCGGCTTGATATAGCATTGAATCGACTTAAAAAGTTCATTTAACTGTAAGTTGAAATCATTCAACTTGTCCCAATCCGCCGTTACGTAATTTACCGTATAATCCAAATTAATCGACAAAGGCTGTCCCATAGAATAGACTTCATATGATTCTGTACCGTTATCATCAAGAACTTCCTTCATCTGTATCGTGTAACGTCTATCGCCAGGTATATTAAAGGCACCACCTTGATTATCCCCCCATGTAGGATTACTCTCTCTATTTACTGTTTTGAAATCCATCAAAAGATTCCCCTCGGCATCAACATGCTCCCAAGTTTGCGAATATTCCGAGAAACGCTGATTGCTGAATAGGGTGAATGTGGGTGCCTCCTTACCATCGGCCTGTAAATGGATATTATCCCTGACAAACTCCAATACTGCCCTATCAATATCTTCATATTCCACAGGTTTAGGGAATATCAGGTTCTCATCAAAAGCCTCTCTGGCATTTTCGATTCGCCTAAGTGTACCCTCAATATTAGGTACGAGTGATAACTTCGTTATATTTCTTTTTGGACTTTGAGGCATAATTCATTAATTTACTGACCATTAAATTCATCATTACTCACAGGGGATGCTTTTATCAATCTCCATACAGGGCGATAAGCACCGACATAGTTTTTATTACTTGTATTAACCTTACCATCGTCTGTAACAACAAAGTAGGTCATCCTGCCCTCATCGACATACACTCCGACATAATCACCCCTACTTATTTCACATTCATATTTTTCGAGTATTTTTGTAAGCGCATAGACAGTAAGATTACCGGACAAAGCATACACACCATTTGATGTCTTCTTATCAAATGTTTTAATTTCAGAATCCTCAATTTCATATTGGCAGGGTATTTCAATTGGATTTTTGAAACGTATGCCATTGGTCGCATTTTGCGTAATGGCGTTGACCTGTGTTTTCTCCCTATCAACGGGGTATACCACAACTGTTTGGTTCAGGTCACCTTCAATGTAATCCATAAGCAAATCCGTTTCATAGTCGAATTCGCGCTCGGAATAGAAAATCTTGTTCCTGTTAATCGGTGTAAAAGTGTTATTTGGCATTCCCTGTCAAAAAAAGTTACATTTATTATAACATAAATAGTGTAAAAATAGTATATTTACTACAAGTATGGCAAAGACGAAGATAACAAAAGCATATGAGATACTTGAGGATTATAAAGGACTTAATCCGTATATATCTATGCTTTCATCACAATATAAGCGTGGAGGTAAAGTATTGTCCGACTTCGACATTCAATACATCAACAAAAACAAGGATTACATCCCGCTTGAACCTAATAAGGTAATCAAGATAACACCTGAACTCGGACAGAAACTGTTTGAGAAGTATAAACTTGAATTTGTTCCTGAAAAAATACTGATAACGAAGATTGTCGGTGAAATGGGAGACAGTTATCATGCCTACTTCAAATATAGACAAAGCGAAGGTGTAAAACTTGCTTATATACAGAAGAAAGGTTTGTTAGGCAAACTATTTACCATTGATTGGAAGAATTTCGACATCGATTTTGCTAAATATGACAACCATACTTCAAAACTCGAAAAAAATCCGTTTACACTGAAAGACTATCAAAGAGAGGGTGTAAAATTCCTTGTTGCAAGCAAAAAATGTATCTGTGCAGACGAACAGGGTACAGGCAAAACACTTACATCAATAATTGCTTCACTTGAATCGGGTGCAGAGCATGTTTTGGTTATTTCTCCGGCATCACTCAAGACTAATTGGAAACGTGAATGTCTTCGTTTGGTTGGTAACGATGATGTCCAAATAGTCAATGGAAAAAAATGGCGCGACGATACCCCCAAATTCACCATTATCAATTACGAAATTGTACAGAACTTCTATGAAGTTGCCGAGGAGCCTGTTTTTGAAGAAATGGAGATACTTGACGCTGACGGTAATGTGTCTGAGGTTATAAAAAAACCGGTTATGGTTAAAAAGAACGGAAAACTCGTTCAGAAAATGCAGAAATCAAGGAAAAAGAGTGATATTTCAAAAGCATTGGCGAATTCTCCGCTGTTTCTCCATAACTTTGATTGTGTTATCATTGACGAGGCACAAAAACTGTCAAACAAAGGGTCTATCAGATACAAAACCATTTATGATTTCCTGAGAAAATCAAATCCAAATTATGTTTTTCTTCTTACCGGCACCCCATTGACCAATAATCCAATGAATCTTTACAACATTCTCAATCTCATCAATGCCGATGTAACGAAAGATTACCAATATTACGCAAAACGGTTCATGAATGCCGTTGAACATAAGAAAAAAGACGGTGGAAAATATATTACATTCGGAGAACCACAAAATTTGGATGAATTGAGAGATAAAATCAAAGATTGCTATATTCGTAGACTCACAACCGATGTTGGAACTATGGTTGATAAAAAAATTACCCGTAGATATTTCGATTTCACCGATGAACAACGTGTAAAATATTCAAAACTGTGGTCTGATTATGTCAAAGCACAAGACGGATACCAAATTTCAATTGGTGATGAATACTCAGACTTTTGGGATGAATATTCCGACGAAACAGATATTGACAAAAATCGTAAATTGATTGAGGGCGGTCTTATTAGGCAGTTTTTTGGAAGGGAAATGGTACAACATACAATAGAAGCCGCTGACGAAATTATTGAAGATGGTGACAAAGTAGTTATATTCACTGCATATCAAAAAGAAATGGATATGCTTATGAATTACTATGGTAAAAAAGCGGTGTGCTATAATGGTAAAATGAATATTAAACAGAAAGATGAAGCACAATACGCTTTTAACAATGATAAAAATGTTATGGTTTTTGTTGGAAATCTAATTGCTAGTGGGGTTGGTTTGTCTCTTCCGGCATCACGTTTTTGTATTTTTAACAATTATGATTGGGTATCAGCAGTAAACAAACAAAGCGAATCGAGGATTCATAGACTTACGCAGACAAGAGATGTTGAATGTATTTATATGCTTTTTAATGACAGCATTTCAGAAGAAATGTTCAACAAAGTGTTATATAAAAGTTATTTGTCAGAAGAATTAATTAAATCAGAAAACGATAAGTAAGCATTTATTAGTATAATAAATTGGGTATATACTAATAACATGGCACAGAAAAAAACAAAAGAACAATTTGTAAAAGAAGCAACAGAAAAACATAACGGGAAATATAGTTATGAACATTTTATTTACATGAATGCGCTTTATAAAGGCTACCTTATGGATCAAACAATCAAATCGGAAACACAAAAACAAATGGCAAAATGATAAACGTACAACCTGATATCGTTATAACCAACCGTATTGGAGAAAGATTCTCTGTGAAGGCCAATCAAGGTTGGTTTGATATCGATATAAACTACTATGGTACACGTTTCCATGGAGGAAACTGCATTGTATCACGAATTTCTCCCGGCCGGTGTGAAGGAAATGACAGTATTATTCTTGAAATTGTTCCGAAAAACACAAATATTTCAAAAGGGGATGATAGAGCCGAAGAAAAACTCTCAAATAACATTGAATTAGACGATAATTGTGTATAAATGATGAATAGAACTATAGAAGGTACAAATTTCCTTATTTGCTTCAGAAATAAAGATGGTGAGGAAGTTACTATTGACCCTAACAATGGGTTTGACATTGTTTTGAAATACAATTTCTGTAATAGACTTCTGCATAATTGTTATCTTACAATGACTGAAACTAACGAACCCGGTTTTCCATACACAGAAAACCATATTGGAGGCGACCATGAAACTTCAATATTCAATTTGAGAATACCTCAATTCAGTTTTGATATTTACCCTGACTATTTTCAAGATATTGCTGTCTTTCCTGAACCGGAGAAAGAAAGTGATAATGTGGAGGAGCCTCTTATCGATGAAACAGAAAAACTAACTAGTAATATTATTCTTAAACTTGAAGTTAAATGATAGAGGAAATTGATTTCAATGTAGAAGACAGACCTGTTGACGAATCGGATAAATTGAAAGTAATCTATATTGTCAGGGTTGGGGAGGATACTGAAGGCAATAAGTTGTTCCATTTCCTGTGCACCAAGAATATAGATGATGTTTGGGCTGAAGAGTGGGGTGAAAAACCCGCATGTAATTGCAGGTACTTGCAACCCGAGGAGCAGTATTACGAAACTGTACTCGAACTAAAATCGGATGTGGATTTTATCCTTGGCCAGGAAAACTGCTGTTGCAGTTACCAGGATGTTTGTGACGGGTGCGTCGCAATGGCATATGAAAATATTGATGGCTACGAAGAGTATCCCAATGTCAGACTTATATTCCATTATGGCGATTTGTTGGACGATATTGAGGAAGAGTTGGCAAAACGTGACCTGACATTGCATTATATTGGCTTCTAAACTATTTATAGTAAATAACGTTATACTTTGTTCAAAACAAAAATAACGACCGGAAAATACTATGATATAAATGGCGAAGTTTTTATTTTATGATGATATAAGACAATATCTCAGGGAAGACGAACAGGTTGGTTTGGAGAACGGTGGACAATTCTTTGTGAGTGTTGGTGCATATTGGAATAAGGTGGCTAATATGGACTACAACCCAAATGACCCGAACAGTGAAAAAACATTGAATGTGCGCACATTAAACATAAATTTTAAAAACGTTTCACTTGATGCCTTGGATGACATCGAAAAAGCGGGTTTAGCCATATGGAAATCATCGAAGACACTTGGAAGGTTCCATGGTGAAAATCAAAACGGCACATACAATTTCACATATAACTGCAAAAGGGAAAACGATAAGGGTTGGAACATAATGTTAAAGGCTGTGGCAATATTGCAGCAATACTACAAAGAGCCCATTCTTGACGAAATAAGGCGTCAAGCCTCTCAAATTCCCGAAAACGGTGAGATTGAAAAAGTTGAACGTCTTGCCAATGAAAAATGGATTAAGATGGTACAAGACCTTGGAAACGGGGAAACAAACGAACTGATTGAACGTTTTATTGAAATATTCGGCAAGGTATATGAATGGCATTACGGCCATAAACTTACATTCAACAATGCGCAACTCATATTATCCCAAAAACCTGATGCAACACTTATATTTACGGCATATGATTGGAAGCGCCTCTATAACCATGTACCGCGCGACGGCGCGAAACCAATCCTATATTGGGCGCCATATTCGAATAAACGCAACATTGACAACAATTACAAAAAACAAAAAGAACGTGCTGATATAATGGGTATTCAGTTCGACAAAGGATATGAACATTCGACTCAATCAAAAAACGCACTTGCTATGGAGGTTTCTGATTTATATGGTGAATATCTCCCTGTTTATGGCTATGACGTTTCGGATGTTGTCGCCCTGTCACCAAAAGATGCTGAAAAATTGCAGAATACATACGGTTTTATCAATAATCTTACCGGTGAAATGAACCAACTTACCACTGACTATGTCAATAGTCTTGGTGCAAAAGAAGGTAAAGAAAAACGCTATGAAGGCATTCGTAACCTAATAAATGACAATGCAAAACTCCTATACCTTGTACTTGTTGAAAATCTTGAAAAAAATCCAAAAACGGAACAGATTGCAATACAATATGGAAGGAAGGCACATCCATCACAGAATCCTGATTTTAGTATGCTCTTACCGAACCTTGTGAGATATATGGTAGATAGTTGGTTAGAGGATGAATATAAGGTGAAAAAACCCGGTGATAGGGTTAGGGCAAGAGACCGTATAACCGGTATGGTGCTTTACTTTTGTGGTGTTTGGGATGCAAATGCATTAGCTGCTGTACGTGGTGGTAAAGTTACCCATGAGGAAGCGGCACATTATAGTACCATTATCAACAGACTTTTGACACTTCTTGATGAAGGTAAAAAAGCGAAGGTAAAAGAACTCCGTGACCTTATCAAATTCCCCGAAGGTGAAGAAAGAAAAGTCGGTGCTACCCCACAATCAAGCGGTTCGATGAATGAAGGTATTGCCAATAACCGGGTTTATTGCACTCCCGAAAAATTAATACAGTTATTGGACTTGCAGGTTATACCAAGCAATGGTATGAGTGATGCTGAGTTCACACAAAAGCGCAATGAAAACATGAATGAAATGTACGAAATGCTAACTCGTATGAATAACCTCAATAAAAAGCCGTTATATTACTGAATCATGGATATAGACAAAATCAAATTCATAAATGGCTACAATCCCTCCGTCGGAGGAACATATATTACAGAAGAAATAACCGAATTATACGACAACAAAGAAGGTCTTACCGTTGACGATTTCAAGGATAGGCAAAACAGTCATTTTGATAAAAAAACAGGTGAGGAATACATTTGTGGCTTCCCTGTCATATATCAGGTTACGGCGCATGGCAACATCCCTTCGATTTTCAAGAACGGTTTTGACAGGGCCTTTACCGGCTCAAAAGGTGGCAACATGTATGGCCCCGGAACATACTCGACTTATAGGCTTGCTTCAAGTGAAAAGAATGTGCAACACGGCTTTTATGGCGATACTTTTGTTAAAATGTTGGTTTTATCCAAGTTCAGCGATTTTTTGATTTATGATAAAAGTATAGCAAAACGTGTATATGGGAAAGATTGGCCAGTTTCAAAACAGATGTATAAATACTTTACACCTGAAGAATGCAGAGAATTTATGCATAGAGGTATTTGGGGACGTATGACCGATATGGAACCCAGTAATGGAAAAACGTCGGTTTCGGTGTTGCAAGTGTGGAAGAATCTCGGTGATACTGTACTTATTGAACACGGAATTGCAGGGTTTATCTTTTTCGGGGGACATGATGGTTATGTTTGTGTAATCAGGGATTTCAAGAATATATTGCCTATTGCGTATTCAACCGACCGGGGACGCACTTGGAAAAACGATATGTTCACACAAGACACCGTCAATACTATATTCTATGATGTTGATGTCCACACGTTTCTTGGTAAAGATGTGAGGAAATTCCGTGATACGGAAAAAGTTGATACCGGTTTGAATAAGCGAATCAACGACCTCATTATGGTTAAAGAAGGTGGAAAGTATAATTTTATTGACTTAAACCACCAAAAAATATCACCCTTGGTCTCTTTCGACTCCGCTTCCCCCGTTAGAGAGAATGGTCTCGCATTTGTAACCATTAATGACCCGAAATATGTTAAAGCAACAGGTGAACCATTCGAAGGGTATATTTCAAAAAACGGAGTGCATTATGATGAAGATCCGGAAGAATTTATTCCTTGGTCAAAATTTAATAACTATTTGAAAAACATTGGTTTTTAGTTTATTAAAGATTCAATAAATTGAACAGCACTACCGAAGAGGCAAGTGCTGTTTTTTATTGCAACTATCTTTAGACTATATTTATATATAATAACCGTCGCTACGGAATACAGTAAAAATAATTGCTATTATTAACATAAGTGCATATGCCACAGACAAACGTCTCCAGACGCCATAGTCAGAATGTGAACACTGATCGTGTGGAGTACCATTATATGGAAAAACCATCGACTACAGATATTGATAATGCCGCCACAGGCTATACATTCATTCCGGCATCGGAATCTATCACTTTAATTTCCACACAACCCAAAATCATCAAAGTTACAGGTTATCATTACAGGCTTTTAGGCACAGTCGAACCAACCGGTCAAACTTGGAATTCAAGCAATACCTTTACCGCGTTATACATCAATAATGCGTACATTTCACCATATGAAACAGCAAGTGCGTCAACCCCCGCTTTTCTTAAGATAGGTATAGCAACAAAGGGTTTCAAATATTATGAAAAGGTAAACGAAACCGCATATTATGAACTTATTGGCAAGATGCCAAATGAACTGGAGAGCGGTGAGGTTGGCATTGGCAGATCTGCCAACAACGAGGTGATGTATATTAAAAATTCTGATGGGCAGATGGTTGAATTCAGGAGTTACAAGGCAAATGTAGATTATGTTGACAATGAAATTACAGATGTATATAATCTGATATACAGCATACACTATTCACCAAGTTGGACTGTTAGTCCAAGTGTAATATTTAAAGCAACAGACACGAGCGTTACAGCCACAGCAAAACTGTCATTCAATGGTTCAGCAATGTCTGATTTTAACGCATCAACGCCAAGTGGATGGACTGTCGGAACAACTTCAGGAACGTCCAGGACGTTTACAAAAACTATTAATTCAACCTCAAACGTTTCTGTGGCAACCACTATAACTAAAGACGCGTATTCAAAGGCTATGTCTGCAACAATAACCGTGGTTAATCACATTTTTTATGGGGCGTCTTCAGATTCGAGTTTGAATATTTCAACATTTGCAAATAGCGGCCTTACCGGATACACAACCGCTGTAACAAGCGCTGTTAATAGGTCATATACTGTAACTATGGGAACTAATCAGTATTTTTATATTGCAGTTCCGGCGGCTTTCAGCAATCAGCCATCACAAGTTGGTGTTGGGGGTGCCTCAGGATTTTTTGAAGCCCTTGAATTTGTTAGAACAAAAGATGTTACTGATAATATAACGGGTATTACTGAATCGTATAGATTTTATAGGACGCAGTCCACACAAACAAGTGGAAGTCATCCATATTACGTAAAATAATAATTAAAGTAAAGTAAGAAATGGCAATTCCACTATCAGGTTTTTTAGATTCAACAGAAAGTAGTAAAACTATTATCTTCAATTCAAATGTAACCGAAGATATTTTTAGTCATGATCATTATATAATTCCACCAAACATTACGGATGTAACCGCGCCGGACGCTACAACGGTAGCATTTAGGGAAGCAAGAAAACAAACCGCATTTAACGAGTTATTCTTCCAAAGGGGATTAAAACCTTATTATCTAACTTGCGGAACGGCATCAGGTACAGCAGCAAAAACAATAACCGGCGCAGCGGGAGGGTATACACTTGCAAACATTAAAAATACTTGGCCTTTAATTCGAGTAAAATTTACCAACCCAAATACTGTTGCAAATCCAACGTTTAACATTAACAACACCGGAGCGTTTCCGATAAAATATGCAGGGTCGACACTTACAGAAAGCAATGCATGGATTCTTTCCGGAATTGTAAGTTTAATGTTCAACGGCGAAACTGAAGGCAGTGAGTATTGGGATTTCGTATCAGGTGATACGACAACGTTTACAAGCGAAGCTACCGCTGCCGATAATATTCTACACGGTACAAACAGTGGTTCTGAAATAACATACGCTCCGTACAGTTCAGAAACAGCCGATTCCACTTGGGTTGGTACTGATGGGAATGGCGGTAAATTATATCTTGGAACTGTAAATCCAACCAAAACCAACAGACTTAACCTAAATGGCTATCTTTATGCGAAAAAACTATATAGTGATGGAACTGAGGTTAAGGTAAAACAAACAGCCGTATCCGATCCGAGCGCAGATGGAAACTCTACATCATTTATTGCAACAATTTCGCAAGACACAAACGGAGTAATCACCGTTACAAAGAAGAATCTTGGAACAGCAACCACAAATACAGCTGGTGCAATTAAAGTTGGCGCTGTAAAAAACAGTGCTGTTACAAACGCTTCAACCGATGACACCAATACAGAAAAACGCTACTCAGTTCTTATAGACAGTACAGGGCTTGCTTATACTAATGTCCCCTGGACGGATACTAATACGACCTATTCGAGCGGAAACGAAATTACTATCAGTAATAGTAATGCGATTAATCACAATGTAAAACTTTCCGGTGGATTCACACCTACCACAACAGGTGCGACTATCAGTGGTTATGGTGGTTCTGGTTCATTTAAAATTCCTGTACTGACGGTTAATGACTACGGCCATGTAACCAACGCTTCTGAGGCAACCGTTTCGATTACACTTCCGGATAACAAAATCACAACCTATACTGCACCGACTTATGACACTGCACATATAAGCCCAACATATCAAGATGTTATTAACGCCAATGCCATAACAACTAATATGTTTTATGATACCGCGATTAATAAACTTGACAATAAAATCGCGGGTTTAAACAAAGAGGTTATAGATAATGAAGCCGTTTTATCGCAAGCAATTGAGGATGAGCCGAGGTATTATGGTAAATCTACAACGTCAACCGCTTCAACGGGTACGGTAGCCCTTACAGCAACCCTTGTAGAAAGTAGACGTTATAATTTATTCAACGGAACAAAACTCGATATATATTTCCAAAATAATCAAACAGTATCCACTTGTACGTTGAATGTTAGTGGCTCGAACGGCGCAAGCGGAGCACATTATCTTGTGTATGAAAACGCGTTGTTTGATGCAAGCCTCATTGAAGCCGGTACAACGTTAGCGTTAGTCTATGATTCAGCAACAGTCACTATTGGCGGGACAAACTATAACGGTGTTTATCGTGTTGTTGGTGGTGTTGGAAGCGGCAGCAGCGAGGCTGTGACAACACAAGTCATCAATGTCAATAATCCTCTCGGAACATATTCGGTTGGCGATAGCATCCCTGTCGGAACTTTCCTCGAAGAAATCATTAGAAAAATGTTGATGGTGGTTATTGATGTTGCAAAAGTTAACCCGTCATTAACATGGAGTTGGAATCCGAACTCAATATATGAAGTTGGAACGACAGTTACACCCACGGCAAGCGGCGGCACGAAAACACAAGGTAACTATCAGTCAGCTGACACAACGAAATACACCATTGCTGACTTTATCGCTAATAACCCGGCGGCCAATGCACAAGGTATCCTTACGGCGGGTAGTGACATCAGTGCAAGCATTTCATATCCAAGTGCGTTTAAGGGTACTTCTGAAACTTCACATACGTTTACTGCAAGTTATCCATATACAGACGATACGACTGTTACACCTAAAAAAAGTGATAATACCATATCAAACAATATCATCGGAATCGGTACAGCAACTGCAAGCAAATCGTGTTCATACCGATACAAATATTTTGTTGGAGGAACAGCTTATTTGTCAAACGGCGATTATAGTTCTGTATTTACAACAAAGGCTTCACTATCATCATTGACTTCAGCATGGTGTAGTACAGGAACGACAACAGTTGGAACAGTGACAGCACAAACCGGTAAGACTACAATGATACTTGTAATGCCGGTTGTTAACAATACAAATCATAATGCGACAGTAACAAGGACACTTTATCTTGGTCAAGATGTTAAAAGCAACTGGGTTTATCAAAACACCATACCTTACGAATTGGAAGACAACACGATTGTCACATATCAAGTATTTGCTGTACATAACGGGGCATCCGGTTTACAATATACAGAAGTCCAATTCACTTAAAATAATATTGAAAAGAAAAGAAATAACATATGTCACATATAGAGTATAATGTACCTGGTCAAATCAATCTTGCAACGGTTAACACCTTCTATTTAGGTAAACCGGTACCGATTGTTGCGGAACGTATTTGGGATACCAAAGCCCACGCTGAAGCGTATATAAATGACTCTGACGGTTCGGCTTTTCCCGGCATGAGAATCTCAGTTACAATGGATGGTAATAACAACGGACTTTATTACGTTAAAGGAACCTTAAATTCTTCGACCAACCTTTTAGAACGTCCATTTGCGTTGATTAAGGTAAAAGACACGAATGATGCAGATATGAATACATGGCGCAGTGTGTACAGTAACGGAACATTACGTGGGGACAATAGCACTGATTCAAAAGGTCTCAACCTTACTGCCGGGTCTAATGTCAGTCTTTCTTATGCACCCGCAGGAACAGGAACAGGCCAAAGCGGTAATGCGAACTATTTCAATATCAAAATTAGTGCGAGTGACACGAACACATGGCGTAATGTATATACGGATGGAATTTCACGTATTGGAACGGATATCGAATCCAAAGCTATCAACTACAAAGCCGGTGATAACATCACTATAGATTATGAAGCCGAAGGCACGGATAGTAACGACTATTTCAGTTTAAAATTCAGTGCGACTGACACAAACACGTGGCGAGGAATATATGTCGATAATAGCCTTAAAGCCGATACAGGAACAAACACCAAAGGCTTAAACCTCAAAGCGGGTAACAACATTACCCTCGCATACAATGCCGGAACAAGTGACTACTTCAATGTAGAAATTAATGCAACTGACACAAACACTGCAACAGCAACAGACACTATTCTTCATGGTTCAAACAACGGAACAGAAATCACATATGCTCCATATACCACACAGCAAACAGCAAAGTTATCTTTTGACACCTCAACCAGTGAACCAACATGGACTGACAGGTTGAATCTCAACGGTTATCTTTATGCCACTTACTTTAAAGTCCGAGCAAATCGATACAAATCAACAAACGCTTTTGGTATGGATATGAATAATTCCGATATTGCAAATGCGAATTCAATCTTGTTCAAAGATACCTCGGAATTAGGTGAAGGATTGCACTTCAGAAGAGCAAATACCGGTGATGCATATGATACTGTTCGAGCAAATGCAGGCCATTTGTACTTTGACAAGGATGTCAACATGCCTGATGGAAGTGCAGCGTCATTTAACACAGGTGGCGGTACAGAAGAGATATTGCACACAGGAAACACTTTATGGGACACAACCAACACAAACATACAAATCGGTCCAAAACTTAAAGTTACAGGTGGTTCAAACGTTACATTTACCCCAACGACGACAGATGGAGTGACAACAGTCGAAATCGGTGTCACCGGTGGTGGAGGAGGTACAGATACTGATACTTGGAGAAATGTTTATGTAAACGGAAACTCACGAGTAGGCACCAACATCGCTTCCAAAGCAATTAATTTCTCTCAAGGAAACAATGTTACCATAGACTATCAAGCCGCCGGTACAGAAAGTGGCCAAAGTGGGGACAACAGTTATTTCAACATCAAAATCAGTGCAACCGATACAAACACCGCAACAGCGGCGGATGCTATTCTTCACGGCTCAAATAGCGGGACGGAAATTACATATGCTCCATATACTACACAACAAACAAAGTTGTCTTTTGACACTTCAACAACCGAGCCAACAAGGATTGACCGTTTAAACCTCAATGGCTATCTCCATGCTACCTATCTTAGAGTCCGAGCAAATCGATACAAATCCCAAAGCACAGAACCGCGTTTTGGCTTGGATATGAATAACTCAGACATAATCAATGCAAATTCAATATTATTTCAAGAAGTATCGGATAAAGGCAAAGGACTACATTTCATAAGGAGTAATAATGGAAACACATATGACTCAATAAGAGCAAATGGCGGACGCCTATATTTTGATAAAAACATATCCATAACCGACGGCAGTACCACTTATGGTGGCAATACTTATGATGTTGCTGTTTCTGCAAGCAACGTGACTATGGCTTCAGGCTCCTTCCCAGAAGCCTCAAGCACAACAGGTAGATATTATAGAGTCGAAACTGATACAACAACAGGATATGCGGTTGTCAATGTCCCATGGACCGGTGGCAGCGGAGGAACGGTTAATGACAGTACAATTACCCTAAAAGGCGGAAATTCTACAACATCAAGTACTTGGTCAGGTAGTTTCACGACCAATGCTGCAAGTAACACAACAATATATATACCGACAATGACAGGCGCATCGTCAAGTGCTAATGGTGAAATGGGGCTTGTACCAAAGCCAAGCAACGGCGATGAGAATAAATATCTACGTGGCGATGGCAGTTGGCAAAACATAAGTACCGGTACTACCGATAGTTTTAAAACCATTGAAGTTTCAGGACAATCCTCAGTTGTTGCCGATACTTCTACTGATACGCTAACATTAGTGGCCGGTAACGGAATGTCTATAACAACCGATGCAAGTACAGATACAATCACGTTTACCTCTACAGGTAGTGGAAGTAGCAATATTCAGCACATGAAAATGTATTATCTTATAGATACAGAGAGGAATAGCCCTTATAATTCATTTGAATCTCTTTGTTTTTTATTTAGTGATATATTTAACGACAAAGAAACTAATGACATTCATGCTTTTGTGCAAGCTAAAATTAGCGAAAGCGGCGGCCTTGATGGTCATATCCCTCTTGGTGCTGTAATATTATTATATGGTATGTATCTGATTGACATAGGACTTACAACTGGTAGGTTTATTTATGAATCAGTAGGCTTTGACGATCATTTTAACTACATTATTGCAACCAACGATGGTCCGTCTATGTGGGGAGGCACTAACTGTACAACCCAGACACTATTAACTGACTCTAATATATATTTGACAACCGCAAACTGGGATGGCCAGTTACCCAATGATATAAACGAATATAATGCGGGAGCAGCAGGCCAAGCAGGTACTTATACTGCTACAGTTAACAATCAAAGTGTTACTATTAATATACCAAGTATTGGCGGTTCAAATAATTCTCATATATGGCATAAATATACATTTAATTTTGCCAATGTCAGTCAAGGTGAACTTTACAATGATACAACTATGGGTGGTAAACTACAAATGTTTATTAATACAATTAAAACTGCGCCCCAAGACGCCGAATCTTATTTTTTCAGTAATTTTAATGACATAACCATGAACTTCTTTTATTTTAATGATAAAACAGAAACAGGTCACCTACCGGGTATGTTAGTAACAGTACAGCACGAATCATCAATTGGATATGATGCACGTTTATATTAGATCAAAATATTTCAAAAATAAAATACAATGATAATTCAAAAATAAAGGGGAGTTAAAGTGGAGAATACATTTACGGCAATATTATAGACAAACGTATAATAAGTGATAACCCATTTTAACCTCTCATTGTTGTAAGTTATTTTTCTACTGCACTTATATTAAATATATTATCATTTTAAAATTTCAAAAAAAAAAATAGCCCTCGAAAAAAAAATCGGGGGTTATTTTTGCTTTACGTCGTCAAGATGTTTAATTTGCGGGTCCGATATCCTTCCTATAATACACGCTTCCGACTTTCATATACGGGAAGTCGTCTTGAACAGCAGGTGTAACTTCTGAAATGTCATCACATGTATCCTGACCTTCAGTGAAGGTATATCCCGTAGGAGCCGTTGTTCCAAGGGATGTCCAGTGCCATTCGCCCAACATGACAGGAACAAGGAAATCGTCATTGAAATCACTCAACAGGAAATCACCTGGTGTTTCTGTTTCATCAATTGTCATTGGAATGAAATATCCGACAACACCTTTTTCCTCACCCCAAGCGTCATTTCCGCGTGACACGAATGTTCCATCATCTTTTTTCCACGAAATGACACGCCAAAGCATATGGTTTGGAATACGGCAATAATAATGCGTACCGCCCTTGAATATTTTAACACTTGTGCTCGTTGTTGCAAGTACATCATCTGTGATATCAGAAACGTCGTCATAAGTGTTCCTTGTAGAACCTGGAGTTACATTTGGTACAAAATCAGGCGGCGCGGTTGTACCAATGTCTTTTAAAATGTACCAATTGTAGCGATCAAGTAATCGTTCCCAATCAGCCAATTCCCTTCTGTTTGCAAATTTCCTTAAATATTTCATGCAGTTTGAAATTGATATTTAAACCTCCCTGTTTTTTTGCCGACAAGGAGGAATTATTCTTTAGTAGGTTCCGCAATCCCAAGTGTTCTCCATTGCAAGTTCACCAGTTGTGGTAAACTTCAGAAGTGTAGCAAGACCACTTATTTCGCTTGCACCCCCGGAAGTAGACCCTTCGGGAATCATATTTGCGGCGAGTTTAACGGCGGCAGTTACACTAATATCCGTCGACAGCACATACTTGCTATTGACAGCATCCCAAATGTAAGCCATATTATAATAGTTACCGGATGTGGTCACACGGTAAACCTTATTATTCTCCGGCGTAATTGGGACTACAGGATCAGCACCGGCATTCAAAGTAAACCAAGTACTACTATATGGCGTGGCATTCGGATTTATTTGAACTTCATCATAGTTCTTTGTAATGCTAATGCCATTACCTTCATCAATTTCTGTAATTCCATTTGTGCTTCCACTGCCACTTCCGACACCACCGACAACTCTATAGCAACCGGCATTGCTGTTATATTCCTTATCGAATACAAGAGCAAGGGTTGTACCTGCCTGAATGAGGGTTGCATCAAAATTAGCGTCATTATAAACAAGCGGAAAAGCGCCTGTGTTATTAATATTTAGTGTTGCTGTACTGGTTGTATGTGCGGTAGAGAAATAAACATCAACTTTAGTGCCGTTCAATGGTTTATTGGAATTATTGCCATCGACGGCAAATTTTCTACTGTCAACGAGAGTAGCTGTTATTGCGCTTGCGTCACCGGCCGAACTTGATTTTGCATAGTACCTTGGTTCGTCTTCTATCGCTTGCGTCAATACTGCTTCAGCATCCGACAATTCATCTGCAAGAACCTTTATCTTGTTGTCAAGTTTATTGATGGCTGAATCATAAATTTCACCCACAGTGATTGCATTATCGATGTAAGTGGTTACCCAATTTTGTGATAAATGCCCCTGAGTGTATTGGGGTGCTGTGTAAGTGACAATCTTAGCCTCAGGTATTGCAATTGTCATCGTAGCCTCAGAAGCACCGGTCACATGTCCATATTCATTAATACTTAAAATCGGGACTTTAAATGAACCGCTCCCGCCGAATCCGCTGATTGTTGTTCCAACGGTTGTTGGGACAAACGCAGTACCTAGTTTGGCATTATGGTTAATATGATTGTTTGTGGGGTCAATGGTGATTTCATTTCCGCTTGAGTAGGTTGTATCCGTGAATACGGCATCGGCAGGAACAGATTTATTGATTTCATAGTCAATTTGAACAGGAGTATGGTTTGTTCCATCCCAATATACAGGGCGGTTAGCAGCGCCTATTGTAGTATAGTTAATGTATATTTTGCCTTCATTACCACTTGTAGCATCAAATCCAAGTCCAGTACCTAAATTAACTTTGATATTGTTATTATCCATCACCAAACCTTCTCCGATGTTGACCTTAATAGGACGCACACCGTCGGTAATTGGTGATTGTTCTGTTCCTCCATCAAAAGAAAGTCCGCTGCCTAAACGAACCTCAACGGCTTTTTGACCTTCGGTTCCTGTACCAAAAACAAGACCATTGGCTATTTTTGCTCCAACAGGTCTCTGTCCTTCTGTTCCTGTACCGAATTCAAGACCATTGCCTGTCCTGATTTCAAATGGTCTCTCGCCTTCATCTCCTGTTCCGAATTGAATACCATTACCTATTTTGGCTTGAATTGCACCATTCTTACCTGTTATCGGATGTATAACCAAACCATCCCAAAGATTTGCGGAAACTTCGTGGGTTGAAGAATTTACGGTCAAACCATCTTTGAATTCACTTTCCTGGAGGAATGATTCAACGTCAACAGCCACTAATTCATATGTGCCATCGGCTTTAAGGTATATGAAACACAGTGCTTCAGAACCTGTGCCTGGTGTTACAGTAGGTGGATCATTTGAATCAATAGTATCATCAAAATGACCGAGATATACACGATATAATGAACTATCCTTGTATATCTTGATAACAGAACCAATTTGTGTTTCTGAAGAACCGGCGTTACCAACAAGTTTATAAGCTTCCTTTACATTTGAATCCGATAAAGTTGCAAGTTCTTGTTCTGTAAGTAAACGCAAATTCAAATTAACTTTAAGTCCGTCATTAGATTGGCTTAATACGTTAGGATCACCTGTGTTTGCGGTTGTGTCAATATTCAATTTAACAGTTTTACCGTCAACCGTGCTTCCTGTGGTATGTTCCTCAATTTGAATTGCATTTTCACCAAATATGCTAGTAGCAGCCGAATTAACTGAAATAACTCCCGTAGATGAGTCCGAAACAAGCGTGTCGTTGTCTATATTAACGTATAGTTTATCCTGCAAAGACGACGTTCCATAATCTGAAGGATATTCTTTGATTGTTAAACCGTCAATATTAACATATAACTTATTTTGATCGGTTCCGGATTCAATTTGTTTAATTGATTTACCATCAACATTAACACCTATGCCATTAGTTGAATCTACAGTTATGGTTGTATCATGATTTACGCTTAACGCATCGTTGTTTGTTTCATCTTTTTTGATTGTTACGCCATCAATATTGACACTTATCCCATTAGTTGCATCTTCATTCAAACTAGTGTCGTGTTTTACAGATATTAAGTCGTTAGAATTTTGATAAATGGTAGTACTGTCAATATTTACATGCAGACCATCGTTTACCTCAGTAATTGTAGTGTCATGTTTAACACCCCATCCATCGTATACAGTGGAACCTGCGGATTCATGTGACTTACGTTCCATTGTGCCGTTATGGAAATTAACAATAAGTTGGTTACTGTTATTTAAACCGATGGTGCTATTATCATATTTAACATCAATTTTACCGTTGTTCGATGCTGTTGAATCACCGGTCCTGAAAGCAAGCGCCTCACCTAGTCTAACTTTGATTCCATCGTTTGAATCGCTTTCAAGACCATATGATGGGTTTACATTGACATAAAGTTTATTGTCTGTTGTATTCTGTTTAATTGTAACATCATCAATATTAACATCAATTGTACCGGCATCAGGATTATCGGAGCCACCGTTTGAAACTTTCAAAGAAGTACCCGTGCGAACATCCAATTTTCCAACTTCACCGCTTGTGCTTGACTCGACAAGAGTATCTCCATGATACACATTTATCGTACCTGCGGCAGGACCACTTCCTGTTCCATCAGATATCTTTAATGTAACACCCGTATTAACATCCAATTTACCCTCTTCGCCAGTAGTCTCAGATTCCTTAATGGTATCACCGTGGTAAACATACAACTTGTTTCGCAGTTGTTCGTCTGCATAATCCGATGCGTATTGTCTGATAGTCCTATTATCGAAATTGACATCTATTTTGCCTTTATCAGCACCATTCTCTGTGTTTTTAACAAGTGATGTACCGAGATTAACCTGTATTTCCTTACCAGAAACAGCATTGCTTATATTGATTGTTCCATCAGGGCTTGAAATGCTTGCCTTGTTAATCATTTCACGGATGGCATCATCCTCTTCAAAAATAGTTAGCCGTCCCTTTGGAGGTTCTTTTTTAAACGAAGGGTTTCCGCTGTTATCCTCGAACACTGTGGCAACCGCCATCAACACACGGATTGTTTTGACAGATTGCGGAGTAACCGAAGCACTTGTTATTTCCGTAAAGTATCCTGAGGTTGCAAAATTACTTCCTACAGGCACAGCGACGCCACCCTGAGGTATTGAAGAACACTTGTATGATTTTGTGGTTGTGATATTTCCCTCGGTTGCTGTTACATTGATGATATCACCAACAATATACTCCTTTGTTGAAGTAACGGATGTTTCATTCGAAACAATTCTTGTGAATGTAGCACTGTCGTTTTTCGTGGACTGAAGGACATATTGTTTGCTCCCCTCGTCCCAAGTAAAATATGCCATGTAACGGGCAAGCAACGGTTCACCATCCTTTAAACTGTTTATGAGTTCATGATTATATAAACCGGTTATAGCAGCCTGTTTCGTTTCAAACACTGTGGAGTTCCTGTATAATTCAGTAAACCTTCTATTTGTTGTTGCAGCCATTATGTACTGTTTTTTGTTATTCTTTTCAATTATCTTAGTTGTTTTTCCCTATATATCACTCCTTTTTCAAATAAAAGCCTACGGCGGCTATTTTTTATTAGAGTCACCGTAGGCCGCTTTTCCCTGTTTTAATAAGTGACTGTAAATTGTCCCATATCGAGGTTATATGTCAAGTAGTTAAGAATTGAGATTGCATCGTTGAGATTAGTGTCCTTATTTATGAAATAAAGTTCGTATTTGCCCCCATTCAAATGGTAAATGAAACCGTTAACCTCAATATATTCATCATTATTCTGAGTAGTATAGGGTTCATACGCGCTCGTACCTTTTTTGTAAAGGACATATGGGGCTTGTGCTGTAAGAAGAACATAATCAGGTGTCGTATCTGAAGGTGTAGGTAATGAACTTTGAGGTACCGGAACAATGCCATCAACCAAGACAATGTTAGTCATTGGCTTTGATTGACCGTTACTACCAACACCAGCAACAGTTATATCCTCACCTATAACAATAGCTTTGATATTTCCATCATTATCCTTGACAAATGGCTCTTTGTTGACAAATAATACTTTTCCAACATTATCCGTGATTTTATTCTCAAGTACATCCTGATTAACAGAAAGACCATTAGATGTTGTATATAGATATTGGTCTTTTACATAATAAGCGGTATTGGTATCAAATGTTTGACCAGTAAATTGATCATATTGATTTGTTGATACATTGTATGTATAATATGTAACACCCGCTTGTGGTGCTTGATCTGTTGTTTTTTTGTAATATTTGTTACTATCAGTGTTGTCAATTTTAATCTTTAAGGATTTATTGAGATTAACTCCCTCATCTTCAAAATCAATACCACCATCAGAAGCGAGTTTAACATAAACCTCACCTGCTGAGTTCTTTTTGTAATATTTACTTGTTGTGGTTCCCTCAATGGTTGTGTCCACCCTAATATATTCAGGCGAAGTCTCTATAACAGACGAAGGCAACTCGTTGAATACATTTTGTCCTTGTCCACTTGTAATCCATTTACTTGAATCGCCGGCATACGGATCGTAACTTATTTCACCATAAGAATAACCACCATTCTTAATTTCGAAACCATCTTTGAATTCATTCTCCAAAAGGAATGATTCAACATTTATTTTAACCAACTCATACGTCCCGTCGGATTTCTGATATATGAAACAAAGTGCTTCTGAGCCTGTACCTGAAATAACAGTCGGGTCCGTCGGACTTGTTATATTGTCGTCAACATGCCCAAGATATACATTATAAAGCGAACTATCCTTATATATTTTAATAATATCACCAATGGCAGTCTCAGAACCGTTTGCGTTACCAAACAGACGGTATGCCTCTTTAATGTTAGTATCTTGCAAATCGGTTATTTCATTGTTTGTTAATGCACGAAGCACCATATTTGTGGATAAGCCTTCACCGACTTTATGATAATAGTCAGTACCAACTTTGATATAAACAGGTGTTTCGGCAGTGGCTTCCGGTAGAGTTTGATACTCGGTTGCTCCACCAACAACCATTGATTCAGTGATTTTGGTGTAGGCATAACCCTGCTTTAGGACATTATTAGTGTCTGTGATTTTTAGTGTTACTTCAATATTCTTACGAAGTTCATAATATCCGTTTTGGGTTTCCGTAGTTGAACCCGTTACGTGATAGTATTTAGGTCTTGACTCATCAACGTTAGAAGGCAATGCATTGTCACTGTTCGTAGTATCCCAAATATAGTCGTCAGGAATTGTGCTAGAATCCTCTAATTTTACATAAGAATAGTGATTATCGGTTACAACAGTTGCGTTTTCACCAGTAATATTACCGTGTATAGATTCGATTTTGCCATCTTTTTGATTTACCTTTGCTACAAATCCATTCTCGATATCCTTGTCATTGTAGTTCAGATCACCGATAGCACCCTTAGCCTCAGCCGCAGAATCAAACCATTCGATGTATGTAACACCATTGTTAATAAGGCCAACACCGAATACAGAACTTGTAGTACGGCTTGGTAGTGTGGAAGGCTCGCTAACTGTCAGTTTGTAATAAGTATAAGTGCCGCTATTGTCAACACGAATATAAGCAGGGCTATCATAATTAGGGACAATGCCTCTGATCTTCTTGGATCCCGTGTCAAATTCATTTGACTTAAAACTGTCAAAACCTTCCACCCATATATGTGTTGCCGAATCACCGGAATATGGGTCAGTATTAGGGTCCAGTGCGCTAAATCCAAAGGTATAACCATCAGCCTTATCATAATACTTTGCAATGATAGGTTCACCATCCCTTAAACCTTTTAAAATTTCGGGATGAAGTTGTTTGGCATGAATTTCAACTTCAGCCTTGGCAATATTCTTGGTATCCCAAACATTAGTGCTTCTGTAAAGTTGTAACACTTTTTGGTATTTTGTATTATCTGCCATCTTATTTAACGTTTTTATTACTATTGTATTATTCTTATACATAAATATCAGCCCGAAACTAAACTGAACTTGGAAATGACGAACATTTCCGGCTCAAACAAAAAAAAAGAAGGTCAGTCTTGCAACTAACCTTCAATCAATACAACAAAAATTAAAACGTTACATTCCGGTACTTCCAAAACCATTCATTCCACGTTCGGTTTCCTTTTTGATTTTGTCCACTTTAGTCAATTTCACCAATGGTTCATTATAGACAGGACAGAGAACCGCTTGCGCAATTCTGTCGTTGCCGTGTATTTGAATAGTTTTCTTTGTCGGATTAAGACAGATAACACACACCTCACCTATAAAAAGTTGGTCTATAGTTCCGGGGCTATTATTTACTGTTAAACCGACTCTGAGCGCATAACCGCTTCTCGGTCTCACTTGCATTTCACAGAATTCGGGAATGTCAAAATACAGGCCGGTGTGTATTAGCTTAATTTCGTTCGGTTGAATTTCAATGTAGTATTTGTTTTTCTCATTGTCAAACCGTACACCTTCTGTATTGGAATCAATCCAAGCATGAATATCAAATCCACTATCGTATGGTTTTGCATAACACGGATCCGGATTCGGTGATAGATTTACAAATTTCAATTCCTTTTTACACGGGACAGACAAATCCGCAATCCGCTGTTCGAGTTCCTCAACTCTTTTTTTCAAATTTTTCTTAAACATTACTTTTCAAGTGTTTCCTGTTTATTTTCGTGTTGTGCGGCCCATTTTCTTCTGAGTTCAACCAAAGTGAAGAGTTTAACCGACTTGACCAAAGTGTACAACGGGCTCCTGAAACGTGCTCCATTATCTTCAGCGTCATCGATTGACAGGATTGCTTCATATTCATCCTCTTCAAGTTTAATTCCGTATTTCTGACAAAGGAAAAGAGTTCTTGCACCAAGCTTAAGTGAAGTCTCAAAATCCTTGAACTTGTACATAATACCCTTCTTTATCTTCCATTGTTCGGTTTCATCCACAAACATTTCGGCTTTGGCGAGATTAAGGAGCAATAATACACGCATGAGCTTATTGGTGTTAACCGCGAGATACGGGTGTGCAAACGCTTCTTTACCGTTCTTACCGAACACATTCTCGTTGATTTCATAGCCGATCCTGCAAAGGGTCTGAAGCGTAATTTCAACAAGCGAACCTGCATAGCATCCGCCATATTCGTCTTGCATGGAGTACGTTCCGTATTTCACCTTGTCACCGATATCATTCATCATTTCTTCCGAATAACAGTCGTAAGTCTCAAGTTTTTTAAGGAACGTCAGGTAATTCTGATTGATTTTTTCTTCTTTTAACATGACATTTAAGTTTAAATTCAGGACAAATATACTATTTTTTAGAAAAGTTAGGACACATAAAAGCAAAAACCTCCGTTTCCCAACGAAGGTTTAAAAAATGCATTAAAAAGTACGTATTTATTCTTTTGTTTTTTTGTTTTTTCCAATGTATTTCAATGTGCATTCATATACATTGTTGCTTGAATCCGCGAAGAGGAACTTTGTGTTGTTTATTTCCTGTACCTGTGTAATCGGGGAAACACCGGTTTGTCTGTTCTCACTAAGGTTCATTTTGCCTATGAATTGGTTGAGTTTCTTATCGATTGCCTCTTCAATCATTCCCTGAAGTTTAGCATAGTCAAAATTTGATTGGGTAAACTGTGGGGTTTGTACCGGCTGTCTTGAAGCATCGCTTTCGTTCAGTTTTTGGTTGATTCTTTTCGAAGCCTCGATATTGGTATTCTTTTTCATGAGGTTCTCCATATAGTCGTTGACATCAGACCCGTTAATCTTTGTTTCAATTAATGGTTTGGCAAGCACCGACTCAAGGATTGCCTTCGGTATTTTTGAATTCTTTACATTTTCCTCGACACGTTTTCTCGTTTCCTCTGAAACATTGCCCGATTCGTATTCCTTCATCGTTTCCATAAGGATTTTTGAACCGTCACTTGCTGAATTGTCGTTCTCAGCATTATATCTCCCAAAAACAGCCTCGTTAAGTGACGCCACATCACCTGTCATCATATCAGTTCTTGGCCTTTGCCTTATAGGTGTTGCTGTTGCGTCAGTCACCCCGCCTTCTTGGAGTTTTTTGAACAATTCGAGTGTTTTATCGTATTCTGCCATCTGAATCTTCTTTTAAATAAAAATATAAGATAATATTACATGAAAAACAAATTATCCAATTCCGAGACGTTCTTTCAGTTCACGCAATTTTATCGGTTTTGATGTGTCACCAAGTTTATTCTTAAACCTGTCAAATTGTGACAAATCTATTTTGGGGGCGTTTTTGATTTTATCCCTTAACGGTTCGAACTGTTTACGCACCTCGTCTTTATATGAAGGCTCACTTGTTTCAGGCTCTTCAACGGGTTTTTCGGTCTCAGTATTTTTTGTGTTTTGATTAAGGTCGATTTTCGGGGTATTCTTTATCTTGTTTTTCAAGGGCTCGAACATCTTCGCAACTTCATCCTTATAGTTTGAAGATTTCGGTTCCTCTGGTTGTACATCTTTTGACATTTTCGGTCCTTCTGTGTATTCATCTTCACCACCCTTGTAATCCCGCATACCTTTTTCAGCCTTGAAATCGGATATTGTTATCGGATTATCGAACTGGTTTTTTAAGCGCATACGGTTTTGTTTCAACTTACGCTCAGTAGGGGTAAGGAATAGTTCACCGTTTGTTTTGGGCCCCTTTTCATCATCCTTTGTATCGGATGTACCGTCGTTGAATTGAGCCACCTTGAAAACAACACTCATTGTTTCGTCACCGTTTGGGTTGAATTTTGAGTCAGGCGGTTCACTAAACTTTTGACCTGTAGGTTTCCAAGAAACAAATTGGTCAAGACGGAGCAGTTTCCAACCGGGCACAAACGTTGCAGTATCTCCGGCATATTCATACACACGGACACAATCGTTCGAGGATTTGGTTTGGCCATAGGCAAATATACCGATAAGACGCGGTCCGGTTGCATGTTCGCGCCCTTTCGTTACTGGTGTATAAGTAACGATTACTTTAGAATGCTCGTCCATCGCCTTTGTTATTTTGTCAGGTGTGACAGCAGATTCATTCAATATTTCCTCAAGCAGTCCGTTAAACATGATTCATTGTGTTATCTGACAACATATTGGCCTTCGCGAACATTTGCACTTGTATCAGGAGCCATATACGGGCGTTCGGGCGAATAAAGACTGCGCCCAGTCGCCAACATACGAAGTCTTGCGTCCTGATCAGCAAGATTACCAAAGTTTGAAGCGGGGTCGGTATCGAAATTGAAACGAGTGAAATCGTTAATGACAGCATGACAATCCGGAAGCCAAGGAAGGCCATGACCACGCATATTACCCTTCATCGTGAGGTCTTTAACTGTATTGAGGTTAGCGGATATGTTAATGTATGGATTCGTTATCTGATAGTCAGACCTCACAATTTGAGTGTGACGGGCATCCATACTGCGTATTTCCAAACAACTTTGTGCCATATTCTTTTATTTGTATAATGTATTATTCTTATTTTATTATAAATAGGCTATAGACCCAAATCGAGTACGACAATGGTCGGTTTTCCGTTCCTTATTGCCATTCCAAAGTTTCCCATATGAAAATCCTCCATCCCGGTCAATTCGATTAATTTGCTCAATTGTGCAAACCAAGGGTGTTGCTTCAGTTTTTCAAACGTTTCATAGTCACGTTGATACGTGTATTTTCCTTTATTTTGTATGTGACTAATGAATCCTTCTACACAAATAAAATTATTATCCTTTGTATCCGGATTTTGCTTATAGGGATATTCAGTGTGATTTCCGAAATCTTTTGTTTGTTTATCGTTGACATTACCAGGATCGCTTGTAACATAATAGGGTACACCAAGGATGTGGTCGAAATCGTTTACCCTACATGGAATAACTCGTTCACATACCATCCAATTGTATGAATCTGGCGCTGAATATATTTTAGGAATAATTGTAATGCCATTTGATTCTAATTCAGCAGTAACCTCATATTCATGTTGATTTTGCATCCATCCCTGACCACTGAACTCAACTTTTAAGACTTTGTCATCTGTAAGATCAAATACAGCCCTATCCCCACCAAGTCCGGAATAAGGGCCAAGTGTTCGTTCACAGTATTTAAATGCTGTATTTTCATCGGTTTTAGAATCATAATTACAACGCTTTTCGAGTTCTTCATACGAAAATGTTTTCGGATTCAATGCCTCCTTGATTAATTCCATTTGAAATGTGGATAGACATACCCTTTTCGACTCTTTTACTGTCGAATTTTTCGAAATTGAATTTGATAAGTTCTTTGTTTGTATTTTATCCGGTTTAATCTTCTGTATCTTTGGGGGTTCTATATTGTTTTTCTCTTTCCTATCGCCGAAACCAACAAGTTCCTCGGCTTCCTTCTGGTTTTTTGAAGAGTCAGTGGCAACCTTCAATATTCTGTTTATCCAATCAGAGAACGGTTTGCCTCCGTTGAGAATGTAATCGTTGGATTTCGGCGTGCCTTTATAGTTGTCGAAAAAGTTCTTGATGCGCTTCAACTCCTCCATTGTAACCCTATCTTGGTCGCATAGATAAACCAGACGGTCATATCCATCATTGTTCCTGTCACCGTCTTTCTTTTCGTAATCATGTAAAGTCTTGATAAGGTGTTTTTTCACCCCATCAGGTATCGGGAAAAGTTTCCCGCGTAAATCTTGGTTTTCTTCTCTTAAAATCACCATCGCCTTATTTTTTAGCAAAAACTTTCATCGATGTTTCCTTCTTGTACGAGGGAGGCAAGTTCTGTATATTGCTGTTTGCTATAAGTTTATTTAAAATAGCCACTTCTTTTTTTGGTGTAAGATTCATATCCCTCATCGCATCAATGAGCCTGTCAAGATGTATTTCTATTGAATGAGGTATTATCTCCTGGTCATCCTCTTCGTTACCGTCTATCAATTCGTTTGAATCTGAATGGTTATAGAATTGGTCAACATTATCCTTAATTTCACCATCACTTGCAGTGTCAATCCCTTCTGCCACCATAGGAACATGAGTTCCGCGATAATATGAGCCGACTCCCCAAGGGAAACTCTTGCATTGCTTGTCGGCAAAATCATCGGTTGTTACCGGTTTGCCAAAGTCTTCGTCGTTTTCCTGTCCTGATACAGTCACTTGCGAATGCGGATATTCGGGGATTGAATTCGGATCATCAATCCCGTTATTGAACGTGGACTCCTCTATCTGTCTCATTTGAGCCTCAGTGAGCCTTATTATCTTTTTCATAAAGGTATTTTATACTATTTATAAAAATAAATATCATACAATGCAGGACATCCCTAATCATAATAGACTACCGTTTGAAGTAAACCTCAATTTATCAGAATATTGGGATTTTTTCCTCTACCTGAAACAGTGTAGAGGGGGTGCCTATGGCAATCTGTTTGAAGGATGCTTGGCCGCATACATCGATACCACTGTAGATGAATGTGTAACTGATGACGGTTTGAAATCCATAGAGAAATACAAGTATTCTGAATGTATCTCCAAGGGTGTTGAATTGAAGAATATCGGTTTTACCGGGATGGATAACGGATTGATTGTTTTTGAAAAGTTTAAAATCACCCCCCAAGAATTTACTGAACTCCTGACCAAGAGTGTATACAGAATAAATGAAGGTGATTGCGCCTTAAGGGTGCATCCCGTGAATGGAAACAACAAACTTTTCGTTTACCCTAACGCAATAGTGAATGACGGCGATGTCCGATGTGCAAAACTAAATGGTGGATATTTTCAAGGATTTTTCGCCAATGGTCACGATTACCAAGTACTTCCGTATACAATGGATGACAGCGGCTGGAGCATGGAGTTTGAACTGAAACGCCACGATTTTAACTATAAGGAAGGTAAAACCCTTAATGATGTTCATCCGGAGAATAAAGGCATATTCTTCTATATGGGTGTGCGTGCGGAAAACAAATGGGCCAAATATTATGATACTGAATGCGAATACGAAAAAAGTTCCCTAATCCCACCGTATAACCCCGTTGATTATGTTATTAATCCGGATTGTATCGTTGACGAATGTATGAAATCTGAATATTACCCACAGGGATATGTGGCCGGCGGTAATTGCGATTGCAACAGTTATTTCAAGGAACAATATCTCGAGCAAAAATCCGAACCAGACGAAAAAGTCGATGTATTACAAACCAACGACGGACACCAAACAGATGAGGCTAATCTTACTGAAATTGAAACCGAGAACAAATTTATCTTTTTCGACAGAAGTTGTGACGGTGTTACGGTACATACCTATAAAGAGGGTGATACGGCACTTATACAATACAGAAGCATACCTAGCGAAGCAAACTACTTTACGCTTTTTAACCGTACTTGTGACGGAATGACTGTAAAAGATTATCCCGAATATCTTCAAAAGGAAGGCAACAAATACAATATCAATAACGATTTGTATAAAAACGCATTTGCATTGCAAGTTAAAGACGATGGTTCGGTTGGATACAAATACCTGTTGAAGGATTGTGACAACCCATCATGCGGCTATAAGATAGTGTCAGAATACACCAATCCGAATGAAGTGAAATATGACGAATGGTCCAATATACACGTAAGGTTCATTTCGGGCAAAAACGCTGACACTATGAGAATCATGATATACATTAACGGCACACTGAAACTTGTCTCAAAGGAACTTCCGAAATTTCATTTCAGGAAATTGGACGATATGCCGGATAAACAAGAGGGTGTCCCGTTTAACATATCAATCGGTGGCGGAACACAAGGATTATCAGATGTCATCTATAATGACTATCTTCATATACCGGAATACATATATCCGCTCGAAAAAGAGTTTGGCGGAAGTTTTGTGGGCTATTTCAAGTCATTCAAATTCTATGAATGCAGTCTTAACATGACCCAACTTCGATCAAATATTTATTAATATAATAGAACAGGTACAATTAATTATATGACTTATTACGAGTTAGAATCCAACTACGAGGGTGATAAAACCAAACATTGTGGTTTGACCATAAAAGAAGTTGATATGAATTTCTATGAATTGGAAACAAAAATCAATTCACTATTAACTGAGAAATTCGACGAAATAAACAACAGGCTCGATGCACTTGAGAACAATCAAGTATTCCTATCATGGACCATGCATGATGCAAAAATATGCCCTCCAGGAACATCAAATGATGCAACATATACACTGATTAACAGCCGTACAATGGAAATAGGGGGTGAAATAGACCGTGATTCCGAACACGACGGTAACAGGTTCGGAGTAGCAATACAACCCATCAACGACGCAACACCCGAAAACTACCCGGATGCCAAATGGTTCATTAACGACACCCAAATGGATACACCGCTTTGGCGTGAAATCGAAACCAACCCATCGGGATGGCCAACTGCACTTTACCTGTACCCAAAGGTTGTAAGGGGAGCATATGACGGCAAAATATACGTATCCCTTGCAAATATCGGAAATTGTGACAACACTTTAAAAATAAAAATCCAATGGACGGATGGCGTATCTGAAGAATATACATATATCGTTGACGAAAATGTGACTTTAAAATAAACAGTGAAATTGTCTTTAAGAAATGGATAGAATAGTATACTTCAAAACACCTTCCCCATATCCGAACGATTTCACAAAAAACTGTTCGTTGACCGGTATTGAAATCGACAACAACTTCCTTACCCTTGAGGGGCGTGATGTCAAGTCCATGAAAATCGAGGGTAACTACCTTATTGTCACACTCTACAACGGATCCATACTTAAAGGAGAAATTACAGGCTTGTTTGCAGGCTATACCGCAGGAAAAGGCATTGATGCCAACAAATTGGAATATGATAAAGTCATAGAAACCCATGCAGGTTTAGTCGAAACAGTAAACGATATACCGGTAAGTGGCGCACAAATCGGCTCATATTATCCGGGTGATATTATTCCGTCAGGTACGACAGTAGAGGAAATACTAAAAAAAATATTGGCAAAAGTGTGCGATGTGAAGGCTGTTTTGCCAACATCACAGATAGTCGTTAATGCAAACAAGCAATACGAAGTCGGAACGATAACCAATTTTTACTTATACACAACATATAATCAAGGCGGGTATAAAGGTCTTGACGAATACTCTTATTATTCGTTGATTTCGGGATGTGAACCGTTAAAAGCACATTATTTCTTGAACGAAACCGAAATCGGACAGGCGGATATTGATGACAGATATGTATACTCGTTCGGAACATCACGGAGCATGGAAGAGGGAGAATACAAATTCGGCTCTGTCGTCTATTATGGAGCATCACCAAACACGCCAAAAAAAAGCGACGGTTCGGATTCCACCGTGACAATCGATGCAGGTATAACCCAAATGGCAACCAAAACAATAACAGCCGCATACAAATACTATTACGGATATATCCCGCTCCACCCTTATGCATGGTACTATGACATAATACCAAACCAAACAGTACTCAATTCAATGAACCTGCAAAGCGGATTCTGCACAAAGGACGGTTTGACCGTCATTCCGGAAATGGAATCATCCACCGAAAAGTCAAGCCTTATATTGGTGCTTCCGGAGAAATATAAAAATATAATTTACACTGAAAACGTGCTGCACGAACCCATAAATGTCAATGAACGATGGTTACGGCAGAAACATTTCAACCCCCAAACAGGAACATACGAAGACTTACAGTTTACATATACAAACGGAAATGCCTCAACAACGTATTATGTATACATCATGCACTCATTGTTGCCTGTAAATTATTATAGCATAACATTCGGAGAGGACTAAGCATGGCATATACAGAACATAAAACCGATCAGCAATCCAACATCAACATAGCCGAAACCTTTAGAATGGCAGTGAAGGCTCCGGCCATCGCCGACCGTATATTCGACACCTACGAAGAGGCTGATGCGTATGTAAAGGACGTGAACAGTTCAGCAACTCCCGGTCTCATTCTATCAATAATAAACGACGACACCTCACTTAACGGCTTATATCAAGTCCTGCCAAGCGATACAGAACACGATAGTTATGGAATGCCCGTACTCTATCTCAACAAACAAGGCGCAGTCCAATCAGACTGGTTAGAGACTAATACACAATCACTGGCATATATCAAACACAGGCCAACCACCGACTACGGCACATTCACCATTAATTCAGACGGCACCGTCACAGGACCACCGTATGCCGCAGGCTATATGGATTACGATTCAAGCCTTAATCCTTAATTATCAATCCCATATATTATAAAAAGCAAACGAGAGCGTACGAAACCTTCGTACGTTTTTGTTTTTTTATGCTTTCCGCATTACATTATAGGATATAAAGAGTTACATAACATGTGGAAAAAAATAGTCAGCATATTCAACAGGATTAAAATCGGTCTTGCGCTTGGAATGAAATCAGCCGATGAACAGATAATACACAACGACAATATCGCGGATGATGTTAACAGTGGAATCCATCAGCAGCAATCCGACCATCGCGTGGCACACCATCTACTCAAGGGTGAGGTAACACAGGAGGTGCAGGAATTGACTTGGAGAACGATGATGGTGGAACGAGAATCCAAAAACCATGAATACTATTCCCCATACAAAACAGTCAAAAAACAAGCAAGGGCTGATAGCCACAAACTAAAAATCTACAACGGTGAAGGTTATCAACTGTTGACTGTACAAGAAAATAAGGCGCTTGGTGACAACGTCATTCAGGCGCTTGAAAAAGTCGATACCGATAATGTCTCAACCAATGAAAACGGTGAAGTGGCGCAGAATATCGGAAAATTACAGAAAAGTCACGATTACACCATTAAAGTCACACGCAATGGCATGTTCACTCCAAGGTATTATATCGAGGAATACGCCAAAAAGATTGTTTGTCTTGTTGTGAACGAAGAACGCAACAACTATATTCTCGATTTCTATGTCACGAAATATCCGAATGACCGGGAATGGAAATCCAAGGGTTTCGTCAGGGAGGTTGAATACATTAAATCCGGAAGGAGGTCTGACGTGACCGATATTAAGGGGATTACATTTACCACATCACATGCATTCGGTTTCAATGACGGGATTATGTTCGAGTTCAACAAACTGCAATTTAAAAACGTCATTGAATACGATGGGAGTTATATTTTACGTTTTTCAGCCGGAATTGTTGTCAAAGGCAAGGATTTCTTCAACGAAAACCAGTGTGAAAGCATGAAAAAGAAATATGAGGAAAAGGCTGCAAAGGAATGTGTCATTAACTATGACCCGTATAATCCAACGGACATAAGAACTTACAAATGCTCCATTTGCGGCAAGGAAGTTTCCTATAACCAACAGGACATCGATTTCAAGGCTGCCAGTGAAGAAACCGGCGGAAACGAAGTAACTGAATATATGGATATGGAAACATCGGAACAGACGTTCGGAAGAATGATATGTCGTGAATGTATGGAGAAGCACAAGGCGGAAATCATGGAGGAATACTACAGGAAACACCAATGACAATTTGGAAACTCCCATCCCTGAACCTATATTCTTATTAAAAGAAAGATAATTTATATGAACAGTATTTTAGATTTATATCAGAAACAGGTACATCAAGACAGAATGAATGAAACCTATGACATTAGTGATCCGGATGATGATGTTCACATGACCAAGGACGAATACGAGCGTTATATTCAAACAGTAGACAACCTTCGCGAACAGATGTATGAAAACATTCCAAAGGAAACCAACACAAGAGTGGAAAGTAAAACATACCCAAAGAGTATTCTCAAGTCTGAGCAAGTTGGTGATTCTGGCCAAGAATTGGCAAATGAAAAGATTGATGGACATGAAGGTATGAAAGACGAAAACAGTGATTTTCATAGCAAGGGTGAGTTTAATATGGAAACGCTCCATACCACCATTGAAGAATTGGGATGTATTGATCCGTCCGTCAATAAAAAACGCTTCGTCATCATACATGCAAAATGCCCATTCTGCGGGGAAGAAATCCTTTCAACCATCCCGACAATGTATAATCCGTTCAACTTCAAGGCATGCACTCCTTATAAATGTGGCCATTGCGGAAGCCAATACCATAATGACTATTCTTATCCGTTCATTGCACTCATAGATGAAAATAATAAAATTATAAGAAACAACTTTTAGATAAAATGCATAAACGAATCGCAATAGACCTTAATGATGTTGTCCGTGATTACTCAGGGCAATTCATCAATTGTTATCAAAGGCTGATAGACCCGAAGTTCGAAATGAAGGATGAGGATATTGAATCGTTCGACTTCTCTCAATGTTTTCCGTTCAAATCCAAATCCGATTACAATGACTTCAAGTACAATGATGCCGCCTTTGAACTCCATGCGAGGGCAGAAATGACCGATTCAAGACTACAGGGCGTTTTGACAGATTGGACTGACAACATCCTTGTCAGCCTTGATGTTGAAGAAGACCCTGAAGTATTCTTCTTCAGCCCGTTTGAATTGGGTATTACAATTTCAGCCACACTGTCATTCCTCGCAGCGCATGGTGTACGTGCAAGGGAGTATTATTTTCCTGTAAATTCAATGGCAATCTACGACAAGTGTGACATTCTAATTACAGCCAACCCCAACCTTATCGAAAATTGCCCGGATGACAAGACGGTCGTTAAGATTGAGCGCCCATACAACAAAAAGGTTGAGACAAAATATTCGTTCCGCAATCTGTTTGAGGCAATTAAGGACGAGGATGAAACAATAATAAAACTCATTGAAAGTAAAATCTAATTGGTATGGATACAAACTATATTGAATTCGAAGGCAAAACATATGCAATCGACATTGAGAAACTTGTTCAAGCGGTGACAAAGACAAACGAAACAATGAAGGACAAGAGTAAAGTGGAAACTTGGGGTTATGCTTCTGACGGTGAAAATGACCCAGAATTCAAGGTCATACAGAAAGAGATTTCCGAATCCACATCCGATGGGACTGATACATTCAGCACGATTTGCTACGACCTTATCAAAAATCTCTTGAACCTCATTGTCAGTCCGATTGCGGACGATAATGGCAATATTATGCGAATCAATTCATTTGAGGATATGTTTTTTGGTCAGATACTGGCATTCAATACGCTTTTGAACGAGGGAATAATAATTGAAGTTGAATAATACATTAATCAATACATGACAAACAAGAAGGATAACAAGGATGCGGTGGCGATTCAGAGGATTGAGGATGCCATTGGCGATTTGAACAAAAAAAACTTTAATATGTACTTTTTCGTTGTGGACAGCAAGAATGTCCCCAATGGAAACATGAACTACATTTACCACATGGCCAAAGCGCTTTATGACAAAGACTACAATGTCACAATGTGCTATCAGTTGGACGACGAATACAGTCCTGGAGAATTGGCTGAAATTGAGCAGAAAGGCATGCTTCCTGACGACATGAAACGTTTCGTTGGTGTTGGGGATTGGCTTGGCGAGGAATATGCGGCTTTGCCCCATATGAATATCCGCAAGGAAGAATGGAGAATCGGGCCTTCTGATTTTCTGTTTATTCCTGAGGTTTTCTCTTCATTTATGTATGAAACATTCAAGAATCACATTCCCTGCAAACGCTACGTCATTCTACAAAACTATGGATATGTCACGGAATTTATTCCATTTGGCGCACAATGGATTACCTACGGTATTGACCATGTAATTGCCAACACGAAGGCCAATGCTGATCTCATTAACGGTGTCTTCCCTTACACTAAAGAGCACACAACGGTTTTGCCTCCATATATTGACGGATATTTCAGGAAACCGGTAAAGGCAAAGAAACTCATAATAAACATTGTCTCAAAGAACACTGATGATATCAACAGGATTATTAAACCGTTCTATTGGAAATATCCGGTATATCAGTTCGTATCGTTTGAGGATTTGAGAGGCCTTCCTGAAAAACAATTCGCGGAGCGTCTGAAAGAAGGTGCAATTACTATTTGGATGGATGAAAACACACCATTTGGTTATTCGGGACTTGAGGCTATCCGTTGTGGCAATATAGTCATTGGACAGATTCCGAAAATTATACCTGATTGGATGACCGACAATAACGGTGTATGGTTCAGCGACATCAACGATGTACCCGAAATTCTGTCAAAGGTTGTTGCAACACTTATTGAGGATGAAATTCCTGAAGAAATGCAAAATGCAATGGAGGAGACGTCAAAACTCTATTCATATGAAGAATACAGCAAGAACGTTGACGACTTTATGGCGAATGCCATCAATGAACGTGTCAACGAATTGAAAAGCATCATCGACAATATCAAGAATAACACCAAAAAAACAGAAGAATAACCTATGAACGACATAACAATCATTATTCCAATTCTCTCCAAGGATTTGAATTCAAGCAAACTCGCAAACGCAGTTGCAAGTGTAGTTAAATGTCAAGAACATTACACAAAGGGCAAACTGAAGATTCTTATTATAACTGATCCGGATGAAAATGGTCCTGATTATACGTTATTCAATGATATTGAATGCAATTATATTCTCAATGAATCAGGAAAGTATGATTTCTGTTCGCAAATTAACTATGCAGTCGACAAGATTGACACGGAATACTTCTCCATTCTTGAATTCGATGATGAATATAAGCCCAAATGGTTCAGATTTGCGGACCAATATTACTTTGGAAACGAAGACGTTTCGGTGTTTCTCCCGATTAATATTGTAACAGACACAAAGAACCAACATTGGCAATATGTAAACGAAATGGCATTGGCAACGTCGAATGCTGACGAATTCGGTTTTATTGATGAAGAGTTGCTTGAGTTCTATACGGGTTTCAATCTTACCGGTGCTATTTTCAATACCGCAGATTTTATCAAAGTCGGTAAATACAAGCCTTCCATCAAGATTGCTTTTAACTATGAACTGATGCTTCGTATGGCCGATAAGAAACTAAAGATGTTTGTTGTCCCTAAAGAAGGATACACACATATGATTGGAAGAGTCGGAAGTCTGACAGATTCATACAACCAAGAAATCCCACCCGAAGAGGTCAAACTTTGGTTTGAACTTGCCAAAAGGGAGCATACATACGACCATGATAGAAATAAAGGTGTAACCATCGGTAAAAAGGTGAAGTTAACATAAAATTATCACTTCTTTAATCCTAAAAATGGCAGATAATGTAGAAACACAACCAAAAAAAAGAGGCAGAAAACCTGGTTCAAAAACATCAACCAGCAAAAACTATTTCGGACCGGAGGAAGAGCAAGCGTTTCAAGACTACTTGCTCTCTTCCAGTCAAGAAGAACGGAATAGACTGTTCGACACAAAATTAAAAATCCCCTTCACTAAAATGATTGAATCAATCATCAGAAGATATAATCTCTTTACACCATACGAAGAGTTTGAGGACACATTCAACGATACGCTGTCGTTTCTGGCAACAAAGGCGGGCAATTTCAAACCCGGAAAAGGGAAAAAAGCATATTCCTATTGTGGTACAATTTGCAAAAATTATTTGATTAACAAGCGTCAAACAACGATGAAACGGAATAACAAATTCCTATCATATGATGTTGTATACACTGAATCAAATCCGGACAATAGGGTTGAGACACCATCATCATCTTCATCATCCGACGACCCATTCAACAAAGGATTAATATCCAATGTGACAAACGACATAATAAACACTATCGAAGAAGGCTTCTGGGATGACGGGAACAAAATGACCAAGAGCGAGAAAAAGGTCGGATATGCAATTATTGAAATACTGAACAACTGGGAAAACATTTTCAAAATTGGGGATACACAAAAATTCAACAAAACAAGCGTGCTCTACTTCATAAAAGAGAACACTATGTTACCCACAAAGCAAGTTTTGGACGCGATTAAGAAATACCGTGTCGGATACTATCTGGTTAAAGAGGATTACATTAAAGATTTTTAAAAAATTATCTATTTATCGTTATGGCAACAAGCAAACCAAAACCCAAATACAAACTAAAACTCAACAATATTCAGAACCTTCAGGATTTGATGCAGGAACTGTATGACGAATCCACCAAAAACATCACGGAGATTCAGAACGAGATAAATAAACTCTCACAATCGACGCAATTGAACAATGAGATAATGGATTCCAAGACCAAATACGCCAAAGCCATGAACGATTTCTCTTCAAACAAGAACAAGGCTCTCGGTCTTAAGTTGGACATTGCGAAACTAATGGTGGAACTCATCAAATTCAACGGAAACCTCAAAAAAATGAATGAAGAGAGCGAAGCACTGCCCGACTGGGGTGTGTTTACGGCAACCCTCAATAACATGGCAGAGGAAGAAGGAATGCTCGAACCCCAAGTTGAGGTATATAAAACAAAGTAATGGCAAAAGACAGCAATAAACAGAAATTCGCGGACGAAGCGTTGGGCACCATAAGTGCCGCATTGGCAATTCTTGAAAAAACACCGGAACTGCAAGACAATAATTTTGCCCTATCGGTTGATATTCGTCCGGTTGATTTTGTGATGCAAATGCTTTACCGGATTGTTGGGTATGATGATGTTATTAGATGGATATCAGAAAAAATCGAAAATGCGCTTCCTGCATTGGAGGTTACTGTCAAAGGATACATCCTAACACAATTGAAATACATTTTCGACTGCACCATAAATCCGTTTATCACTTATGACCTTATTAAATACGGTGTGGTGTTTGATCTGAAAACAGTTGACCTTGTGAATATGCTGCAATATTGCCCGTTGGACAAATCTGTCAATAATAAAAAGAAAAACGGAAAATACTACTATTTCGGCTGTGAGGGATTCGATTATCCGGACCAGTTGGAGAACGCCGAGGACTTCAATGCTTTGCTTTGGTACATGAAAAACCGTACCGTCGGGACAAGGAGTGTTTGGTATGGCTACGAGGAACAAAAGAATGCAACCCAACACAAATCAATCAACCAAAAACAGAAGAAGCAAGACGGTATCATTACACTCGAATATTCCGGTAGACCAAACGGGTTGAAGGATGCGGAAGGCAACAGCATGACACTCCAAACCCCGTTTAACAATTGTATCCACATATTTCTCGGAAACACACAGCCAATTAATTCAGGCAACGTCCAAGCAACAAACGACGAGATATATAGAACACAAGTAAAACAAAGTGGGTTCCTCGAATTGAGGGAAACAGCTGCAAAAAACAAAAAATTACTGGAAGACTGGATATCCGAAATATCCCGACACGATTACTCCAAAGAAGAACAGAAAGAGAAAAAGAGAGAATACAAGATCCATATGGGTTATATGGATAGTATTATCAATGCAATCGACGGTAACAAGCCATTATCGACTGTATTATCCAAACTGTTACATCAAGGTGTATTAAAACACAACAAAGAACTTGACCAATATACTATGGATGTTTTATCCGGTATGGGGGCAATCACATTTGACGAAAGCACATATAATGGAACAAACGAAGCGTTAATCACCAAAAAGAAAGAACTCTATGATGATTCAATTGCACAACATACCCATGATATGTACAGGCCAATCGAATACAACTATTATTATCATAAAACACTTCTTCAATTTAATGTAGACTATATTTTCTCCCTTAAACTTTTCGAGCCAAAAACAATTACAGCAAGGCTACTCGATGCTTTAAGCGGATGTATTACTTTAGACCTGGATTTGTCGTTCGAGGAACGTATGGTGCAGAATATGATACGTCAATCCATCAATGATATGATAGACAGTGACGACACTGTAGTAAGCGACTGTTTCTTTACGTTTGATAACAACATGTACAATACCATGATGGAACGTTCAGAATCACAACGTCTCGGTCTTATGGTTACGCCCAATGGATATATTGGACAGGCGGTCAATCCTGATGCAATTCTGCAATCACTTAACAGCCTGTCACCAGACGCAAGCCCGGAACAAGTGCAATCGGCAATCGCATCAGCAATATTCGAGGTCACAAGACAGTGTGTCCCTGAATATAATCCCGGTGGAAATCCGGAATTCAACGCAGATTGGAGATTCAATATACTGGATAATCTTGTCCAAACACTCGCATATGTTATTGTCCTGTCAGTGCTAAGCCCTAAATTATATCTACTCATCGCACTTAATCTTAAGATTATGGGTGGAGAGCCAACATTCGACATTATGGCTTTCATAGATAACTTCAAACATCTTATTTCAGGTATAGTCAAAACCATACGTGATGAATTTATACGCATGCTTAAAGAATGGCTGATGGGGCTCATCGGGAACCTCGCAAAGGAAATTGATGCCAAACTTGCGCTTGAACAGGCCATGTACTATCAGCAACTTCTCCGTAAATGCATCACCTGTTTCCAACTACGTGGCGGGAATACCATTGGATGGAACATGCAAAACGTGGACTATAGTGATATATACGAAACCGAAAATAACGAACCCGTAAATACTGAATGCTAATGGACTGGATAAAGAACATTTCCGAATCAATCGCGAAGGTCATCGGTTCCGCAAGAAAACCTGCACCGTCCATTCCGCCAATTCTCTTGTTGTGCGAGATAATGAA